GATTGACTGAAATTCGTGTGATAATTTTTTTTCTTTTTGTAAGTGCTGATGTTACTATTCAGCAAATTGCCAGATCGGGTCGTTCTTTGCAAGCACCGTTATCTAACGGTACTATTTAGCAGAGATTATTTTATACCGTACTTTAACTATATGATTGACTGAAATTCGTGTGATAATTTTTTTTCTTTTTGTAAGTGCTGATGTTACTATTCAGCAAATTGCCAGATCGGGTCGTTCTTTGCAAGCACCGTTATCTAACGGTACTATTTAGCAGAGATTGTTTTGTATTACACTTTAATTTTACGATTGACTGAAATTATGTTTGAAAAGGGGGGTTTATGAAGAATATGTTAATCTTCTTCGGGCTCTTCGTAAATAGGAATAGTGAAGTCATCTGTAAAGTCTTCGTTGTTTGCATCGGCATAGACTTTTACCGACAGGTCGTCATATAATTCAGGTCCGTTGTCTGTCATTCTGTAGTTGCGTCCGATGATGGCAAGGTCCTGATGGATTATCCCTGTTGCTTTTTCTTGTAAGAAAACTGAGATTTCAGCCAATTCTTTGGCGTTAGGGTCCCAATCATTTAGTGCAGCAACCAGTTGAAAACGGTCATTGATATCAACAATGATTTTATTATTGTCGGGCATAGCCGTGTCCTTTCTTTTTTTTATTTTGTGGGTAGATTTTTTGCGAGTACTTATATTTGACGGTATTATATAGCAGAGATTATTTTATATTGCGTTTTGCTTATATGATTGACTGAAGTTGTGTTTAAAAAATGTTCCGCAGAGGCAAGATTGTCTCTGCGGAATTGTGTTTTTTAGTTTTTATTTTCACACAGCAGAGCCACACCGTTGACGTTGTTATATACAGTCGGTTTTAATCCGATAATCTTCATACCGAGGTATGAGGACAGTCTGGAACATGTCTCTGTTGTTGTGCGGATATCAATTGTGGCACCGTCGTCATCCATGATGTCTGTTGTGATGCCCATGTTGGGGTGCGTGTTTTTGATGGCGTTTTTATGAAAAGCTGCTTTCAGTAAGTTTTCATATAACGCATTGTTGAGGAACAGATAGGGTTCCTTTATAGCCTGTTCAATAAATCTACGGCTTTCTTCGGTATCGTTTTTTCTGTCGTTTACGATGATATAAGCGTCCCAGTCGTTATGCATGAGAGGGAGGTCGTTAATCCACGCATGGTCTTCGGATAAACCGTAGTCGTCTTTTTGAATTGGAAAGTCCAGACTGAAGTTGAAATCGTTAACCTTTGTTTTGATACGGTTGAGGAACTTTTGATGAAGATGCGCTACGGCAACTTCTTTGCTGTCGAACGGAATGAATTCGATAATTTCACGTTCTGTGATTTCTACATAGTAATAAATCTTTTCAGGCGGTATTTCCGTAAAACTTTCTACGTTTTCCAGCTTTAGGTGTTGGTGCACCCATAATCTTGCAGAGGACGTGCAGGCATTGACGGTGAATTCTTCACCATCTTTCATATATATTTTTATGAGCATCTTTTATCTCCTTTATTTGACGGTGCTGTTCAATGATTTCTTTGCAAGCACCGATATTTGATGGTACTGTTTAGCATATCCACGTGGGAATCGGTACTCTGCAAGTACCGACATTTGACGGTATTATATAGCAGAGATTGTTTTATACCACAATTTTATTATATCATTGACTGAGCTTTTGAATGAGTTTTTCGACAGATGGCGTGTCATAGTAAGGCAAGCTTGCAATGTCATCTGATATGGCATTCTGTACCGTTGCCTCTGTGATGATGTCGATGTTATTGTTTGCTTTGTTGCTGAAGAAGCTGCGCAAGACATGGTCTTCGTGCGGGATGACAATGAAGTCTATTTGTCTGCTGTGAGCATATTGCAGCAAGCGGTAAAGGTCTTTCGGACAATAGAAGGCTGTTAACTTGTCTTCTTCATATCCGATTTCGCCTGACGGCACAGTGATTATTACCTGAGACAGGTCTTCAGCGGATGCGAAAAGATTGAACCCTTTGGGTAGTCGGTTTGGTGGCGCTTCGACTGTGCCTGCTTCAGCTATGACAGGGTAAATATAGGTTTTTCGCGTTTCTTCTTTGAGATGATAAGGTGAGATTGTTAATCCTGTCTTTATGGTTTTTTCTGTTTTTGTGGAAAATTCTTGCATTGTTCTCTTCCTTTGCACTTGACCGTCATTTGACGGTACTATTCAGTATTCCAAGATAATATGTTGGAATTGATAGACTCTGCAAGCACCTATGTCTGATGGTACTGTTCAGCAGAGATTGTTTTACTGCGTTTTGATTGTATGATTGACTGAAAGTTATGTTTGAGAAATTTTCCGCAGAGACGGTTTTGCCTCTGCGGAATTGTGGATTTTTGTTCAGATACTAATATGATGTTAAATCATTGTTGCCTCGTATTGTGTTGCCTGAGAATGCACAAGTATATGATGCACAACATATTTTAACAAACAGTTAAGTTTTATTATTTTGCATGATACGTACAAGCTCCTTTCTTATTGTTTCAAATTTTGCGCATTCATTTGATAGCAATTTATATTTGTACGGTCATAATATTAACCCCCGTCTCATATGACGGGGGTTATTTTGTTTTAGCATACGTGATTTAGATTAATAAGCTCCAAAGCTGTGAGATTTTTCTTCAGACTGCGTTTTTGACATTTACAATTCCAATTAATCATGATTTTCAGCTTGTTCGCGTGTGCAGAAGAAGTGGAAACCTGTTGAACATTTTTTGAAACTCTTATCGAAATTGTTAATAACTATTTTATCGCCAATGAAATAAGCAGTAGTGTAATCATTAGTTGAAATTCCGATTTTTTTCCCATAAAAGTCTCCGATAATATCAATAATTTTCGCCTTATTAGCACGACATTTTCCATTATAATTTCCTCTAACTTCAGCATCATAAGGAATTGTAGCTACTACGATTACATCGTTCAAACATTTTTTATAAACCTTTTCGGGCGGTTCAATAGTACGAATAGTAGGAATCTCAATCCCTTTCTGTTCGCAATAGTAAACAGCAGTCTGTCTAACGTCGCAATTGTTATCGTTCAGCCAACGCTCGATAACGTCCAGAGGGATATCTCTTGTCTGACAAGCGTTTATGGCAGCCTCTCTTACTTTACAATTGTTATCTCTCAACCAATGCTCGATAACGTCCATAGGTATGTCTCTGGTCTGACAAGCGCACATAGCCACCCATCTTACGTTGCAATCGTTATCGTTCAGCCAACGCTCGATAACGTCCAAAGGTATGTCTTTGTTCTGACAAGTGTTTATAGCCGCCTGTCTAACGTTGGGATTGTTATCTCTTAGCCAACGCTCGATAACTTCCAGAGGGATATCCATGCTTCGACAAGCCTTCATAGCAGCACATCTTACGTTACAATCGTCATCTTTTAATCCACGCTCAATAACTTCCAAAGGTACGTCTTTGCCCTGACAAGTGTTCATAGCAGCCTGTCTTACTTTCCAATCTTTATCGTTTAGCCAACGCTCGATAACGTCCAGAGGTACGTTTCTACCCTGACAAGCGTTCATAGCCGCTCGTCTAACTCTCCAATCGGCATCCTCTAATCCACACTCGATAATGTTCAGAGGTATATCCCTACCCTGACAAGCGTTCATAGCGGCCTGTCTTGCGTAGCAATTGTTATCGTCCAGCCAACGCTCGATAACGTCCAGAGGTACGTTTCTACCCTGACAAGCGTTCATAGCCACCTGTCTTATTTTAGAACTGTTATCTTTCAACGCATGCTCGATAACGTCCAGAGGGATATCCTTTATGCTTCTTCTATTATTCTTATAAAATGTTTCCTTACTCATTATTTCATCCTTTCATATTTCACAATTCGATTCGGATGCACTTTTCAAGTCTGCCGTCTCCGGCAGTTATGTTTTTGATTGTTTTTGTGGAATCAATTTCTGAGTGGCAAGGTTCTTCTTTAGACCGCATTTCTGGCATTCACAATAGAAGTAAATGCTGCCGTTGGGAGCAGTATAGGCATACTGGGTTTGGAAGGTTTTATATGTGCTTTTGCCTCTGCGGAATTGTGGATTTTTGTTTAAATGCTAATAGATTGACAGGTCAGCGAGATATCGTCTTTGACGAGCTTTCCGAAGAACTGCGCAAGCATGTTTTGCACCTGCTTTTGTGTCAGAATGCGTTCTTTTTGGGAATCGTCTTCAGGTATGCCGCATTCGTAAAAGACATGTTCGTCATGATACTGAAATTTCAGTTCGTCATACAGGTCATACTGTTTGTTGAAAATGTTAACGATTTCCTGCATCATGCTGTTGTGAAAAGCGAGTGTCGTATGTTTTGAGTTCGCATAATCAATGAACGACTTTCGGTCATCACAGCTGATTTTGTTTTCTTTGCAGTAATCAATATAGCTTTGACGGTCGTCAGTGTCCATAAAGTAGGCAAACATTAGCAACAGAAAGTCCGGTCTCAAATCACATGGGGTGATTTCGATTCCGAACCTTGTGACGGCTTCGTACATGTTCATGTCCTCCTTTTAATAGTCAATGTCAAGACTTTCACACCATAAAGGTGTGTTTTCTTTGACGATGGGCTTGAAGAAGTCCGCGATGAGCTTTTGGACCTGTTCCTTTGTCAGTATGAGCTTGCGTTCTTCTTCGTTTGCAGGCACGAGATTCTCGTAGTAAACGCAATAGTTATAATATTGGAGCTTGTTGATATCCAGAGTGAGGTTGTTCTTTTCGTTGAGGATATGAACAAGGCAGGTCATGATTTCCCACGCATAGTCGCCGCAATCATATCTGGCATACAGGTAGAAGCTTTTGTCGTCGCCGGGCTCTAAGTTTTCGTCCTTGCAGTAGTTGATATACTCTTCATAGCGTTCGCTTGTCATCAAGTGTGTGCAGAGGAATGGGACGAAATTTTCTTTTAGTCTATCAGAGTCGAGTACGACACCGAAGGCGTTGATTTTTGTTGTCTCCATATCAAAACCTCCTTTTTAGCAGTAGTATTCAATACGAATTGTATCGACGTCAGTGATAGACGCCGCGCTGTCGAGCTCTCTGAGATATTTGTACAAGAGATTTCTGAAGGATTCTTCTCGCAAGTTTTTCTCTGTTGCGTTTAACTCCCAAGGGTATCCGCGAGCAAAGATGATTGCGGGGTCGCTGTCGGTGTCACCGTCACCGGGTTCGTATTGCATACGAATGCATGTTTCGTACTGAATGATGTTTCCGATGATGGCATGAGGTCCTTCCTGTTGGTTGACTGTACTTTCGAGCCAAAAGTTCTCGTCGATGTCATCGTAGTCAAATGAGTAGTTCTTGTCGAACTTTGCTATACTCAACAGCTTTTTTTCCTCCGGTGTTCCCTGTTCTTCAATTGCCTTTTGGTGATTGAGAATGAACTTTTTGAAAAGGTCGGGGTTATGGGCAGGGACGGAAAATCCGAAGCCATATACGATTTCCGAATTCATGTCAGTCCTCCTTTTTTTCTGTTGTCGTTACAGTCGAAATAATTGAGATGTCAATTCTCGAATCGGGGAATGTCATTTGTATGGTGCTGATATGCTCCATACAGGGGAGAATTGTTTCGACTGCTGTACAAATTCTTTTTCTTGTATCAGGTTTTGCTTTTTCAGTGAGCTTTTTTACGAGCTCCATCACTTCATTTGTTGTGTGTGCTGCGATGCTTTTTATACTTGTATCAGTTTTGATAAGAAGAAAATATGTTATTTTTTCTTCGTTTGCCGTTTGTGACATATATTGTCTCCTTTTCAGTCTTTGACGCAAATGATTTGGCATTTGACGTTTTTATGTAGAACAAAAATCTGTACGTCTTTGGACTTTTTACCGTGAGTGATAACTCCGAGCTTTGCGCATTGTTCTTTGGGCGTTAATGTACGGTCGTTCGTTATGATGTCAATTACATCCTGCAGTTGTATTGGCTCGGGCTCGGTGTTTTCTTGCGCGATGAACCATTTGTAATGCTTATAGTCCGGTTTGACTATTTTGCGGTGCACGAATGCGTAATAGTTGACGCCGTACGCAATCGTTCCGTCATCAAACTGAACATTCATATATTGATTGTTGAGATATTTCACAATGGTGATGTTTTCACCTTTGTTGGATACCGACGTTTCTCCCGTATGGTTTTCTGGTTTTACACGACCGGGTAATTCAGACTCATGTTTGATTTCTCCATGAGTGAAATCGTGATATCTTTGATGTTCTCTGACAGTGCCGTCGTCAAACGTAATTGTGATGTCTGTTGCGGAATTATAGGATGTTACTTGTGCTTTATGACCATTTTTCATGGTCTGTTTTTCGCCGATATGTTCTATGTGAGCCCTTGTTGTTTTGTCTTTTTTGTTTGTGACAAAACAGATGCCGTATTGTGCTTTGGTCGTGTTTATATTTTTACGTCTGATGACTTTGTAAGGAAGTATTTCTTCTATGTCAAGTAAACGCAGTTCCGTCGGCATGCTTTGGAACAAGCCTTCATATAGTTTGCGGTTATTTTTTCCGCTGACTATTTTTATGATAGCTGCGTTTTCTGTTAACAGCGGCAACAGCAAATATAATCTCACAGAGCATCACAGTCCTTTTATGGCGTTTCGGTTGGTGGTTGGGTTTCAATCACAATAGGTTTACTGAAATCTTTGAACCATTTGGATTTCATATATTCATTATATGCTTCTTTTGTAACGGTTTCGAATACATGTCGTGTTGTGTCGTCATCATATGTGACGATATATTCGAACTCGTATTTCTCGGGTTCGTCGACATATTTTATGCCGGGAACATATTTGTATTCGTCTTTGTTCCAGTTGTATTTGTATTCGTAGTCTGTCTTTGTGGACGAGTGAGCGGGTGTATATCTCGCGTTGACCAACTCACGGCTTACTTCTTTTTTGTTTAAGGAGCAAGCTGTGAATATGCTTACTGATATACATATCGCAATCAAGAGTGTAAGAATTCGTTTCACGATTCGTCCTCCTTTGATGTGTTGAGAAGGTCGAGTGCCTTTTTATATTTTTCATAGCGTTTTTTGTCGACGTCAGTCGGAGCGTCCAGTCGATTTAGGTTCATATTATGAATCAAATCAAATGTTTTGATGACAGTTGCATAGGTATTTTCCCTGCAGCGTTCTATGTAGTCCTGATAGGTTTCTCTTTTTCGCCGTGTCAATGCTATAACGGCGTGGACTATGTTGTCAGAAAACCCTTCCCCATATAATTCGTTGACGGTTGTGTCTGTATCTTCGAGGATATCGTGCAAAAATGCTATGCAAATGAGGGCTTCGTGCTCTTTTTTGGACATATTTGTTCTTTCACAAAGCTCATCTACGCGCTCTGCCACATGGTACGGGTGGCAGAAATAGGGAATACCGTCTTTCCCTATTTGTCCGTTATGTTTGTTGTAAGCTATGTTGATAGCCTTTTTCGTTAGTTGTGTGTACAGCATACGTTTTTGTTCCTTCGTGCCGTTATTTACGGCGACGTTTCAGTTTGTACTTTTCGATGTATTCTTTTGTTGACGGTACGGCTTTTTCGATAGCATCATAGTCGGTTATATTTTCCGCTGCAAGCTCTAAGGCGTTTTTGAGCTTCAGAGACATGTTGTCGCTTGATAAGTCGTGAATGCCTTTGAATTTCAAATAGGCTTCAACGGATTCGTCACTTAAGCGACAGTAGTATTTAATCAGTTGTTTGTAAGCAAACAGAGCTGATTTGTAGTCGCATTCGATTTCTTGTGCCGTAATAACGGCTCTTTCGAAATTGTTAGAGTCTTCGTAGCATTGGATGCACTCTTCGATAAAACCGGGAACGTAAAAGTCTGTGTTGCGTATGGGATTTTCGAGTTTTGCGTGTCGCAAGCCGAGGTCTTTCACAAGCACCGCGTCTATGGTGCTGCCGTTTCTCGGGTCCACAACGAACAGAGCGCAGTAATCATCGGTTGCACTAAATCCTAATGCGTAATAGAACGGTCCCGCCATGTTCGGTCGAATATAAGAGCCGTGTTGTTGTTTTAAGATGTTGCCATCGATAGAGCAGCCATATGCAGCGATTCGGTAAGACCCGTTTTTTTCTTTGTACTGTACACTTCGTGCAAGGGTGAATGTTTTGTTGAATTTCATTTTTTTTCTCCGTGGGAACTTTTGAAAATGTTTGCCGTAATCGTATAATATGATTGTACTATACTTTTATCAGCAGGTCAACCTTTTTGGTTTTTCAAAATGATAATGTTTGGTCCGGAATTAAGCAATTCCAGAAGGGCGGGCTCCCACCGCTCATTCTCGGGAAGACCTTCATAGGGCATGATGATATCAGTCCTGTTCGTCCATATCACAAACGCGTCTGTGTACGGAGAGAAGAAAATAGACACGTCCGCGGGAAGCTTAGGCGGGTCTTTTTCTAATTTTTCTTTGTTGAAGTATTTATCTTCAAGAGCTTTTACGGTTTTTTCCGTAAAATAGCTTCTTTGTCCGAAGAAGTCTTTGAGGAATGTAGTCAGAAATTTTCCCAATGTGTTTCCTCCTTAGACGATACAGTTTCCGAACTGACGTTTCATGAGCAGCATAAGCTGTTCCATGTCGATTTTCGGACCTGTTGTGAAGATGTAGTCTTTCAGAATGCGGAACGAGTAATTCTCGTCCCAGAGCTTGAACGCAGTCGCAAGGACGCAGCTGTCGGCGTCGCATCCGATGACGTCAATATGTGTTGTGATGGGGTCGTATTCTTCAGGGAGTTTTGCGGCGTAAGTGTTCTTCGGAATGATACGAATCGGCGTGTGTAGGATATTACGACCGTTTTTGTCCTGTTGTGAGAAAATATCGGGCAACAGGATATCTGAAACGTTGGTGTGTTCGCAGCCTCTCCAGTTCAAGTGACGGAAGTATCTATCAGAATAGTCTATGCCGCCGTTCTCGTTATTGATGAACTGGGAGAAAAGCGTGAATACGATTTCGTCGTAGGCGACGCAATTTCGCTCAAGATATTCAAGACATTTTTTGTAATTGCTGTCTTTGTCTTTGAACTGTTGCTGCAGGTCAATGACGAGCAATACGTTCTTGTCAAACATTTGGATTTTCCTTTCTTTTACTGGTTTTGCATACTACCAACCCATCCTCTACTGTAGTAGAGATTTTTTGTGATATTGATTGACTGATATTTCGGTTGGAAAACGTGTTTTCCATTTCGTCGGACGTTACCATCCTACGAAAAGTAATACGTTTCTTTCAAAATCAAAACTTTTGTAGAGTTTCACGAGCTCCCAAATGGAATACTCGTATCTCCATGAGTTTGTGAGCTTTTCATCTTTTTGGTTGAAATTGATAGGACTCATGACATCAGGACGGAATTCAGGTTCCCATTCCTTGATGGTATCTTCAACATGCGTGCGCATCATGGCGTAGCGAGTTGCGTCGTCACCTTTGAGAAGACCTTTGTAGTAATTGATGATATCTTCTTTAATGACGTTGATGATGGTTTTGAGTGTGTGTTCTTTTACGACATGCGGAGCGGAAGCTTTGTCTTCGTGGAAGAGGGGTGATAGGCACCACGTTGCTTCGCTGTCGGCAATGATTTTCTCGGCTTCGTCCCAGAAATCAGAACCGAACTCGTATTCTGTTATGGCAAATTCGTCGTAGTCGAGGACATCATCTTCGTCGTGAGGATGACCTTTGGGATAGCCGAGACTTTTGAGGATGGTATCAAGCTCCGTTAAGTTCTTGGCAGGCATGATTTTGAGATATACTTCTCGGGGCATGGACACGAGGTAAAATCTATGAGACATTTTCTCTTCTCCTTTTTGTTTTGTTTTTCAAATTCCTTTGTTGATTGTGTCAATGATGATTTTTTTTCTTGTCATCATCTTCGTTACTGTAGGCTTCGTCCGTACAAGTAATCTGCAAGCACCGACGTTTGATGGTACTATTTAGCAGAGATTTTTTGTGATATTGATTGACTGATTTTTTGGTTGTTTGACATAGATGCAAACGTCAGTCTTTGTAGCCGGTCGATACGGTAAGCTTGATTTTCTTGTCGGGAATGTCAATGCTCAGCGTTGCGCCCTTGCCCATATGGCGAACGATGGAGTCGAAGCCTTCGTAGATATCGTATCCGACCTCGTCGTCACCGCATTTGCGGAGTTCTTTGTCGACGAACTCACACATTTTTCTCATTTCGTCGGTGAAGGGCTCGGCTTCAAATGTTTTCTGTTTGATTGTTCCCGCGTAGGGATATGATATGGTATAAACCATTTTATATTCTCCTTTTTTCGTTTTAGAAATAACCGCCTGATAAGACCCAAGAACTCGCGATTTCAAGCCGATATCGTTCGATATTGTCAGAAATATATTTCGAGGCTTCAGCTTTTGTTGAGCCTGTAAACAGTGTTCCTGTAAATTCTTGTATATCAGCTATGAAATCGAGTTGTTTCTTTGTTGGTTGGTCATTTTGTGTATTGTTATTGTTCATTTTTTTTTGTTAAGAATTTCCGATGAGAATTCTCGGTTACTTGTTGCCGAGCGGTTCACTCAACGGGTTCGTCATCAATTATGATGACATCGTCGCCGAGAAGTGTGACCGAATGGCTGACAAGATTTGACAAACCTGTTTTTCTTGAAATGATGGCGAGCAGTCTTTGTGCAAGCTTTTCATTGCTGATAGGCTTACCGTTCTCAACACATTTGTCCTTCGGGTAGCTGACAACCGCCCATTTTGCTGTCGAAAAGGTTGAATGGTCAACCATGACCTCGTAGTAGTTTTTATCTGACATGGTATTTGTCCTCCTGTATTTTTAGTTGAGATAGAAGCGAATGCTTGTCGGACCGAAGACATCCTTAAACGGTTCGTGCATCGATACATTCATGACGTAGACGTCTTTCTTTTCTGTGGGAAGGAAGTTCATACGTAATAAGAAACTTTTTTGCATATCGTATGCAACTGTGTAACCTTCGTCAAATTGGAAGTCTTTTTGTTCAAGCGGAATGGTGGTGACGAACAGATGCGGGTTCATATTGAGAGCGAGTCTGAAAATGTCGGGGAGATGGGCAAAGATGTGTTCGAATACATCTTCGGTGACACCTTTGCTGCAATGGAAGCTTGACAGTTCAATGATGAACATTGTTTTGTCCGCGTCTTTGTTTGCCCGTCTCAAGGACATAAGAGACTGCCCGTCAATGCATTCCAACGGACGGTTTTCGCTGCCTGTTGTGTGCTCATACGCAAGGCTTTCGAGACTTTTCGAGTCTTCTTTGATGGCATTCTCGTTGAAGGCAACGAAACTGATTTGACCGATAGGACTGTGACAGCGAGCCTTTTTGCTCATGATGTCACGTGTGTTTTCGGCGTTGCCCTGTTCTTTGTGTGCCATGTAGAGATTGATTGTGCCGGATGTGACATATTTTGCCATGTCGTTGTCGACAGTGGCAAATAAGTTATCATTGAGGTCAATGTAACCGTCAGACTTATCCGTTTCGACGTCATAGAATACGGTAAACGGTAGTGCCGGGGTGTTTTCGTTTGTATTGTTAATAATCACTGTTACTTTCCTTTCCTATGCTTTTTAGCTTTGCTTTTTAGCAGAGATTGTAGTGTTTTTTTTGTTGATATGATTGACTGATAGTTATCGGTTTCCGAGCAGCATCGGTCCGAACTCCTGTGTGATGACGTATTTTTCGTGACAATGGGCGCCCATATTATCGTTATGTTTACACATTTCTGTGCCGGTCCATTGTTTTTCATCGTAAATAGACGAACAGTTTAACAACGTACCGTCTTTGCTCGGATGCAGAGCGATGAATAGCGCGTCGGCGAGTTCTCTCGTAGGGGCTACGATTTCGGTCCAACCACCGTAAAACGGGAACACCGATGATGACCCGTAGGTGTAGCGGAAGCACTGTGTTTTTGCAGCGCTTTCGGTGAGACTGCTGTCGGTTGTCTGTCTTTTGTACAGCATAACGCAGTCATTGTAGTCGGGAATGTTACCGGGAAAATGCTTTGCCATAACTTTCAGACCGTAAACGTACATAATGGTTTTGTCCCTGTCGTACTTATGTGTCAGGTCGTTACGGTAGTCAGAAAATACAGGCATCGGTTTTGTGCTTGTCTCATCTGTTTTTCCGAGTAAATCCTGAATAGTATCATGACTTACAGGTTTGTATTCCATGAAATATCCGTCACGATACATGAGCTTTGTGCCGTCGTCGCATACATAGATATATTCCGACGACAGTTTTTCTTTTGTGAATATCATTATTGTTCTCCTTTTTCAAGATGAGCTCTGATTTCGTGAAGGGCTTCCCACCAAAGGATGATTCTTTTGTGAGGAAGCATTCCAATACCATAGAGCCACTCCCAATAATCTTCGTCGTAGTCCTTGAGTTTGTCAATGACATAATCGGAGTATACAGGGTTTCCGTCGTATTGGTCAGCTTCCTGTAAAATTTCACGAATGAGCGTTTGGATATCAGGCTCGTTTATGTCGTTTTCGACACTGAGGTTTTCTTCAAGCTGTAAGCGAGCGTATTTTGAATCGTATTCCGTGATATTAGTCGAACACTGCATCTTTTCACGGAAATAGTTAAAATCAGAATATCTGGAGATTTTTTCGAACTGTGCTTTTTCTGTGAAGCAAAACACAGCTGAGCCGAGGTCTCCCGACACGAACATATGACCTGTGTTGATATCAAAAACAAAACGGATACGATATTCAAAGCTTCCGTTCTTGTTTGACCATTCAATGATTTGTACCGTGTCATTGTTTTCGATAATATGAGGTTCGAAATTTTCGAAACTCTTTCTGCCGTGTTCGCACATACGTTCAATGAAATCCAGTTTGTACTGATTGGGGTTCGCGTCCATATAGGAACAGTCCTTTCTTTTTTGTATTGATGGCTGTAGAGTTGTCAAGACAATGTTGTCTGAATGCCGTAGTTCGCTAATATTTGTGCGATAAGACTACGATGACAGAGGGACGGGTTTGTACAGAAACACACGAGTGCGATTTTCTTGCCTTCCTTGTCTTTTTGCATGAGTTCTGTCAGCTTTTTTGACGCTGTTGCGTCATTTGCGATTTGTGAAAGAAATCTGGGTTTATAGATTGTCTCGAACGTTTGTTTATTCCAGTTGCCGTCATCTCTCAGTTTTAAATATGTTTTGAACAAATCCCATGACGGACTGAGTTCCGGGACTTGTATGAGATATGATGACTTGGATTTCAGTGAGCGCACGATAGCCCAAATTTCGTCAAAATCTTCGGGTTTAGCCTTTCGGATATTTGTGACAGTAACCATTTCTGCGACCTCCTATTAAAATTTAGTTGTCACAGCACCAACTCCCCCGAAATATCAATCCGGAAATGAATCAGAATTGACGTCAACAGTTGTGCCGTTGTCGTCATCGGTATACGCATATTCATAGTCAGCGCCTTCAAGGTTGCCGACGTCAACGGTTCTCAGTTTTTTGTCGGCAGCTTTGATTGCGTCTTCGAAGTTCTCGGCAGCCACAGGAATTGTGATCTGCCCGTCTACATTGTATGTTACGAAAAAGTTTGGCATCGTTGTTTAATTCTCCTTTGTGTTTATCATAGTTGTTTGATGTTAATTTTTGGTTTCAGGGATGGTGTACTCATACCCGAGAGCCTTGATTTCGTCGAGTGAACAGCCGCAAATATGCGCAAGTTTGTCGTATACGACAGACGTTTCGCAGTATTCGGCGTCGTTGTCGATATATGTTTTCAGGATTTGTATGAGTCTTGCGTACGGGAGTATGTTTTCCACCACAAGCTGCGATACTGTTGCTGTGAGTGTATATGAAAATCGCATGACTCCTGTGATGTCTTCATGCTGTGTCCTTGCGGGGATTATGGGAATATCATAATCGATGATAAAGAAAGCAAGGGCTCTCAGGAGCACACATAAGGTGTCTATCGGTGGGATGCTTTTGAAATTGATATACAACTCCCATTCTTTGTCACACGGAGCTACGCCGGAGACGGTGCCGTTAAGCAGCTGTTCGATGACAATGGTAATGATTTTTGTCAATATTTCGTAGTAGCCGTTCTTTCGGATAAGCCCGTCATGCGACTCATAGTGGAAGACATAGTCTTTCCATAACGTCGAATCGTGCTCAGGCGTGTATTCCTTTTTGATTTTGTCTGTGTTCAGCATTGAAAGGATAAACGCTACGTTATTCCTATCAAGACCTTTGAGCTTGAGATGGATATTGTACATTTGAATGTCTCCTGTTGATTTTTTGTAATATTTGTGCTTCAACTGAATAATTGAAGTACAAATGGATTGATGAACACCATATAGTAAAAGAAGAAACAGACAATTGCAAAGATTGTCAATTTGGTCTTGTCTCTGACTTCGCCTATTTTATATAGCAATATCAGTCCGACCATTATTGCCGCAAATTCAATAATAGCTCCGCTTATTATCAAGATGTCATAATTAAAGTCGGTCATGGTTCGAATGTGATTTGATACATTGTGCCTTTTTTGGTATTGACACGGGTAATGCTGACAATTTCGCTGCCGTAAAAAGCTGAGAGTCTGGCTTTAAAATCTTTGTCCAGAATTGTCTGCCCGAAGCTTTTCTTTTTGGGGTTTGTTTGTTTGAGATTGACGCCGGTATCGTCTGTTTTCAGCATATAATTATGACCGAAGATGGTTTCGACTGTTTCTTCGAATTCCATGCGCGGTACGGATAGGCAGTTCGAAACGATTCCCGTGCCGATGTTTTTGATACCGGCTTCTTTTTGAATAATTTTGACGGGAATGTTATCCATGATTTTTCTCGTATGACTGATTTCAATCGAGTCTTTTGGCGCAGGGATAAAATTGATGATGCTATTAATATATTTTTCAATATCATCACTGTTGTTAATATCAATGTGCTCGGGCAGCTCAAGCTCATAATTGCTTGCGGCTGTCCAACTGAGCATGAATTGTGCTACGTTGACTTTCATGGACTCTTCTCTTTCTTAGCCGAGAATCTCGTAGTTTTGTACGAGTTTCAAATTGTCATCTATCCAACTGTCAATCCATTCCTCGATGTCGGTTGTGCTTTCAGGGATGTTGACAGTGACCGTATAGGCGTCGCCTATTTCAGGATAGATTTTGAGTTTGGTTTCGTTCATGATTTTTTGCTCTCCTTTTGTGCCTCTTTGGCAGCTTTTAACTGAGCGTCTTTGGCGGCTCTTAACTTTTCAGCGGGAAACCATGATGTCCCGACAGCGGTTTTCAGCGTCACGTCAACAAAGCCTTCAATCGGACTGCTTTTCCTGTTGATATCAATCAAGAAGACTTCGGCATAACGGTGCATGTTATCGAGATTGCACATGATGAAGTCATCCCCATCGACGCCGAAGCGTCTTGTCGCGAGCATAAGCACCTGACGAGGCTCGGTTCCGTTTTTGATTGCGTTGAGTACGTACTGCCATGAGATAAACATATCGGATGCGTATCTTTGGCAGAAACGTCCCGCACTGAAAATCAGTCTGTCAAGGATTTCCGACAGATTGATGTCGTCAGGCGCACCGGACGCAATAATGGTTTCTTCTTTTGTGCAGGGGTCTGTTTTGTCGAACTTTTCGATGAGAATTGACTGAATGTCGTTATTTACGAGCATATCTACTTACTCCTTTATTATAGTAGAGATTGTTAATTTTTAGTGTAATATTTTTCGATGAAGTTGTTATCTTCGTCATATTCGCAACCGCAGTTCGGACAGATAACGGTGTCGTTATTTGATGTGAATTCTTCGCCGCAACAGTTACAATAGAAAACTTCTTTTCGGTTGTTTTCTGTCTCGTTTTCTGACTGCTGTTCAATGTAATACTTACGCATTTCTTCAAAGATGTCTCTTTCGTTGAGACCTTCCGCGTCGATATCAAATGAACTGATACTGGGCGTCAGATTTCCGTCTGCGTCGAACGGCTGATAAAATATCTCGAACCAGTTGCTGTTGATGACGTTAACATATTTGACAAATTTATCAACGTCATTGGTTTTGAATATCTCTTTCAGCTCTTCAGGATATTCTGACGGGTCAGTGAACTCTTTTACGGAGTACGGTTCGTTAGGTGATACGTATTCAATGTAAATTGAACCGCGTGTTTCGAGTGTTACGATACCGTTATATCCTATTAGTGTTGCGAATGTGACGTTTGCCGGAACGAGCAGACTGTTCTCTATGTTTTCAAGATTATAGTCTTTGTTCGGCTCGAAAAAGAATGAACCCGGCGTGATAAGCTTGGGACGGGTATTATAGATTTTAGACATTTGTAGCCTCCCTGTTTATCGGTCTTGATATAATACGCCCGTAGAGTACGGCAGCGTCTGTCAATGACAGATTGGGTGTTTTGACTCTTTGGAGTAAGTCAGACCACGGAAGCTTCATATCGACGTTGAGGAGCAGAATATCGTATTCAGCCTTGTCGATATTGTCAGCTTCAACTGTGATGGTGTCATTCTTGACCTTTAGGTTATGCGTGATATAGGCTTCATAATAGAGATATTCGTCATGGAACATGTCCAGTCTTGAAAACTCATCAAGCACTTCGTAGATATTGTTGACGATATCATCAATATCGGCATACCTCAGGTAGTCATTAGGATTGTATTGTTCAGCCGTCTGTCCGCCGAAGTAGAACCAGTTGTTACCGATTTTACAGACGGTGCCGCTCTCAGCTGTAGGGTCAGCGACGAAAGTGATGATTCCGTCATTGATTGCTTTTTTGATAGTGTCTTTGGATAACATCATTCTTTTCCTTTTCTTCTTTTTTTTAATTGGTGAATCATTTCGTGCGCCTCTGCGAGCACCGACATCTGACGGTACTATTCAGCAGAGATTGTTTTTTATCATATGATTGACTGAAATTGTGTTTGCTACAGGAGAGTTTCTCTTTTTTAGCGTGATTCCGATTCGATTAATGTCTCGGCGTCCGTGTACCATTTCAGCTGAGAAATCAGCTTTTCTGTAATGGTCTTTTTGTAAACGTGGATTGTTCTGTACAGCTTGTTCTGGAGCTTATACATGTTGGACAAAGATGCGATGCCTTTTATATCACGCAGTTCTGCAGGCAAAGGCTCTGTCACCGTAGTATTCGGTGTCAATATCGCCGTGATGGCGTTTTCGTATTTACCGAACCAAGTAAGGTTCAGTCTGTACCCTGTGGGCTCATTGGTGATAAGGACACTGAACTCTTCGGCATTGGTCGCGGCGTCATGTGCTCTGAGTTCAATCATTTCAGTTGCGAAATGAAGGAGTATTACGTATGTCGTGCCGTTATCGTTGAAGCTGAGCTTCAACGGTACAAGACTGTCGGCGTATGGAAGTCTCATAAGCTCCTTACGTAAGGTGAAAAGCCTGACCAAAATGTCGTTGTTGTTATGGATTGCCGTCACCCAGATGTTCAGAATGACGTTGAAGATGCTTGTTGCGTCTGCGTTGATATGGCGTAAGGTCTCGATGGTAGTATCGAGCATTTCTGTGATTTTTTCGTTCATGATGTTGATTCCCTTTCCTTTGCAAGTATCGACATTTAACGGTATTGTTTAGCTGTCGAACCAACTATTCACAATCCTCTGCACCTTGCGAGTATTGACGTTTGACGGTATTATTTAGCAGTCATGCCGAAAAACACATAGCTCTTTGCAAGTACCAATATTTGACGGTACTATTTAGCAGAGATTATTTTACACCGTGTTTTAATTATATGATTGACTGAAATTGTGTTTAAATAGACTCAGTATAGACCGAAAGGTCATAATTTGTCAATTTTGAACCTTATACTTTGCAAGCACCGATATTTTGCGATACTGTTTAGCACATCTTTGTTTAATGTACGCTCTGCGAGCACTGACATTCAACGGTACTGTTTAGCAGAGATTGTTTCATATCGCATTTTAATTATATGATTGACTGAAAATTTGATTGAAAAGTGTTCCGCAGAGACTGTTTTGCCTCTGCGGAATTATGAATTTTTGTTTAGAATCTGAGTTCTAACGCTACAATTCTCGGCGTTTTTCTGTTACCGACCGCCATACGAATAGCGTGGCAGGAATATATGCCGTCACCGTAACCGGATTCTGTGAAGAATCCTTTTTCGTTCGGTCTTTTGCCTTTCCATAGGTTGCCGTCACCGTCATAGCTGATGTTTTGACGGAAGTCTGTCCATTCCTCATCGGTGAAGTCAGGCTTGTCCTGAAAGAAACCGCAAAGACCTGCGTCGACGCCAATGTTTTCTGTTATTGTTCGCCATGATTTGTTGATGTTCTCGGACTTACTATTGAATCTGTCAATGACAGATTGGTCCTTTAAGATGATTTGGAGAATCGTTACCCTTCCGTTATCATCGGTATAGGTGTTGACTTGATAGTCTCCGGGGACGATTTTGATGTTGTCTTTGCGACACCACGCATCGCTGTTGAAGCAGGGGTCTGTTGCTGATATGATTCCTTTTTCAAAGGTGATATCAGCCACATATTCCCCGTTTAAGATTCCGACACAACCTTGGAGTTTTCGAGGGCGCGGTGCTGCTATATCTGTTGTTGATGTGTACGTAGGCGTTGTACTTTTTGCCATTACCGTATTTCCTTTCTTTCTCTGCTTGCGTTTCTTGTGCAGCGTAGCACTTCTTTGCTTCCGTTTCTCTGCTTTAGCAGAGATTGTATTTTTATATTAGATTGCCTGATCTCTACCCTACGTCAGTAGAGATTTTCGGTAACTGTTTAATGTAGTCACACATCATTTTCCACGTTATCTCGTGGTCATAGTATACGAGAGCCTTTCTGTAGATGTCGTGGGATTTGAAGATGCCCGTCAAAGCTTTTGTTGAATAACTATTCAGCGTTTTGATGACATCGTCAAGCAGCTCTCTGTCATACATTGTGATGTGCGGACAGAACGGCTTTTTGTTGATTTGCAGGATGCCTTTTGATGTGTCCCAATAGGTTGTGATGCGCGACAAAGGAAAGTTGAGGAAACTTTTCCAGTGATTTTCGCCGTACGGAGTGCATGGCATGCTGTTTTTGAGGTACATGCTTCCATTAAAAATGGGATGGTTCGTTGAAATGAAGCTTTGTATCTGGGCGAAATACAGGAACAGGTTCAGACGTCTGTAAGTCATGGAAATCCCGTTGTCGAGATTTGTATTGATGATATATCCCGCAACGTCAAGGACGGTATATGTCTTATGTTTTTTCTTCTCTGTGTGTATTGCTGTTTTGCGGAACATTTCAGCGAAGATTGTTTTGTTCGGCATGTTTCCTCCTTTCTTTTTCTGTGAGTCAGCGTCTGGGTTTGATTGTCAGGCCCAGAAGCTTTTTGGTTTGTTCAATATATATATTGCGAGCACAAATGTTGTTAACAAGGTCGTGGTTTACAGAAAACGTAAGGAGAGACGGAAGGTCTTCGCATTGGCTTCTGTAGACTGACGCGAGTTCTTCGTACATTTGTACGGCAAAGGTTTCGGCGTCTTTGAGGCTTTTGAACAGTTGTGCCGGTTTGACATCGTACGTGTCTTTCTGGAAGTTGTTTTGCAAATCATAGACGACAAGATAGTTCCACGGATGTTCAAGATTGTCAGGAACGTCATTGCGTGTCGTAACACGGATAGGATACTTGTTGCCGATGATAACGAGATAGTAGGTCTCGTTCGGTTTGATATCGCAGCGGTCTCTCGTGAGGAGCATATCAATCACCCTTTCTTTTTGCAGTGTCAGGCTCTGTTTGACGTTCAATGGAGCAGTCATAGACACGTTCGATTTCGGGCCAAGCATCGAGGTCGACGAAATTTTCGATATGATGGGTAATCGTCTTTTCGAGTTCCTCGACATCCGTTTCGTTGATATCAACGTGGATTGTGATTTTCAAAGGGATGGTGCGTTTAGACATAGGCATATGTCCTTTCTTTTTTGTTATGGGGTGGCGTCGTGCCTACCGCCAGTAGCAGTAGGCACAGTTGTTCGGACAGGGCTTTCTTTCGGTCAGCAATTCTTTCTTTGTAGAAAGACATTTGCAGCCGAAACGGGCGTACTTGTTCGGGAGCGAGAGCGGAGGGACAAGCCCCATCAGGAGGTAGTCCTGTTCGGACACGCATCCCTGTTCGACGAAGATGCTCGGATGAGCTTTCGCGAGTTCAGGCTCGGCACAGCATTCGAAGATACGTGTGCCGACATTGTTTGTTTGGATGAGCATCTTGATGATGCTCTGAATCGCGGTCCGGGACGGACGGCGCTCCTGTTCGTTTTTCCATTTGCCGAAGGTGTCGATAGGAGCATAGCCTCTCGCTATCATTTCGTCGCGAGCTCCATGATAGTCATCGTATACGCTGATACGGATACGCTTGACGTCAGGGATGATGACGTTCGCCCGTGTTATGACGCTGTATGCTCTTTGAATGCCTTCAGGCGTCGGAATAATCGGGTCGACACGCAGAACGACGCGGTCTGCAGGGAAGCCATCGTCAATGACCTTTCTGATATGGTCAATTGCGGTTTCCATTGTAGCGACGCGAGGCTCCATCGGAGAGAAACCCCAACCTGTGACGGTGGCATGCAGAATGCAGGGCTTACCGTTCTTGTGCATATCAAGCAGCTTTGAACGGAAATCGGCGCTGTCTATGTTCTTCGTGATGATGACAGCGCCTTCGATGGTATCATCGATGAGCATTTTGTCATACCATGACAAATCGCGACCTGCGTCGCCTCTTTCTGTGATTCCTATTTTCTTAGCGTTTGTGTTCCTCATGACAGACTCCCTCTTTCTTCTCTTCCGCCATAGCAGAGATTTTTTTTCTGTCACTTCAACTCCGCAAATGTTTTTTGTGGTTATTCAGCAAGCAAGCATGATTGAATGTATGCCGTATTATCGATTTCGTACCCACGCTCTCCTTTTTCGATAAGCCGCTCGGCTTCCGTTCTTGCGGAAGCCGTGTCTTCGGCGTCGATATACATACAAGTTGTTATTACTTCCTGTATTGTTACCTTGAATTGTTTGTTCGTTTTCTTGTTTTTCACGGGAATTTCTCCTTCGCGGCAGTCTTAAATACGTTTACGGCTGGCCAGATACATAGCTTTTTCGGCATCATTGCAAAAACGGTTAATTATATCGTCCATATAAGTCACAGTCTGTCCCAGAAGCCTTAATGCGATTTGCAATTGCAGCGTTCTCTCATCATGTGTCGACTGTCTGTATTTTTCAACAAACTGGATTTGCTTTGTTTTGAATACATATGTCATTATAGGCACATGCGGATAAACGGAAAAGATGTCGTTCTCGTAGAGAGTAAAGCTTTTTTCGGAAATTGCTACGGAATGGTTGTATTCTCTGTTTCCGTATGAGGTGTTGACTGTCGCGAGCGCGTAGTTGATTTCCTGCGCGGCATGGTCGGGTAGAGAATGTGTCAGAACGCAGCATTTGGCGCCGTATGTGGTGTATGCGGAAAATTCGGTCTCTTTCAGAAACTTTCTGAATTTCTTTTTGATATCGGTGATAAGCTCGATTGCCATGCAAGCGTTATCTTTTCCTGTTTTGACGAAATTTTCGCTGACGAAATCAGCTAAGAGCTGACTTTGCTTTTCATATTTTTCTTTTTCGGTATGCTCAGCGCTTTTTACAGCGCTGAGCATTTCGTTAAGACGTTTGATATCCATGGTGTTTCTCCTTTTCAGTCACCGTCGGTTTCGATGACTGCGTTTTCGCATACGTCATCGGGAACATCGATAGTAATTTCCTTGCCTGTTTTGTTGTCAGTGACAACAAAGGCCATAGCGTCTACGGCAGTAACGTCGAGCTCTACATCGCCGCCGCTGATATATACAAAGACTTCTGAGAGTTTCTTGATTTCTCTATCAAGCAGCTTTGCGGGGAGAACAATAGCCTCATCAGAAAAGGTTTCCCAGTCGAAGTTGCAAAGCTCGAAGTCGATAACATGGTTATCGTTTTTATCTACGTTTCCGTAGGAATCGAGGAAGTCAAATCGAACTGCCGTATCGTCTGTAAAGACGATTTCGTATGCGCCGGGTGAGACGCCCACAGCGCTTTCATTCGGCATCAGGTTCTTGACGTCGGGGACAGGTTTGTTGAAGCGCAGCGCGATATACATCTTGATGTTATATCGGGGATGGTCTTTTTCTTCCGCGATGAGCTTATATGTGTTATGCAGTTTATCAATGGCGTCCATGACTGCTTGGTTTACGATGCGTACGATATGGTTGTCGAGGGTTTCGCTCAGCTTCGCGTTGTTTGCCATGTTGATTTTTTCGTTGAGACATGCACGTTTGACGTTGAGCTTTGCTTCGAGGTATGCGCAGGTGACTGTGTGTTTGTCAACGAGGATTTTGTCCTCGGGAACGATGAGAACGTCCTCATTGGGGACGTTCTCGGGAATGATTCTATTGGTGTTTTCGGTCACGGCAGGAATCCTCCTTTTGTTAAGACTGAAGTGCTTCGTTTTTCTTCGTTTATGAGGTTACTGAGGTTATCCCAGTAGCTGAGATTGCAGTCATATTCACCGTCATATACGTAGAGACGTGCAATATAGTCAATCTGGTCTTCGGTGAGGGTGACATCTTCGTCTTTGATGAAGGCTTTGATGTCGTTTTTCACATGGTTCAGCCAGACTGCTCTGTAGATGGCGTCTTTTTCTTCATAGCTCAATTTGTCGAAATTGAGCTTTTTGAGCAGCTCTTCGGATTCTGTGGTCACGACATCTGTTTTGTTGTCGTCCGTTTTGTTGTCGTCCGTAACGTCGTCATACTTAACAAACTGTAAAGTCGGACGAGTGTAATGGACGTGTGCTTGGTCGATAAAGTTTTCAACGAACGTTTCGAAGTTATCGGCGAAAATGTTTACAAAAGACAACAGCATATGCCGTGTTATAGAAAAGCCGTGTTTAACTACGTCTGTGTTGTATTCAGGCGTGAGTTCTACAGGTTCCTCTAATGTCGAGAACCTCATTATTTTCGTCGGCTCCAAGTCGCTGCGCAGGTGAGACGGCGGGAGATTATATACGGTCACATTGAGACAGTCAAATCCGTTTGACTCCATTGTGATGCGCAGCTGTAATAAGCTCAGGTTGGATATGTGCCTGTGTTCCGCCATATGTTTGAAGTTGATTACATCTTCTTCAGCATCGTCCGAGATGTATAATCCCGGTGTGAGATTAACGACAAAAGTCGGTACGTCATTGTCGTTTCCGCGAGGTCTTCTGATAAAGATGGTACGTTCGTTGTTATCGGGTGTGAAGCTGATACACGATTGCGTTATCCCGTAGGGGATTTGATAGAGGATGCTTTTGATATATTTGAAGTCATTGCTGTGCGCTGCGTGTAGCTGTTTGAGTACATCAACAACGGGCTTCATCTGCTTTTGGACAAAAGCGTGCTTGTTTCTTTCGCACAGAATAACAGAATCGTAAAGCTTACGCAGGTTTTCTGTGGTTGTTTCTTTGTGTGACATTGTGATTTCTCCTTTTAGGGTTTGTTGCGAATTTCGATATCCGCGTTTTCGATTTCGACGGCGATTGTGGTAGCATCGCCTGTGTTTCTATTCGTAATGATGAAAGCGAGTTCATCAATGTTTACTTCGATGTCGTTGTCAGGACAGATGTGTTCAGGAATGAATACAGTGAGATGGGAAACGCCTTCTACCTTTCCCGAAAGAAGCTTGTCCGGAAGCACAAGACTGAAGGGATACAGATTCGTATCGAGATGCGTAGCTTCGATGTCAACAACGGTGCGGTCGTCTTCACGCAGTTTGGCGTCGGACTGTTTGAATGATGTTTCAAGTATGCTTTTATCAGAAAGTGACAGGTCACATCTGATAACGAAAATCTCATTGGGGTCGACGATTTCGTCGTTAAATCTTAAAGAGACGGAGAGGTCAACGTCCCAATCGGGATTCTTCTTCGCATCGTCGATGATGGATTTGATGTCGCATAAGTGTGAGATGCAGTGGATGATAGTTTGTGCCGTGTTTGAAATGGCTGTTCGTTTGATGAACTCGTTTTCGGAAACGACGTCATTGAAATAGTCGCTTGCGAGTTTTTCTTTCTCAGCAGGGTTCATAGACAAGCGCTCTGCGTCAACAAATATTTCGATTAATCGAGCTTTGTCGATGAGCACTTTGTTTTTATCGGGCGTCAGATTATTATTTGCCATGTGTATTGGTTCTCCTTTTTAGTCTGTTACAGCGAAGATATTTCTGTATTTGTGGAGCTTTTCGGCTACTTTTTCGCCGATATCATCGGCGTCTATGCCGAGCGTTTGTCGAAGGACTTCGCATGATACGAGTACGTGCGTCAATTCCTCAATGATGTTGTCGGTTACAGACGTTTCATCCATTGAACTGCGTGTTGATATGATACGCCTTCGTTTTAACAACGCTTTCGTGAGCTCTGACATCTCTTCGATGAGTATTAAATCCTGTGTATCAGGATTGAAGGTTTTGACTGATTTGTCCGCAAGAGTTTGCATATTGTCGGAATCGAACATATTTTGCCTCCTTTTATAGTTTGACGTCGATGTGGTCGCCGAATAGGTTTCTTGCCGCCTGAAGGTAAGCGTCTTTCGCGGCTTCGATACGACATAGGTCGATGTTTAAGGGGAATTTGATGAAGCTGGTAATATCCGTAATGCGGTTTTTGTAATACTCTACGGCGTATTTGTATATTTGCCCGCTTGCTTCTTTGGCTTTTTTATAGTCGTAGAACAGGTCGCTTCCACGAGCTTCAAGCGCTTCCTGCGGAAACCACGCAGGCGCGTCTTCGTCGTACTCTTTGACCATGGCATGATCGGTTGGCGTTGGTTTGGTGCATACAACCTCTAACGGAAAAGCTTGGCCTGTAACTATCAGCCAATAATGTTTGTCTTTTATAACAGGATAACCGTCACGTGTTACTGTTGTTGACATTTTGTTTTTGTCTCCTTTCTTCCGTTAAAACAGAAAGAGGTTTTTTTCTGGTTATGACAAACATGTTGCCTTTATACATGATGCGCAGAAATATTCTCCACGAATGCGACGGTCTGAACAGAAAGCTGATTCTTCTTTTTCGCCATCTGTCACCGGAAGGAATATCATCTTGTTCGCAATAATGCAATGCTTCTTCCCATGTGATGTTTTTGGAAACATCATATTGGTCTGTGATTGTCCATTCAAAGGAGTTCAGGTCAAGCTTCTGAACGGTTTTGTTTTTGATTTGATTCCATGACACGCCGTATACTACGGTACCGTCATCAAAACGTACTGTTATATCATCTGATGTTATATAATCGATGATAGTGAACGTACCATTGGTTTGTTCAAATGACAATCCGATACGTTCATTCTTTTTGTTTGATGCTTGCTGTTGGTACGACTCATCGTCATCAGGGTGTTGAATGTGTCCTGCGCGAAAAGCATCTAATCTTTGCTTTTTGAGGACGACGCCGTCGTCGAATTGGACGGTTATGTTGGCGTTGCTCTCGTAATCGATAATCGTCATGTGTCGTCCTGTGTACGATACTTTTTTCTTGCCGATGTGCGCCTTACGGGCGAGATTGTTTACACAATGCAGTAGAATCACGGGTTCGTTGTTATCAAGTCCGAGATTCATGGCAAGAATGCTTTTCGTATGGTATTTGGGCGGAATGTCTTTTCCCGGTCCTTTGTATATCAGAGGATTGTTGTCTTTGTCGTCGTCATATATTTTGACGGGATTGTCTTTGAGTGTTGTAATGAATTGTTCAATTTTCACGGCGTATCCTTCTCTTTGAAGAAAATTGCAATGTAGTGTTCGTCGATTTCGTAGTCGCAGCCGGAATCGAGTTCACTCACAGGCAAATCGTGCAGCGCAGTCGGCACTTCTGCGGCTTTGCCTTCGAACATAAACGTATAGTTTTTGATGTCATCGGGTTCGTCTTTTTTATTGACGACTTTGTATAACTTGATTTTGGTTTTTGGCGAGATGTCAAGGATGTCCTTGACAGTCAATTTGTTGTTCGACATGTTTTTAAATCTCCTTTTCAGTCAATAGATGACTTAAAGTTATAGATGGGCTTCATAATGGATTTGATTGTTACCGTAGGTTTGATACAATCAATGATTTCCTGAGCCGGTTTGTAAGCCATCGGACTTTCGTCGATGGTGGATTGATTGACGCTCGTGGTATAAATACCTTTCATAGCGTCTTTGTACTCGTCAAGGGAAATAGCGTCTTTTGCGACGCTGCGTTTCATGGCTCTGCCCGCGCCGTGAGGAGCAGACTGGTTCCATTCGTTGTTGCCGAGTCCCGTGCAAATGAGAGTTCCGTCTTTCATGTTGAGAGGAATAACGAGTTCTTCGTTCAGCTTCGCGGCAACAGCCCCTTTGCGAAGGATGATTCCGTTGTCAACCGTTGCGTCAATGTAGTTGTGCGCGGTTTCGATGAAGGAATAGCAATCAAGGCGCATGTTGTCCATGATGGTTTTCGCGATGAGCATACGGTTCTGTCTTGCGAAAGACTGGGCAATCAGAACGTCTTCGAAATAGTTTTCGAAGTCCTGTCCTTCGAGGTACATGAAGTCAGGATGGTAGTTTTTATTTGATACAGACAGGTAACGGTTGGCTGCTACTTGATTGTAGTATTTGGCAATCTCGTTGCCGAGATGGCGGCTGCCTGTGTGAATAACAAGCCATAAGAAGCCGTCATTGTCTTTGTCGATTTCGATGAAGTGATTTCCCCCGCCGAGGGTTCCGAGGCTTCTCGGAGCTCGGTTGAGGCTGATGTCGGCATGAAGCTTGTTGTATTCGGGGTCGTATAAAGGCTTGATGTCCTCCGCATGGAGCGTATAGCCGTGCGGAACGTGTGTTCGTATAACATTGTCCAGTTCGGCGAGGTCCAGATTTTCTTGTTTCAGCTTGACGGCAAGGACACCGCAGCCAAGGTCGGAACCAACAAAGCGAGGTACGATTTTGTCCTTGATGGTCATGGTGGTACCGACAACGCAGCCTTTGCCTGCATGACAGTCAGGCATGATAGCGATTTTGGAGCCTTCAAGGAAGTCCAGATGGTTAATCATGTACATGATTTGTCCGATGGTCTCGTTATCGATATTGTCTGTGTGGATGGTGGCATTTGTGTGTTTGCCTGTTAAGGTGAACATCGTTATTCTCCTTTCTTCCTTTTTTAGCGGAGATTGTTTTGCTGTGTGCTATGTGTTGAATTCTTTTTGCAAGAATGATGTGATATCGTTACGGCCTGTTTCTTTGCAGATACGATAAGCCGAACCTTCGTAGTTGAAGAATTTTGATACATCCCATTTTGGGGTGTTTACGTATTCCGTGAGCGTTGCTTCGATGAATAACGCGATGTCTGTTCCGAGCGAATGCGCTGTGTTGAAGTTTTCGAGCTGTTCATCACACGGTTTGATTTCCATGGCGCCGTAGCCTGCGAAACGATAGTAGATGTTTTTTATTCTCGGCATATCGGTATCGGGCTCAATAGGGGCAAAGAACAGCGGTTCATGATGCTTTTCGATATAGCGTTCCTGCAGCATATATAGGATGATTTGTAAATCAACGTTGGTGATATACTTTTCATTTTTGTTTGCCACATATACGCAATAAAAAGCAATATCGTAGATATTATGATTGTTTTGGTGTGTCATTTATTTCACCCCTTTTGTGCGGATGCGGCGTTCCATTTTGTGATGGCTTCGTTTTCGACGCGGTCTTTTTCTGCGTTGACAACGTCCCAGTCGATATTCTGTTGGTTTCCGTGTATATACGGTAACGGGGCGGATACAATCGGTCCGCGTGCGCGGCACGCGTTGCATGTCACGTATACTTTGTAGCGTTTTACCCACATTTTGCCGTTATAGTGCGGCGTGCCGTCTTCTTTGCTGACGGTTTTTGTCTTTGTTTTATGACAAAACGGGCATTCCGCAATGTTCTTTTTTGTGTCTTCCATTTTGGTATATCCTTTCCTATGTTAGGGTATCAAGGTCAAGGCTATCAAGAGTTGATAGCCTTGAGTTTTTCTTCGACGTATTCCTTGAACTGTTCAACGAACATGTCAAAATAACGGGAAAATAAGTCAAACGTCTTATCGGCTTCTTCGAACAGGTCGAGCTTTTCGGCTACACTTTTACGGTCCCATGCGGAGTAGTAGTTCTCATAGTCAGAGCTTCTGTATAACCCTTCCCATGAATGGAAGCTTAGTGAGAAAAACTCGCTGTTGGTTTTATAGCCGTTTTCTGTGACGGGCTTATAGAATACAACGTCGGTGCAATGTGTGTTCATTGCTACGGTGTACCCGGTCTGACGGTTGTAGCACTTGTCACTATGTTCGATAGTGATCGTGTTGTTCTCCAGCCAGATGGCAATCTGTCCGTTTTCCGTAGGGATGACAAACGGCAGTTTTCTGTTCATTCTGAGAATGTCAGAAATGGTCATGATATCATGTATGAGCTGGAGTCGGTCCTCAAAGAACTGTTTCCATCTGTCTTTGAGGGGTTTGACGTTGATGAAATGGTTGATGTTGTTTTGGACAGACCTTCTGAGGTCTTTGATTTGTTCATTGAGTATGGTGTTCTCTGTCATGTCGTATCCTCCTCATGATTTCTTTTATAATGTGGGAACTGTTGGTCATATGTTGATATTCTCCTTTACAGCGGTTAAGGCTCATCGTCGTTCATGAAGCTTTTTGTTTCGGCTGCGAGCTTTTCAATGTATTCATCAAAATACAGGTCAAGGTCGTTTAGCGTCTTTTTGGTAAGCTCAGTAAGCGTTTTGGCGGTATACATGTTTGCTGTTCTATGTTGATTGATATGATACATGTTCGGATTGTTGACGATTTTGTGTGTGCGGTTCTTGGTATCGTATTGCACAACAAGCGCATTGTCGTTATCTTCAACCCATGTAATTGTTACGATGACAGAGTCGTTTTCGTGTTTGAAGTCGGCGTTGACTGTTATTTCGTAGTCATCGCTGAGTAGGCAAAAGCTGACGACGTTTTCGTCAAATCCGAAGTGGTATTGAGGATGTTCGTCGAGCGATAGGTTAGCTATTGCAAGATTGACGATTGGTGTATCCCATAGTGCGCACGCATGACTGACGCTTTCGCGGATTCTGCAAACACTGACGATATCATCTAAACGTTTTTTCATGAACTCGTTGATACAAATGATAGTTGCGTCGGTTGTCGTTTCTCTCAGGCTTTTGACGTATGCCGATATACTCTGTTCGATACCTTTTAGCGTTTTGTTCATTTGTTTTCCTCTCGATTTCGAATGGGTATCTGTATGTTTTATTGTACTATATTTGTTATAGTTTGTCAATATAAATACAAGATATTATGCGATTGAGACTTCGTTTTTCAGTCGATTTCTGATTTCTGTCAGGAGTCGACCGAGATGGTTTTGCCCGTGTGTTGCACTTGCCATGCATTTGTGGCATTTACAAACACCCCAGTAGTTGTCGTGCCAGTAGTTTTCTTCGATAAGGGGTTCATCGCCTGTCGTTTTTAATTTGTTGGCGAACTTCCGATATTCGAACTTCTGAGAAAGCAGGTCTTTCATGACGTCGAGTTTTACGGCGTCCCAATCAGGTCGAAGCGTAACCGTTCTTCCGAGCTTTTTTGCCTGTGCCGGTGAGATGTTGGCAAACTGATACATATCCTTGGTATCAGCGCATTTTGCCGCCTGATATGCGTTTTCAACCGTGTTGAATCGAATACCATGGTGATAGATACCTGTCGGTACGTAGGTGAAGTTGCTCAGAAACGCTTTTTCATCTCTAAACATATGATGTTTTCTCCTTTTGTCTCATTATAAGGATTTTGTTTGTTTTTCCTGTTTTGCGGTTTACCGGCGTCGCATTGCGTCGGACGAAATCCTCACGCAAATACGCGAGTCGCGGTTTGCGCCGATAATAACCAAGTTTACAACCCAACAAATGTCCTTTCTTTCGGAACGATGTTTTCTTTTTTTATTTTAGTGTGCATATTTATTCTGATGATTTGTTTCCGTCTTTTTTCTCTTTAGGAATTAAAAATGGATTTTTTCGTTTGTTTTTGTCTCTTTTTTATTTTCTTTTACAGAATAATCTTTGGTCAAAACTCGGCTCGTTTTGTTACTCTTTTTGTAATTTCTCTGTTACTTTTGTTACCGTTTTATTCTCCTAAAGAACTTTGGGTAAAAACTTGTATGGGTAATCACAGTTTTTTCACAGTTTTTTCAAAAAAGTGTGAGTGGTCAGTTAAGGTCAAAGAGTGTTAAGAAATACAGAAGATAAGAGGGCTGATGAGACTTTTGAAAATACAAAATAGAAAAATGGTAATGTATGGTAAAAATAAATTGTGATATATAAATTATAGATTATTACTATAAAAAAGGGTTATACAGTCACAGTTTCACACTTTTTTTCAACTTCCGCCATGGGATTTTTTTCGGTAACGAATTTGTAACTTTTTCAACCCTATTTTTTCGATGTATTTCGTTACACAAATCGTATGTATGTTCGAATTATTATCACTTTTTTGTATGCAAAAAATATGCATGAAAAATGGTTACAATTAGCTCAAAAAAACTGTTCTTATATAAGAATTTCGAAAAAAGTGTGATTTCGTGAGTTCTTTTTTCGTTTTTTCAGCAATAATCGAGAAAAAATGGTTCACTGTTTTCTTTTAAAGAAATAAAAAACTGTGATTTTGGAACGTATGTTCCCCACCCTATTTTGTGATTTCTTCGATTATTACTTAAATTTTAACGTCACACTTTTTATTTTAAAAACTGTGATTTTTTTCTTCGTTTTTTGCAGTTTTTGACTAAAGTCACTTTTTTCATTGTATTTGTAACGAAATGCTTACACCACTGCAATCCTTTTGTTATCTTTGCGCCGTGTTTTTGTTACTTTTTTCTTTTTATTTTCCTGCATGATTATGCGTTTGTGTTCTGAGTGGCTTCAAAAAATTCTTGATAAATTTTCAATTTGTGTTATGATGATATTGTAAAGAGCTTGAGTATGAAAGAAAGGATTGATTTTGTTATGCGTGATATTGTTAATTCTGTTTTTTCGACAAATGATAAAGACGATGACAATGTTAAGTACACATTGAACCATCGAATCAACGATTTGAAGGATAAAGAATTTTTCGACGGAGAGTTGTCTGTTGCGGAACAGCGTGAGCTGCATTTGTTATCGATTACAAACGATGTATTGTTCCGTTCGATTTCTTCAGAGATACGCAATGAGCATCCCGACGGTTCTTTGTCGCCTGACGCTATGCGTGGTTTTATTTACAATCGTTACTTTGGTTTTGTAAAAGGTTGTCCCGCTTACAGTACGAGTATTTCCCCTGAGGAGAATGTTCGTCGTATCTTAGAATCGGCATTGTCCGATGACATTGTTTATGACGGCGCGACACAGGATGACGTTCCCTTTTCGTTTCTCGATAAGGACTTTATTAACAATCCGGCGTATACGGCAGAGCAGCGAAAGGATACCGTCGCGATTCTTTGCGAGTTGCGTGACGCTTGCGGTTTTTCTCCTGATTCTTTTTTCAGCGTATCAACGAAGCTGCGTCCTTTGCCGTCGCCCCCTGAGCTGCAGGGACAGGATGCTTCTAAGTCAAAGCAAAGTCCATCGTATTGATATAAGCAGAAGCACCGCTTCTCCTGTAGGGGAGGCGGCGCTTAATTTTTATCACAAAAGAAAACCGAGGGATTTCCCTCGGTTTCTTTGTTATTGTACAACGATTCCTCTGTAGCATCGTTTGAGCGGCGCTAATGCGATTTTATCGGGGTCGTTGCCGTGATAATGTGGATTGTACCAGTCTTTGAGTTGGTATTTGATTATCAACGGTTCCGCCGCGTCCATACGATGTCCCGTTGTATGTTGTTTTGTTCTGTCGACAACATAACCGGGCATATTGGCGAGGACCGATACGATGTCGTTTACGAACGTATTGCGTCCTTGCAGCGTACCTGACGGCGCGTAGTTTTTAAACCATGCTTTGTATAAGTCATACAGGAAATCGAACGGTAACAGCGACCATTTGCATTCCGGCAGTATTTCGGATACGAATTGTCTGACGGGGTCGTTGTATTCTTTATATGCTTCGAGCGCTTGCTTACATGCCGCAGGCTCGGAAAGTGTGTAATAATTCATATTCAGCACTTTCCACAATACGTATTCGAGCACTTCGGGGCGATGGAGATAGTCGTTTTTGATATACTTTTTCTCTCGTCCCGTAAAGCTTTTTTCGAACGGCACAAAGATTTGTCGGCGATAGAATGAATCGGACTTATCTTTGATGCGTGGCATTTCGTTCAGGCACTGTACCATAAAGCCGAAGAATTGATATGCGATAGGCGCTTTGAACTTTCGGTTCAGCGCGATAACGTCGTTCGTGATGACCGCTTTGAGATTTGCTGCTTTGTCAATAAATGAACCGACGTTGTTTTCATCGACGATGATCGCCGTCGCGCGCGTTAACGGTTCAAGCATGAAGTCCTTGCTGAAATCGGAGATGGGAATCGAAGCGTAAGCACCTTCTCCACAGATATTTCGCATTAATTCGCATAACGTACCTTTGCCGTTGTTGCCGACGGTAGAGTAGAACCACGCGCTTTTGTTCCATCTGACGTGAGGTCTAATGATAGCACCTAAGATTTCCCATAACAGATTGGTGATATCTTTGTCATCTGATAAGGATTCCATCCATGATTCGACGTCCCATATCGTTCCGTCCGACGCGTCGAGAATTGACGGGTTCTTTGGGTTGTCGACATAGTCAACATGAGATTTTGATATGAATACTTTATCAGGTGTGAACGGTGTGAGTTTTTTTGTGCTGTAATCAAATATGCCGTTGTTGACGGCTATCAAATCACGCTCCTCGCAGCGTTTGACGCGCGGAGCTTTGATTTTGAGTTTGTACAGCACCTCTTCCATCTCTTTTTTTGAGATATTATAGCTGTACAATGACATGATATCCTGCAGGATTTTTTCGTCTGTGACATAAATACCTTTGTTATATCCATCTGTTTGGTATAACGCGAGCAGATCATAGCTTGTATCGGCGTTTTCGCCCGCGCAAGCGATATTTCTTATGTGATATAGTTTTAATAACACTTCGGTAAGCTGCGATGTCGACAATTTATCGGGCATGCGCCATTTGTCGCCTTTGTCTTTCGTTGTGTTTTGTACTTTGAATTCGTTTTGGACACATGCGAGCAGCTCTGATTGCAACTTTTGGGGTGACGGCGGGTTTTGGCAGTCAATTCCGTCTAAGTATTTTTCCGTGACGATGCGCATGGCTTCGTCTTTGGTAATACCGGACATATATGTCACCTCTCTTTTTTCTGATTCGCTCGCCGTGCTCAGTTGCCGGAGGTGTTATATTCGCCGTTTATGTATTTTATATACTGTTCTTCCGTATATAAACGATAGCCTGTCGGTGATGTGACCGACGGCTTGAGGATTCCTTTTTTGTCCCAATTCCGCAGGGTTTGCGGATGAACGCCGATTTTTTCGGCGAATTTTTTGACAGTGTAATATTGTTCTTTCAAAAATGCTCTCTCCTTTGTTTTCGTGGTGATTTCCATTATATAAGGTTTTATAAGGTTTGTCAAGGTTTATAAAGGTTTTTGTAAAAAAAAGATATCCAAACATTGAGCTTGCGAATATGTTTGGATATGTGTTTGTTTATTAAATCGTGACTAAGGATTCACGCGTTACATTTATTGTATAAGCGTCAAGGTTTATAAAGGTTTTTGTAAAAAAAAAAGATACTCAAACATTGAGCTTGCGAATATGTTTGTTTGTTAGAGCTTGACATCGTTTGTATTTTGTATATAATTAAAATTGAGTTTTGAGAAAGGATTTTGGTTTATGCAATATGAAATCATAGGCGGTAACCTGCCCGCTGTTATTTGTTCTCTTAAAGCGGGTGAAGAGATTGTTTGTGAAAACGGCGGTATGTCGTGGATGGACGATGTTTTTTCAATGAAGACGAAGGGCGGAGGTCTCGGCAAAATGCTCGGTCGAGCTTTTACGAACGAGTCTGTGTTCCGTAATATTTATCACGCGAATCGTGATGGCGATATCGCTTTTGCTTCGTCTTTTCCGGGTGAGATTCTCGCGATTGAAATCTCGAACGGCAGGTCCGTTATTGCGCAGAAAAGCGCGTTTTTAGCCTGTACGCCCGGCGTCGATATGTCTGTGTTTTTCCAAAAGAAGCTCGGCGCAGGTTTTTTCGGCGGTGAGGGTTTCTTGATGCAGCAATTCACGGGTAACGGTATCGTTTTCTTGGAAGTCGACGGCGCGCTTCAGGAATATGAGCTTGAAGCGGGTGAACGTTTTATTCTTGATACAGGTCATCTCGTGATGATGGACGCTACCTGTAAGCTAACCGTTGAGTCAGTCAAAGGTCTGAAGAATAAGTTTCTCGGCGGCGAAGGTCTTTTTAATACGGTCGTCACCGGTCCTGGTAATATTTATCTGCAGACGATGCCTATACAGAAGACCGCGTATGTTTTGTTGTCTTGTGTTTCGCAAAATAAGTAAAAAGATTTATCCCCTTGTTTTAGCAAGGGGTTTTTTTTTTGCTGATTTTTCTGAGATTTTTGTTGCATTTGTTTTGCCATCGTGATATAATCATCTCAGTAATTTTTGTTGATAATCGAGGTGTTTTTGTGTCACGTTCTTACTCTTTTTCGGGTTTTTCTGTTTTGAGATTTTTTTCTTTCGGTATTTTGATTATCGGTTTTATCTTTCTGTTTGTGTTTATTCTTTTATGCGTTTCTCAAAACAAGAAAACAAAGGCTTGTATTCATCGTGTTCCCGGTGAGATTTTGTCGACAGGTCGCAGAAATATCGTTCACCGTTCGGCAGGCGAAGGGGATTTGAATCAATATCCGCTTGTTCGATATGTCGTTAACGGCGTCGTTTATGAGCGTATATGGAACTATGGGCAGACAAAGGCTTTTCCTAAAAACGTGTGGGTTTGGTGTAATCCTAATAACCCCGATGAGTTTTATCTGGAAGGTTTTTCTGCGCCCGCTGTTATTAAATGGGCAATGCTCGCTGCTTTTATCGGATGTCTGTTTATCGGTTCTATCCTTTTGTTTGTTTCGTTTTCTTTTTGATTTTTTGTATACGGGATTGAGGTCATATTGATGTTTAGTACATTATCAAAGAATTTTTTTATTTCGGTTTCATCCTTGGTTCTGGTTGTTCTTTTGATATTTTTATCATTTCCGTTTGCGACGGTATCCGCGACGTCTGACAACGATGCTGCGGAAGATGATTCTACCGACGTGCTTTATGAAGCACGTGTCGATGATACGGATGAGGTTTCTGCTTGTCGAAGGAAATGGCCGTCCAATGCTGATCGCAGTGGTTGTTTCGTAGCAAAAAATCAAACAGACGATCACGGTAATCTAAAGCGTTCTTTTGTTTTTCGTAAGAACTTTAAAAGTAATATGTCTAATACAGATGACGAGCCTTTGACAATCACAATCTCATCAGGTATCAGTTCAACGCCTTTGAATCGTTACAATGATGTGAGGCTTGTCATTGATTATTTTTCGTGTTTCTCTCATACATCTTTGATGAAGACTGATGGCTTGCAGATTTTTGTTACTGATTCTAACGGACATCGCCACGGTCCTTTTGGTTTGTATTATTGGGAATTTACGGGACTATATGAGCGTTCATCTTTATCTCAGTCTGATTACAAATATTATGAGCGTAATTTTAATCTGATAAGTGATACGATTTCAATTGACGATGGCGCCGCTATCAGTCAGATTGATATTTTGCCCTACGGAAATTATCCTCAGTACATTAATACAGATGTAACTTTTACGGGCGATTGGCGTACGACGGGTGACTTTAATTTTTCCGGCGTCAAGCTCGTTGGTTATAAAGATTCTGTTTATGAGAAACCGTCGTATGTAGAAACCGATACAATCGACGAGACTGAGGAGGAAGAATTACGCACTGAAATCGTTCAGGAGATGTATAACGAAGCGACTTATAAGTGGACACCTGATAAAGAGGCACGAGACGTGCGTACGTTGGGCGATACGGAGAGAGTTGTCGCTCGATATATACCGGGTGTTTCTTATTACGGTCTTCCGTATACGCAACGAAACCGTGTTACCTTGGGGGTTTTTGACGGTCTTTGCGAAACGACGTCTGATTCACCTTTGACGCATGTGTTACATGTACCTGATGATATGAATAGGCTGCCGGGGCAGGATTGTTCTTATTCCGTGAGTTTTGCGCAGGGTAGATATTGTGGTGATATGGTCGGTACTGATTGTGTGTCGAGAGCGTTCGACAGCCATCTTGTTACTCCGCTTGGCAATCTAATTTTGTCCGGTACGAAGCGTTCGACTAAGATAGTTCCGCCATCAGCGTTTCTTAATGGCGGTTCATCTGATGTTGTTTTCGATTCGTTTGATTATAAACCGGGCACTAATGAGTATTATACCGCTCAAGATTTATTTGAGGCGTATGCCGAGTTAAAGCCTGCTGATACGATTTCGTCACATACGTCTAATTATTCGCATGTGAGGATGGCTTCAGGCTATCCGCATGTTGTCAGAGATGAGTCGGGTAATATCGACGGGGAAGCGAGTTATGTGATTTGCACGGACATCGCTATTTCGACGGCGGGTCCCGAGGCTTCTGTTTCCGACGAATATAGGCTTTCTTCGACAGATGTCATTGTTCCGTTTACACCTAATCCCGATTATACAGATATCTCGTCACTTGATGACCTTTCAGGTGTGACGAAATGTTTTAATGTAAATCGGAAGGTATCTTTTCAAAAGCTGTTGAATACTGATTTTGTTCCTGCTCGATTGAATGTCTTTGTTAACAAGGAGCGTGACTTGCCGTTTATCGAGGTTTTGCAGCCTAATACAATTGACGATATTCATGACGGTCTTAAGGGTACAGTTTATTCTAACTATCCTTTGAGCGAAATCAAGTATGAGTTGGTTGATTGCGCTACAGGTAAAACGGAAACAATAACTGAGTACCCTGAACACAGTAAAGGAAGCTTGGAAAGCGGTTTTGTCGGTATTTATTCGCTTTGTTTTAATGCAGAGGCTTCGACAAAAGATAAAATAACTGATTTTTTGGACCGTGTTCATGATTTCCGTTTAAAGATATCAGCTCATGCAGGTGATATCGAAAAGACTGTTGTTGATATCAGCACCATCAGTGCCGATGTTCTGCTTGAGGCTGCTGTAAAGGCAACAATGGATGCCTACTATAACAGGGGAATTGATTTGCAGTATTGTACTGCTCGAAAGACCAATTATATGGCGCCTGAGCAAGCGACTTCGCAATATATGATGCATACCGTGTGTTCGGGCTTTACTTTCTTGGAATATTATAACGGGCTTGGTATATCAATACCGTTTGCCGTGCAGAATATGCTTGCGTATGCTAAGGCTTATTATGACCCAAGTGCCGTTGACGCTAATGGCGTTGTAGAATATTGGGAACGACAGGATAGTAAGCCCTTTGTTTTTTACGATAATGAGGGCAACGAAAAAACTGTCTCGCCTTATCATGAGAACGGGAATATCTCGGATGATATTGTTGCGTATGGTAATTATTTGTTAAATGATGTTGGTCTGCGTCCCGGTGATGTTATATGTTGGTCCCATGGTGAGGAAGCCTCGGGTCGCGGGCATACTTGTATGGTTTATGATTTGGTTCGTGATGAAAACAACAATGTTGTCGACGCGCTTATACGAGAGTCAGGCAGCAATTATGACAAAAACACGACAAAGATACGTGACGGTGAAGCCGCTTTTGTCGGTTTGAGTTATGCGGAACGTAATAACAGTGTTACGGGTATCGTTGAAGGAACAATTACGGAACGCAATCTTATCTATTATCGTTACGGCTCGGAAAGACGTCCGCCTGCTTTGCACAGTTGCAGGGATATGAATAGCTTTGCTATTTTGCGTCCTGTTCTTCGAGATGAATCAGGCAATCCCACGTATCAGTATTATGCTACGAAATATGAGGACGACGATAACAGCATTTACGGTTGTGTATGTACTGATCGTACGTTAACAGACATCACAATACCCGCGCCCACAATGTCGAGATTGAGATATGAAGATATTTATATCGAGAAAACAGTTAATAAGGCTGCCGATGGATATAATTATAACAGAGGTGTGGTGCAGCCCGGAGATTCGTTGACATATTCTCTTTTGATTGAAAATCGGGGTAAGTCTACTTATCGACCTTTTGTTGTACGGGAAAAGATACCGTCGTGGAGTTCGCTTGAATCAGCGCCAAACGCTTCTGTTTCGGACAATGAGGTGGTTTGGGACGTCAATGATGAATTATCTCCCGGTGAGCGATTGACGTTGACTTTTACAGTTCGAGTGTCAGATCGTGTTGAGTATTGCGGTAAGAAGGTCATATCTGAAGGATATGTTGATAATATCGCGACGTCTACTGTTGAGACCACTATTGGTTATAATTTGAATGATGAACAGAAACAGAGTCTTTTGTCGAGAATGACAACGTTGCTGCATGATTCACAGTTTGGTGGTTTGTCCGGTGCTGATTTTGTCGAGGATATCTATAACAAAGGTCTTAGTTTTTCTCCCGGATTGGCTGATTATGATATCGATGACCTTGTGAAACAGCGTATGCGGCATCATTTTTGGTATGCGGACAAGAAGAAGTCATCTATTTATCTGAATGAGGATAATAGTTATTTTGATATGCTTCTTCCCGGTTATTATGGTGGTTTGTTCATTAAAGAGAGGGCAGACGGTAGTTTGTTTCAACGGCTGAAAACATACGAGCAGCCGTCTCGTTTGGGTGAGAGGACCGATAGAGCGCCTAATATTCGCAGTGATAACTTCCAGACGGGTGACATTTTGGTTTATCGCAATGAGCAGACCGCCAAAAAGGCTTATCCGTCTGAAAGCGGGTTTTATTATTTCATGTATGTGGAAGAGGATGATAAAATCACGGTGAACGGCGAAGAGTTATTTGGATTTATCGGTATAAAGGAAGAGAAAAAAGACGGCGAATCTGTTAAGTCTATCTATCGTTTGTTTGGTGATTTGTCACCGAAAATCAATTCGGCAAACGAGCTGAAGGTGTTGTTCGGCAAGGACGTTTTTACGGTTCTTCGTCCGAGCTTGCGTCTGAATAAGACAGGCACAGATACCACCGCACCGAGCGCTGTTGTTTCTTACAGTTCAGATGTTTATACGACGGAGCCTGTTGACGTCACTATAGATGCGGATGAAACCGTACAGCCTGTTGACGGTTGGGTTTTGTCGAATGACGGAACGCGTTTGACAAAACGTTTTCACGAAAACGGACAGGAGACAGTTGTTCTTTTCGATGAAGCGGGTAATCGTACAGAGGTAAATGTCAGTGTATCTAATATTGTAGAATTGATAATGCCTGATACAGGCGGTATGGGTTCTGCATTGTATTATATTATTGCGTTTGTTTTGCTTTTGTGTTGTTTGCCTTTTGTTATTTTTATACGAAAGCGTATTCTTTGATAAAAATCCCCTTTTCGTTTTGACGGGAGGGGATTTTTTTCTTGTAAAATATCGATTTGTGTGTTATACTTTTTTTGTAGGATATAAAGGTGGTGTTTTCGCATGTCGAATAACCGTTTTTATGACGCGTCTGTCGGTCGTTATATCAGCGAGGATGAAGCGTTATCTCGTGGTTTTGATTCGAGAAAATCGCTTGATGACGGAAACGCTCGTATTCGTCATGATGTCGAAGCGAATCCTCGTCAGCGGGCTCGTCGTTTACCGCGCAACCTGCCGGAGGAATATGAGTTTTCGGATGATTATCAGTTCGGTGGTTAATTTTTTGGGAAGGATGATGTGTTATGCGTTTTTTAAAAAGAAACAAAGCAATAAAGTCTAAAAGACAAACAGCAAAGGATTTTGCCAAGAGTGAGCATGCTCACTATTATAAAGACTATAACGACCCTCGTAATATAACAGATGGGGACGGTTGTTCTTATACTGTTTTTCCCGCGTACGCTTTGGTGAATATACAGCCTTGGGCGAATGAGCTCATGCGTAAGAGGGGCTTGTTTTCCCCTGCCGTAAAGAAGGGTGACTGTATCGGTTTTATGTCGTTTGATTCTTCTTATGAGGATATGTCTTATGGCTCCCCCAATACTGTTGTTTTGGGAACCTCACGCATATCCGGTCGTTCTTATGTCGGCGACAGCTTTGTGCGCGGTGATGTTTCCGGTTCTTATGTTACGAAGAGTAATGTTGGATTTGGTTCGTACATTTCGGGTTCTATTGTAGATTCTTCTACGGTTGATTTGGGATTTTCGCCTTCTGCTAATTCCAATATCATGTTGAGCGTTCTTGACAACGCGCATGTGTCAGGCTCGAAGATTTCTTCTTCTTCTGTTTTTAAAAGCAATGTTGACGGCAGTACTGTCGATGCTTCTGATATAAAGGTGGATAGTGTTGTGCATGAATCTTCTGTCAGGGGCAATTCTTCAGTTTATAACAGTAAGTTATACAGCGCGGAAGTTCAGGGACATACGTCAGTTTCTCAGTCTTCTTTGGAGCGGATGAACGCTTGTTCTTCGCAGTTTCACGGTTCTCATGTTGTTCGGGGCTCTTTTGACCAGTCAAACATTCGGTTCAGTACGTTGAATTCCGCAGAGGATTCTACTTTTCGTCGTGCAAATATCTATAAGAATGAGCGACAGATGCCTGCGGTTTTGGAGCATGTTGCGCCGACCGCTGACTCTTCTGTTTCGCGAGAGTATGAACAAATCAGTTTTGATTAATAAATTTGTAAAAAGGTATTGACAATTTTTTACATATAGTTTATACTCTATATGTGATTACTCATTTCATGGTGCGCGTGTGGGCTCCGCGCACAGAATCCTCCTTATTTTGATATATTGCAATTCCGTCGGTTTTGGTGCAACCGGCGGAATTGTATTTTTGTATAAAAATTCTTTGACAAATTTATATTTCGGGTTTATAATACAAGCAGAGACAGAGACGGATTTTTGCTTTGTGATTGAATACGGGTTTCGAAGCAGAAATGCACTGTCGTTTCTGCTTTTTTATTTTAGATTGGAGGCTTTTTATTATGAGTGTGTTGTTAGCCGACCCGATACAAAGACGTAACGAAGCGAGCGAGCGTTGCTATCGTAATCAGCTCCGTACCGACAGAGGTGTTGTTTCCGGTAGGAACGCTGTTTACAGCGGTCAGTCTACCTATTCACCTTTCGTACGTCGTCTGTTGAACGAATCCGTTTTTCGTGAGGCGATGTTTTCATTAAACGAGACATTACAGGCCGAAGGAGAGCGAGGTATTCCTTTGTCTTACGCTCGTCAGCTGCATGAAGAGTTTATTACAACAGGTATGTCTTATTTCTCTGACGATACGCTGACAGCGTTTAATATGCGAAAGACTATGCCGATTGATATGGATAATATCACGGCAAGTAATTTCGCTAACGCTCTTCGTGCGTTTATCAAAGCCAAGACAGGTCGTGATGACCTTGACTGTTTGTCTAATGACGGTCTGTCTAAGATAGCCGGTGATGTTCGTCAGTCGTTCGCTCGTGGTTTTGCTCCGTTGTCTCCTTATGATTCACGCTTTTTCATGTGTGAATGGGCTTTGTCATCCAATGGTTCTGCTGTTTATGCGCCTGTCGGTGATAAGGATAACGGAAACGGCGGTATGTCGTTGTGTAATGCTTCCGGCATCCCTTATATGGATACCGATATGAACGCTTTTTATGAGAGAATTCCTCTTTATGCGTCGCCCGACGCTGATTCGATGTTGGGAGAAGACGGTCGCGTTGTTACCCCGAACAGTGATACGGCGCCTATGGTTCTTCGCAGTGAGAATGACCTTTATGGTCTTTCGTATCTGCACCGGTATGTTCCGCAGAAGAATCCCGAGTCGATTGAGAATATTGACAGATGGGTAAAAAGCTCCGGGTTTCCTATGTCTGAAACAGCGATTCGTTCGAGTGTGGCTATTTTGCATCATTTGAATGATAAGGGTGTTTCTTATACGATTGAGCCTGATACGAGTTATGCCGCGGGACATGTTAACGCTGTTACAGCCAATAAGACACACATTCGTATCACGAGTCCTTCGAATTATGAGAATAATATCGGTCGTTGTTATAATGGCGGTCTTGTTTATTACGCAAGTACCGATCAAACGGTTCCTGATTATGAATTGGGTCAAGACGGTCGTTACCGTTTGGAGGATGGTAAGAAAATACCGAAGGTTCGCACAGGTAAAGACGGTCGTCAATGGCAGGGTGAGGTTCGCGCGGAATATATGATTCCGATTGAGGACAGGTTAGCTGTTGTTGATTATGCCGTCGGTGTGACTCCCGATGTCGCGAATCTCGGTGAGTTTGGTTCTTATAACACAACGATGTACAGCCGTCAGGCGAGGATGAATATTCCGTCTGTCCGTCAGAACAGTTTTTATCATACGACAAAGCAGGGGCATCGGATGTTCAGAGCCGATGTGAAGCCGTTGCCGAATCGTTGTTTTGTTCGTCGTAATAACCGTAACCAAGCGCTTGGCATTGACGGTTTGCCGATTTCTTATGCGACGAGCAATAAGCCCGCGCAGATGTCTACGACGAATAAGGTACACATGATTGTCGACAATAAGCGTCGATATCGCAATATTTCCTTCAGTTCAGCTGAGGAAGCAAATCAGTTCATTATGGAAGCTGTTGATTCCGCGAAGCTGATGTTCGCTTCTTCTGTCGATATTGACAGGTTGTTGGATGAGGCTGATACGCATGGTATGGATTATACGCCTGTTTTCGATGAAGACAGCGTCATCTCTTCTGTGCAGCAGTCGTTCTGGGCATTGATTCGTCAGGCACAAGAGGATGATGGTTCCTCTTATGACCGTGAGCTGACCAAGGAACGCTTGATGAGTCAGCTTTCCAATCAGTTTATGCCGGAGCGCATCGGTTATTATAATTCGCCGGATGATTGTCTTATCAATCCGTTATTGGTGTCTCGCTATATGACGACCACCAATACGACAGGCGATATTTCGCATAGAGCGTTATCCGCTGCTTTTCTCGCCGCGAATGTGTCTCGTGATAAGTTCAAAGGCGAGGGTTCTTCGTTCAATGCTTTTTGCGAAGGTCTTGTTCAGTTTGATGAAGCTTCACAGACTTCGCTGAAGAACCTGCTTGATTCTTATCAGGATGGTCCGCAGAAGGAAATCATTCAATCTGTTTGTGATTCGCTTACGAACGCTATCACGGCGACAGGTTGTGATTTTGATTTATCAAAGGATGCCTTTATTGATGATAATGGTATCATCAAATATAAAGCACGTCGTATCGTTGTTGATGATTTGAATAAGTCGATGACAGGCACGAATATCTCTTATGAGCCTGTCGAAGGTACTATCGGGCAAGTCTTTTTGCCTGATGGTATGGGTTTGATTGAGACGAAATTCAATCACGACGATAATTATTTGTTTGTACCTGACTATGAGGCGGATATTCTTCCGCAAAAGCCCGGCGAGAATAAGACATACGAGGAGCGTTTATGTCTGCGCGGTTATGCCGATGTTCTTCATGATTTCATTACAGCTCGTGTTCGTTCGGATATCGTAAAGGGTGTGCCTGATTTCGAGAGCAATACCGCTCTCAATCGTACATATCGTATGTTGCGCAGCGAGCGTTTTCCGCTCAATATTCTTGAGAAGAATAAGCGTACCGGTATGTCTCCTGAGCTTTTCGACGATAAGATTTATACATTGTCTCGTCGTTTTCATTTGCCGAGCATATATGGCAATTCTACTATTCGCGCGGCTTCCTTGTACGCGTTATCCGACCGTAAGGGGCTTGCGAATGATTTGAATATCACAGACCCGTTTGTACGTTCCGGTTTTGAAGATATTTCTATTCTGACCGATAACGGTTATACCTCAAAGACCGTTACGAGCGTCAATTCGTCTATGGGTTTGAATCGCTGTCTTTCTGACGGCGCCGTTCTTCAGAAGCGCGGACAAAACAGCGGTCATTTGATTATTCCGACGGATGACGAGGAATTGAAGGAAACACGCTTGGTGCGTAATCATATGCCTTACGCTCAGTATTCTCCGACGGACCGTGATATGATGCGCGCAAGCAATTTGCTCTCGTGTCGTCGTGTCGCTCCTGCTGTCGGCGCGTTTGCGACTATCGGTTGTTATACGATGAATGACTCCGTGCTTTTTTCGAAGCGTTTTGCTGAGGAAAACGGCGTCGAGGGCGTCAATGCTGTGTTGACACAGCTCGGCTTTGATGATGATAAGCTGCTCGATTCTCTCGATGACGCGATTGAGATGCGTTCTCTTATGTCCGGTGACAAGGCGTCTGTCGGCGGCGGTAATAAGGCGACTGCCGCTCGAATCGTCGATACCGATGTGCCTGAACGTAATGCTATGTATTCCGGTCATTATATGCCGTGGAAGCTTTTCAAGGATAATCCGTCGCTTGATTTTGTTATGTCTCCGCAGACCTTCCCCGGTCGTTTTGACGGTTATACGACACGTGAGGCGATGGACGGTTACGCGAAAGGTAATGTGCCTGACGGCGGTGTTTTGCATATTGACGGCAAGGACATTCCCGGCGCTTTGTGCCGTTTGGATGTCATTATCAATGAGCAGACAGCTGACAGCAAGCTTCATGTTTATGACGCTCATTCCGGTAAGGGACGTTCTGCTTCGGCGCAGCTGACTGCAGCCTTGATTGCGAACAACGCGAAATCGATTGTTCGTGAGTTCAAGGGCTCCGACGTCGCTTCATTTGAGCGTTTGCGTGAGAGTTTGATTCCTCTCGGCTTTGACGTAGATGAATACGGCAACGCGCATTTAGGCTATTCCGAGCACGAGGGCGAGGAACGTAAGGTCGTTCGTTTGCCCGAGCTGCAATATACAACTAATGAGAACGGCGAGCGTATTGTTGATAAAGAAGCGATGCGTAATGAGATGTTCTCTCAGTTGAATTCTTACGGCGGTTTTATCGAGGTTCCGTTCCAGATGACGCTTCCGTCCGGTATGCCGTTGATGGAATCTTACGGTGATGACGGTCAGCCCAACGGTAACTATTTGTTGCCGCTGTTGCCTCCGTATTTGCGTTCAGGCTTCGATAGCAACGGCGACGGCCCTGATATTTATCACGGTTATACCTATGCCTATCAGCGTATTTTGATGAATTCGTTGGAATATAAGGCGTTGCAGGAGAACCAGAGCTCTGTCGATGATTTCGGTAAGATGAACAGTCTTCGCGCAAGCATTGAGAAGGAGTACAGGAACTCCATCACAAATGATTTAGAAGCGAGAGTATTCCACAGTAAGCACGGTTTGTTCAAGCAGACGCTCGCGCGTCCGTTGCCGAATTCGGCGACTGTTGTTTGGGTGGCAAACCCCAGTTGCAAAATCGAAGAGATAACGATGGGCGCCAAGATGGCGGAGCGTTTGGGCTTTGTTGACGGCGATTACGCGATGATTTGGCGTGACCCGATTTTGTCTGACGGCGGTATCCGTGCTCCGAAGATTCATATCGATTCCGATTATGAGGATGTCGTCGGCGTCAGTCCGCTTTTGATGAAGTCATTAGCGGGTGATTTCGACGGTGATACGATCGGTATTACTAAAATCAAGGGTAAGCAGGCGCTTGATGAGTTGATTCGCAATTTCGGCGTTGTTAATAACGCGCTTGATACCCATTATGTTGCCGAGGACGGCAAATTCGATTTGTATTATGATACAGGTCTTGATATACAAGCTGTGTGCGACGCGCATCCTGAGCTCGGTGAGCGGCTTTCCGCTCTCCGTGATAAGTTCAATGATGATTATCATCTGCGTGATGAGAATTATATTGAATGGATGGCGACTAACGAGAAGCATTTCGAAGAGTTCAATGATTGGTACATTGACGCGCAGGAAGCTGACTGCGGTATCAACGTCATTCAGTTCGATAGTCTTGAGAATAATCTCCGTTCTGTTGCCGCTTGTATCGAGAACGGTTCCAAGGGTAAGCCCGATTCATTCGATAAGTATTGTCGTTATCTCGGCGTGACGTTTGACGCGGAGCGTGATGAAGACGGTCATATTTGTAAGGACGCCGACGGTAAGCTGATGGTTGATTATTCGACCATCAAGGATGAAGGTCATACGTTATCGACATGGGAAGACCGTGTCGCTACTCAGACAGCGTTATCCGCTAAGAACCAGTTCACAGGCTCTTACGGCAAACAGACACAGCATATCATTACAGCAACGCTCGGTGCGTTCTTTGACGGACCGTCTGCTTGTGAGGGTAAGTCCGCGTGTCGTGCCGGTATCAATATATCTGAGGGCATGACACAGTCTGCTTTGAGCGCAAAGCACAACGTCGAGCAAGCTCGCCGTTTGATACATAACGTGTTGACATCGGATTCTCCGTTGAAAGCGTTGTGGGCGGGCAAGGCAATCAAAACGTCTGTCAATGCTGACGGCAACCCTATTTGGATAGCCGATGAAGCAAGAGCAAAGGACCGTTTGTCTCCTGAAGAGTGGAAGAAACAGTTTACTGATTTCGCTACGAGTCCTTTTGGTTGTGACGCTGCTGTGAATCCTGAGTATATGGATTTGATATCTCGCGCGATGACTTTGACCGATAATAAGGGTAATAAGTATATCGGTAGTATCGAGCGTGTGGCAACGCATCGTTCTGAGATTCTGGAGCAGGCATATCATCCGAATCTGAAGAGTTTTGCTTCTCATATCGCGGAAGCGGGCGGCAGCCTGAATATTTACGGTATCGATGTCAACGCAATAAAGCGACAGCTTTCCGGTATCGAAGATGCGTCAAAGGCGAAGGAGACGTTCGATAAGGCGTTGAACGACGGTAACGTCGCCTATGTCTACGCGCCTGAGTTGATTCTTTGGAACATCGCCCATGACGCCGCGCCTGAGGCGTTCAATCAGCTCCACAGTAAGGATAAGCGTGTTCAGAGTCGTTCTGTTGAGGGTGACTATCAAACACAGGCTGTTGCTGCGAAGGCAACGTCCGCAAGTGTCGGTCAGAGACCGAGGATACAGACTCCGTTTGATTTGGGATTCCATAGTGTGTCCAAAGCGAGCGATGCTCCTAATTATTGATTCTTTTGGTGTTGTACAATAATCACTCCGAGTTTGTGCGGCTTTCTGTTTGAGTGTAAAGACAAGTGTGTCTGCCGAGGTCTTACGGACATGGACAGGCGATGGTCGTCCCATCGACAAGGCCATGTCCTCCTCGGCGGCCGCTCAAAATCGGAGTGCGCTTAAAAAAAAAGAGGTGTTTTTCATGTCTGATTTTAATTTTACAAAACCTGTTTCCCCTATGTCCGTTCAAAGCAAGTATTACAGTGCTTTTTATTCCAAAGTATTGGGTGGTTATCGTCCCAAAGAGGATGCTGTTCCTTTTTTTGCTGATGATGTTCGTTTTGTTCTGTCACACCCGTCGTCTGTGCATGGGTATTCGTTTTCCCGTTATGACCTTGTTGACGCTGCGGCTCGGTCTTTAGCGGAGTGCTCTGATAAGGGTGTATCTGTCGCTGACGGTGGTGTTTCGTTGCATCGCGATTATTTGTTCTCTGACTATGATTATCATAAGGATGCTGTTTTCGGCGATGCTTCTTTATATCGTAACAGCGCGATTTCGGAACGTGCGCCTGTCGCTAAGAGCTTTGGTCAATATTTGTCGGATGTCTGTTTCGATATGTCGAAAGCAGATGAAGATATGGTTCGTTACGCAGGCGCGTTTTCTTATTTCGTCAATCCCGAGAACCCGAATCCTTTTATCGACGGTTATTCGTCGGATTCCGAGTTTTCGGCGGAAGAGTTTCTCGATGACGCGTTAGGTCATTTTGCTCTTTTCCGTCAACAGCATCCGAAGGAATCGTATGCTTTTATGCGTTTTATTACATATGATGAGATTTCGCTGCCTGCTTCTCTTTCCGCTTTGCGTGACCAAATGGCTGAGAAGGAAGATGCGTATCGTGCCGCTGTCGAGACGAAGACTGTCGATGCGAAGCGCGTTCCTTTTGATAAGCGCCGCGGACACGCGTTAGAGAATTGGAGTCCTGAGAAGGGCGACAATGGTTTTGATTATGAGGAGCATGAGCAATATGTCGACGGCGGCGACGGTTTGTCCGATGACGGTCCTGATTTTTAGTCGATTCGGGGGTGATTTTGATGGCTGTTGATGATTATGACAGGTATTACGGCGACGCCGTTAGAGAGCTGTATCGTTCGTTATATTTTAACCGAAATAATCGTACGGATGCTTCTTTGCTTTATGACGATTTGAGTGATATCGAAGGCGTCAATATTCATACCGACTTTGATAAGTATTGCGACATGTCGGCTGTTTCCTTTTCTTCCGAGGATATTTTTATGTCGCTTTGTTCCCGTGTTTCCGCAATAACGCACCGTGATATCGAAGATGTTTCTTCGTTTGCTAAATTCGCGGGGTTTGGTGAGTATCTCAGTGAATTGGGGGATATGCTGCACAAGCCGAAAGCACCTGTCGTGTCCGAACAGGAGATAGAAGATAAAAATCGATTATACGCGCTTGAGACGCAGTTCGTGACGAACGGTTCGTTTGCGTCAGAACAAAACCGACAGGCCTTTATTGATGTTTTCACCCGCTGTGTGAATCGTGATGTTCGTCATTATCGTTCAACTGAGGCTGAGATGCGCATTTCTTTCGATGGTTTTCTTCGGGCGAAAGCATCTCCTGATAATGTCGCTCGTGTAGATGGTACGGTGCGTTCGTCTCGTTCATTATTTTTTGATTATATGAACTGGCAATCTCAATTGTTCTTGGAGAAATATTCCTTATTTTCTCGCGTTCATGCCGATAAGGCGGTGGGTTTGCCTGTGTCGGATGATTTGATTTTGTCTCTCGGTGAGGATTATCAAACGTTTTTGCAATCGTATCGGTCGGCGGAAGTGTCTGTTCAAATCGACAATGAACCTTCTGTTGAAACGGAGGACAGCGTGTCAGGCTTTGACCGTGCCGATAGACCTTTGCCTTCTTTTGATTTCTCGTCGCCTGTTGAACAGGACAGGCAATACGATTGAGAAAGGAGGTTGCCTTTTGATGGCAAAAGCAAAGGCGCCTGTTTATTTTGCGGTTTTGACGCCTACTTTTCATGGTGTTTTTATGTCTCATGACGAGTTCGATGATAAGATAAAAGACGCGCCTGTTTCTCGTGTCAAGGGCTGTCCGTCTCGTTCGTTGGCGGCTCTTTGTTTACGCAAGCCTGATTATTTCGGCCTGTCAATAGAAGAAATCATTGACGCGGAACGTCGTCATGTTTTTATTGACGACAGCTCTCGCGCTTACGCGTTTATTGACGGTTCTTTCAATGAGAGAACAGGTGTATCGGGTTACGGCGGTTTTATTGATTATAACGGTTCTCGTTATGTGTTGTCGGGCTCTCAGCTTGCTGATAATAAAAGGCGCGGTTCTTTGGAAGCCGAGGTGAACGGTATGCTTGCCCTATTTGATAGGGTAAAGGAGCTTGACATTCATGACATCACTATCCATCATGATTGTATGGCTTGTCAGGATTGGGCACGGGGGAACGGAAAAGCGAGCGATTCATTGCGCAAGTGTTATCTTGACGGTATTAATATGCTTGATGCGAATGATATTATTGTTCGGTTTACGCATATCCCAAGTCATAAGACAAACAAGCAAGCCGAGAAAGCGGGCGTTCCCCGTTCAAAGAACTCCGGGATGGCTGTTGCTGATCGATTAGCGCGTGAGGCGGCGGGGCTTGCTCGCTTGCGACCTCTGCCGCGTTCGTTCTTTGATGTAACTAAGCGTTTTTCCGAGGTTGAGTTCGGTATTGTGTGAAAAATTCCCGAAAGTTCTTCTTTCGGGAATTTTTTTCTAATTTGGTTCAAAAAACCCTTGATTTTCGAGAAGAAATATGTTATATTAATGTCATGAAAGGATTTTTGTTATGAGACAGAGGATTAATCGGTCGGAGTTTCTCCGCCGTGTAACAAAGGATGTCGAGGCGTTTTATCCGTCTTCTTTTATGAAGCGTTTGGGTTTGAGTCGTCTTGTGACATGTATTTATGACGCGATCGTTAACCGTATTTTCCTTGAGTTGTCAGAAGGCAACGAGATATCGCTTCGTGATTTCGGTCGTTTTTATTTGAATAAACGAAAAGGACACGCCGTGATGGATTTTCAGTCCGGTAAACAGGGTAAAATCAAGGATTATTATGTTGTGAAGTTTGCTGCGTCGGCGAAGCCCCAAGAGGAGATTCGTAAAAAGTTGACGGAAGGGGGTAACGGTATTGTCGAAACAGGAAATGGTGAGTCGTTTGATGAAGGAGCACCCTGATGTGTTCTTTTCGCGAGTTTATGCTGAGAAGGCGTATGACGCTGTCATCAAGACATTGGCGAGCACACTTGTTGAGCGTGAGCATTTGACTTTGCCGAAAATCGGCAAGTTAGATATCGTTGTCCGTAAACCCCGTTACGGCACCGACCCGAGGACGCAGGAGCGTATTTTGATACCTGAGCACAGGGCTATTGCTTTTACGACAAGTGTTGCGATGAAAACGTTGCTGAACGAATAATAAGAGAAGGAGAGCGGTTCTTTGAAAAAGTGGATTTATGTTTTCGCGGGTATTGTTATCGGCGTTATTTGTGGCTATGGCACGATTTGTTTCATGCGTCATTTGGACGCCTTCGGCGCTTTAGCGTTAGGTTTCGCTGTTGTGATATTGGCGATTGTCATATTGTTATCTTCTCCGATGGGTTTGAACCTCGGTGAAGAATTGAATCGAATCCCATGTGAACTCGACGCGGCAAAAGAGGGCGACGACTATACACCCGTTGAGGGTGAGGTCGTTGCTGTGTTGTGCGATAAGGGTGTTCGGATTCGCAGAGACGGTAAGATTTATTCGGAGTTTTTCTTTAAGCGACTTCTGGGTTTAAATATTGCGGATGAGAGTATTATCGCAATGATAGACTGTAAGAAATATCGTTATTTATATGAGTTTCGTGTCGAGTCTGCTTTGAAGCGTAAGGTTCTCGATAAAGCTTTGCTGTCTCATGTAAACGAACGCAATGTTCGTTATGAATAAGGTGTTGTGCTTCTTTTAATAAGAAATCAAATTGAGTATACCTACTATACGTAGCTTTTTTCATTTTTATTTCTCCTAAGGATGAACCCCACGTGTATTTTTGCACGCGGGGTTTATTCTTTGCGTGTTTATGACGGTTATTCAGATGATAGCCGACGGTTCGTTCGCTGTGAATTGATTGAGGGTAGTATTGTTGAATAAATATCGGACTTTTTGTTTGTCAAAATTCTCTTGATTAATCATGGTTTTATGTTATAATGAAGCTATAAAGGAGAGTGATTTGTATGGCGCGACGATTAAGAAGAGACGGACCGTCAGGTAATAATAATTCACGGAGCGCGAATAGCGGTCGTGTTTCGATGAATACGGAAGACGAACGTTCCGCTGTTTATTGGCAGCATCGCAGAAATATTGACCGTGCTATCAATAACAATCAGTTGATAGATAGTTTGCATTTTGCGACAGATACATTTGGTTGGGATTCTCATCGTTGGGAGTCTTATTGCAGTGATTTTGTTAAGTCATACGAGAAAGACAAGACGCTGAAGGATGCCGATTTGCATTTGAGCTTCTATGATGTGCAGCGATTAATTATGCATGACTATATCGATAGGTCAATGCGTTTAGCGTGCTTTGCTCCGTTAATGATGCGCGGTTGCCGTCAAGGCGGCTTTGGCGAGTCGCTCGGTCGGTTTTTGTCGTATACCGCTGTGTCGAAGCTGTTTGCTAAACATGATGGTGTGTCTGATTTGAGAAAGAAGCAACGCGCAGCAAGACAAAACGATGATAAGTCATCGTTTGATTCGTTTAGTGGACGTCGTCGTTATTCTCAGTTTCAGCGACCTCTTGACGCTGAACGCGCGGCTATGCAGTCGATTGCGTTTTCCACAACGACATATCATGCGATGCGCAAGAAAGGTGCTGATATCGAAGGTTTACAGGAGGCATGGGAGAAAGCGCATGAAGCTTTGTATGAAGCCGCAGCTGCCGACGGCGTTTCCCGTGAGGATATTGACCGTTCGGTTCGTATTATTGCAGGTCAAATGTTTGAAGCCGACCCGGAAACGATGTCTTGGTTTACTGAGGTTTCGACAGGAGAGGCACAGCAAAGCGAGTATCGTCGTGTGACGAATCCTGACGGTTCGACAACGCTTCATTGGGATGGCGAGTTTTTCGACCCTGAGACGGGTGAGGATTTTACGGGAACATTCCATCCGAGACCGCCGCAAGGCTTGTCGACACATTTTGATGTTATGAAGGCTTATTTGCGAGCCAATATGAGAGAGTGGGACGACCCCTCTCAGTTTGTTGAGGAGTTTAAGAACCTTCGTATTGATGACGCTTTTGTTAAGCGTACGCAGAATATCGGATGGTCAATGTCGGAAGATGGTTACTTGTCTGAGGACATCAACGTTGTTGCGAAGTATGCCGCGCTTGAGTCGTTGTGCGAATACGATGCTGTCCAACAGACAAAGGCCGTGTTGACGAATGAACAGCCGTCATCAAGGGTTTGCGATATGTTTGTTGATAATCCGCAAATGATGCGGTATTATAAAGCGTTTTTCAATGATTATATGGAAAATAATCGCGACGCTATCAAAGAGCAATTCGGCGTTGATGTCGATTCCTGTAAGTACAGGGAGAGACCGCTTCATGTCGGCGAGGTGCGTGGGTTTGTCACCTATCCTGAGAATTATGTGCCTAATTTCGTTGCCGATTACGCGACGCTTGTTGATTTTGCGAAGGACCATGATTGTTTTGATTCGTCTCAGGCAAAGCCTGATATCAAAATCGATTATGAAGCGAGTCGTCCAATTCGTGAGGTCAATGAGCCTGCTTATCAGTCGATAGATGTTGAAGACAGCCATACGGATAGTCCTCATGGTCGGTATGTCACAATAGACTTTGATGATGTGAGAGATGTTGATGATTTTGATGATGATTATCAAATGTAATATCTTGAAGGAGTGTTGTTTATGAGTAAAGCGAAGCGTGTATTGCGAAGGGTGACAGCGAATCGTGTTACCGGCGCTGCAGGTAACGATACGAAAGGTCAGCATTCATTGGAGGAACAGCATCAGTATGACGCGAGTCATTTGGACTACGATGAATTGCGCGACGAGCGAAAGCGACAAGAAGCGGGCGTCGGTGAGTTCGAGGGCGTCCGAGACGAAAGGCGTGTTGCTTATGAAGAGGAGCTTTCGTCTGATTCCCGTGCTGTTGAGGCATATAACGAAGGTAAGCTTGATGCTATGAAACACGATACGCGAGCCGGTCGTAATCGTATCAAAGACGCTTGTTTTGAGGCGCTCAAGAAGGAAATCGTAAGCGATGGTCGTAAGTTGGCCAATCAGTCTGAGAATCAGGCTGACGATGCCGCTGTTGAACGGTTTGCGGGTGAAATTACAAAGGATGGTGATGTCGGCAAGTATCGGGAGAAGCCGGGTTATGAGTCGGTCGAGGACGGTTTGAACAAAACATTTGCTCGTATGGTTCCTGATTTACCGTCGCCTGATGTTGATACGCCTGATTATCAACCTGAGCCTTGATTCATTTATACAGAAAAGGAGTAATTTATTATGAGTTTATACGGAAAAGCCTACGGGCAAAGTGAACGTAAGTTATCAGAGGAAGTCGGAGCAACAATCACAAGCGCTTTTGATGATATCTTTTCCGGTAATTTAGGAGAAGGTCGCCAGCGTGAGTCTTATGAGAGTCAGATCGCGAATGAAAAAGAGGCGTCCGCTAAAGCAAAAGGGGAGCGCGGTAAGCAGATGCAGGATGTGGCGTCGCAGCGTAACCGGGCGGATATGCAAACCGAGACGAATGTCGCACGTTTCAGTATGGCAGGGAAAAGCGCGTTTGATAATGACGCTTTTACCGCAGGCGCTCAGGAGCTTGATATGGATGGTCTTGATTTCTGATGAAATGACAGGAAGGAACCGTGCTGTTTTGCACGGTTCTTTTTTCTTGACTTTTTTCCTTTCGTGTGTTATTATCGTATTAACAAAGTATCACCTTCGTAATACGACATAATTGAAAGGGAATGATTGTTGAAATGAAGGAAGATTTTCTCACATATGAAGAAACGGTCAAGCAGAGTATAGCTCGTTTGCAGCAGGAAGTTGATTCCGGTAGTAAATCGCCGTTTATTGTATTGTTGGCACCGACCGGTTCTTCGTCCGCTGAATTTTTCAGCTGTGCTTCTCCTGAGGATGTTCTCGGGTTATCGTTGTCGTTTATCGCTGACGCTATTACGCGCATTGCGCCTACAAAGGAGCTGCGTGATGAGGGTTTTGAGTTGGCTGTTATGCAGCTTTTGATGTTGCGTGATGGGATTGCGCAGAGTAACGATTTCGCTGACAATGATGATGGCAATAACACGCAAATTATTTTTGACGGGGGTGAACAGTAATGTCTGCAGAGAGAACGACGATTTATATCCCTGATGAAATGAAAGCTGTATATAATTATGCTGTCGCTTGCGGCAAAAAGCATAATAAGTCCGCGAGCGAAACGGTGTTGGACGCATTAAGGCTCTATGCCGCGATGAACAGGGCGAATTTGTCTATTACAGACGGTGCGTTATTTGCGTTGCGTGACGGCGCTTTTGATTTGATTTATCATAGTGCGTCCGCAGGTCACTCCGTTTTGATGCTGACGAAGGAAGGGGATATGAGATATACTTCAGAGATTGAACGCAACAGAGACGCATTTACGGGCAAAAGAGACGTGTCTTCTGTGAGGTTTGGAAATGTTTCCTGTTCCGGTACGGCGTTGATAAGACTTCTTGATTTCAAGGACAAGCTTATCTCCGCTTTTGAGAACGATATGATATGTTCTTTGTCCGGTTATAATGATATGCTTGCGGCGTGTGAGTATAAGACTGATGTTGAAGCTTTACCTGACTTTTTTGTTTATGTTGATGAGGCAAATGCCTATTTTAGGTTTTATCCGCAGGGTTTTGTTGTTGAGAAAAGCGTTATACGTTTGGTTGATGGCCGTTTTGTTGTTGACGTTGAGTCGGTTTATAACGACTTTTTTACTGTCGAGGTTCATATTGTAGAAGAAAACGGTAAGCCTGTCGGATTCGATATCGTCAGAACGGAAAATCCGAGTATCGTAGAGTTTTCTTACAGAAAGGATTTGAATTCGTCAATGAAAATGAGGTTTGAAGTGTAATGGCTGAATTGATAAAAACAGAACATTTGAGTATTGAGAAGCTTTGTTTTGACCATCTTGATGATTTCGCGGCTTTTGCCATGGATTCTTCCATAAGTTATATGGTCCACTATCCTATGGAAAGAAAGAGTAATGTGATATCCTATGTGTCGAAGTCGATGAGTATGTGGAAAATGGTCATTCCGTTGTATCTCGATTTCGCGGTAGTGAAGGGCGGTAAGTGTATCGGAATCGTAACGGCTTATTTTGATTCGTTCATGAGCGATTTGTCGATTGAACTCGGTTGGCTTGTGAGGTCTGAATACAGACGGCAGCATGTTGCCGCTGAAGCTGTTGATGCCGTTATGTTATGGCTGTATAATACATATGAGGCGTCTTGTTTCTATGCTCGCTGTGACGTCAGAGACGTTCCGTCTCGTCGTTTTTGTGAGAAATTGGGAATGATTTTGTGCGACCGTGGTTTTAATCACGGTCGAGAGGAATATAAATATAAGCTGCCATGCAGTTTTTTGAAAAAAGTTACGGAAATCGATTGACTTTTGTGCTGTAATATGTGATAATATCTTTTGTAATAAATAATAAATAAATAGTAGAAAGGTTCTGATTATTTTGTTTAAACGTGTTATTTGTGTTTGCGCTGTTTGTCTTGCCGCTGTTGCGATGTTGACAGGTTGCGCTAAGAATCAAAATCAGGCGACTGAGCCCGCTCCTACAGAAGCGTATGCGGCTGAGACCGTTTCCGCTGAGACATTACCTGTGACGCCTTCTGTTTCTGAAACACAGTCGGTTGTTTCTGGTAAGAGTAAAGGCTATGCTAATATGTTTGACTATCTGGCGGATGCTGATGTCAAAAAGCAGTTCGAAGACGCTTCATCCGGTTTTGAATCGACATATAAGGATATGAGGTTCTATGCTCTGGATGAGAGTACAGTTATGTTTGAGTATGTTTTCCCTCAATCTTATTCGGGTGATACAGCGGAGCGTGTCAAAGAAGCTCTTGCCGGTCAGGAGAGTTCGTTGAAATACGGCGCAAAGACCGCGATTCGTTCGATTGCCGCAGAGACAAGCATTTCCGACCCGAAGGTTGGGTATAAGTACATGGATGCTGACGGTAATGTTTTATATGAGCATGTTTTCGCCGCTGCGGATGTAGAGGATTGATTCTGTCGATTATTCGGACGTCCGTGACTTTAGTCGCGTAAGGCTTTACGGGATAAAATAGTACATGGAGTTGAGAATTATGCGATTAAAGCATATTGATGTGCTCGATTTTTTGAACAATACTCGCCGTTTGGCTTTCAGTAATCAGGCTGTTTCCATAAACGGGTTTCCTGTGTCGTTTATTTACTTGCGCATCGGTACGGCGGATTACTGTTTCTATACGAAATCGTGTTATGTGATTCCGCACATGGATTCTTTGATATCACGTGTTAGTCGTTTTCCTCTTTCTTATCTTGAGGATGAAACGATGACAAAAGTTCGTTACGATGTTTTGCGGCAGATAGTTACGATTTCTATTATGGAGAACCATGTTGATACGGGTGTTCCCGACGGCGCGTTTTCTCCTGTTTAGTCTAAGGAGTCACGGAGGTTTGTATGATTGATATGGAAACTGTCGCGTTTATTGCGACGTTAAATGAATTGGCCGAGCGCAGCGGGAAAGGTATCGTTCCGTTTTCGGGCGCGTCGTTTAACGATTTTGATGGCCTTTTGTATGATGATTCACGTCCTCTTATTGATAATGATGACGATATGCAGCTTTATCCTTTGGTTTGCGACGTTGATACGTCTTCGGGTAAGTATGATATTGTTTCTACTTATACCGATGTTTTTTTAGAAAAAGGTATTGATATTGTTGTTGCTGTTTTCGATAATGGTTATGTGTTTGTTTATGTTACGTCAGTCGAGCGTCTTAATGAGCCCAGTATTATTGTTGAAAACGGTAACTGGTATATCATATAACGGAGGTTTTTTATTATGGATGATTTCAATCAAAAGCATGATACAGTCGAGGGGACTGTTCCGCAGCAGGATTTGCCTGAATATAATATGCCGCAGGATTTTGCGAGTAATAACGGTTATCGTCCGCCTGATTCGGCGACGGCGCCTTATCAGCCTGTGGATTATCAGCAGCCGCAGTACCAACAACAGTATGCGCCTCAATATTCACAGCCGACGTCTTATTATCAAGGTCAGTTCGCACCGCAGCCTTTGAAACAGACAGCGTACGCATTTTCCATTGTATCTTTGGTTTGCGGTATTTTATCAGCGTTTTCTATGCTGTTTTGGCTGATCGTGGTCGCTTTGTCGGCGTCAGGCTCGTTGACATCTATGTCGCCGTTTACTGTTATTTTTGGCTTTATCTCAACTTTCCTTTTGGCTTTGTGCCCGTTGCCGTGTTTGGTTTTCGGCATTATCGGTTTAGTGATGTCCGGAAAAGAGACACAGGCAAAACGACAGAAAGCGCGTCATTTCGGTATCGCAGGTCTTGTTTTGTTTGGCTCCTGTATTCTGCTTTGCGTTATTTTCATGGCCGTTGCGCTGTATGGCGTCGGTTCGATATATGCTTAATTGGAAACGGCTGTTTTTACAGCCGTTTTTGTTTCTCCGATAAGGGTTCGCGTTCTGTTGATTGGTATGTTATAATTTGTCGAAAGGGGTTTTTGCTGTGAAAGAGAAACGTGTGTTGACGCAAGAGAATTTGATGAAAGGCACAGTTCCTTTTATTGGGTGTGTGTCGGGTGTGTTCATCGTTTCCTTTTTAATATTTTTTGGTATTTTTTTATTTATGTTCTTCGGTATGTTCTTCGGTCCAACATCTGCTGATATCGGTTCTAAAGAACGAATTTCGAGTTTTTTATTTATCGGTGTGTTTTTCTTGTTATTTATCGGCGTGTTTTGTTATGGCATCCGGCGTTTGATAAAGAAAACCAAAACTATGAGAACAGCTATTCAGGAGAATCGTTTCCATATCAAAATTGTGAGGGTTGCGTCATTTGAACATGTTTATGTGCATAGGCACCATGATTCAAGTGAGCATCAGACTAAGATTATTTTTGATGACGGCTCTAAATGGTTCCGTCATGGTTGGTCTAATGAAGAAATAGGCAAGGCTTATTATGGATTTTTTGTTAAAGGTTTTGAAGGTCTGTCTAATATATATCCTTGTTCTGATTGGGAACTTTCTCCTGAGTTGCAGTCAAAGGTGATATAATATATTTACATTTGTGTATATTTTGGTTCTCGTTATCGTTTGTGCGGTAACGAGAATTTTTTTTTGTTGTAAAATTTGTGTATGTATGATATACTTGTTTTATCAAGTTGAAAGGGTGGTGTTTCTTTTGAAACTGTTAGATTGGAACGATACATATACGGATGCTAAAATGAAGTTGACATTGGATACGTATATGACAAATCCTTCTTGTATGGCAATATCATTGTTAATGGCTGAGGGCGGAGATTATCCCGACGAGCCTTATGGCACTTTGACAGTCAATCTTGCGGATGACAATGAGCTTTTGCCGAAATATCATGCGTATGTCGACGTCAACAATATGCCTGAAGCGGAGGATATACTGAAGGGGGCAGGTATTGTGAAGTCAACTGAGGACATGCGTTTATCAGGCTTTGTTGCATACCCTCTTTATGAGTTCGATAAGGATGTTTTGGCGGAGTACGTATCTGCGGAAGAGTTGAAAGCTTACGAGGATTCGTATTCTCAATTTGCGGCGTCTCATGGGTATGTTGAATCATCTCGTCCTGCTCGCCGTAAAATCGAGGTGCCAGATGATAATGCAGGTGAAGGATTGTCCCGTGACGATGTCGATTTGTTTTCGTTGATATAATCAAGAAAGGTGTTGTGTGTTATGCCGGGTTTAGATAAAAAGCAACAAGAAGTGATAGACAGAATACAATCGGGAACCGCGAAAGCGTTTTGCGAAGGCAACCCTTCTTGGTTTCCGTTTTTCATGGAAACGATTGGTTCCATTTTTGACCGTCCCGACGTGCACGGGGATATTCCTTATCAGAAGTTTTATCGTTTCGTCAACGCTATGGGTACGCGTGGTGCCGATAAAGAGTATCCTGATAAGTTCGGCGGTTGGGATACACGTGAGGCTTTTTATGCGTTGAACAGCGATTGTCCTGAATTGATTGACAAGGCGACGTCTGCCGCTGCACGATATCCTGATGATAATATCGATACGATATTGTGCAAGACGTTGGATTTCCTTTCTTCTCCTGATATGAAATACGAATCCGACTCGTATACAAGACAATCGATACAGCGCGCAAAGCTTATGTATCCTGATAATGCTGTTTTGTTTCGTGCTCAGATGACGGAGGGTAACGAGGACGCCGCGAAGATTTACGACTCTATTTTGTATCATGCGTATGAGATTGATACAGAAGCGGCGGCTGAGTGGCGAAGAACAGGTGGTCTCGGTTCTCATTTGATGGTCGGTCGTATGAGCCTTCTCGGACTCGATGACATGAACATTCGCGGAGATCAACTTGTATCAGCCTATGAATATTGTGATAACGATATGGCGACGCTCCTTTCTTGTATCAAACAAAGAGATGTGAGAATGGTTGATTATGTTAATCAACAAACAGCATTAAATCCTGTAGAGGGTTTGGTCGGTGCTCCCCTCGCAGTGACGTCCGGCGCCAGTTTTGACGGGAATTCTGCTCTTTTGCCTTATGAACAGGCGTCGTTGCTTATTATAAAGAACATCAAGCCTTTAAAGGTCGATTATGCTGTACGCGAGATACATAGCGGTACGTCTTATGACGATGCTATGAAGATTCTTGAAGCGAATGGTTTCGAAAAAGTACTTGACCGTCCTATTGACGTTAAGTGTGACGCGCCGTGGACAAAGGATAAGGCTGTTCGTTGTGTCATCATGCATGACCCGAAGACGAACGCTATGCTCAAAGCAGGCGCATATCAGAACGGTGACGAAGACAAGTTTTGTTATTCCGGTTGCGATATGACTGTATTTACCCGTATGCCTTCAGGTGAGGCGCCGTCTCGTCATTTGGCGGACGATTATCAGCGGAATTATGTAAAGGGTACGGATGGTAATTTAGTGGCGTCTACGCAATTAACTTATCAGGGGCATTTGATAAGGAATTACAGAAACATTAAGGATACAGAAGTCGATGCGTCGGCTGTTGTCAAGACGCCTTTTGTTGGGTTCGAGCATTATCCTTTACCGAAGTTGCGTGATTATCATACTGAGATGATAAGTCAGACGCATACTGGTTCGCAAGACGCGCGGGATTATCTCAGCGACGGGGATATTCCGTATCATATCCAATCCGTTATGGATTGTTTGAATCTTGAGAAGGCATTAGAATATATGCCTGAGGGTAAAAGAGATTTATATAAACCTTTCTTGGATGATAAGTATAATCAGACAATTAAGTATTCGTATTTCTCTAATTTCCCTGCGAAGAACAGCGTGGCGATGGGCGTCGCGTTCCGTCTTACGGGTACGCCGAAATCGGAAATCGATAAGTATTTCGAGGCGGCTTGTCATGGCGGTGAGCATATGTCCAAAGGTCTCAGAGAGGATTATAAGAAAACGATGTCTCGTCACGGTTTGAAACGGGATTTTTACGGTGAGAGTAAAGAGGTTCAGCGGTTTCTTGACGCTTTCGGTTTGAAGCCGAATCAATTCGACGAACCTGCCGCTGATATAGATTCTCGTAGGGTTCCTGATGTACCTGATGCGGGTAATAATCAGTCTCATAATCAACTTAATTATTAATAGTAGGTCCGGGGTTTTCCTCGGACTTTTTGCTTTTCTTGTTGACAGTCGGTATTTTTCTTGTTATTATGTTATTGAGAGAAATATGTTTCGTGAAGGGGGAATCTCCGTGTCATGAAACATATAGTATGTTGTTTGTTGATATAGGATTAGCCGTTCTTGGTATTTGTACGCAAGTATGAGATAATTTAAAGGGGTGTTTTGTTGTGAAACGTTTTTTATCGTTTATTTTTGTTTTATGTCTGATCGTGAGTTCAATCGGGGCTGTTTCTGTTTCAGCTGAGTCTGATATTCATCCGATAAAGCTGTCTTCTTCTTCTGTTGTTTCGAACCCTGTCAAGGTATCGTTTAGCAGCAGTGACGCATCCGGTATCCATGTGAAATGGAGTGCTGTCGCCGCGTACGGTTTACCGTCAAGCGCGCCTGTTCGCTATGCGCTTTTTGTGTATAGGGACGATATTGAAGAGTGGTCACGTATTGCTTTTACTGACAAGTTGTCTTATGTTTATAAGCCGACGTATCCCGGCACATATAAGTTCGCTGTTCAGGTTACGGATGCGGCCTATAAGACAGCTGTTACAGGATTGAGCGACGCTGCGATAATGGTTTGGCAAACGCCTCCTGAGTTTGTGACGTCGATTACAGCCGATGGTGTCAAATTCGTCTGGAAGCCTTTGGCGGACGTGTCAAAATATCGTATTTATTACAAGGATGATAACGGTGTGTGGCAGAAAATCGGTGCTACGTCAGGTACGTCGTTTGTCACTTCCGATATTCCGTATGGTACGCACAATGTGACGGTTCGAGGTATGAACTCTGAAGGTACTCTTTTTTATACGGACTTTATCCGAGGTCGTGAGTTGACGTATTTGCCGAATCCTGTGTTTGATTCTGTCGAGCTTACGCTTGGCAGTAATGATATTCATTTTTCATGGAAGGCTGTTAAGGGTTCCCCTAAGTATGCCATTTATGAGAAAACAGAAAACGGTTGGGAGCGTATCGGTTGTACCGCAGATACGCAGTTTGACTATCATCCTGATACCGTAGGTTCGTATAAGTTTTCAATCAGATGCGTCAGCGATGATGAGTCTACTTTCTTGAGTTTTTATGATGTGCAAGGCTATAAGGTCACTATACCTGAATATATCACTATCGGTGATGTTGATGGCGATGGTAGTTTAACTGTGGTCGACGTGACTGTCTTGCAACGTCATATTGTCGGTTTGTCTGTTCCGTCGTTCAATAAAATTGCGGCGGATGTTGATAGAGACGGTGATGTGACCATTGTTGACGCGGCGTTGATTCAACGTCATCTTATAGGAATGTATACACCTTTTGATTTCGGTTTTATTATTCTGTGATAAGAACGAAAAGGGCGGTTGGACGAAGTATGAAGATGTACCTGTGATATCAGTTAATAGAAATATGGTTGAAGTGAACGTGTCTTATCGTAAAATTTTTACCCAAGACGGCAGTTATGTGTTAGCGGCAAGAGCGTTGGATAAAAATTATAAGTGGTTATCTTCGTTTATCGGTTATCGTATAAATATATAAATGTTTCCTTTGTTGTTTGATTTATTGGAGCGTCGTTTAGAACGGCGCTCTATTTTTTTATTGACGGATTTTTTGTTTTGTTATATATTGTATTTAGATAGAATTGAGGGGTTGTGTTTGTATGGAAAAGAATAGACTTTGGTATATCGTTAAGGGCTATAATTTTGGTGATGTTGACAATGATGTTTGCACTGCTTTTGGCAGCGTTTATTGCGCTGTCGCAAATCATGCTTCGCAGGCAATATCAAAAGTAAATGCTTTTTTGAAGAAACACCCATGGGAGGAGCCTAATTCTCCTGTCAAGGGTACGTCATCTATGCACGAGGAGTCTTTTTTGTGTCCGGTCGGCAATCAGTCGGCTTATGATGCTCAAAACGACGACGTCTATGTTTATGACGATAATATTTTATTGTATAACAGTGAATTTGAGAGGCGTGTGTGGCGTGCCGCTATTCGTGACGTCAGGTCAAACCCGCAGCGTCCTGTTGTTTCGTTTGATGACGCTGTCACTCAGTTTTTACAACATCCCCTCAGGTTCCAAGACTTACCTGAGACGGCTGTTCGTGATATGAAAATAGGCGCTGTAGAAAAAGCCAGAGACAATGTGCAGGATGAGTTGAACCGTCGGTTTTCAGCACCGTCATATCAGAGTTTCGTTCGGTGCGTTCAAGAGGAGAATCGTGCTATGGACAATGAGTTTATCGACGAGCTACCTGAATATGACCGTAAGGTTGTAAGAGCGGATATTGAGCTTGCTGAGCTTAAGTCATTTGAGTTTATGGGCGTTGGTCATCAAACGATGTGTTTGGCGAATGGTGATGCTGTTTTTGATAAAGCGTTTCCTGAAGTGCAGGATACATTTCAGGCATCTCGTGAGCGTTCAAATCCTGTTAATGATAAAGTTGTTGAGCACGATGGCTTTTAAAAGTTTTTCGGATTTAGAGTGACGCATGTGAGCGAAATGCGGAGGTGTTTTAACAATGCTTTATGGTGTAGCGTACAGAGATAAAAACGGTAAAGGCTTTTCAGAGAGTGAGCCTTGGATTAATACAGATTTTAACGAAAAACAAGAGGCCGTTGCCTTTGCAAATCAGTTAAAATCCGATGGATATCCTTACGTTCAGCTTTTTTCTTATACGGTTTTGCCCGTTCCGTCTGTTACATATGACTGGGTTGTAAAACATTTGGTATAATTTGTTGACAATATTTCGCAATAGACATATAATATGTGTATTAATATTTTAGGAGTGTGTTTTTTATGCGAAGGTTTGTTAGTTTATTGTTAGTTTTCGTTTTGTTTACCATTTGTGCTGTAGGTGTGGTTCCCGCATCAGCGGCAGATAACGACGTATCGGTTCCTCTCGGCGACGCTAATACCGATGGCGATGTGGATATTGTTGACGTGACTGTTATTCAGCGGTATTGTGTCAATATGGGAAGAAGTTTTGTTTCTTTCTTGGGCGCGGACGTTGATGGTGACGGTTATGTCAGCATTATTGACGCTACGTTTATTCAGCGCTATACTGTGGGTTTGACTGTTCCTTATGGTATCGGTACAAAACAGATTGTTGTCAAATGTGATGACGGTAATGATGAGTTGCGTTGTTCTAATGAACGCTTTGATAAATTGTCGACGCCTTTAGTTGGTGACGGTACTATTTACATAAACGGTCTTTTATTGACAGCCGACGATGCGCGTGCTTTTTGTGATGATGTAGTCGCGCGTGATTCTGTCGATTGGTTTTTTGAGAAGTATCATTTGACTGAGGCGAATGGATGGCAGGTTGATTCAAAAGAAGGTCCTTATTTTGATGAGACTTTGTCTGATGATGAATACGCCGCCACAACGTCGCAGAATCTTTATGCTTTAGATTTATTCTGTTTTTCCGTTGACAGCCATCAATATAGTAGTTTGTATTTTAGGTGTGACGGAGATTCTTTGAGGCTGTCCAATCACAATCAGGTCAGTCAGGCATATGCCGGACAGCAAGCTGTTGTGTGTGATTTTAATGCTCCTATTTCTTTCGGTAATGCTAAGTCTTTTTTCGGTGATGGTTCGTCTGTATTTTCATTTGATATGAGTTCTTATAAATCATTTATGGATGAATTCGGATATGATGTTTCTGATTTTGATTCTATTGATTCATGTTATCGTTCCGATGATGATAGTTCACAGTTTTATGGTGATTTTTATACGAATAATGGTGACGATGTCGAGGCTGCATTAAAGAACGGTGATGATAGTGTTTTATTCAAATCTATTGATGCGTATCTTCGTTATCGAGACCATGGTACCGGTCGTAAGTCTTTTATTGTTTCGTGCAGTTCAAATATTCGTGATGTTTCTCGTGACGCAAATGCGCCGTTGCAGTATCATTATTGCAGAGCGTTGTCCGTTAATGACGTCGATAGATATACTGAGACACCGACTTATCATTATTCGGGCGTTAATGAGATGTTGGACTTTGAGATTTCTGTTCGTTGATTGATTTGGCTGTGAAAGAGGCGGAGTTTGTTTTATTATGAAACGGTTTGTTAGTTTGTTTTTGTGTATGGTTGTTGCATTATCTATTCTTTGTGTGTTACCGTCGTCGGCAAGAGTTGTTCGTTATGGTTTTTCGGGCGATGTTACAAACGACGGTACTGTTGACGCCTGTGACGTTACCGTTATACAACGATTGACTATCGACGTTGACGTTTCTCGTTTGGTTGAGTCTTTGGAAACAGCGTATGTTCTCGGTGATGTTGACGGTGATGATACTTTGTCCGTTATTGACGCGACATTTATTCAACGTCACATTGTGAATATGAACCTTCCGTCGTTTTGCCATGTCGGTCAGCCTGTTCCTTTAGCTACTGTCGACGATTCACAGCCGTCTACATTGATGGAAAACGCTTGTTTGTGTTATGATACATTCAAGGCTTACGGTCTTGATGATATACATATTGCGGGCTTGTTAGCTGTTTTGGACATGAATTCGTCAATGTCTCCTAACGCAATTGAGGGTTCTTATATCAGTACAGTATCCGGCAAAACTGACGGTACTGTTGATAATTATGCGTTTGACCCGTATATAAAACAGTTGTTATATAACGGTTATGACGCGCGGTTGTCTAATTTGGATAAGGACGCTCTTGACGCGTATTGTGAACGTTTGTTTGACAGTTACGGTTTTTACATCAACAAAGACGCCTTTTCTTATACTGATGAATACGGTGCAGTGCATTATTGTCTCGGTATCGGTTTACTCGGTTGGACCGGAGCAAATGGTATCGAGCTGATGAAATTTGCCGATACTTGCAATACTTGCAGCAGTTATAGACATTGGTATGATCTCGATGTGCAGCTTGAGGCTATCATCAGAGGTGTCGGTCACAATAGCAGTCTTGAGGGGTATAAGAATTTAGCACTTTCGGACGCACATGATGCTGCGGCATGCGCTTACTCTTCATTGACTTATAGTTTTTCTTGGGGCGAGCGTCACGTTCCGCAGGTTACGGAAAATATACTTAATGAAAAAGCGGACGAATGGTATGCTCAATGCCGTGAGTGGTCAAATGAGACATCTGTTTCGTATAATCATTTTGGTGAAGCTGTCGTGTGGAGTGCCACTTATTGATTGAAAGATAAAGTTTATCGGAACCCCCGTTTTACGGGGGTTCCTTTTTTTTTTGTGAAACGTTGGTTGTTTTTCATGTATTTTCGTGTTATACTTAATTCTATGAGAAATTTGTTTGTGTCAGCCGTGTCATGGTATTTGATTAAAAAAGTTGAATAAAAAAATTGTATATTTTTGTTAAAAATACTTGCAATTCTTAAAACAGTATGATATAATTATTTTGTCATACGGATTCAAGCTTTTTTTGAATTCAAATATGAATTTATTATTATTAAAACAAAGGAGAGATTGTAAGTGTCAGATAACAAAAATTTGGTTCCTCAGGACGAGATCAAGAAGGCGAAAAAGAAAACATGGGCGTATCGTATTGTTGCGCTTCTCGGTTTGATTGCCGTTGTTTTGATTCTTTTATTCAAACCGTGCAATTGTGATTGCGAGAAGAAAGCGCAACAGGCATACAGTTCTGTTTCTACGACTTCTGTCGCGCCGACAGCCCCCATTCAAACGCCGACAGGCGAATAATCAATCTTGATTGATTTTTAAAGGAGGGCTGTTGTGTGCATGACGAAGTCACTGTAGTAAATAAAAAAGTATATTACGATGAATATGGCAACGTGATGTCTAAGAAAGAACGCAATGTTGTCATTATATATCGTGTTTTGGTTATCTGTTTGATAATCGCGGCTATCATCTTAGCTTGGTTCAGACCATGTAATTGTCATTGTCAATTTGACGACAGAAACCATATTCCGTGGGACGAGAATGTGGAGTGGGATGAGGATAAATACAGAGCTGATGTAGACGCGTTAAATCAAAAGGTTGCCGATGGTATGATAACGATATCTGTTAACGCCGACCCTGTGTTTAAGGACGGTTCATCTAAAGGTAATTTACAGCTTGAGAATGATGTGTCAAACACACGTCCGCAGGTGATAGAGGTCTATCTCAAGGGTTCTGATGGTAAAATCAATAAGAATCAATTGATTTATCGTTCAGGTAAAATCCCTGTTGGCGGTAAAATCCACAATGTTAAATTGAATATGGATTTGTCGAAAGGTGACCATAAAGCATGGGTTGGTTTTAACGCTATTGATGACAATGATAATATTGTGGGTACCGCAGGCGCCGATATCGTGATTCATGTTTTGAATTGATTGTTAGAGGGGGTCGGTTTTCCGGCTCCCTTTTTTAGAAAAGGAAAGGTTTTTTATGTCGATTATAAAAGGTTTTCTTACTGTACTTCTCATCACCTTTATCGTTTTGGCCTTTGCGCTTTTTCCTGTCTCTGCCGCAGATGGGGACGCCTTGGCGATGAAAGTGACCGTTCCCTCAGTATTACCTGTAGCGGTTAGCAGCGACGGTACGACGTCTGTGGCGAATCGTGTGGCAATTATTAATGAGAGTGATTATGATGTACAAGTTGACGCTGTTGTATTGAATCCTTCAGACGATTGGCATGTAGTAGCTATGGATACTGATTTTAAGAAAGTTCCCGTAGACACAAAACAATATGGTTTTATGCTCAATGGTGTTGATTTTTATAATAAAGACCATCGCTGTTTGTGCGACTTGTGGGAAGCTTTTCCTTTAATTGAGGCAAATAGTTCTTTATTATTTAATTATGATGCTCGCATTGCTGTGCAGTCGACGACATTCAGCGATATGGATATCGGCCATGTTGTGTTTACGATTGCTAAAAGTGACGGTTGATAAAAAAGAATGGGATTTATTTGATGAGTCGAGATTGAAATTTTGTTGTTGATTTTTTTGTACTTTTTTCCAAAAACGCTTGACTTTTTGTTAGTTTTGCGTTAGTATAGGTGTTGATAAAGTTATGGCTATTGGGCACAATGCGTAAATGTCCTTTTTGTGCTAAAGCATAAATTATCCCCTGTCTGGGGAGGAAAGGAAAGTGTTTTGTTATGTTTAAGAAAATTGCTGCGTTTGTGATGGCGATTGCGATGCTTGCATCGGTTGCTGTCGCGAGTGCCAGCGCTGAAATCACCACACCGGGCGGTTCTGATACTACACGTGTAGAGCTTACATATGGTACGGATACCGATAATGACGGTGTTGTTGACCACGGCGCTAATTTCCGTGTGACTGTCCCTACAGTTATTCCGTATGCAGTTGACAGCGATGGCAATGTAACGGTTGCCGATAATCTGGAAATCCAGAATCTGTCCAACGGTCAGGTTGACGTTACTGCTGTACACGCAGATACTGTAAATGGTTGGGAAATCGTTGCTAACGGTACCGATTTTACTAAGGTTCCCGTTGATTCGAAGCAGTTCACTATGACTCTTAACGGTGATAACTTCGGCGCGGGTACTTCTGTGGACCTGACTTTGGGTTCCGCGTGGACTACCATTGACGGTAATGATTCTCTGCCGCTGCCTTACGCCGGTGACTTTGCGGTTCAGTCTGAGGCTATCGACGCCGGTCAGATTGCTAATGTAATCTTCACTTGTGCTTGGCATACTGCGTAAAGTAATGTAATCAAAAAGCCTACCACTGGTGGTACAGGAACCCCATAGTGGTAGGCTTTAGTGTTATAAAAAGGAGGTTAATAAATTGTTTAAGAAAATTGTAAGTCTGATGGTTGCGTTGGTGATGGTGCTGTCATTGATGACTGTCGGTGTTGTTAATGTAAGCGCGGCGACTATTGTTCAGCAAGGTTCCTGCGGTGATAATCTTACTTATACGCTTGATAGTGATGGTGTTCTTACTATTAGCGGTTCTGGTGCTATGACTGATTATACTTTTACTGGGTATGCTCCGTGGTATACAGTTAATTTGGACCAGAATAAGGTGCGGCGCATTGTTATAGAAGATGGTGTTACGCATATTGGTAATAGCGCGTTTCACTGTAGATATGCCACATCGGTGACGATTCCTGATTCCGTAACTTCGATTGGTAATGAGGCGTTTCTTGGTTGCAATAACCTGACGACCATTTCTATTCCTAATTCCGTGACTTCTATTGGTTCGGCGGCATTTAGTTCTTGTTACCTTCTTGCATCAATAACAATCCCCGATGGCGTAACTTCGATTGGTGATTCGATGTTTGCTCGTTGTAAATCTTTAACTTCGGTGACAATTCCTAATTCCGTAACTTCTATTGGTTATACGGCGTTTAAAGATTGCAAATCACTCACATCAATAACAATCCCCGATGGCGTAACATCTGTTGGTGTTCAGGCATTTGATGGTTGTGATAATCTGACCTCGGTGACGATTCCTGATTCCGTCACGAGTATCGGTGGATGGGCGTTTTTTGGTTGTAAATCACTCACATCAATAAAAATTCCCGATGGCGTTACTGAGATTAGTAAAGCGATGTTTTCTGATTGCGAATCTCTGACCTCGGTGACAATTCCTGATTCCGTGACCACAATTGGTCAATCGGCATTTTACAATTGTTCCAATCTACTTTCGATTACTCTTTCAGATCACGTAACTACTATTGGTAAGGATGCTTTTAGTGTTTTTAAGTCAGAAAACGACGGGATGACATATCATTATACGACTGTAGTTACAGTTTATACATACGAAACGGCGAGTCAAGTAATAGATTATTGTGATGCATATGAAGATTATATCGAAGAATATGTATTTGAAGACGACCCGTATAGTCCGACTCAGCATAGTTATTCTGTATCTAAGCCTATTCCCTATGTTATTATGCGTGCGCCTGAACCTATTGCTGAGAATGAAATATTAGTATCCGGAAATAACGGTAAATCTATCGTAACGCTTGATTATAATACAGCTAATCTTAAGGTTACCGTTCCTACAGTGCTTCCCGTTAATGTTGACAGCGATAATAATGTGACAGTAGCCGATAACGCTCAGGTGAGTAATTTAAGTAACGGTCAGGTTGACGTGACAGGTTGTACTCTGTCAGGTCAAAATGAATGGTCTATTGTTCCGTTTAGTACTGATTTTACAAAGGTTCCTGTTAATACAAAGCAGTATGGTTTTAAGTTGAAAAATACTGTTGCTCAGAATAACGGAACGATTGCTTTGGATAATTTCGATACGATTAACGGTGACGACAGTATGGCGTTGCCGTATGATGCGAATGTCGCAATTCAAAGTGAAGCGATTGATGGTTCGGATATCGGTCAAATCGTATTTACTGTCGCATGGCATAAGTGATACAATTTGATGTTTAAGCCTGCCGTTGAAACTTATTGTTGTTTTGATGGTGGGCTTATATTTTTATGAGAGGTTTTGTATATATGAAATGATTTTTAAAAAGAAAGGAAAGGTTTTTATGTTAAAAAGAATTGTAAGTATAGGTTTAGTCATAATGGTGGTTCTGTCATTGATAGTTGTGGGTGTTGTGACGGGACGTGCTGAAACTTTTGTCGATGGTAATGGAATCAGTTGGGGTTTAGTTGAATCTTATCCGGGATGGGCTATTTATCCAATTGATAGAGATTCCATTAGTGGCAACATTGTATTGCCTGAAACTTATAATAATAAGGTTATCACGTCTATATCTGAGTATGCATTCAGTAATTGTGATGGGTTGACATCAATAACAATTCCCGATTCGGTAACCAGTATTGGACAACATGCTTTTGAATGTTGTACTAATTTAGAGAGTATTGATTTAAGCAATAGTTTACAATCAATCGGATTGTATGCGTTTAGAGAATGTTCGAAATTGACAAGTATTGAATTTCCGGATACCTTAAAAAGTATTGGAGACTATTTGTTTCAGGATTGTTCTTCATTGTCTAAAATCGATTTTGGCGACGGGTTAAAGAAAATAGAAAGAAGAAATCTTGGTGATAACTTAGCTCTTGAAGAAGTTATTATAGGAAATGGAATGATAGAAATTGGTTCTCAGACTTTTTCTAATTGTTCTGGTTTGACCAGAGTTCGATTAGGAAATAATGTTCAAAAAATAGGGATTAGTGCTTTTGCTTATTGTAAGAATATTGAATCCCTTGAAATTCCAAATTCTGTCGTTGAAATTGGTGGCGGAGCATTTAGGTATTTAACTTCATTGTCTGGAACTTTAATTATTCCTCAATCAGTAACTAAGATAGGGAGTTCAGCTTTTTGGGGATGTGAGAATTTAGAAGGGGTGGAATTTAATGAAGGTTTAAAAACAATTGATGATTACGCTTTTTATAATTGTAGTAGATTGTCTTCTGTTTCAATTCCAAATTCTGTAGAAGAAATAGGTATTAAGGCTTTTCCTGAATCTTTGGGAATAGCTTCGACAAAAGAAAGCGAGTCAGTTCAAACAGATGAAATTTCTTTTACAGATGATAACGGTGTTTCTTGGTGTGGCTATGGATATTTAGATGGATATTCTATTTATCCGAATCGTGAGGATGGTTCTTCAAGTCTTAGTGGAAGAGTAGTTGTGCCGGATACATATAACGGAAAACCAATTCTTAGTGTAAGTGGTTTTGAATACTGTTCAGATTTGACAAGTGTCGTAATTCCTGACTCCGTTATTTCAATAGGTCAATTTGCTTTTCAAGATTGTACCAATCTTAATTCAGTTAATATCCCTAATTCTGTTGTCAAAATCGGGAGATGGGCTTTTGCGAATTGCGATAGTTTGACTGGATTATTAGTTATCCCTGATTCCGTAGTCGAGATTGGTGAAAGAGCTTTTTACCCAACCAATTACACAGGATTAATTTTAGGAAATAATGTTAAAACTATCGGAGAACATGCCTTTTCTTATCCCTTAGCTGGTAATCTTATTATTCCAGATTCAGTTACTGATATTGGAGGGTGGGCATTCGCTACCTGCCGATTTGATTCAATAACAATAGGAAACAATGTAACACATATTGGCGATGGGGCATTTGAAAATTGTTCAAATATATCTCAAATAATAATTCCAGAATCTGTTGTTGAAATTGGAGATAGAGCATTTAATCATTGTAATGGTTTGGCAAACTCTACAATTACTATACCACAGTCGGTAACATGGGTCGGAGAATTGGCTTTTGCAGACATTGGATACATTCCAGAGGTAGTATTAAACAATCATTCATTGTCTCAAATAGATAGTTTAGCTTTTTGTTATGATACAATTGGCAATTTTGTATTAGGTGAAAATCTAACAAATATTGACACTCCTTTATTGTCTGGTGGGGCTGTTGAAGGTGATATAAAACTTGGTGGTGATGTAAGAATCACAAATAAATATGCTTTTTATGGCAATGATAATATGTCAATTACCACTCCTGTAACTAATACAAATGTTATTGAGTATGCAAGACGTAATTCTATTACTCTTAATGTTCTCGACCCTATTACTGAATCAGGCGGTTCTAAAGAGGCTATTGTGGTTCTCGATTATGACCCGGCTAATCTTAAGGTTACAGTTCCTACGGTGCTTCCTGTTAACGTGGACAGTAACAATAATGTAACAGTAGCTGATAATGCTCAGATAAGTAACTTAAGTAACGGTCAGGTTGACATTACCAATGCTGAGATTCAAACAGATAAATGGTCTGTTGTCGATTTTAATACGGACTTTACCAAAGTTCCGGTTGATACGAAACAGTATGGTTTTGAGCTAAACGGCGATAACGTTTCAGATGGTATCAATACGTCTGTCTTTAGTACTATTAATGGCAATGACCATATTTGTCTGTTGTATGATGCGAATGTGGCAATTCAGTCTAATGCCATTTCGGATGAAGAAATTGGACGTATTGTCTTTACTGTTGCGTGGCATAAGTGATATATTAAAGTCCCCTCTTACGAGGGGATTTTTTTTTTTGCAAAACCTCTTGACAAAAGTTTCGTTTTCGATTAAAATATAAATGTAATCATGATTATATTTTACGTTTGCGATAATATTTTTGTATTAAAATCTCTACTATAGTAAAGAAGGAGTGAATGAGTAGAGTGGCAGTTGAATTTTATGTATTAAGAAGTAAACGCACTGAGCTTGAAAAGGAGTGCGGTATTGAGAATGACAGATTTTATCTGTACGCACCGGATGGCAAGGTGTACGAGTTTGATGAAATGCTTTTGAGAGCAGTTCTGTGCGACCCTGACAATCTGTCTGAGATTGTACAACAGCGGACTGGTCCGTTAGCAACGGAAGACGGTCCTGTTTGTTGGGACGAGAGTGATTTTGTCTATTACATGACAGAAAGTCAGATTCACGACAATTATGTCGTCGAGCTTTATAGAAAAACAGATTGTCCTATGGTTATTCTTGACCATGCGGTCTTCAATGTTTTCATGAACGAGGCGACATTTTATGTTCCGCTTTCTGATTGGGCGGAAAAGCACGGTAAGTCTGTTCCTGCTGCGAAACGTCAGTGTCAACTTGGCCGTGTTGAAAAAGCCGTCAAGATTGCGGGTGTGTGGTTTGTTCCTGAATTTGCGGAATATCCCGGACGTGTCAAAGGGAACGAGAGCCCTTTGAATGTCCTGCTCGAAGAGCCGAACGGCGTATATCTGAAAGACGGTGACCCGATTGCGGGGGCATTGGAACAGTTTGACGCTACGGTAAAGTATTTAAACGATAGGGATATGTCTCCTCGTGACGAGAAAGACCGTAATGAGTTGATGATGTTGTTCTTTAAGACGGCGAGGGATATTTCTCCTATTGCTGCTGTTATGCTGCAGCGTAATGACCCGTCTCATAAGGTTTTCTTCGATAATGTTTCTGTATACGCTTCTAAGCTTTGTGAGTTTTACAAACTGACGTTTCCATTTGTTTGCAATAAGATGCAGGCTTTTATTCCGCAGAACATAATTGTAAAGCTCAAGGCAGGTAATTTTTTGGAGTATTACCTTGACAACCTGCCGGTTCTTGTTGACAAACCAGACGGGCCTCATGTTATGCTGAAGGATTGTGACATCAGTTATTTCATTATGGGTGCCAACGTTTGATATGACCCCGCAGATACGTCTGCGGGGTATTTTTAATAAAAGAGAATAAGTTGGTTCATTTTCGCATAAATAATTTCCAAAATTTTGTTGACTTTTCTGCAAAATTAACATAAAATGGTTTATGAGGGCACAATTGCAATTTCCCTGTTGCTCTTGTGTCCTTTTTATTTTATTTCAGAAAGGATGTATGTTATGGGGAAAAAGGTCGCAAGTTTGGTTTTGTGTCTGGTTATGTGTATCATGTTGGCATCTGTTGGTATCACGCCGTATTCTGCGGCGAGTGTCTTGTCGATAAACGCGACAGCGAATCGTCATAGTCTTGACGTGACGACATCGACTGTGAAGAACGCGGGTTATTATCGTTTTTATTACAGTATCCAAAAGAAAGACGGCAGTTGGACGGGTTGGAAGTCCTATGATAAGACGCCGGGTTCTCTTACTGCGAAAAACGGTAAACTGACATATTCGATGTATGTTTCCGAATTGTCTCCGTACGCAAATCTCACGACGTTGTCTTCGACTTATCATTTGTACCCGAATGAGGGCTATTGTGTTCGTTATGACGTCAGAGCGTTGAATTCTTCCAAGAAGCATATTACGGATAGTAATTTGACAAAGTATGTTTATTGGCTGCCCACACCGAAGGCTGATTCGGTCGAGTTCGTTAAACTGAATGATAAGAGCGAAAAGTCGAAAAACGGTAAGTGGTATATGGCAATTTACGCTAATGATTCTTATGCCAATGGTGCTCATTTTAAGGGTTACATACCGCACGTTTGGAATCCCACTAAAAAGGTGTGGGTAAATATTTCAAGCGCTGTTGATAAGTATGTTTCTGTCGGCAATAATCGTTACGCATGTGTGATTGACCTTGAGAAAGCCGCTCTTAACAAATATGTGCCTTCGGGAACTAAGTATGAGTTTACGCTGCGAGGAAAAAGCGGCGATAACTACAGGGGTACGTATTTCGGCGATTCAGCGTTTGTTGTTGATAAGAAATTAGCTGATGTGTACACAAACAAAACAGGTAATGCGACAACAGGTAAAGCAGCGGGATTCACTGTTACTTATGTGAATTCCAATTCAGTCAAGCCATCTTCGGTTCGTTATTATACGTCGTTTGACGCTGCGGCAAAGGCCATTGTTAATAACAACGCAGGTAATAATGTTTCGGAAAGCAATGCAAATAAAAAGGTGATGACATATAAGGGCGAATATGGTGAGCCTGTCATTAAGCTTTTGTCAAATACTGCGTTGGGTTCTCGTGTCCATTTTGATTGTCCTGTTACGATTGATTTGAACGGTAAGACTTTGACTTGTAACGATACTAAGCTTATTGTTTTGGAAAATGGTGGCTTTGTGAAAAACGGTAAGTTGCGTTGTAATAAATCTAAGACAGAATCTTTTAAGTTGCAGCGTGACGGTGTTTCCTTTGGTCAGAGTTCTACAACTGATGCTATTGTTTCTTTTGACAACATAGAGTTGTGTGATTTGTATATTGATTACACAGCATCTTGTATTGAATCTACCGATGTCATTCATCTCTCTTGTCGTTTGTCTGATAATAAGGACGCTGAGATAAAGCGGTGTACGATCAATGTGAATGATACAAATCGTAAGGTTGAGGTTTCTTCTGGTTCTGAGTCAATATCAGGTTTTACGGTTAATTGTTATCGTTCAGCGTCCTTTGTAGATTGTCAATTTTCCGGTAATGACACAAGATGGACTGATGGTATTAATATTTATGGTTGTTCTCGTGTCAATATCGACGGTTGCGATTCGGCTATCAATCGATTGGTCGGTGGTAAGTGTGTTGATTCAGACGGTAGCTCTGGTATTACTGCTGCGGGTAATGCTCTCGTTATTTGTGTTCCCGAAAAAGGCGTAAATGATATTAGTTATAAAAAGCCGTGTGAGATGTTCGGTGGTAACGCCGCTATGGGCGTTTCCGGCGAAGGTACACTGAACATTTATGACGGTCATTACCATGATTTTGAGCATGGCGGTATTTATGCCACCATGAATGGTACTTTGAATGTCAAGGGTGGTCTTTTTGAGTCAACGCCTGTGACAGATAAACGCGCTGAATATTATAATGAAGGTCACCTTGATGACGGTACACCTCGTGTGACACGTCATGGCGGTTTTTATTCGTATACAGGTGCTAAAGGAACCGTTAATATCGAAAACACGCATATCAAGGGCGGTACACATGGTCTTCGTGTTAAGTGGGGCGGTTCTGCTAATATCACTTTTAATATCAAGAATTCTGTTATTGAAGGTGAGATGAACGCAATTGCGATTGACGGCGGTACTATCAATTTCGGTGAAAATGTAAAGACCATTTGGAACAAAAACAAAACCGTGTACGGTGACCCGAAGGGTTATGAGATTTATACAGGTCATCCTTGGTCGTATCCGGAGTTGGTTAAGATTAACGGAAAGTCCTCTGTTATTGGTCCTCGTTTCCCTTATTTGAGGTCCGCTAAGGATATCGCTGCCAATAAGGCTACTTTGGTTTGGCGTTTTTATCCGCAGGCTGCGAAGTATCGTGTTGAGCGGAGTTATGACGGCGTTTCTTATAAGACGCTCACAACAACGTCTTCTCTCACCTATACCGACAGTGAAAACAGAAACGACCCTGTTCGTTATTATCGTATTACAGCCTTGAACGCAAAGGGTAATCGTATTGGCGACGTCAGGGAACCTTATGCGTTGTCTTTCTATCCACAAATCACTCAAGCTCGTAGTTTATCTAAGGGACTTGAGTTGTCCTTTGATAAATACAAGGGCGCCGCGTCTTATCGTATCTATTATAAGAACGATAAGGGTTCGTGGACAAAGCTTGAGGACATAAAGAAAACTAAGTATCTTGATACGTCTATCGCGAAAGGTGAAACTCGTACTTATACGATAAGAGCGCTTGACAAAAACGGCAACCATTTGTCGTATTTCAAGAAAGACGGTTATACATTTACACGCTAATTGTTTTCTTGATTTTATTATAAAGATATGTTATAGTATTGCCGAGGGGTATTTTCCCTCGGCAATATTTTTTTTAAGGATGTGTGTTGTTGTGAAACGGATTGTATGTTTATCTTTGTGTGCGCTCGTGTTGGTTTTTTCGTTAGTCGCTTGTTCGTCGTCAACGAGTCGTTCGTATACGTTTAATGTTGAAACAGGTGATTCTGTTAATGTATCGATGGTTGATACTGACGGATATCATTTGTCTCAGAGTAATGTCGACGGCGTGACGTTTTTAGTTAAGGGGACGGATGAGACGAAACAGGTAGCAGGCGGCATTTTTATGGGAAAAGAAAACGGGGCTTCTTTGCTGTCGACCATTTCGGCGTCCGGCACAGTTTTTTCACATAAGAGCTTGCGTGATTGTTATGAGCGTACATATAATGACGGTACGAACAATATTACAGGGTTCATTGGTGTTATCAGTGATAATACATATATCCTTGTTGATTATAATTGCGATAAAGCGCTTGCTGAAAAGTTGTTTAATGCATTGTCTTTTTCTATCGAGTAATATGTGCAAAAACCCTTGATTTTCGAGAGAGAATGTGATACAATATTATCAAGAACCAAGGTACGTTCGAATTTGTCTATCGCGGTTCTTGATAATTTTTTGCCTGAGCATGGAGCTGAAGCTGTGCAACGGCGTGACTAAGCATCGGTGCGGATGGTTGGCTTCGGCAATGAAAGATGACGTCCTGTCGATATCTGTCTGTTAGTAGCGGCGAGCAAACGCAGTCAATACATATCAAAATGGTTTTGGTGTGTGATATTTGACAGTTTGGGTTCGCATCGATGACGATTTTTATAAAAAGAAACGGAGTTGATATATATGCTTATTGGTGGTGTTGGTCCCGAACGATACGGAGCTGTGATAAGACATGCTCAGGGTGAGCCGTCATACCCTACTGATGAATTTGTTGACCATCGAGCTGTTTTGAACGCAGGTGTTAGGACAGACAGTTATTTGGATTGTACAGATGAACCTGATGAAACGTTGTTAGATGTGTATCGCAATCTTCCTGTTTGACGAGTGGGGTAAAAGAATGATTATTACAGTTTTCTTTATTATACTTGCTCTTCTGGTTATCTGTTTTGTTGTGATGTCGTTCTATATCATAATTGATTGTGTATTTGAACATAAGGCCCGTCGTGATAAAGCAGAAACAGTATTTGTCATCACCTGCAAAGACACAGGTGAAGATTTTAATTGCGAAAAGATTTGCGAAGTGCCGTATAACGCACTCGGTTTGGACTAAATTAAAAAAGGTGAATGTGTATGTTAATTTTTGTAGATATTGATGATGTTGTATGGGATTTACTCAAATACTGGGTTGAAATGCTCAATGAGGAGCACCATTTGGATGTGAAGGTTTCCAATATTAACAATTTCGATATGAGATTGTTTTTTCCGACTTTGACGGATGAAGAAATCTACGCTCCGTTGAAAGGCTCAGAGCTGTGGCGAAGAGTTCGTCTCAAGCCGAATGCCGATACAGTCATTAAACGTCTCATGGAAGAAGGACATGACGTTCGTTTTGCTACGGCAACGCATTATATGAATGTAAAGCCGAAGTTCGAGATGCTTCAATTTTATCTTCCGTTTGTTTCTTGGGACAGCGTTATTGTCACAAGAGATAAGTCGATTTTGGCGGGTGACGTGATAATTGACGATTGGAAAAATAACGTTATCAATTCTCGCTGTCCTTTCAAGCTGTTATTTGATATGCCGCACAATGCGGACGTCAATTGTGAAGAAAACGGTCTCGTTCGTGTTTATAGATGGGAAGATATCTATGATGAGATACATGCGGTTTTTGACCAAAATAAGTCTATTGTCAGTTGGCGAGAGTATGACCCTGTAGGTTTACAGAATGATATCAATTTGGCTGTGATTGAACAACGTCCGACTGCTCGCATCGATGAAGAGGATTGTGATGAAGTATGAATGAACAATTACAACAAATCATTGATGCGTATAAAAAACAGACGGAACGTAATTGCTGCGCCGTTGAAGTGACGGAAGAAATCCCTGATATTCTTGATAATAAAATCGGCGGAGTTCCGTATCTCCCTGTAGGGGAGAAATATCCTGTCGATGAGAGCGGAGAGCCGATGGCGTTGCTGCTCCAGATAAACTGTAAAGACGTTTTGGTACGAGATTTTCCACAGACCGGTATTCTGGAAATTTTTGCTCCGGCAACGCTCACATGGCCATGGAATTGTGTTGTTAGATACTATTCCGAGAATCAGAAATATCAAACAGATTTGCCTTATATTAATTTCAAGGACTTTGTTTGCTTGCGTGGTTATAAAATCAATACAAAGCAGGGTATGGAGTACATGCCGATATCAGACTATCGATGCGACAATCTGGTTGAGGAAATCACGGAACAGGTTACAGGGAAAGATATCAAAGGTTATTTTGGTTTGAATGACATTTTTTCGCAAGAAAACGGTAAAAGTGCTTCCGAGATTTTCTACAACAATGTTGTCGGAAATTATGTCACAATTGGTGGGTACGCTGATTTCACACAAGAGGATATCCGTCCGAGAGAAGCTGACGGAATGGATGTTTGTTTGTTCAAGCTTGATTCCTGTGTTGATATGAAGAAATTTGATATCGGTGACGCGGGCATTTTGTGTGCGCTGATGTCCGAAAACGACCTGAAGAATCGTAATTTTGAAAAGGCTGTTCTCACGTGGGATTGTTGCTGAGGACATTGACAATATGATATAAAAATTAATTTTCGTTGAATGATATTGAGGTGTGTATGTTATATGGGTAATTTGAAAATCAACCCTGAGTGGGTGAGAATCATGGAGCATTGCGCGGATGAGATGCAAACTTCCGGTTTGTCTCGATCTGATGCTGTTATGTTTGCCGAGATGCGTTTGTTTAAGAAAGCTATCGGTAATGTTATCAGTGGTGCTGATACTGAGTTATCAGATTACGTCGGACATTATGTTGAATCTCAAGCGAGACTTGTGGAAAAGAGTCGAGTTCTTGATGAAAATACAAGAGAGTTTGTTGACGCGATTCGCGTTTTCGGATATGATAGTGATGTTGATATGGCTGTCATCAAAAAGGATGCTCGCTGCAAAACAGCATTGTCTTCTTATAAAGAACCCGCTTATTCTCCTGATACGGTCTTTGATACAACAAAAGAGTGGCGGCGGTCTTCTTATGATTCGCAATCGCTTGTGCGCGGCAGCTTGGCTTGTTTTTATGAGCGGACAGGCTTTGCGCCATCTGATATCGTTCAGTCCTTTTTGGATGATACATCTCTTTTTGATTCTTTGGCCGAAGAGTTCGGGGAACAGAAGGACGAGCGACGTATGCCTGATGTATCTGATTTGAAGGATTGTGACGACGCCGTCCCTTCGTTTGATTGTTAGTGATATAATCAGCTTATGATTTATATATGAAAGGATGTTTGACAGGGAGATTTTCTCCCTGTCTTTTTTGTCAGAAACTATTGCAATTTGTTATGTGTTATGTTACAATTTTGCTGTGAAAGGATTGATTTTGTTGGAGGTTCCTCGTTATATCAGAGATTCACTCGACAAGCGAAAAAGAGCCGCTGAGATGTTCAATAAGTATGATTTGATCGTGTCTCAGTGGTGCATGAACAACAGCATCGAGCTTGAAGATTATGACTGTTTCGGCGGAGTTGAAGCTATTGTCAATCCTAACGATTCTAAAAAAACGTATTTTAGAAGCTATAGAAAAAGCTTAAGTAAGAAAGGAAAGGTTTTATGTTAAAAAGGATTTTAGCGCTCGGTTTGTGTGCCGTAGTCGCTGCCGGTACATTGGTTGCTTGCGGTAAGGCAAAAGAGGAGCAGCCTGCAGAAGGTTCTTCTGTTACGGCAAACGAAAAGGCAGTTAAGACATCTAAGGATGTTGAGGTTGTACGGTCGTTTGTCGACGCTATTAAAGCAAAAGATTATGCTTCCGTTATTCAGTGTCTGAATATTGACGCTGATAAGGCATTTTTGTCAGACGAAGATATTGAGTTTGCCTTGCCGAGAAGTTCGTTTGCTGATTTGACAGATGAGTCTGTGCGGGACACGACAGTGGACTTATCATCTTCTTATAAGTCCGGTGACGACCACAGTGTCGTTACAGCTGCTTGTATGAAGGACGAGACTGAGGTCGCTCATGTTCAAATCAACACGGTGTTGAATGATAAGAATGAGTGGAAGGTCGATACTTCTGATTTTTATTATCAGAATTATTCGTTCAGAACACCGGGAAAGGTGGCAGTTACCGTCAACGGCAAAACCGTCGGTCCGGAATTCGTTTCAAAGTCCAATACCGGGGGTTGCGGTACGTCTTGTGATTGGACGTTGCCTTATGTCGGAAAAAAGGGCGTTAATGTGAAGCTCACCTGTCCGAATTACACGATTGAGAAATCGTTGCCGACGACAGCGAATAATGAGCTCGCGAGTAAAGGTGAGGATACTTATATGCTGTTTTATGACGTGGAAGCAGCTGAGAAAGATAAAATATTTACGTATATTAAGGATACATGGAATGCCATGTATAAAGACTGGCTTGACGGTAAGAACGCGAATGATTTGTTGAATTCTTACCTTTCTTCTGACGCTGACCCCGATATTGCAACACGTATCGTTGACGGCTTCAAGAGTATGAGCAACCAAGGTTCGAGCGGTAACGATAAGTTCAATATGGTTACTGTACAAGCTCGTCCTGACGGAACCGTTCAATATATCACTGACGATTTGATTCTCGTGAATTTCGGTTATAAGCTTGCGTGGCATTATAAGCTCGCTGACTGGAATCAGGATATGACTCGTTTTTCTAACATTATTTTAAAGAAAACGGATGATGGTTACAAAATCAGTCAGCTGACAGACGAAGGTCTGTTCGGCGAGTGTAATAGCTTCACAAGTGATTGGTAATGTAACGCTTGACATTTTGTTTTTGCTTCAGTCAATTATATAATTAAAACACGGTATAAAGTAATCTCTGCTAAATGGATATTGGTTGCAGAGAATAGATTTTTGTTGGGCCGAGACCTGTCTTGGTCCATTTTTTTTGTCTTGATTAATCTTTTAGTTTGCTGTATAATGTTTTTAGTAAAATGGAAAGGAGATTGTATCATGGATAAACATTACACCGACCCTTTCGATACGCAGGTAACACCTGAGGAATCCGAAGCGTTGTATACGCAGGTAGACGAGGATGCTTTGCGTGAGGCCGCTAAGCTTGATAAACCTGTTCGGAAAAGACCTCTCCCTACGTCGATAGAAGAGATTGTCGAAGATGACGATGAGATGTCGTTCGGATAATTCCCTACCAAAAGGTATGAGGGGGTGTTTTTTGTGACAGATGTTAATAAGAATGTTGAGCGTCATAAGGGTTTGAATCGTGTTATCTTTCCCGATGACTATGTCGTTCTTGATTTGGAAACGACAGGTTTCGACCCGACAAATGATGACATTATGGAAATATCGATATTGCGTTGCCATAACGGCGACGTATGGCGCAGTTTCAGTACATTAGTTCAGCCTGACAAGGTTCCTTTTGTCTCTCAGGAGGTCGTCGCTTTGACAGGAATCGATGACAGCGTGCGTCGGACCGGGATTCGTTTGTCTACGGCTATGAATGCCGCGATGTCTTTTATCGGCGACAGTCCCGTTGTTGGTTATGGTGTTAGTTTCGACATGAATTTCATGTACGATAAATGGAAGGCTTTGACCGGGCAAGATTTTAAGAATGAGTATATAGACGTTATGAGTATTGCTCAGAAACTGAACGGTCGTAAGTGTAAATTGACGGAGTTGTCACAATCGTATGGAATTGATACGACAGGCGCCCATCGTGCAATCAATGATTGTTTCTTTTGTAATGAGTGCTTTAAGCATTTACAAGCGGACATTCAACATAGAGGAATGACGCTTGTTGAATTTTCCGGTCTTTATGACCCTTTGTTAAAAGCGCAGCAGTTAAATCTTTTGGATACTCAAAACAAGGGGTTTGTTGTACAGAACAATAAAGTAATGATACAAAGCGGCTTGTTTAGCGGACAATCGTTTAAGGCGTCTTTCGGCTCGCATTCGTTCGACGCCAATGAAATCAGTTCTCTTATTCAAGGCGACGAGATTGCGGTCAGTGGTTTTCAGACAAAGGATGGTCGTGTGATTGATATTACGGGAAAGCTTGGAGAGGGTACTCTCCCGAATGGTCGTCAGTATTTCGGGTTTCAGCGGACTGATATCCAAAAGAGACCGCGTCCTTCTTTGCCTGACGATAAGCCGGATGACTTTCAAGATACCAAGCTGCCGTAAAAAATTATCGGTTTTTTTCGAAAAAATGGTTTATGTGTTGGTAGGGTGTTAGTGTGTTTATGTTATTATATAATCACACAACACCTTTCCTTTCTTTTATCCTCACCTGTATTTATCGCAGGTGGGGGTATTTCTTTGTTGCTTTTTCTTTTTGTGTGTGTTACAATATATTTGACATTAAGTTAAAAGGAGAGAGCAATTGTGTCAAAGGAAGTCGAAGGGTTAAAATGTCCGAGTTGCGGCGGCAATATTGTTTTGGGTGATGACGGAAAGGAACAAACTTATTGTCCGTTTTGCGGTACATTATTAAAGCTTGATACGCGGTCTACTGAACAGAAGGCATATGAGGCTTTTAAAGGGAAGTACAAAGCGCAGCAAGAGTATAACGAAGCGGAGCGTCGTGCTCAGCGGGAATTTGAAAACGAGCGTTACAAACAAGAATCTCGTAGAGAGCTCCAAAGAAGCGTTCGTCGCGGTACAAGTAAAGTGTTCGGTTGTCTTACTCCTATTATTATCATTGTTGGGCTTATTGTACTCTGTGTTGCGTTTGGTCCGAAAATGCTTGATAAATTGAATTCATATATGATTAATCCCACTGAATATATCGATATCGGTTTTGAGGGTGTTAACGGGAATGGTCGGCTTGCCGTAACTTATCATGATGATGCGCCTTTTTCCTCCGGAGAGGTTTATGTCCATAGTGATGAAACGGATGGTCTTTCTAACGGAGATTCCGTTCAAGTTAAGTTCGAGTCCCGTTCTGAGGAGAAATTTATTCGTAATATGACCAAAACGTATACCGTATCGGGGTTAAAGAGCGTAGAGAAAAATTTAGACAATGTTACGTCTGATATGATGAGTCGGATTGAAAAGTCGAGCAAAGCGCTTTTGAAAGACGCTTCCGGTATTGAATCAGATGAATACGAATCCTTGCGACGTAAGTGTTTGTATATGCGGTACAATCCTATGGATGATACGAATTATTTATGGGATGTTTATACGATTCATGTGAATGTTTATAATCATGATTTCGGAGATTATGTGCTTGTTGTTGAGTATAAGAACGCAATGATTAAATCGAACGGCGAATTTTCATATGATAAAATTCAACAGGTTGGGCATTCTAAGATATTTTCGTCGACATTTATCCATGGATATGTGTCGTTTGATGCTTTTCTTGATGAGGTGCAAAATAATAAAATCGAGAACCCTGTTTATTCTAAACATGATTTTTAACAATTTGTCTTGATTATTTGTGATTTTTGTGATATAGTGTGATTGCATAGAATGAGAGCGTTGCTGTAATTAAATACAAAGAGGTGTATTCTTATGCATATCGATGTAGGTTCGAGCCAAGGTCTGATTGTGTCAGCGCTTATCATTTTTTGTATCTGGTGCGTTTTCAAAAGAAGGCTTCGATGGCTTCGTTTTGTGTTGACAGCTATTGTTGGTATCGAGGTTCTTTATATTTTGGGACAAACACGGTTTAACGATATTGTTCCGTTGCGTCATATTTTTAAGTATGACGTTTTCGCGGCAGTTGGTCAGTTATTTCCTGATACATGGTTTGGTGAATCATTGATAAAATTCGGAACGTGGTTGTCAAATCTGTTGATTTCCCCTATTAATTTTTTGATTTCTTGATGACCAAAAGAGGTTGTTATGGCATTAGTTGATTCGTTTTTACAAAAATATAGAGAATTGGAGCAGAGTTTGAATCCGTTGTCGCTTTCTGTTCTTGATTTCGAGGCGACATTGTCTCAGGAGGATACCGAAGCGCTTCGTGTTTGTCGTATTCTACGAAATTACGCAGTCCATCATGTCGACGGAAATGTGTTCATTTCCGTTTCCGCTGAACAGTGTGCTTTTATTGACAGGATGATTGTTGTCGCGAAATCTCGTTATCAGTCCCTGAAGGATTTTACCGTTCGTTTGAAGCCTGTTGTTTACGATTTTGATACGATGGAATCCGTTATGAGTCGACTTGTATCGACAGGTCGTTCTTGGTTGCCTGTTGTTTCTAATGATGACAAGCGTTTTCTCGGTATTATTTCTTGCGAAAGTTTTTTACGAACGCTTCAGTCGAGTGTTACGGGAAAACCTCGTTCTGTTTTTTCTTCTGTTTTCGCGCCTCCTTTGAGTTCTTTGAAATCAGATATGAAAAAGCATGATGTGCATGTGTGTTCTATTGACAAGCCCGCTGCTTCTTTTAATAATATACCGGCAATTGTTGTTTTACGTGACTGCGCGTATGCAGGTGTTATAGATTGGAACAAGTAAATTTGTCGGTTTTGCAAATCGCCTTCGATGTTTATCGTGGGCGATTTTTTTTTGATTGACAAACACAGTGGTTTCGCAGTATACTTAGTGTGTAATAATTAAATATCATAAGAAGGTGTTTTTGTGAAAAGATTGGTTTGTTTGTTTTTGTGTTTGGTTTTATGTGTTTCTTTGTTCATTGTGCCTGTTCATGGCGCAACGTCTGTCAAGAGAGGATTGCGTGGCGATGCCGACTCCGATGATTTTCTGACTATTTCCGATGTGACGTTTCTTCAACGATATCTTGTCGGTTCTTCTCGTTCGTCGTTTGATGTTTTCGCTGCGGATTTTGACGGCAACGGCGCTATAGAAATCAGCGACGCGACGTTGTTGCAGCGCTATCTCGCTCATATGATGTTGCCGGGTGATTTGTCCAAGCTTCGTTATATAGAATATGATAACCCTGATAATTCGAAACATGACCTCTCGGACGCCGGTTCGTTCTTGATTGGCGATGCTGATAGTAAGACTGTTGTTTTGAACGGAATTCCTTTCAGTGCCGATGATAAAGTGGAATTGTGTGCTGATTTGCTCGATAAGGATGGTTTTTCGTCTTTTGAAGACAAGTATCAGCTGTTTGATGTTTTTGACGACGTGTCTTACAAGACGAATACATTGTCTTATGATACTGATGTGACGTGTTATACCGCGACATATACTAAGACAGGCTTTTCTGATTTCAAGTTGGTCATGGATTGCCGTGTTTCTTCGTTTGCTTCCGGTAAAAATAAATCTGAGGATTATTTTGAATACGATATCAGTACAGCCGGTTCTCTCAATTCTTGTTCTGTTGTGTTGGATGTTCCCGCGTCATGGGATAATCTTTTCTATGTTGATGCGCCGGGACGTGACACTATTGTCCATAATTCTTTTTACTTCGATTCGTTTTACGATATTGCGGATTATCTCGGTCTGTCTGTTGATGATGCTGTTCGTTTGGTTCCGAAGGACAGGGGCGGTTTTGAGATGTCGTTTGCGAATGAGCCCGGTTGGCAGACTTCTGAATCGAACAGCTCTGCCGTTGATGGCGATAAAGTTTTTCTGACGGAGTATTCCAATGAGTTTTATAAGAAACAAGGTCTGACAATATCTTCGGATATGGAATCGATGGCTTTTGCCGTTTCTTTCTCTTCGGACGATGATTATTTCCGTCAAACGTTCGACTGTGACGCTTCTTCTGTGCCCTACCCGTCTTATGTCGATACGCGTATAAGAGAAAAGGACCATCGTGTTGTTGACTTGGCGTTTAATAACGGTCGTTTTGCACACGGACATTATGAATTGTCATGGTATAATTCTATTGACGCTACGAACGCTGAGCTTATTTAAGTAGGATGTGCCCTCTTTTCGCGAGGTTTGCGTCATGTTGCACGTTTTGTATAAAATAGTATACGTGTATTATTTTAGATAAAGCCCGCTGTGGCGCAAATCTGAGCGTTTTAGAGCATGTGTTGATAATTTTTATTATGTGAGGTATTTTTAATGAATTATGTAAAGAAACAGAGTTTTATGAGAAGCGCTGTCGTTTTTATGTTGATTCTTGTGTTATGTTTGAGTCTTGCTGCTTGTTCTTCGTCAGGCTCTTCTTCGCCGGGTTCTCATAATTCTATTGCCGCTTTTGCGGGAGATTCCGCGTCCGCTGAAAACGACAGTTCTGATAAGTCGATCGCTTCTGATTCTAATGACACACCGTCAAATTCTAATGACACGTCGTCAGATAAAACGGAAAGCACGTCTCAATCCGATGATAAGCTTGTGTATAAAGCCGGTATCGACATTCAAACCCTTGATTATTCCGATACGATATCACAGCTTCAGACTTATATTAAGTCATATGAGTGTATTCTCGAATCACAAACGGAGCGAGATTCTGATTATTTAGACGATACTTATCTTATTTCGGGCAAAAAGGAGACGAGTTCTCCCGAAGCGGGTTCTTTGTATTGTCGTTTTTCCGTTCGTGTTCCTTCTGATAAGTTTTTTGCTTTCATTAATGATGTATCAGAGGTTGCGCATGTTATTGATAAGCAAATAGATGTTGAGAATATCAGCACTGTTTATGCGGACAATGACGCGAGTATTAAGGCACTTGAAACACAGAAGTCTCGTTTGCTTGCTATGTTGGACGAAACAAATGATATTGATGCGATGATTCAAATCACAGGCAAGCTTGAAGAGGTTGAGCAACAGTTGAACCGTGATAAGACGTCCAAGGCTGCTATGGACAAGGATGTCGCTTATTCGAGCGTTGTTTTGACAGTGAAGGAAGTAGCGAAATATACAGAAACGAAGAAACCTACGTTCTGGCAAGAGCTCGGTGAGAATTTCTCCGGCGCTTGGTCTGATTTCCTTTCTATATTGAAAGGTTTGTTGTTTTTCTGTATCAGGGCTTTGCCGTATCTTATTGTTTTTGGTATTTTAGTTGCTGTGATTGTCAAAATTATTATCACTCAAGTTCATAAGGACCGTAAGAAAAAAGATAATAAACCCGTGATGAACGCAATGGCGGGTAAGAAATTCGCACAATCGCAGCCTTTGGGTAATAATCCGCTAAACACACGTCCTGTTGTTCCTATGCAGGATACTGAGAACAAAACGAATGTGCCCTCTGATAAAAATAAAACGTAAGCTTTTATAGTAAAAAAAACCGTATCCCCATTTTGAGGATACGGTTTTTGCTTATTCATTGTTAGTTGATTGTTACAGGTTTGACGGTGTGCTTATATGGCTGATTGATGTCATGTGCGCCGAGGTAAATCCATCGTCCTGTTTCACGGTGGTAGCCGATGCCAACAAGCTCAAAGTTTATATCAAGCAGGTTTTCTCTGTGACCGTGCAGTGACGCTTTCCATGATTCGATAGCGTCTTCTGCTGTATCACATGAGCCCGTGAGGTTTTCGCCTGTAAGGACGTGGAATCTGCCGTTTGAGCCTTCTCTGTAAACCCATGCCAAAGCATCTCCGTATACAGGTGAGCTGTGTCCGTAATAGTCATATTCAACGGTATCTTCAACACGCATACGTGCGAGTCTCGACAGCTCTTTGTCGTATACGAGCGGATGAAGTCCGTTTTCTTCACGGAACTCATTGATGAGCCTGATGGCTTCAAGCTCTTCTTCGTAAGGCTCAAAGTCCTCCAGAGGGATATCTCTTGCAAGAGGATTGTTATAGACCTTTTCTTCATCTGCGTGATACGTTACGGAAACAGCTTCCGACGCAGGTGTTATTTGGTTTCGCTGGGTGTCAACGCACCATACACGGAAGGTATAGGTGGCGCCGTCGATGAAGTTGCAAGTATTCGCATAGAACGATTTACAGTTTTGTGAATAGCTATACGTTTTGACTTCGTCGTTCTTGTCGTTTGTTATCTCGTAAACATACCATCTTGCGTTTTTGTTATAGTCACATCCGATAAAGATTCTTGTTTCGGAAACGCGTTTCCCTAAGGTCTTTGTTCCTTCAACGGGTGAGAAGTAGGTGTTATTATCTTGCTCTGCCGTTTGAATAATAGGCGCGGGGTAAGGATACTTGCTATTGACGCTTGTTTCGGCGACCTCGCTGACGTATTCGTTCTTACTGTCATTCATACAGCAGACGGCATAGGAACCGCCCTCTTTGATATCCTCGGGGATATCGGTACAATTATTAGCGGAGGTGTCGGCTAAGTGTCTCCACTTTCCGTATTTCTTAGTGAATACACGGTAGCAGTCCGCGCCGCTGATTTTATTCCATGAGAGCGTAATATCGGATGCGCCTGTTGTCGCCTTGAGTTTAGGCTGCGAGAGCGTGTTGTTCTCGGGCAAGGTCACCTCATGGGTGTACTCGTTGACCTTGACATAATCAGGCGTTTCTATTCCTGTGAGTTTACGCTGAATAAAAGTAGCGTCGGTGATGTCTAAGCTGTTGCTTTGGTCTACGTCGCCGACATTCGCGATCAGAGACGCGTCAATGGGGGTACGCATGTTCAACATGCTCATTTGGAGCGTGGTAACGTCCATGATGTTGACAGTACCGTCCATATCGGTATCGCCGCCTTTGAACAGCGCGGTGATTTCTTTTTCATCACTCTTGTTTGCGGCTCCGACGAGCGGTGTGATTGAGAGAACGATGGCGATGACCATGATTGAAGCCAGTGTTCTGATAAGTGTTCGTTTCATTTTATACAACTCCTTTTCTTATCGAAACGAACATGTTTCTTTATATTTTTTATTTGAATTCTTGCGTTAAAACGCATATAAAATTCTTCACATTTCCAACCATGCGTTTGCGCTGTAGTCTATAAAATGAATCCTTTTTATTAATAGTCTGCTGAGAGGCGGCGCAGACAGCGCCGCTTATAAAGGAAAACCAAACCTCTGTTCTTTTTTGCGAAAAAAAAAAAGCCCTCACCGTGATGGTGAGGGCTCGTTTTAATTATCGGTGCCGACGGTTGTTCCGGCGGCTTTTGCTCTTGCTGCTTTGTCTTTCAGCGTCTTGCAAATCGTGTCGTAATCGGCTTTGATTTGCGGAGAATTCGTATTATCGAAAGCGAGGATATACTCGCTCTTCATGGCTCTTGTGAGAGCCACATAATACATTCTCTTTTGCTCTTCTCCCATGCTGTTGTCGTTTCTGTAAATGACAACAACGTTTTCGAACTCAAGACCTTTTGCGGAGTGAATTGTCGAGAGAACAAAGTTTGCTGTCATAGCAGCCTGCTGACGTTTGGTTTCTTCGTTCTTCTGAGAAATCAAGCTTCTGCGGATATTGTTGTTCTCGATTTCATATTGAATCATGCTCTGCTGAATCAACGACAGGAATTCGTCCTGTGTGATTTGCTTGTTGGTATACTGTGTATACCAGACGTTGACGTCGTTGATGACGCCGTCCGCCCAGTCATTGAGCATGCGTTGTGTGGGCGGTAATGCCTTTTGAGCGTCTCTTACGAGATAGTCGAGTCTTCTCAGAATGGCCTGACAGATGTCAACGGTGATGTTCATAGAGGGCATGAACTTCACGTCGTTCCAATACTTGCCGATGAACTTCGACAAGACGTCGGAGCTGAACGGTCTCTCGGGAACGAGGTTTGCGATCGTATAACCGGGGTAATTCTGTTCAAGCCAGTTCTGTACCTGAAAAACTGTTTCGCGGCGGAACGCAAGGAACGTCACAGGTTCGTTATATTTGAGCTTGTCGTCGATATACTTTTTGACATACAGTGACAGCCATGTGTCGAGTGCGTCGCTCATACCTCTGAGCTTCGGGATGAACTCGTAATGAAGCTTTACCTTTTCGGTGAAAGACTTGTGCGTTACTTTGTTCAGGATATTATTCGACTGCAGCTGAATCCTCGCGTAACGGTTTGCCTCGATTTTGTCGAGATACACATTGGCGAAGTCCAGAATCTCCTGATTGGAGCGATAATTCGTATTCAGCTGATATGCCTTGAATACGCCGGACGCTTCCATAATGTTCAGCGCTCTGGGGTTTGACGCGCGGAACTCGTAGAGTGTCTGTGAACCGTCGCCTACAATGAACAGCGCTTCTTTGTGCTTGTTGACGTACTTCAGGAAGTAGACGAACTCGAAGATGGAGTTATCCTGTACCTCATCAATGATGAGATACTTAGACTGGACATCTGTCGGTTCGAGCATGCTTTCGATTTTCTGATAACAGATGATAATCTGCAGTTCGAGTGATACCTGTTTGAGCGTTTCGAGTGTATCGATGACCTTGTCGTAGTTGTTTTCTACGAAGTCATTCATGCGTGTGTACGCGTCAGTATCGTTTGTGATGAAGCACTGGATGTGCTTCTTGAAATCATCATAAAACGAGTCACGTCCGATACCGGCAGGGAAGTACGCGTCGATAGTGTTGCGAATCGTTTTGTTATCGGATAACTGCTGACTGGGGAAGTTCATCGTGTAGATGCTGTTAATCATCGAAGCGATTGTCATTGAATGAACGTTCGGGTTCTTTTCTTTGATGTGGTCAGCCGCAGCGTTTGTGAATGAGAGGACCGTAATGTCTTTGGGGTCGACTCCGGCGTTTACGAGGTAGTTGATTCTGCCGAGAATGACGGTCGATTTGCCGGTTCCCGCACCTGCCTGTACGATGGCAAGCGGCTCTGTTGACGTGATAGCATTTATCTGTTCGGGAGAATATCTTTTTCCTGATACAGTTGCGCCCGGTTTCGGGTTGATTTGCTGCAAATTCGCTCTGTTGCTGTTGAGCTCGTTGAGCGTGTCTGACAACAGCAGATTCAGATTGTTTTTACAGAGCTTGTTGACGACGTTCGTGTCTTTGATGTGTTTTGCGATGATCTTGTAGATTTCTCTGTACTCTTCGAGCGGTACTTTGTACGTTTCGAGGAAACGGAGCGGCGGGGCTGTTTCGTGGACAACATATCCTTCTTTGTCATTCACGGTGAAAACGCCGCTGTCATAGTCATCTTCAGCGTTTGTCATAACCCAGTCGATTTCGGTGTGCAGGCTATTATGCCAGCGTTCAACCTCTTTTGCGCAAAGGTCAAATGCAGAAAGGTTGCAAGCGTAGTCCATCAGCATTTTTGTTGTGATGTACTTCTGCCAGTCGAGAGGAAGTGTTTTTCCGATGTTGACGATTCGTTTGACGGGATTTGCGGTGAAGAACGTGCAGACTTCATTTCTGTTTACTTCGTCTTTTGTCATGGGCTTTCTGAGCGCGTCTACAATAACGCATTTATCAGACGTTTTATCGTTGAGACGATACAGGAAAATTTGATAAACGAATTCCCACTTTTTGGTGACGGAGCCGTGCTTTGTCATGGACGGTGTTTCCGTATACATTGCGGAAAACATTCTGGTGTGAATGTAGATGTCACCGTCAGAACTGAGGTTGGTCAGTTTTGTCATTTCCGCTGTGTCAGGATGATAATATGTTGTCATCAGGTTTCTCCACATGTTGCGGGAGATGACAGACATCGGCGTCACTTCCAAGAGCGCGCCGTTGTTCTGTACCTTGTATCGATAGGAGCGAAATGCTTCCTGCGAGGATGTCGTGTCAGGGGAGAGATTTGCAGGATTTCTCAGAATAGAGAGAACGCCGACCTTTCTGCCTTTGCCCGTAAGCTTATCGTTGAAAAACTTCGGCGAGAGTTGTACTGTCTGTGTTGTCTGTTTATTGAGTTGGGTAATATCAACAGGCATGTTGCTTTTCTCCTTTCCCTGTTTTTCACAGAGTTTTTGATGTCTTTTTTATTTTTTTCTTATAATACAAGTGAAGCGATGTGGTTTTTTATTGCGCCTTTCACGGGACGAGCACCAAACTCAGGGACGTAGTTTTTCTGTGCTAAGGTCTCGGCTTCATCGTCGCTTAGTGTATCCGCTATTTTGATACGCGGGTTCGCTTTTTTCAGTCGCGCCGCTTCTTTTGCGTAATGCGCTTTGAGAATCTCGACAAAGGTTTCTTTCGAAATCTCGTTGAAGCTGACGATAGCGCCATTCGATTGTATGCGATTGAGCAGTTCGGGGTCGAAGTAGGGTTTGAGCGCCTGTATTGTGTCGCTGAGCGTTTGCTTGCGGTCGTTTTGTGTGAAACCGAGGCTTCTGTTGATGTCTTTGAAGCCTGCGTTTGTTGTTGCGATGAAAATCGCCTTTTTGAAGGAAATCTCTTTTCCTTTTGCCGTTTTCATCAAACCTTCGTCAAACGCCTCCATGAACAGTCGCTGTACACTCGTGTCGCATTTCTCGAATTCGTCAAGGATGATGACCTGATAAGGGTTTGATTCGAGACTGTCGAACGGAAGCTCGCCTTTAGAGTCGGAACCGATATAACCTGCGGGTGAGCCGATGATTCTGTTGATTGACGCGGGGGAATGGAATTCCGCCATTGAGAGTTTGATAGGCGGCGTATCGGTGATTGTCTTCGCCAGAATGCGGGCTGTTTCCGTTTTGCCCACACCGGAGGTTCCGGCGAACATGAACACAAGCGGCTTTTCATCCTCGGGACTGTCAGGCAGCTTGTCTTTTTCATTGATTTTGTAGATGACGGAAGAGAGCGCTTCGTCTTGTCCTTTGATTACGCTCAGGTTATTTTTGAGTGCGTTGATGTCGAGTTCGTTCTTTTCGTTGTTGCCTGTCATCAGTCGGATAGCTGTGAGCTTTAGGTGTTTTTCGGAAACGTTTATCATCGGCGTCGCTGCGAGCGCCTGTTGTAATTGCGGGTCGTTTTGCGCCTTTATTTCGAGCATTTGTCTGCGTATAACGGCTTCACCGATTGCTCTGTCAAGCAAGGTGATGGCGTTGTCAGGTCTATGGGCGCCTGCTTTTGCGTAGAATGTCGCAAGCTCGACACATTGTGCGATGGTATTGTCGCTGATAATGACGCTGTTTCCGTAATGTGTGAAGAATGTGCCTTTGAGTGACTTGAGCACTTCGATGGTTTGTTCCTTCGTAAGCTCATCGACGATAATTCTTGAGAATCGACGGTTGAGCGCGGGGTCATTCATCAGGTCGTTCGCTTCCTGCAGTGTTGTCGCGCCGATACATTTCATATCGCTTCTTGCGAGTGCGGGTTTCAGAATCTGGGCAATTTGTCCGTAGGTTTGTTTGCTGTTGACCAGCTGATGAATCTCATCGATGAACAGAATAACTTTGTTTTTCGGTTCAGACGCGAATTCGATAACGCTTTTGATTTTGCTCTCAAGGTCGCCTACAAAAGAGGAACCCGCTACGATATTTGCCAACGGCAATTCGTAAATCGTATACCCTTTGAGCATTTTCGGCACAAGCTGCGTGTCGTTTGCGAGCTCGTAAGCAATCGCTTCCGCGATTTTTGTTTTGCCGACGCCCGCGCTGCCTATCAGTAAGGGATTCGGCTTCGTCAAAGCTATCAGCGTGCTGAGCACCTGTTTGATGACGTTATCACGGAACATAACAGCATTGTTGTTTGTTTTGAACTTTTCGTTATAGTTGATGAGCATATCTGTAGCGTCATCGCTGTTATTGCTATTGCTGTTCGGTACGAACATAGGCATACCTGCGCCGCCGCTGTTACCGTTATTATCGTTATCGTTGTCAGCGGTGTTGCTGAAATCTTTGAAAGGCATAGCATGCTCTCCTTTCTTCTTTTTTTCTTTTGCGGATAGATTGGGTTTCCCCAATATCAGAATAACAGATGTTTTCTGATATTGGGGTCATTGTGTTCTGCGCTTTTGCAGAACTTTTCCGCTTCTCTTTTCATTCGCTGCCAGTCCATTTTGGCGCAGGGAATGTAGTACAGGTTTTTCGGGTGCTTGACAAAGTAGTTGCCTGCACACCATTCAAAGTCGGTGATGATAAGCGAAAATTCTCTTGTTCGCTTTTTGCTTGTGTTGATGAAGTGCCAGATTTGTTCGAAGTTTGTCCAACCTGTTACTTTTGGTGTTTTCTCGAATTCTTTATAGATTGCTGCCGAAGGTTTATCTTTGGTATGCAATAATGTTGTCTGTGACAGAATGTGTGAGAATGAATTGAAATACAGATTGACGTTGCATTTGCGAGCGAGCTCGATGCACGCCGCAATTGCCTCTTTGTAATTCTCTTCGCTGATGGAACCCGATGTGTCGATATAGACATGGATATCGGGCTTGAAGCGTTTTGATGTTGACTTGCCTTTTCGCGTGCAGTCTTCAGGGTCACGTCTGTTCGGACGGGCAAATGTCCGTTTTGTCATCTTATACGGATTTTGCGATTTGTTGACATCACTCATCTTTTTGATGATTTTACTGATGCGGTAAATCATGTCCTGATATGACGGCGGTTTGGCGGTAAACCGTATGCGAGCCTGTTTGGCCTGCATGTTGTTTTGTATGGTTTGCTTTGTTGCTTGTACGGCGTAGGCTTGTGCTTTCGCAATGGCTCTTGCTGTCGCTGTGAGCTTGTTCAGTCTGTTGACTGAAATCATCTTTATCGGTATGTTCAAACTGGAATTGATGATTTGCCATTCTCTTTTGATAGCCTGAGGTGTAGAATGCGCGTGCTTTTCCAAGTTAATGAAAATCATTGTTTTAGGACATACCGTATCTGACAGGGTGAATGGGAATATACCGCTCAATCCGTTATTGTTGGTTGTGATGAACTCATACAGCGCCGATGAAAGCAGACGAGGGAATGAGTAGTCCTCGTTGTTATCCGCGACATCCTTTCGCAGAATGAGCGATTCTGTCAACTCATTTAGTGTCAGCTTGTCGAACTCTGCGCAGAGCTGATTGACATCGGCTGTCAGGTTCGGCGCGAGAATCTGACATTTGTTCGTGAAGAACTGTTTGAATTCATCGAATTCGATGGCGTTAGCGAAGTAGATGCCCAATGAGTCAGCTCTTGTGTAGAAGGCGAAGGTGGCAAACAATTCATCGTATGAAGCGTTTCCCGCGAGGTAGTTTTTGCACACGGGTATAATGTCTGTTGCCGGTGTGTAGATGATGATGTCCGACGGATATTTCATCTTTTCTTTATCGGCTGATTGAATCGCAAACACGTCTTTGACAAGAAGTGTGTTTTGGCGATTATAATCGACGAGCGTTTTTCCGAAAATCTCTTTGACGAGGTCTTCGTTCGGGCTTAACGTGTCGTCGCAGCAATCGAGTACCAAGTCGGTAACGTCATCTTCTGTCAGTTTGTTTCCTTTTCCGTCGATGATTTCAACGGGATGGTTCGCAATCAAGGGTTGAAACAACGTGCTGATGATGTTTGTTTTCAGCATATCACGGGGGTTGTACGCGCCTGTGATGGTTGTCTGAATCAACGGCGACAGTTCAGACGGTTTTTGATTATTTACCGTAATCATGATGACGTTATTTCTCCTTTCTTTTTATCGTATGACAGCTTATCATACGTTCAACAATAAGCTGATAGTGTTCGCCAGCGTTGTACCTGTGTCGGCGAGCGTCTTGGCGTTTTCTTCATCGAGACCGTCGTCGCTTGCGGCTACTTTCATGAGGGCTTTCAGGTCTTCGCTCTCAAGAGCAGGCGTGACAGCGGCGAGCGCCTTGATGATAATACTGTTGTCTTCTCTTTCAAACAGGGCATATGCGAGACAGCCTGACCTTTCTCTGTTGTCCATGCCGTTGATATAATTGTTCAACTCGTCGATGGTCGTCTGACGCTTGAGTTCGTCGTAACACTGCGGCTTTGCGATTTTACCGTTGTTTGTATTCGTTGCTGACATGTTCATGACAGAGGAAAGAATCTTTTCGAGCAGGAAGGCGGAGAATGCCGTCTTTCCGGTGAATGCCTGTATGATAGACGCGAGATAACACACAGGCTCAGGCGTGAGCGTGTCCATCAACTGTGTGTATTCGAGGAGCTTATCCTGCGGACACTCGTTGAGGAATCTTGACAGGGCGCTGATGGTTCTCGGTGTGGTGAACTGTTCCATCTGTTCGCCGTCGTCGAGAATCTCGTTAATGTCTACGCCGCCGTCTTCGTCGTCGTCATCGTCAGCAGTTGTCTGCATGAGTGTCTTACAGAAGATGCATTCGGGGTGTTCCTCCAGTGTTTGGCGGATGAACGGATTGAGGTTCTGGTCGAGCGCCAAGAACGTCGAAGCGTCGGGCTCAACGGTCACGGGTACGAATCGGGTAATCGACGCGCTATCGAGCACAGTGATGTTTCCCTTGTTGTTGCCCGCGATGATGATCTGCAAGTTGGGAGGCAGCGTTTTGTCGCCGATTTTTCTTGCGGTCGGTAAGCTCAGCAGCGCCGATGTGATGTCGCTTGTTGTTCTGTTGATTTCGTCAAGGAACAGAATCGGCGTTTCACGCGGATGGCTTTCCGCATATTTGATGGCGTCGTGAATGGTGATATGGGGGAAGAATGTCTGTTTCCATTCTCCGTTCTCTACGTAGCTGACCGTACCGTCCTTATTGGTGACGGCATCAGTGTCTTTGATGGGCCTTGCGCCCGTCAGGTCGGCAACATCGCCGAGCTGGTTACATGCCACAACGAAACAGCGTGTGTGCATGTCTTTTGCCAGTGTTTCTATCCATGAGGATTTTCCGATACCGGGTTCACCCAGTAGGAAAGGAATCGTTTTTGCCTTGAGGCATGTACGAACGAAATCCGTAAACGCGTTATTGAACTTCATAATTGATTTGAACGTCCTTTCTTTTTTTTTTTACTTTGATTCAGTGTCGATGGTTCATGAACTTATAACATGAGCCTTTCGCACAGTTTTACACAAATTCATCTCCACAAATGACATCCGCCCGTCGCTTTACGGGCGGATATCTCCTTTAGTGTTATTCGTGTTGTCATTTTGAATTGAATTGTGTTTTTATAATTTGTACGTTTTGTCTTTTAGGGATTTTCCTTCTTTTTTGTTCTTGACATAAGCGTCAATCCATACGACTTTTCCGTTTTTGTAGTGACGGAAGTGTCCTCTTACACCAAAGCTCGTTTCGGGTTTTGCACGAGAACCTTTTGCTTTTATGACAGGCTTTCCTGTTTGTTTTTGCTTTGATAAGATATAGATGATGCTTTCCTTTTTCTTTTTTGACGCATTTTTCTTACTTTTGAGATTTCCGGTGTTTACTTTTTTGGTTGCTGTTTTCAAATTATCAGGATTGATTTCTTCAACACCGTAAACCATCAAGGCCATTGTTGTCGCATATAATGTGATGAGGTCTTTTGTGTAAGAGTCGTTTGCCGCGTCGCGAATATCTTTTTCGGTATAATATCGTTTACCTGTCGCTTTTTCCGCTATTTCAGCGGCGGTTTGCGGCGATAGGATTTTCAGTATATCAACGGTATTTTTGTTGATGTAGATGAAGCTCCCTTCGTCTTCCATCAGAATTTTTCCTTTGATTTTTCCGATATTTTTCCCGAAACGATTGACTGTTAATGTCAGATTTTCTTTATCGTCGACAACAGCGGTCATGACGATGCTCTGTTCGGAGAAAATGAATTTCAGAGCTTTAAGCGGGATGCGGCAGCTTCTCACTTTATCTTTGTTTTTTTCTTTCCATGCAAAGATAAACTCGATATCTTTGTTTGACAAGATGATTTTGTCCATTTTTTACTCCGTTTTGTTATCGTCAACACGCTTCAATATTACAGCTTTATCTTTTGTGATTTGATACGTGTCCAGATAGTCGCTCATAAGTCGGGATACACCCGTTTCACTGAACGCTACTTCGATAGCGCATTCGTTTGCGGGGTATGGCGCGAAGTCGATGACGCCAATTTCGTTGAGACAGTTGATGACGTGTGTCAGGTTCTTCAGTCGGTTAATCATACACATGATTGTCGACGTCATGATACCGAGCGCTTTCTGTGTATAATCATTGTTCAGGCTGAATGTTGCCCGAATATTTCCTTTGAGGTATTTTCCGTTTTCGGGGACTTTTTGTGTTTCATGGAATTCAGCCATTTCTTTTTCGAACGCGGCAAATTGTTCTTCTTTTTCTTTTCTTGCTGCCTCGTATGTTTGGTAAGCTGTTTCATTATCGGATATCGACGGGATATCTCCGATATCTGTTTTTTCGATTTCTCCGATGATAAACGCTGTGTTTTCAAATTCTGCTGTTATCTCGGGAATTCTGTCAGGCTCGCAGATGATGACGTCTGTATCGAAAAACGTATCGCATTTATCTATAGTGCTGAGGTCGATAGCATTATCACGGTCGATTTTCAGTATGGGTACTTCGTTTCTTTTCAGACAACGAAAGAGTTCTGATTTGCCTGTTCCAGGCTGTCCTGTGATGATGATTTTAATCATGTTCGTTTCCTTCCTTGTTGTTTGTCATGTGTTTTTTCGGTTCGATTGTTTTGATGATTGCTTCATCCGCGCCGATATAGTCGCCGGTTTCGATATCCATTATGATACCATTTTCAAACAGAATGCCTTTTCTTGTTACTTTTTCTTCGGCAAAGATGTCGATGTACAGACATGTGCCTTTGACTTTCGGCATGTCGGCAGGTTCTGTTGTTTGTTTGCGCAGCTCTTTTATGAGTTTTTCAAACGCATTTGCCTGTTTGTCAGACAGTTGATATTTTCTTCGGAATATTCCGTTGATATCATCTTTGTGATAGCAGTATGCGCAACAGGACAATATTTCGAACCATTTGACAGCGGGAATTTTATCATGCGGGATATCATCCAGTGCGTTTATGATACAAATGATTTTGTTGTAAGGACGGTGCAGCGTTTTGTTTTCCGTATCGGCGACAGGTTCGTCTTCGTTGATGAAACGAACCAAGTCGACGGAAAAAGGCGGCGTATCGAGGTCGATTGTCTCAAATTCAAGAGGAACAGGGAGACCGCAGAATTTGGCGATATGGAGCTTCGCCTGTATGAGGTTCTTTTCGTTGATTACGGTTTTCGCTTTTTCTGAATCACATTTTAACTTTTTGATGAGTACGGATAAGACCTTTTTCTCGTTATCTGTCATGGGTATCTCTCCTTTTGAGCGTTACGCCGTTTTTGACGAGGAAATAGGCATAGCGTGTTTCCATATTGCAGCGTTTATTCAGTACACATGTAACGCAGCTTTCGGATAAGCATGTTTCTTTGGGTTGGTTCATCGCCATCCCGATAAGTGCTGCCAGTTTTTCTATTTCCTTTTCTTTTTTGTGGTACGTAGTTTGTTCACTCCTTTATCGGAGCGCCCATTGGATTGGTTCGACTCCGTGTTTTGTTAATATTCTGTTGGCTTTCGAAAACGGTCTTGAGCCGATGAATGCCTCGGCATTTCTCGTTTTCTTGTGCGCAGAGAGCGGACTGGGGTGTGTTGCTTTCAATCCGTAGTTGTACGGGCAATTAACATTTTCTGCTTTCAGCTCTTCAGCACATTGGTTGATGAGATTGATAGCGTAAGAGCCCCATGCAAGAAAAACCGTCACACGACCGTTTGACATGATGGTTTTGATGATTTCGGTGGTGACTTCCTGCCATCCGAGGTTAGCATGTGACGTTGGTTTTCCTTGTTCTACCGTTAATGTTGTGTTGAGCAATAAGACGCCTTCATGTTCCCATTGTGCGAGATTGCCTATTTTGGGATAATCGCAACCGATGTCATCCGTGAGTTCTTTATAGATATTCAGCAGTGACGGCGGCGGTACGGTGCCGGGTTTTACAGCAAAGGCAAGACCTCTCGCCTGTCCGGGCTGATGATAAGGGTCCTGTCCTAATATAACGACTTTTACGTTATCAGGGTGCAGCAGTTCAAGCGCTGTGAAGGTTTCTTCTGTCGGCGGATATATGATTTTCCCTTTGTTTCTTAACTCGTTTACTTTGTCGAGACACTCGGTCATTTTGTGAGCTGTTTCTTCCGGCAAAAGGTCAATCCATGCGTCGAGGTTTTTATTCATGGGGGTTCTCCTTTGTTTTGAGCATTTCAATCAGGTCGTCCATAGCGTTGGTATCAAGCTTTGACGGATTTTTATTACCGTTGTCATCTTTGCCGCCGGATATTGCGATAGAACGAATGATATATTCGTTTTTATCACCGTTTTTCCATACGACGATGCCTGTCGGCACTTCGGACGGCGGATACGTTTCCATAAGTTCTTTTCCCTGTTTAGAGCGTGTTGATACCCAGAGCGGTTCGACGTTTTTCTCCTTGAGATATTCGCAAATCTCATGGTATGTGTCGTGGCAATCTTTGCAGTCGTAGCGGTAATAAATGATTAACCGATTATGGTAATCTTCAGGCAGAATCGATTCGTTCGGTGTGAGCTTATTGTATTCTGTCATTTTTGTCATACCTGTATCGAGTTTGTACATTCCGTGGGCTTGTGCTGTCATGTATACGGAAGCGAATGACAGACACACAAAGGCAACTATCAGTACATATCCGCAAAACAGGCTTCTCTGTAGCCACTTTTTTTGGATGGTCACGATAATCAATGACGCTACGATGATTGAAATGCCAATGTATACAGCGATTGATATGATGTTAAAGGCGTCGAAGACATATCCGCAAATCAACAGTCCGATACTGATTGACGCGAATACGATAAGCGCTGCGACGTGCGCGACTTTCGGTTTCGTTGTTTGTTTCATTTTCTTTTTTCCTCTGTTATTATTAGCTCATTTCTTTGAGCGCAATGTGACACGCTGTTCTGTTGTCACCGACATTTGCGCATGTCGACAGTGTCAATATGCGGTCAAATTCGGGCAATTCAAGCGAACTCCACGACGCTTCGTGTATTTTTCTTGTAAAAGCTGTGATGTCGTCGGGATTAGCTGTTCGGTAATCTTCATCGGGGTCTACTTCGTATATGGAGAAGATGTATCCTTCATAATAGTGATTTTGTGTAACGAATGTTACTTTGTGGTTTTGGCAATTCTCATTGTTGATATTGCTCAATAAATGGTTGACGCCCGCGAACATGGAACCGTCTCTCATGTTGTGACCATAGAGTACGGTGTTCATATCGAGTGTTTCCATATTGTTCGCCCAGTCCGCAAAAATCCAGCCCGCCTGATTTTCATTTCGGTCGATATCGCGGTTCAGGTAATAATCGTTATCGTTTGACTGAACAACGGGATATTCGATTTCTGTGTCTTCTATTTTAATCCATGCAACAACGTCGTTGTTCTTTGATTTCAGATTTTCGAAGTCGACGATATACGAGGGCTCGAAGCTTGCTTCTGTGCCGTCGTAATCTTTCGTACTTAAAAAATCAGAGGGTGCGACGGTTTCTACCGTCGCTTTGTTTATCACGTTTTGCTGCTCGCGCGCTTTGTTTATATCTGAAGCTCTGTTTATAATCAAACCTGTTCCGATGATAGCACTAACTGCAACAAAAAGCAATAGAATGATGAAAAGTTTTTTCTTGGCTTTTGTTTCCATTGTGATAGAACCTTTCTTTTTTTTCTAAAAAAATAGGATTATCGGTATCATACCGATAATCCTATTCTCTTTGTGATTTACTTAGACTTCGCCCTCTTGCGATAGATGACGAGTACGCTCGCGCCGAGAACTGCGGCAGTGAGCAGGCTTACGATAATCCATACGCTGTCACCCGTCTTAGGGTTATTTGTCTTTACAAGCGTATTGGACTTAGCGGTTGTCGCGGGGACGGTCGGTGCTTCTGTTGAAGCGGTAGTCTCAGCAGTAGTCTCCGTTACGACGGTGTCTTCTTTTGTCGACGGCTCTGTTGCGTCTTCTACCTTGTCGGTATCGCCAGTCGTCTTATCGTCGTCATTTGTCTTATCAGGCACGACGTCGTTTGTGATGATATCGTCTGTGTCATTTTCGATAATCTTGTCGGTATCGTTGGTAGTGTTGCCTGTGGTATCGCTCTTGTCGTTGTCGACGGTGATGGTGTCTGATGTATCATCGTTTGTCTGATTTGCGGCACCAGCTTCGGCGATGTCGCTGTTCTTCGAGGTTGCGGTTACATCGCTATACTTCGCTGTCGCTTCGATGGGGACTGCGTCCTGCTCTGTTACGACTTCGTCTGTGTTCTCATAAGACGGAGATACCAATGCGTTGTACTCCTCATCTGAGATTTCACCGAGCCAATGTCTGTATGCGGCAAGCTCTTCTTCTGTGGCAGCGGCACTACTGATGACGGTGGTTGCCAGCATTACCATTACGATAAGAACGGTAAGCATGATACTGATTGTCTTCTTCATAGTTTAGGATACTCCTTTTTAAAATTTTTTAATGTAATTTGAGCTTTGTGTTTTCGATGAATGCTATTTATTTCTAAACGCATTACTTCTCCGATACATATACTCATGAGTACAACTCCCCAAGGCATATTTTGCTGTTTTTGTGTGCAAAAACATAAGCGTGGCCTCGTGATATGAGTATCACGAGGCTTCAATTTTCTTTTTACGACTTTATGGCTCGCCAATAAATGTCGTTTTGCTTTTCTACAAAACTGTTCTCAGGATTATAATACTTGTGACCGATAATGTCGTCAGGCATATATTGTTGTTTTACCCAATGATTTGGATAGTCATGCGGATATAAATAGCCTTGTGCGCAAGCACGCGCGAGATGTGTCGGTATCGTTCCGCCCTTTCCTTTTACGACGTCTTCGAGCGCTGCGTTGTATGCTTGTTCTGCCGAGTGAGACTTTGGCGCTGTTGCCATCAGTAACACAGCGTTTGTTAATGGTAACTTTGCTTCAGGTAAGCCAAGTTCTTTCGCTGTCTGTACCATGGCATATACTGCTGATGGTACGTGCGGCGCTGCGAGTCCGATGTCTTCGTTCGCGATCACAAGAAGTCTTCTGCATGGGGACAGCAAATCCCCGCCTTCGAGTAGTCTTGCGAGATAAAAGACAGCAGCGTCGGGGTCGCTTCCTCTTATTGATTTCTGCAGCGCGGAAATGAGCCCATAATGGATGTTTCCGTTTGTGTCAAAGCCTGCCATATTTACGGACGGCAGCAAGGCTTTGATATCGTTGATAGAAATAGCTGTTTTGTGAGCAGCGTATCGACTTTTGTATTGTTCATATGCAAGCTCTGTTATGTTGATTGCTTGCCGGACATCACCGCCTGATATGTCCGCAATATAATGCAATGCGCCTGCGTCGAATTGGATTTTGTTTGTCATAAAATCTCTTACGATAACAAACAAACGTTCTTCTATTTGGTTCGGCGTCGGCTTTTTGAACTCACATACAATGCATCGGCTGATGAGTGCGTCATATAACGCATGATAAGGATTCTCCGTAGTGCTTGCAATCAAAACCATTTCTCCCGATTCGATAAACGGGAGCAGCGATTGTTGTTGTTTTTTATTGAAGTATTGCACTTCATCCAGATAAACGAGAACAGGAAGATTATCTTCGTTATCGGTAATCGCTTTGTGGATGTCTTTTACTGACGCAACAGTGGCATTCAGTGAACACAGCGGGTAGTTTGTATTCTCCGCGATGATTCGGGCTGTTGACGTTTTCCCTGTTCCGGGAGGTCCGTAAAATATCATGGATTTGAGGCTGTCGTTCTGTAACATATTTGTAATGCTACCGTTCGCGCCTGTGAGATGAGGTTGTCCTATGATGTCACTGAGGTATTTTGTCGGTCGTGCCTGTTCGGCGAGAGGTTTTTTCACGTTTTTTCAACTCGCTTTTACATGTGATTTTTTAGATATAAAAAAACGACAACCTATTCGGGCTGCCGTTGTGTTTGCTGTTCTGTTTGTTTATCGACGGTTTTTTCTTTGAGGTTGTTCGCTTGCTTTTTTCGTTGTTGTTTTCGAAATGCCCTCTCATCTTCGATTATTTTTTGTGATATGCTGATGGTTTCACAGAAATGTGGGAAGTCGTTTTGGAATTTTTCATAGTCGATATCGTCGGGAAATGTCAGCAGACCTTTTTGGTCGGGGTTTTTCGTGTATGGACATTTTATGATGTTATTATGACCGTCTTTCGAGCCAATTACTAATCGACTTTCTTCTTTTTTATCGTAAACAGTGTAGCGTATCGGTGCGTTTTCACTTTTGGCATCCGTCATAACGTAGCGTATTTCACCGGAGTCTTTTTGTTGTCTGGCATATATGTTACGATGTGTCACCAGTGTTCGCATATAATCCTGCTGCGCAGTGTTTGCGTTTTTGAATGTTTCACTTTCGCGCAAGAGTTTCAATCCGTCGACGCCATTATACACGGAATGCGTTTCATCGAAAAACGGGTACATGGTTCGGATGGCGAAGCCTTCCGGATTGTTGAACTCTTTCGTGAGAACGACGCGGGCATTACTTGTCGAAAAACCCTTCAGACCGTTGGCAAAACCGTATCCGATATTGATGGGTTTGCCTGTTTTTTCATCTTTTATTTGCGTGTTGATATCCAAAAGACAGTCGTCGTCGGATAATAACCAATCAGCTATCTCTTCCATATTATCAAGTATGCTTTCGGCTAATATGTTTTCTTTTGATACAACGTTCGTATCGAAGGAGCTTGCAGCGTCAGTGCGGTCGTATTTTTGCGTGTTGAGATTTCTTTCGATAAGACCTTCGATAAGCTCGTCTTGCGTTTTGTCGAAATGTTTATCGGAATGATTATATTTATGGTCGACATGCCACCATCCTGTTTTCGGTCTGTCTTGTAATATGAGACTCAGGTCAAACAGATGGTCTATAAGCTCCTGTTTTGTTGTATCAGGGTGCATTTGATAGCTGATTTGTTTCATGTCATGTCACCTTTCGGTTTATGCAGGTTCGTTTGCTTTTGCCTGTTCTTCTGATATCTTCGCGGCGCTGTCTGTTTTGCGCCAATTGAGACATGTGTTTACAAGCTTTTCCATGTCTTCTTTTTTAAAGGGCGCCGCCAGATACAGGCGAAGGTCGTTTCTTTTGATCTGTTTGTTCGTCGTTTCTATTCTTACGACTAACGGTTCTTTCAACACAGGGTTGTTTTGTTTTATCATAGGTGCGTCTACGATTGCATATTCCGTGATGCCATGGTGCGCGAAAAAGCCGTGCAATCGTTTTGCCATCGGTGCGAAAATAACACAATATTCTGTTTTTTTACTCGGCGTGAGTGTAAACGGCGGATATTTGTAATCGTTATTCATATGCAGCTCACCTTTTTTATGTTTTTTGGTTAAAGAGGGATGCCCCGTTGATTAACGGGACATCTTTCTTACGCGATGTTTTCAAGACGGCAATCGCAGAGACTGTGTTTAACTCTGTCGTTAACCTCAGCACGCTTTGCGTTGTTGAAGCGTTCGATGGTTCCGACAAGATAGCCTGTGATACGACGAATTCTTTCGAACGGTACGCTTTCGTATTCGTAGTTGATTTCTACTTCGTCGTTATCGAGCGTTAACGTCATTGATTTGATTTTTTGGTCCGGGTGACGCTTCTTCATTTCAAGGATGTATTCGTTGATTTCCTTTTGTGAGAGTGTGCCGCCTTTTACGGTAACAGTCATAGTAAGACTCTCCTTTTTATTGGTATATTATTATTGTAAGCGCGATTTGCGTTTTTGTCAACTATTTATTATGTTGGCGAGAAAGCCAAAGACGAATCCGTATGTAATCAAATTAATAACGGCGAGTACGATTCCGATGATGGATATGACGAGACCTATTGTTGCGAGATGGCTTTTTCGTCTGATTTCTCTGTTTTGCTTTTTGGCAATGATAGCAAAGATAAGGCTCAATGTTGACAGTACAAGAGCCGCAATGCTGCCGACAAGACCTAACCATGTGATGATACAGCTGATGATACTGATGGTAAGAGACGCGATGGAAAAGCCCTTTTTGCTTTTATAATCAATCGGTGTGCGGCTGTACATGGGTGTTATGTTTTCAGGTTTCATAGGGGTTTTTCTCCTTGCGTTTTGGTGTTTTGTAAAAAAAGAGGGGTTGCTCCCCTCTCAGTGTCAATGAAATATCAATAACGCTGAGAGGGGTAATGAAAGAGGTATATCAGCCTTCGATATTAAGGATATTTGTTTTCATTATGCTTATCAACTGTCCTTTTATAAGCGAGAATACGCTGTTCCAGTTGAGTTGTTCTGTTAACGCGATTTGCACGATGTCGTCTTTTATCGATATGATATTACCTTTGACGGTGACGTCGTATATCGTGTTTGTCGCCGAATCGTGCATTCTTAAAATGCCGGTGAGCATGGCTCCGTTTTTGATTGTCGCGTTTGGCATTTTAATCACACCTTTTGTTGAGTATTTGCTGCGTCGTCGTTCGACGCTGTTGATTTTGCGATGGCTTCTTGTGCTAAATACAATAGCCACGGCAGGTTTTGACGGAAGGTTTCGTGTTTTAAGCGATGTTCGAGATTTTCCGACAAAACGAGATATATAAAATAAGCTTTTTCATTAAGCGTATATTCGTGGTTTATTATTTTTTCGTCATAACCAAAGTTCTCTTTTTGTTTTTCATTGAATGAGCTGAAGTCTCGATGTTGTTTTTTGATGCTTTGAATAATCGTCTGCATATTCGCATATAGCTTACAAGCATATGCGAATTCATAGCGAGATACATCGTCATAAAATTCATCGAGGTTCTTTGGTTTGACGTCCATCATTTGTCTTACAATTTGGTCTTGTCCCGGGATGGGTTCGCCGTCCGTTAAGTCTTCGAAATGAAAGTCAGTTCTGTTGCTGACGGTTTGCATCGGTTTAAGATAATCAATCAGGCTTTTTAACGGAACATTGTCGTAAGCCGGTTGGATGATGTTTCCTGTGAATGTTACGAAATGGCTTGTCAGTATTTCGTACCATTTGTGTTTTTCTTTGATTGCGGGTTTTGTCAATAATTCAGAGCAGTCGTCGAACTCAGTGGTTATCGGTACCACTAAATGATATCCTTTTCCTGACATCGACCTTTCTCCGTAAATGTATGGTAATCTGAGAAGATTATTTTTAATTTTTTCAGGACAGCTCGGTTCTACATCGACGACAACGAAATTGTCTTCGAGCGCGTCGAGCCAGTATGCGCAATTTTCAGGTCGTCCCAATACTCCGATCAAGTCGGGAAGAGAGACGAGAGACGCTTCGTCGTGGAATTTTGCTCCACAAATACGTTTATGGTAAATTAACATAAACATATCAAGCGGGACTTTATCTTTTGTTGATACAGTCCACCTTTGATTGTTTGCGATAGTGAGGATGAAAGGGTGCGAGTAAAAATCGCTTTGATTTTGCATAACCCGCACTCCTTTCTGCTCTCTTTATCGTTTTATTGTGCCGTTTTTGTGATAAACGACATGTTTGGGGTTTTATTTACGGTATTTCTCTTATTCGTCTTCGCCCCAAGAGATACCGGCGCCTGCGGGATTTACCGGAGGCTGCTGAAAACCGTTTGCCTGTCCCATGGGCATCTGGGGCGCTGTGGGCTGCTGATAGCCCTGATAAGGCGGAACGGGAGGCTGTTGATAACCCTGATAAGGGGGCTGATACGGCTGTGCCTGCGGCATTACGGGCTGACCATAGGTCTGCGCGGGAGCTGCCTGAGGCGCCATATTCTGCTGCATTGCCGCGTTCTCTGCATTGATTCTGTTGATGAGCGCTTCACGCTCCGCTTCACGCTGCTCACGAGACATGGGCTTGATGTTTACGCCGAACGCTTCGAGGTCATTGTTGCGAGTGAAATATCTCACAGGCTCGTTCACGTAGATGGCTCTCAAGCCGAGACCGCTGCCGTTTCTGCTCTGGAATACCTCAACTTCGATGGTGACGTCGAGATTGGAATCAAGCTCGTTCTCGGGAACGAACTCTTCATATCTGTCACCCTTAAGCTCGTAGAACAGAGGCATGAGCGCGCCCTTGGGGTCGAGCTCGAAATACGGATTGTTCGGCTTTCTTTCGGGCTTCTCGCTGTTGTAGAGCTTGTTTTCCTTGAGATACTGCTCAAGGGGAGTACCCTTTTCCCAGCAGAGCGCCGCGTTCCTCAAACGGATGCTTCTGTGCGGGCTGTTGATTTCCTTCTTGCCGATACCGACGCGTCGCTTATTGTTCGCGATAAGCTCTTCGCCGTCGTACGGTGTAATCAAACGTCCGAATTCGAGTTTGCCTCTGATGTAGGCCTTTGTTTTGGGGGCAAAATTGCCATAATCGTTTGCCATATTGTAAAATTCTCCTTTCCCTGCTGTTGCAGAGATTATTTTATTAGTAAATCTTCAGAAAACTATTGATTTTCAAAGATTTATCTGCTATTATTATAACATATTAAATGACGTTTGTCATCATATATTTTATAAATGAGGTGGTTTTTGTGTCAAGCAAGGTTCCTTTTGTTGCTGCTATTCTTGCGAGTGTCATTGCTGTTGGCGGCACCGGTTATTTTGCATATCAGAATCTGTCTAATATTCATAATGATGCTGTTTCACAAGCGCAGGCTTCTATGGTCTCTTATCATGACGACTATCAAAAGCGCATGTCTGATAATGCTGCTATTGCGGAGCATAATGCTGTTACGGAACGCACCAATCAAGCCAACAAAAGGCTGTCCGACTATCGGAACAATCCCGATGTGGAAAATAAGGATGGTAATTATGTCCATCCTTATTTTACGGAAGATGACAAAGGTATTTGGATATATGACGTAAAGAACAGTGATGTGATAAAGGATATCGCTAATAGTGCGAATATGACTGTAGATGACCTTCTCAAGTACAATGACGCCGCTGATATTGAGTCATTGTATCATAAAAAGGTAATTCATTTACCCTCTCAATCTGTCACGCAATCCGATTTACGCTGTATCGGTGTATGGCGTGTCGGTGTAAAACCAGAAGAACACGGTTGATGCGTTATTGTGATATTAAGGCTGTGGTTTATCCACAGCTTTTTTATTTATGAGCATTATGAGTTTAGTTCAATCGTTAGTTCTTTCTTATATTTGTAATATGTGTTGCGGCTCAACCCGATAAGTTTCATCACTTCACCGTCAGGTAATGTTCCTCTGAAATCTTTGCTGTGTTTTTCAATCAGAGCTTTTGCGGGCGCTTTCTTTTTTATATGAAGCGTTGTCCCTTTTTTCTGTCCGATTTGTTTTCCGTTTCGCCTTGCGGTTTCAATACCTTTTGCGACTTGTTTGCGGAAATCATTCGTTTTCTTTTGTGATTGTTTAAGCATAAGACGTATTTGTTTTTCAATCAACTTTTTTATACAGATGGTTTCCGTTATTGGAATCGTGTTTGGTAAAACGCTTCTGTACGTGCTTGTGTTAATATGGGGTTCTTTCAAAAACACAAGGTTGATTTCTTTGTCGAATAAATCGAGATAGGACATAATACTGTCATCAGCGTCGTAGCCCATTTGACTGATACTGTCAAATACAATCGTATCGCCGGGTTTGACTTGTTTGATTATTTTGTCAAACTCTTTGTGTTCACAGAGTTTTCTTCCTGTGTATTCTTCTTGATGGATTTCAGCATCAGGAAAGGCGGAGAGGATGTTTCGTATTTGTTTTTCTATGCTTTGGTTTGCGGTGGATGTTCTGCAATAACCGTAAATCACGTACGAACCTCTCCTTTCCTTATGAGACGTCTGAAATCGGTATGTTTTTGCATGCGTTAACAGCTTCGAGCATTTCTTTTTGGCTAAAGTCTCGCATGTTTAAGCCTTTCAAGATGCGCGCGTCGATTGTACCTTTTGTCAATATGTGCCATATGTTGACAGCGTAGCGCTGACCGTTTCGGTACAGGCGGGCGTTTGTCTGCAGGTATTGCTCTAAGTCCCAAAACGGCAGTGTGTACCATATCAAATCGTGTCCGCCGAATTGGAGATTCAGACCATGCCCTGCAGATGCGGGTTGAATCAACATGATAGGAATGTTACCGTCGTTCCATTTCTTAATCATCTCGGGCGTTTTATCGAATACCTTTATGCCATATCCTTTGTCTGAGAAATATTTGATGATTTCCGATTTTTCGCTGTTGAAGTGATACGCGATCAGGCATGGCGTCGATGTGTTGTCAATGATATATTTACATATATCGAGCTTCTGCTCGTGGATGACTGCATACTGATTGTTTTTGGCGTCGGTATATAGCGTGCCGGATGACATTTGTGCCAACTTCATTTGCAGAATGGCTGCTGTGTCAGCTGTCACAACATCACCGTCGTCAGACACAAACACGTAATCTTTCATTAGCGTTTTGTATATTTTCATTTCGTCTTCTGTCATATGCGCGTAAATCGTTTGCATATTGAGTGTCGGCAATTTAACAGAGTTATTTTTGCCCGAAATGACAAGGTCGGCGATACGGCGATAGATTTCATCTTCAGCGCCTTTTATAGGCTGATACCCGACAGGGTGTCCGTTTACTACAGCTGTCGGATACATGAAGCTGTTGCGGAAGGCAGTGATGTTTTTCCCGAGACGTTGTCCTCCGTCCATGAGGTATATTTGCGGCCATAAGTCTTCAACACCCTTCGGTTTTGGTGTTCCTGTTAATTCAATGAGATATTGAATCGCGGGCTGTACTTTTTGCATGGCTTTGAAACGGGCGGACTTATAACCTTTGAAGGCTTGTGCTTCGTCAATGATGACTGTCGGGAACCACCATATTTTCGGATTTTGCTTTTCGAAATACGTCACAAGGTCCGTCACAAGCTCTCTGTTGATGAAATATACTGTCGGCGGGTCGGTTTTTATCTCTTCATATCTTTCGAGACGCTTTTTTCTTGAAAGCTTTTTGCCGCGTTCATTGACAATCAGGGACTTTGTTCGGAACGGCAGTCCCCATTTTTTGATTTCATCCGTCCATACAGAGCGCGCAATTGTTTTCGGAGCGATAATCAGTACGTGATGACTGGGATTGCGGTCGAATAATATTTCTAATGTTATTCGTGTTTTTCCGCAGCCCATGTCAAGCCAAAGTCCACATTTCGGGTGTGTGAGTCCGAATTGTTTATATGTTTCCTGCTCAATTGATAACGGTGCGCTTTGTATTTGCGGTGTCGTTCTTTGAGGCATCGGTATAACCTTCTTTTATTCTGTGATTTCGCCGTTTTTGTGAATCGTGACGTTGCCGAGTGTCGTATAGCTTTGTGCGTTTTCGGCGTCTTCGTCAGTTTCAATGTCGATAGAGTAAGACCCATCGACATACTCTATGCCGTCTGTACACAGCGGTATATCGTCCATCTTCTCTTTTGCGATATCGACGGCGTCTCCGAGACTGTTGGCTTCTACCGTTATTGTTGAATAGACAGCCCATGATACGGGGATGATATATTGACCGCTTTCGTTTTTGATGTCATACAGTGTTGCGGGTTTGTTTTCGTATAACTTGTAGTTGATATAACTTTCGACATAGTTATATACAACAATGGTTTTCTTATTGTTTAGTTTTTCAAGGGCTTCTGCGATTTTGTTCACGATGTGAGATGTCGATACCATTGCTTTATAGTCTTCAGGGTTATCGAACGTCTCAGCGAGCGAATCGAAATAGAAGCTGTATTCTCCGATTTGGCAGAAGACGCCTTCAGACTCCATTGTTGTTTTCAGTTGGATGATGTTCTCTTTGAGTGCTTTGTGCAGCATTGTACCTGTAATCATGTGGCAGCATCTCCTTTCTGTATTTCGTCATATCGTTCTTTCGCGAACATCGTTTGTCTGGGAGATAATTTGTATGATTTGTTGCTCTGTTCGCTCCAGACGATAATGGGATATTTGCGGTTTCTCGGTTTGATGTTTTTGATTTTACAGATTTCGCCGTTTGACAGCAATACCTTTTCACCGTATATGTCAGGCGATAATCCATACATATAACATTTGTTTGCGAAGTCAGCTTGTCCTTTTTTGATGTACGCAAACAGGTCGTTTTCGGCGTTGAAGGCGTGCGTAACTTCATGTCCTTGTTTTACCAGTTTATCTATTGTTTCTTCAACGTCTTTTAGATAGTCGCAAGTAACATGTTTTTGCGATTCTTTTGATGTCGCTGTATTTTCTTTATAGTAAATGATATACATGGTTGACTCCTTTTTTAGTTGTTGTTTGTCAACATTTTGTTTATTTCGCGTTTTGCCGCTGTTCCGATACCCGGTATCATGTCCAGTTTCTCCGGCGCGTTTTCTACGATGTAGATCAGCATACCTTTTGTGTCGATATGACCGCGTTTCAATGCGTTTGTGACACGTGTTGACAGACCTGCTCGTTCAATCGGAAGTGTGTCCTTTGAACAATCGCTGTTTCGTTGCCGTTTTATGATTTGGTCATATCCGTTTTTTCCGTATTTGATGTAGCCAATCAACGGCGGTTTTACCAAATCGGTGAACGCTCTTTTCAGTGACGTGTTGACATGTTTGATTGCCGTTTTCAGGCTTTCATCGGGATACATGTCACGTGCCGTTTGCGTTTTTGTTTTCTCGTTGATATAGATTGATACAACTGCCATTCTCGGCATTGGGGGCAGTTTGTTTACAGCAAATGTCAACCCTTCTATGATATCGTCACCGTATGGCAAGTCTGTGTTGAGACCGAGGTGTGCTTCATGATATGATGTTCTTTGTCGTTTGTGGTAAGGCTCTACATCAAGATACAGGTTGTACGGATAACGTGGAAGGTCAACTTTGTTTTTGCCGTATATGACGTTTTTGAACTTTTCATATTCGTTTGGATTGTAAAGCATAGCGGTTGTCCTTTTGTTTACGGTCTTTTGGACAGAATCCCATCAATAAGACCGAAGTTTTGAGCTTCTTCGGCTGTGAGCCAGTTGTCACGCTCACAAGCTGCGGTTATTTCGTCAAAGTTTTTGCCTGTGGCGGCTGACAGAATTGCATACAAAGTTTTCTTGGTACGAAGGATGTGTTTGGTTGCGATTTCGATATCGGTCGCCTGTCCCTGAGTGCCGCCGAGGGGCTGATGAATCATAACTTCGGAATGCGGTAAACAGAAGCGTTTTCCTTTGGCTCCTGCTGTGAGCAGGACAGCTCCCATTGACGCAGCCATACCCATGCAGATGGTCGATACATCAGGTTTGATGAAGTTCATTGTGTCAAGAATGGCGAGACCGTCGGATACGGAACCTCCGGGGCTGTTGATGTAGAGATAGATATCTTTGTTGGTGTCAACGCTCTCAAGATAGAGGAGCTGTGCGCAAATGACAGACGCAGACATAGGGTTTACGTCCTCGTTGAGCATGACAATACGGTCTTCGAGAAGACGGGAGTATAAATCGTAAGCCCTTTCCCCATTCGGCGTTCTCTGAATGACGTTGGGAATAAGGGTGTTTCTTGTTGAATTGGCGAGTGAAATAATATTATCGGAAAGCATGTATGTATCCTTTCTTTTTTTTGTTTGGCAAAACGTCGTCCTTACTTTGCAAGTACCGACATTTGATGGTACTGTTTAGCAGAGATTGTTTTATATTACGTTTTGATTATGTGATTGACTGAAAATTTTTAGTTGGTCGGTACTCTGTAAATTCGCCATTTTATACTTCTCTGCAGGCACTGACATTTGGTTTCGGCACTGGCGACTGCTCTGCTCTGCAGGCACCGACATTTGACGGTGTTGTTTAGCGGCGAAGCCCCCAAATGAACTTTGCACTTTGCCGTCATTTGACAGCATTTTTAGCAGAGATTGTTTTATGTTGTGTTTTGGTTATATGATTGACTGAAATTGATTGAAAAATGTTCCGCAGAGACAGTTTCGCCTCTGCGGAATTGTATTTTTTTAGTTTTTACGATACCATAAGATGTTTTTGTCTGTTGGGATTTTGGAATCATCATCAACGGCGACAATTCGGTATGAACCGTTGACAAATCTGACATATTCGTCAACGATTGTGCCGGATATGTTTTTATCTGACGGTTCAATACTGATGATTTCCCGTGTTTCCATATCGATTTTACAGTTCGTGACGTCGAACTCGTTCGTGTCCCATGTCGAGATGAACTGACCGCGACAGATACGATGTTCTGTGTCGATAGCTCTCACATATTCCTTCAACTGCTCAGGCGTTTTTATTGAAGCGAAGAGTTTCGCGATAGCGTCATCTTCATTTTCGGCAACTATGCCTTTTACGAAGATATCGAAAAGAGGAATGATATTGTACTTTTTTGTCATACTGTTTCCCTTCCTTGTTTCGTCGTTATGATGTTGATATTGAATCGTGATTCAGGGAACGCTAAGCTGATGGTGCCGATGTGTTGCATACACGGGAGCAGTGTTTCTATTGCGGTTTGGATGCGCGTTTCAAGGATAACACTTTCCCTTGTCCACGTGTTTTGATTTGCGTCTTTGAGAACATCAGCTACGAACTTCAGCGCTTCTGCTGCTGTGTCTGTTTCACAGTTCTTTGTGTCTGTGTTTGTTCGGATGATAATGAAATATTTCGTTTTTGACGGGTTTTCTTTTGCCGTTTTGTTGTTTTCGGGCAACGTGTCAATTTGTGTTTTATTTGCATTAATCAATGACAGCGATTCGGTTCGTTCGATGTCGGGACGTTCATAGATTTTATGCAGTGTTTCACCGTCAGGGATGAATATGCGAATAATATCGTATTCGTCGTCTGTTGCATGTTTCAGCGTACGGTCATATTCTGTCATATTTATGTCCGTTCCGAACTCGTCGATTCCCCACGTTTTGAATGTTCCGTCGAGCGCCTCTATACGTTTTACCGGCAAGAGTACGTTGTTATAGCATTGCACATATGCGCCCGTTCTCAGTTCATAAACGGCTTCTTTGAAAAACGACATTTTCGTGTTTGTCATTATATCTTTTGTGAGTCGTTCCGGTAGGATACGTATCAGTTCATCGATATCGTTTTGCTTTTTTGTCATCCAGTTGCTCCCCTTTTCTCTACCTTGTTTTTTATTCTGTTATAGTAGAGATTGTTTGTGTTTTTCATATAAGACTGATTTCGATAGCAACTACTCTATCTTTTGATTTGACGACGCGTACTTTGTATTCGGGAAGGTCTTTCGTGAGATAAAAGATGAAACCCTTGGGTTCTCCTTTATATGTCTTATCCGACCAAATTCGGCAGAGCGCTACGCCGTTGATAACCTGACCGAGCTTGTAGGCTTTGAAGTTCGGCTTGTTTTGGAACACGCCGATTGTTTTCGTTTCGCTCGTGACGGTTCCAACCGATATCCATGAGTGGTTGGCGTTTACCGTTTTGATGATTTTATCATCATTCAGGACAAGCTGCATGGCAATTCGTTCATTGTCTTTACCGTAAATCGTATTGCAGATATACGTGCCGGGGATGATTTCGATGCCGTTGATTTTGCCGAAGGATTCGCGGTCATAGCTCGGGTCTGTTACGCTTACGTTTCCCGCTGTGAATTCGATGACACCTTCCTTATACGGTGTTCTGATTTGTTTTTTATGACTGCGTTTCATAGGGGTTTTTCCTCCTTTTTATTATTAGAATGTGTTATTGATTTTGATGTTTTTGTCAATATCATCAAAGTCACAACCTTGCAAACGATTCTTGATTATGTTTTATCGTTTTGCTTTGTATTTGAGCAATAATGTGTCGATTAATTCTTTTGTATCACATACATATACAGGTACGCCATGGTCTTTCATTTGTTGTATGCGTATTTCCTGTATTTTTGATAAACGACCGTTATCCTCTCGTTTTGTTTCTACATATATCGTCTGACCGTATCCTATCAGAATACGGTCAGGCAGACCTCTTTTAGAGGGTAATAGTTTTAAACACATAAAACCGTTTTTTTCCGATTGTTCTTTGAGATATTTTTCGATTTTGTTTTCCGGTTTGCCCATAGCGTTTCCTTTCAGCGATGCAATATGCTGATTTTGATTGTACCGTTTTTCGTTACGCTCGCTCTGATGGAATTTACGATATCGTTTCGCAAATGGGCTCGTTCGTTTTCGTTGAGCCTGAGAAATAATGTTTTGTCGATTTTGTCGATGATCGTATCGATGTTTTCCGTTAGTGTTTCATTGGCGATCGTTTCGAACTCCGCTTTTATCAGATTTCTTTTGAACTTTTTCGACAGGTTATTGTCGAAATCGTTCATGTCGCAGTATTTGATGGACGCGTCGGTGAATACTTCCTTGATTTTCTGACCTGTTTTTGTGTCGTCTACCACAATCAGGAAATCAGCGTCGGGGATTGCTGATATGACACCCCAGAAATCGGAATCACTCGATACGATAATAAATGAACTGATATTATCTTTATAATACGCTTTTGTGATACCGTATGTCATACGAATGTCAACGAGTGATTTATTCGGTACGACTCTTTTTATGTTGTCGATTTCTACGGGTATATCCGTTTGTTCACTGATGCAATCCCATATGCGTGTGTGCTCAGCGTCATTATACAGCATAATGCTGTCTATTTTTCCGTATTCCTTTTTGTCGAGCATACTTAACACTGACATAAACTTGTATGGGTCTGTGTTTTCACAATCAATGATGATTCGGATATTTCCGTTTGTCTGTTCTATATATTCGTAGACAGACATAACGGTATGTACGTTTACTTTGTTGATTTTTTCTATATCATGGAATTGAGCGCCGTTTTCTCTGTAGATAATCGACAGGAATCGTCTGTCGTTCAGAAGAATGTTGCCTGCGGGCTTCGGTTCCCAGTTGATATAGGCGCTGTAGGGATACAGGTTACGATTTCTGCGGAATTTTTTCAGTTCGGATGTGAATGCTGTGTTGATGAGGAACAGCTTTTTGATAAATTTCTTTTCCACCCATGACGGCAGAATCGTCAGCACATCGTCGATTTTTCTGTTCAGAACTTTTTCAATGACGGCGATGTCATCGATAACAGTTTTGTTAGTGAATGGGATGTCTTCTGACAGCTCGTTGATTTCAGACAAAACGCCTGCTGTTTCGTTGATGGTTCTCAGTGATTTGAGCTCATATTTCAGTTTGCGGTTGATTTCTGATTCATTTCGCATCAATATCGTGCGCAACTTGCATAGCGCGTGTATGAGGTGGCAATCGGGATGTTTGTTTTTTATCTCGGCATATTCGTCATACTTGCCGGGATACATATTCGCGCAGCGCTCCCACGGCACGCCAATAAGATAGGTAACAGCAATACATATTTCTGTCGGGTTTTTCTCGCGAGCTTTGTCTTTTATCTCGTCCTTGTCAATAAGGATGTTTAAATCCTGCAAGGTGTTCAGTTGCGTTTCCAACGCGTTTCTCCTTTCCTTTTTTTTACGAGACTTCTTATGGGGGCGGGGTATCGCCCCCATTATATTTTCAGTCCATAAGGATACGGTTTTGCTTGCTTTTCGCAATATCATAAATATCACGCTTCGTTTGTCTGTCCTCTATGACATACGTGGCATCGTTTCCGTTTTTGTCATCCATCAAGACCATGATTTCTTGCTTATCAGCAGGATGGGGAACGTTATTGTACCAGTTGTCCATAAAGTTGTTATGAATCAGCTGTACATATTTTTCCATATCGAGATTGTCCCTGATGAAAGCGATTTCGTCATCATTAAGGTCATCTAATGACCTGTTTTGGATGAACATGAACCATGTTGGTTCAATATTGGTCACCTTTTTGACAACGGCTTCCGTTCGTTTCGGACGTTCTTTTTCGCCGTTTTGCACCAAGATTCGTTTCGCGACGGAATCCTGTTGTACCTCAGCCTCACCGTTACGAGCACGTTTCTTTCTGGTGGCGTCGGTGATAACACGATATGCCGCCGCATAGAGATGAACAGTGTTCGGCGTGTTATCTTTCATGATGAACACACGGTTATAATGCTGCATGATGTGTGTGTTGGACGGATTATCAGGCTCAACATTGTAGATATATGTGTGTGAGCCTGTTGAGCTCGCTATGAGATTTTGGAACATATTGAGCCATTTCCTTGGTGACCAGATATGATAGGTTTCTTCAAGGATTTCTCGGCAAATGTCATCACTGAAATCTCTGTCGATGTCAATATTCTTATAGCGATGCGCTGCTTTTACAAGGTATTCTCTTAACGCGTAATCGACAATGGCGGGGTGCGCTAAGGACTTTGTCGGACTCGGTCCGTCGGCGCAAGCGAGTGTTCCGCCTGATACAGAGAGCACTTTATGCTTCTTTGTGTCGAATTCGATTCTGTTGTTTGTGTCTTTGCTGATAAGCAGCATCGGCTCAGGCTCAATCTCGACGCCGATATCTTTTGCTTCGTCGGCAAGGATTTTGTTATTGAGCGTTTCCTCCATGACGGAATACAAACCATCTGTGTTTGTTGACGGCACCAGAGCGCCTTGGAAGGTTTGCGCCTGTGCAATTCTATAGGAAAATAACTGTCCGATTATTCTCATAGATATGATTTGATTGTTGACGCGGATATTAGAGTCAAACGTAGCGTCACCGGCGCCCGAAGCGGAATTGAGAATTAATTTTACTCCTTCACGAAGAACCTTATAGCGTTCTCTTTCATCTTTGGAAAGCGTTTCGTCTTTCATCAGCTTTCCGTATTTTGATTTCTGGTCGAAGATTTCGCCGTATCTATCGTAACCGAGACCTTCGTTATAGAACGCTTTCATCATACGCAGCAGATTCGGATAGTATGATGTAAAGTCTTCGTGATTTGCGTACGCGATCGATGTGTATACATATCGAGGGTGGAGCTTTGTTCCGCCTTTGTCCGTCTTTGCGAAAAGGACAGGTTCTTTTCTTCTGATATTTTTCCATTCGGAATGCTTCAGCGTTGAACCTGACTTTAAGAAATCCGTAGCAGGACGTATCGTTCCGTCCGGCATTTCGATTGTTTTGGCTTTCTTTAAATCGAGCGGGTCGGGATAGACTGATTTCACATATGCCATATCATTTTCGACGGTTTGATACGCGTTGAGGTCTTGGTCGTATAAGCGTTTGTTATATTCCGCTCCATGGATACCGCCCGTTGAGAATGTCGCAAAGCATGACGTTTCGTTTCCGTCTTTGTCAAAATACGGAATACAATTATCTGTTTTTGCTATTTCAGCGATGTTTTTCGGAGCGAAGCGCAGTGTCTTTCCGCCGTGTCCGTCATCGCAGCCGAAATCTTCGAGATAGGTCTTTGAATCGTTGAAGTTCTTTCCTTCGATTGACTTATAGAACCTGTAGATATTATCAAAGCGTTCTCTCAGACTTTGTTGAGGAAACAGCTTGTAAAAGAACTTTCTTGTTTCTTCGAGGATATTCACACGAGGAATACCGAGTTCTTTTGCGATATCGGCATGGGGATAATCAAAACTGACGGTTTCGATGTCCGTCAAATGTCCGTAAGGACATAATGTTTTGGTAGCGAACTGTGCTGAGGAGCTGTCGATCATCAGGCGGTCATTTCTGACTTTTGTCGGTCTGACGTCAGGCGCGTACGCGTCTTTTTTCTTTTCGTAAATAAGTTCGGGGTAGGTGTCAAGCAGTCCTTTTTTCAGTGTGAAGGACGAAGTGTATGCTTTGTGGTTGAATAGGACGCCCAAGTTGATAACATCGGATGTGTTGTATGCCAACAGCTCGAAGAGCTCATCAAGGGAATGAATATAATTATCTCCGTTGAACTCGTATTCGAGGATTTGGTACCCGAGTTGTCCGAGGATTCGCTTCAAAGCGACCTTGCGCTGTTTTTCATTCAGTCGTGCCACATCGACGTGTCTTCCGCTCATCAGCATATTTCGTCTGATACGATGTCCTTCGTTTTGATAATTGTTTGCTCCGGTGTAACGACCTTTCGCATCACGTACAGCGCAAAGATATTTCGGCATTTCGTCTCTGAATCTGTCTGTGAATAATTCATCTGAGACGGTTCTCATATATCTCGCTGTCGTGTTCATCGTATCGATGATGATTTCGTTGTTCGAGTCTTGTCTTTGCGCGAAAACTCTTTGGAAGAACGCCGCGAGCATTGTCGTATCATAATTATAGGAGTTATATCCCATCAGATACGGATGCTTGTTTTCGTCATAATCGGTATCGGTGTCGCATGTGATACGCAATTGCGGATATTTCTCCGTGAGCGGGCATTCTTCGTTCGGGTCGTTTACCTTACGAGATGTTGAAACGCCGAACTCGGCGCCTAACCGAAGGATGTGTGCCGGATTATGCAGGTCGAACATTCGAATATGACCGTCGAAGTTTTTGTTTTTATTTCGAATTGTCTGTTCGAGAATATGTGAGTTTGCTTTGACATGTTCGATTGGAATGTCGTCAAGAAGCAAATATAAATCGAGTACATTTTCCTGCTTTTTATAATTCGCGATAGTAAAAGCGTTCCATAATGTCTCGATATCATAAAAATGTGTGAGCATTGTGCGGGTGTTTTCCTTTCTTCCCGTTTGTTTGTCCGGGATGATTCTGGTTGTTATTCGTCACTTGACTGTGTTATCGGTGCTTGTTGTTTGATATTTCGTTCTAAGCCTCTGTAGTTTGTTTGCAACGCAGGCAGCGCAATCTTGTCAGGGTCATTGCCGTGATAGTATGGATTGTACCAATTTTTCAGTTGGTAGCGTATTATCAGCGGCTCTGCCGCGTTCATACGCTTTCCTGCTCTGATTTTTCTCTGTTTGTCTTTACAAATCCATTCATCACTCTCATTGACGACAGTGATGATGTCTTTTGTGAAGTTGACAGACGACAGTGCCTGTCCTGACGGAATGTTTTCTTTGAACCATTCTTTATATACATCATACAAGAATGTGAACGGGAGTAAATCCCATTTGCACTGAGGCAGTATTTCGTCGACAAACAACCGTACAGGGTCGTTATATTCTTTATATTCCGATAATACATCGGTACATGCGGCAGGTTCTGAGAGTCTGTAGTAGTTCATGTTCAATACTTTATATAGAACATATTCGAGTACTTCAGGTCGTTTCAGATAATCATGCTTTATGTAGGTTCTTTCTTTGCCGGTGAATGTTTTTGTGAACGGTACGAAAAGCTGTCTTCTGTAAAATGAGTTTGATTTATCTTTGATGCGTGGCATTTCGTTCAGGCACTGTACCATAAAACCGAAGAATTGAAATGGTATCGGAGCTTTGAACTTACGGTTAATCATGATAACGTCGTTCGTGATGACAGCCTTGAGATTGCCCGCTCTGTCGATGAACTGTCCGACATCGTTCTCATCTACAATGATAGCGTTTGCGTGAACGAGAGGCTCAAGCATGAAGTCTTTACTGAAGTCAGAGATGGGAATCGTCGCGTAAGTCCCGTCACCGCAAAGATTTCTCATCAGTTCGCAAAGCGTGCCTTTACCGTTGTTTCCCGTTTCTGAGTAGAACCACGCACTTTTATCCCATTTTACATGAGGTCTGATGATAGCGCCTAAGATTTCCCATATGAGATTGACAACTTCGTCGTCATCCGAAAGCGTGTGAACCCATGTTTCTACGTCCCAATCCGTATTATCTTGGTCATTGTGGATGTTGATGTTAACGGCATTCGGGTTATAATTGACCTTTGATTTCGATATGAATACATAGTCAGGTGTGAACGGCTGCAGTTGTTTTGTTTTGTAGTTGAAGATTCCGTTGTTGACTGCTATCAGGTCAGGGTCGCTCGTTCGCTCTGTCTTTTTTGCGCCGTCGTTCAGTCTGACAAGGATTTCCGTCATTTCTCGCTGCGTCAGCTGATAGTTATACAATAAGGCGATTTCACGGAAAGCGTTTTCGTCCGTTGCATATAAGCCTTTATAGCGACCTTCGGTTTGGTAGATTCCAAGCAAATCGTAGTCCGAATCAGATCGTCTGTTCGTGCATGAGATTTTGCGTATCGGGTATATTTTGAGCATGATGTCCGCTATTTGCGCGAAGGACAATGCCTGCGGCGCTTTGATTTTGTCGCCTTTATCACGCGTCGTGTTTTCAACGAGCACTTCAGCTTTTACTGCTGTGAGCAGTTCTTTTTCTATTTGAATAGGGGGCGGCGGATTGTTTTCATCGATACCGTCGAGATACAGCATTGTTGTTGTTCGAATGATTTCGTTCAATGTACGCATGGCTTTTTCTCGTTCACCCCCTTTTTATTTTTAACATTTTTGTTGTCGGTGCTTTCTATTATAGACGAAACTCTCGAAAAAAGCAATAGATAATTGAAATAAAAAAAATTAATTTTTTTGTCAATTTTATCATCTCTTCGCGCAATAAAATCACGCTCTTCTGTTTTAGTGATTTTATTGCTTCATGGTACATGAGATCGGAGTGAGACTGTTGTCGTTTTATCGTTTTTCCTATCGACGTATTTGTCGGTTTTTCTTTGATTTTTGTCGTGTTTACACAGTCCACTCTATTGTACTTTGAAAATTAAAAAGTGTACCACTTTTGTTTTTTGAGGTGGTACGCTTTTTTGGAACGTATGTTTTATTTTGTTCAAAAAACCGCATAGGTAAGCCGTTTTCGGGTGATTGTACCAGCGTACCACTTTTTTTGCGAAAAATGGTACAAAATAAGGTACACATTGCTTTTTCGGTGTTTTTGTTCATGTTTCGTTCATGTTTGTCATTTTTGTGTCATATTCTTGTTACTTTTTTATTCGTGCAAGTTTTGACCTACGATTTTGCGTTTTCGGTTCGTTTTTTCGGCTTATTATTCCTTTGGAGAATTATTTAGTCAAAACTTGTGTACTTTTTCGATATGTGGTACAAAAAGTGGTACAAAAGATGGTACACGAAAAAAGTAGATTATTACTGAAAAAACGGTCGACGTTCGTTTTTAGTGTACCATTTTTACTTTTGCAAATGGTACGTAGTTTTTTTCGATTATTACTGAAGTTTTTTTAAATTGTACCTTTGTACCATCTTTTTTATAAGTCTTTATATATAAAATATTTCTTCTCATTTTCTTGATTTTGTATCGAAAATGGTTACAGCCCTCGCGTACGCGTGCACGTGCAGGGGGGGAGTGAAAAAAAAGTGGTACAAAGGTACAAAATCGATTTTATTTTTGAGTGCAATAATTTTATTGCAAATATTTTCGTGTGTTTTTCCGTGTGTTTTTTCAAAAAAAAAAAAAGATGATGCCGACACGTATGTGTCACGGCAATCATCTTACGTGATAATGCGCATCTCACATTTTACTGGGTCAAGTTGCGTTATTGAGTCAAGATTGTGCGATTTATCAAAATTTCACCTTTTCGGACGATTGTACATGCCCACACACACGCGTGTGCAATCGTTTCTTTCGTGTATGTGTGTCATAACCCCCTCTATTTTGCCCTCTGTTGCGTTTTTGTATAAAATCCATATCTGGATATACCTGAGATATTTTCGTTCGTCAGAGCGTAATTCTGAGCCCTTTATGCTTTTTGGTGATTTTGTTTCTTTGTATGATTTCGTGTGTTCTTTTTCCATTTTTTTCTTTTATTTTCAATAAAAAAGTTAAAAATTTTTGTTGAGGGCTTGCATTTTTGTGACCTGTGTGTTATAATACTCATATAATTTTAAGAATGATGTCTCCGTTCGTGTTTCGCGTGGAGAGGGAGGTGCTTGTCATTGCGGTCTAATGATAAGAGTTTTGCTGAAAATTTAGATACAGTTTCGTTGTTGGCGGCTTATGGTCAGATTTTGCGTATTGCCGCTATTGGGTATCGTACTTGCCTTCGCCGTTTGGTCAAGGCAAAAACACATCCGCTTCGCAAAAAGGCTGAGCGTTTTGTCGGTAAGGTCGACTCTTTAAATGAAGAGGCGTCTTTATTGGCGTATACTTATCCGTCCCAACCTCGTTTGCTGCATGATGGTTCAATGTTTTCTCACGATGTCGATATCGTCCCTGATTCTTTGTCTTGCGATATCGGTCGCATTGCGACGGCTTATGCCGAGGATTTGCGTACTCGTGAGCTTTCTGTTGAATCATATAAGCGAGGTTATTATGCGGCTTGCCGTAATGGTTTTGCCGTGTCGTCTTCTGATAAGGAGTGTGAGTGTAATGAATGATATGCTTTCTCTTTTTCTGAAGCGTCGCGGCTATACTTCGTCGTTTTTGAATGATATCGAAGACGGTCATCACGGCGTTCTTTTAGACGCTGTCAAGCTGTGTGAACAGCTGCGTATCGTTCACGATTCCGGTGAGAAAATCATTGTTTTGCCTGATTTTGATATGGACGGAATTGCGTCAGGTGTTGTCGGTACTGCAGGTCTTGCTGAGCTCGGTTTTAATGTCGGTCTTTATGCGCCTTCCACAAAGGCATATGGTTTTAAGCCTTCTGATATTGATATTATTGTCAAGAACGATTCTGATGTGAAGGCGATTATCACCTGTGACGTTGGCTCGTCTTGTTTTGACGCTTTGTCTTATGCAAAGAGTTTGGGCCTCAAGGTTTTCGTCACTGACCACCATACGGTTGTTCGTGAAGACATTGCCGCTGATGTGTTCGTTAACCCTTTGCGTCCTTCTGACTCCTATTCGCATAAGTCGATTTGCGGTGCGTATGTTTTGTATCAGTGTATTCAGCTTTATGCTGATTTATATTGTGATACCACAGTCCGGGAGCGCATTTCCATGCTTCGTGTTTTTGCGGGTATTGGTACGGTTTCAGATTCGATGCCCGTTCTTTATGAGAATCGTGTATTGATTCGTGACGCGATTTCGATTTGTCGTTATATCTTCGCCGAGGGTTCTGATTTTGTGATGAATCATCTTCCCGGGTGCGATATATATAAAAGAGCTTTTTGGGGGCTTCATGATATTTTGGCGTCTTTCCAAGACGAGGGGCGCATTTCGTGTCCTGATAATATCAATGAGGATTTCTTTGGTTATTATCTTGCTCCGACATTTAATTCTGTCAAGCGTATGGGCGGCGATATTACGACTGCTTTCGGCGCTTTCTTCAGCAATGACAGGGAGATTTGCATTTCTGAGCTTTTGCGTTTGAACGAGGAGCGTAAATCCCTTGTCAAAGAGCATCTCGATTTGATTTTATCTGTTCCGCAACCGTTTGCTCCCTTTGTGTACCATTCGTCCGCACCTTCCGGCATTCTCGGTTTGCTGTCTATGAAGTTGATGCTTTTGACAGGTATGCCTAATGTTGTTTTACGTGAGGACGTCGATGACGATACGGGTTCTATGTATTTACATGGTTCCGGTCGTTCTCCTGAGTGGTATCCTTTTTTGTCTCGGGTGACAGAGAGCGGCCCTTCAGGTGTGACTATTTTGGGACATCAGCTCGCGTTTGGTATTCGCACAAACGCTTTGATAGAGCCTTTGCTTTTTGCTTTTTTGCAGGCTGATGTTGAGCGGCTTTTATCGTCTGTCGATTCTTCTCCGCATGCAAAATATGACGCTGTTATATCGACGCTCGGTGACGGGGATTTCGGTCTCGATATTCCCTTGTTTTTCGATTTCGCGAAGTCTGTTCAGCAGCTTCGTCCCTTCGGCTCCGGTTTTCCTGAACCGCAGCTTTTGTTCAAGTTCAAAGGCTCCGATGTTATTTTTGATACTGTTGGTTCGAATAATCAACATTTGCGTATTACAGCGCCTTACGGTTTTCGTGCGTTGTGTTGGAATCAGGCTGAAAGTTTACCGAAGCCTGTTCCTTTTGATTCCGTGTTTGGTGTTTCCGGTAATCTTTCCTGCAGCACGTTTCGCGGAAACGAATCGGTATCTTTTGTCGGTGACTTTCTCGGAGAGGTGAAGTGATGTCGCGTTATTATTACAAATACGGTCTTTTTTGCGCAGGGGCATGCGTTGTTTTTTATGTCCTCGTTACGCTGCTTCTGTATCAGATTTTCAGTTCGGTTGTTTGGCCGACGATTTTGTTGAATCTCTCACTGTTTATCTTCTACGGGATGGTTCGCATATCCGACCGTCATCACGTTTTGCTGTCAGATAGTGTGTCTGATGATTTCAGCGAGGATTTATCTTTTAGATTTCCTGTTGTGATGGTATTTTTGATTCGTATCATGACTTTCTTTTTGATGTTTGCATTACCTGATTTATTATACAGCGCAAGCTTTGAGGAGTATACAAAGGCGATGTCGGAGTTCCCTGACGCACTTGGTCTTCTTCTCGCTTTGGTTTTTGCTCCTCTCGGCGAAGAGGCGATTATGCGCGGTCTCTTTTTTCCGTTTTTGCGTAACAGTATCGGAGCACCTGCCGCTATTTTCGCGACGTCGATTTTGTTTGCTGTGATGCACCCTTCTCTGCTGCATATGATTATGACGTTTTGTCTGAGCATTATTCTCTGTTACGCTTATATGTTGACGAACAGTTTTACTTTCGTTGTGTTCTTGCACAGCCTTTTTAATTTCAGCGCGTATCTTTTTGTTTACGAGCCTGAGTTGCATCCTGTTGCTTTGGGTATTATTTGTGCGACTTGTGTGCTTCTTGTTATCTTTGGTATTGTTTTTTATACCGTGTGTATCAGAAAAAAGCTGTTCGCTTTGAGGAAACGTCGTTTACCGTATTTCGATTTGTCTTTTTGTTGACGATAGATGAAAAAAAAAAAGAAGCCCTAACAGGTTGTTACCTGAAAGGGCTTCTTTTTTATGAGGAGGGGTGCCCGATATGATATATATCAGGCGCTTAAGCTTCCGAGTTTCAAAACACACAGCAATCGGAAGTGGTTGCGGGAGGGGGATTTGAACCCCCGACCTTTTGGTCATGAACCAAACGAGCTGCCGAACTGCTCCACCCCGCGATATGTAAGCCTGCTTATTATATAAGCAGGTTTTTTGCGAGAAAACCGGAAAACCGCATACATTCGGTCCGGCATTTGTGTAGCCTGTGTAGCTTTGTGTTTGCTATGGCGACTTCGGTTTCAAACAAGCTTTTTGAGGTTTGAGGGCATGTTGTATCCACGGAATTTTCCGTTAGGTATAGAATTTGCCGTCGTGGGTACGCCCGGCTCCACGGTATTACCGTGAGCACTTACATCTGTATGGTCGGTCGTATTTTATCGACAGACCTGCCGCACTTTAATGTTGCTTCGCGCGTCAGCATTGCATCAAGTCGGCTTTGACACGTATGTGTGTAGACATCGCTCAACTTAAACTTGTTTCTCATCTTTGACCTATCGTGACAGGACAGCTCGGTGTCAGTGTGGCTTCCTATCGCGAACCTATGTTGAGTTTGTTTTCTTATTGCCCGTTTCCGTTTGGGTTCAAGCAATTTCGGAACATAGGATGTATGCTCGTCGAATATCTGAAGCGCTCTGACATGCGCATCAGTGAAGTTAGCCGATGAGATATCGCTTCTTTTTTGAAGGGTTGCTGCAGGATTCGAACCCGCAAATCGCGCTTTTGAGGCATACGCGTCTTACCTGTTAAACGAAGCAACCTGAAAGGCTTACGATAGGAATTATACTGAACTATCTCAGAAACCTGCCGAGTATTCTTTCAAAGCCTGAATACATTCTCGGTTCTGCTAAGCCACCGTTTCAGAACCCTTTTGCGGGTGGCTTGGACTGGAAACGTCATTACGTCCTTTTCCAGTTGGCAACTATCTCCTAAAAGAAGCCTACCAATGTTGCCCATTAATCTGTCCAAGTGACATGCACGCCCGCGCTTTTGGCGCACGCTCTTTCAGGGCGTAAGCGTTTTGACCGTACCACGGTAGCGGTTTATATTCTTGAGGAAACCGCAATGAGGGTTTGCTGTTCCTGTCCTTTACGGTCTGAAGGACTACAGCCCCACCCTTGGTCGCCGTCAGGTCGATGGTCCGGCGGCGACTCACTCTCGGAAGGCGGTCTCGGGCTTGCGTTGGTGTCCGAGCGGAGTAACTTTTATCAGCCTTGTTACTCTCTTTGTCAATAACCGCATTGATGTAAAATGACATCCCCAACCATGTGACATTTCGCTTCAGCGTTGCTATCAACTCCACATTTCGTTTCAGCGTTGTTGTCAACTCCACGCAAATATCCCGATTGGGTTTTACTCGCTACCCGGCTTGAATTCGTTTTCGATTTCATGGTGCGAGCGGTTTAATAAAGGAATAAGAATGGATAATGAATTGTCGGATTGTCTGTCCTAAACTTTCCTCGGAACCAACAGACTTAGGTTCTACCGTTTTTTTACGGTTCCCGTCGTTTCATACGGGCGGTCACACAACAAGTGTTCCGACGACACTTAGATGGCGACAGATGGAGCCGACGGTGAGGCTCAAACTCACGACCTGCTGATTACAAATCAGCTGCTCTATCAACTGAGCTACATCGGCAGATAAGACCCGCAGGCGAACATATGTTTCGCGAGCACACCTCACAGGGTCTTGGTGTTTTTGTCTTCGAATATCGGCGGCTTACACCATGCTTATATGTTGTAGCCGTCTTTGTACCGGCGCGTTTCGGGGTTTGCCGCAATTGCAACGTTTGGGGCAAAACGCTTCCGAGGGACGCTGTCCCGAGATTTGTTTGTGTTCAGCATAGAAAGGTTTGTCATTTCGCAATTTGGCCGTGATTGCGTAACTTTTTCATATACCGCCGCTCGCTGTTGCGAGCCTGCTATTGCAATTCTTTATGATTGTGTGCGGTATCCTGTAAAAGCGACAAAAGGAGAGTTAACCTTTCGTGGGTAAAGCATGTTTCGCAATGTTCCTGTGTTGATTGCCGTGGGTTACACGAAGCAATCGTTGCAATCATAGGATGAATTGTTTACACAAACGGTCGTTCTGTTGGCAAGGACCGCTCTGCGCATGAGCGCTCCCGTTCCCTTAGTTCTCTATTGTTGAGAGTAAGGTGGTTTCGGGTTGTCGTCCGATGTTACAGAAGAGGCCATCATAAAAGAGATGTTGGACTGACTTTATGGGTGACGCCACCCGTAAGCTTACCCGACGAAGCTTATATCGCTGACCGAACTGTTGTTATTCGGCTTTGCGATATTGGTATATTAAAACGCAATGCGTTTTGATATCGTTTATTCTGTGATATAATTTTTGTAGAAGTTATCTACGAGTTTTGAAATCCACGGGATTTGTCCGATAACAGGTAAACGTTTTGTTTTGCCTGTTGCCGCGTAAACGATTCCCATGATTCCGAGGACTGTGAAGAAGATGTATCCGAGGTTGAATATGATGCTGAAAATTACATATACAGCGCTTGGCATACGAATCAGGAAATAGGAGACGTGTCCCGGGAAGATGGCTCCGATAATTGCCAGAAGGATTTGCGTAACAGCGAAGTACGCAATGTTGGTCGCGAACAGTGTCCAACCTTGTTTGACATGATGCGCGCAATATTTTGATGTTTTCCTTGCGAGCATCGGTACGAGTACGAGCAGTCCAAAGTAGGAGAGCCAAGCTATACCTTTGTTTTGTTCGATATCGCTTTGTTCGATATTGTCCATGTCGATGGTTTCGTTTTGGCTTTCCGTAGGCTGTGTTTGTGCTGACATTTGATTTTGCGCGTCTCTTTCTTCCCTGTAGGGGGAAAGGTCTGTTCCGCATCTGGGACAGAATTTTTCATCTGTCACGTGTTTTCTGCAATTGGGACAAAACATTCTTGATAAATCCTTTCTTTTATGATAAAACGTTTTTACGTTTTAAGTCACCATCGGTGGCGTATGTTTGTTTTCTTGCGGTGAGCCATACGCAGCTCCTGCTAACGGTCACGGTCAGGAGGATGGATTTTTCCGTATTTCCATCTGCTGTTATTCACATTCCCTGATATGCGAGTAACAGTGATATCCGTCGTAGTCGTTGTTCCGGAATTCAAAAAATAGAGATGATGCAGGACTCAACCTCTTTCTATCCTGCGTGTACAGCACCCATTGTATAGGTTGCGCGTGGCACACAGGCGTATTTCGCGCTTGCCGCCGAGGCGTCTTTATACAATACACACTAAGCTGTCTGACCCTTTGCCGATTTTACGTTCGGTGACGTACGGACGGATTATTGTTTCGGCTCGCCCGACTTTCCGTGCCCTTGAAGCGGAGGTCCCAGGGTAGACCTGCGCGGCACGCGGGCGTCAACTGCGCCCATTTCGTAAGGTTATTCGACCTCTTTTCGGAGGCGATAAACAGCACAGATACATCGTGAACGTTATGCAATCCTCCTGCTTAAGTTTACAGGTGTATGTCGTACTGTTTCTCCTACACCATGTGTTGTGTAGGACTGGCTCCCCCAGTTGGACTCGAACCAACGACAACTCGGTTAACAGCCGAGTGCTCTACCGACTGAGCTATGGAGGAATATATATTAAATCCATCATTTGACGGATTTAATCGTTCTTTTATTGTATAACAAAACTGTTTTCATGTCAATGGTTTTTTAGTTAAAACAGTTTTATTTCAGGTACTTTTTTGTCAATAAGAGAATGCTTTTTCTCGAACTCTACGAGTTCTACTACAGCTTTGTCGAAAGCAGCGTCGGTTTCTTCATTGTGTCGAATACTGTATGTCTTGCCCGCTTCAGCAGCTGTTTTTCTCAGGTCTCTCCATCGATTCAACGTTCTGATATCGATGTTCAGATGCGCGCATTCGCATTTGATTATATCCATAGACTCAGCGCTTTCTTTTCCGCAGACATCGCATACGTAGATTGTTTTTGTTTTCAACGTTGAGCTCCTTCCTTTTCCTTGACACGATTTCAACTCTTCAGATGATTTTTCGTTACGCAGATTATTGTTGTGTCGTTTGTGTTTTTATGTTATAATTGTTATATAATTTATTATGAAAGGTGGCTTTTATATGTTTAAGAGATTTTTTTGCACGTTTTTGATTGTCGGTATTTTTGTATTCAGTTTGGGTACTTTGGTTTGTTTTGCCGAAACTTCCGAAACGAGTACAGACGGTTCTTTTAGCGAGGATGGTTTTACATGGCATGTTACAGAAGATGGGGAATTGATTATAAACGGTTCCGGCGCCATGCATGATTGTACGTGGGGCGAATTTCCTGTGTGGTATGAGCATGCGCCTGATGTGCGTCATATTAAAATTACAGGAGATGTCACGCATATAGGTGATTCAGCCTTTGCTGATTTTGTGAATGTATTGGATGTTCAGCTCCCTGATTCCTGTAGTGTGACGTCAATTGGGAGAAGCGCATTTGACGGATGCTCTTCGTTAGTGCGTGTAACTAATACAGATTTTGTATCTGACGTCGGTGATTATGCGTTTCACGGTTGTTCTCATTTGGAGCTTTTTGATGCTTCTTCATCAGATTGTAATTTTGGGCGTTATGCTTTTAGTGGTTGTACTTCGCTAAAGACGGTTCGTTTCAAGTCTATTCGTTATATCGATTATGGTTTGTTTTCGTCTTGCGAGAATTTAACGTCCATTTACGTCGAAAGTCCTAAGTGTTCTTTTATTGGGGACAACGCTTTTCGTGACTGTTTTGTTTTGGAGCATATACCTTTTGATTGCGGCAGCAGTATTGGTGATTCAGCGTTCGCTAATTGTAGAAGTTTGAAGTCCGTGATGTCTGATTTTGTTGAACATATCGGTAATTTCGCTTTTTCCGGTTGTTCAAGTCTTGAGACGTTTACGGCAAAGACCGATGTTTTCAAGCTCGGCAATTATGCTTTTGAGAATTGCAGCAGTTTGCGTTCTGTTTCGTTCGCCGGTGTTATTCGTTATGAGAGCGGCGGTTCTATGTATGGTGGTCCGGGTTATTATATCTTTAAGGATTGTCCTTTGTTGGAAACAGTGCATTTTGAACGTATACCGTCGATTCGCGATCATTTGTTTTTTAATTGTTCGAACTTGAAACGTGTTTCTGTCGATTCTTCTATTTCGTTTGTTGCCGCAGATGGTTTTGTGTATTGCCCGAACCTGCAGGAGCTTGTGCTTCCCGACACAATCACGTATCTGCATGAAAACGCATTCGATGGTATGTCTGATTTGACAGTTGTCACCAAAGAGAACGCTTCGTATATCATCTCGTACTGCAAACGCCGCGCCATTCCCTGTATGGAAGTGAGACAGGTGCTTTACGGCGACGTTAATTTTGATGGTGTTGTCAATATTCTTGACGTAACATGTTTACATAGATATCTTGTGGGAATGGAATTGCCTTTTGTGAGGAACGAAGTTGATTATACTGATATTCTCGGTGATGTGGATGGCGACGGTAACGCGGATTCAGTCGATGCTACATACATTCAGCGTTATATCATCGGAATGTCAGTTCCCGATTTTGTAGAATCTCGGTTGAATGGGAATTCTGTAGAGGTTTTATATAGCTTGTACGATTTAAAACAGTTGTAGGAGAAAAAAATAGCCACCCTATGAAAAGGGTGGCTATTATATTTAAAAGATTTTTTGGTTGTTGGTGTTTTTGTATTATGATTCGAAGTTGATACTTTCGTTACAGTTTTGCGACAGCAGGAAAAATCCATTGTTGTCGATACTTGTTTCAAATGGATATACAATCACAGGCAATGCTTTGTCGGAATCTGATTCTGACGTAATCACGATTTTTACGTCGTCCGGTAAGTTTTTTGTCAGTTCTCTGAACTCGCCCAGTGTGAGACTTTCGATATTTACAGGCATGATTTTCTCCTTTTGTTAATCTTCTGTAGACGGTCGTTCTTTGAACTTTTTGTTGAAAACAAAGTCGGCTTCTTCTTTTAACCGACGGTCAAAGATTTCCGTTTCGCATTTTTCACAGACACGAACTGCAACCGGCAGTGTTATAGTTCTGCAGTTTTCTTTGCTGTTGATACAGCGTGTCTCTGTTATTTTGATAATTTTGGTGTGTTGAAGCTTGTCGCACTTCGGGCAGTAGTGCAGCGTTTCGTTGTTGAGTCTTTCTTTGATTTTGAGAATGTTGGATAGTAAAAGAAATGTTTCACAGACGGTTGCGATGATTACGCCTACGGCAAGAATGCACAAAGCTGTGAACAGTTCGGCGTAGTTGTTGATGTTGATGGTCATTCCGGAGTTTTCTCCTTTAAAGGCTTGTTTTCAGGACATAATGCTTATCTATGACGCGCCATCCTGTACAAGGTTGGAATGCCCATATGCGGGCACCTTTCGGCCATGTTTCGGAATCTCTGATTCGTTCCAACAGGTACATCATTTTGTACTTGTGAGGGTTTTTTCTTTTGCTGCTGTAGTAGTTGTCGGGCATTTCAGTTCAACCCTTCGATGTAATCTTTCAGCGCTTCACCCGCGTCCCACGCAGTCGCTTCAAGGGATGACGTGTCGAGCTTTGTTGTTACAGTTTCGGCGTTTTGTTCCTTGATAGAACAGTCACCGGTATCAGTGTTGATTCTGATGGTGATTTCAGTTAGCATTGTTGTCTCCTTTTAGTCCCTTATGAGCCGTGTGATGGTGTCAGCGGTGTTGTTCAGTAACGCATCTTCGGCGGGTGTGATACCCAACGACAGTTCCGCTTTATTTGACGTGATGATTGCCACGCACCCGACGGGCAGCAGCGCTTTATCGTAGATTACAGCCGTTGCTTTGACGTAAGGCATTGCAGAGTTTTTCATCACGGGCATAGGTTCATCTGTCGGTGTGTGACGGTATCCCTTTTTGTTATTTTTGATGAGCTCTTTGAGCCTGTCGGAGATGCTCATCTCAAGGAGATTCCGTTTTGATAAGCCTGCTACGTTTGTGATGATGTTTTTGTCAGTAGCAATGACGATACTCTTTGTTGAGAACGACAGTGCGTCGATACAAGCCTGTGCCTTTTTCGTGATTTCGCCTATCACGGAATGTTTTTTGATGATAAGCGCGTCGTTGGTTGTTTCGAGGGATACGGTGTCTCCCTCTTCGAGGTTTAATCTTTTTCTTATATCTTTCGGAACGACAATTCGTCCGAGGTCGTCGATGCGACGGATTGCTTCTAACGGCATATTGAAAACATCCTTTCTTTTTCTCTTCTTTTTTTAGCAGAGATTGTTTGTGCTCTTAAGAACATCTTCTTTAGCTCTACTTTCTGTTTTGTTTATCATAGTAGAGATTTTGTGTGAATGTTGTGTTTGATTGACTGTTGATATATTTTGAACCCCGTCATCGTGACGGGGTTTATCAGCGTGGTGGACCTGACGGGAGTCGAACCCGTGTCCAAACTATCTACTTGAAAATATCATACTTACGCAATAGTCTGAGCTTTTAGATTATTACCGTGTCAGACGGACGGCGTTTTCTTTACGAATTGACGTACGGCGCAATCAGCCGTTTAGGGATGAAGGGTTTCTTCATCACTCCACCACCTGTTTTTTGCAGAAACAGGAAACTGTGTGCTGTTTATCTTCGAACCTCAGGCCTTATCAAACAGCGGACGTGCCGTTTTGGTATCCGTAATGCAATCAGGCTGCAGCGCGAGCGCAAGCAGCGGAGAATGCGGGATGAAGTACAACAGTATTAGTGTCGTTTATTTTTTGTTTCCCCGTACGCGATGGGACACGTGCGTGATAGATTCTTTCGTATAGCCTGTCGAAACCAAGCAGGCCCATATTTTTTTTGTTTTTAGGTATCTACGTCACCGTCATCATCGAGGTCGTCAATAATTTGGTCAACGGATTCGTTGAGGATTTCAGACGCCATGTCGAGGATGAGCGCCTGTGCGTCGCTGCTGTTTTCGTTGGCATTGAGAAAACGGTTTGTGACGTCGAGGATATGGTCTTTTTCAATCGGTGCTGTGTAGGGCATTCGAAAATTCCTCCTTTTTCTGTTAACATAGGTTGGGTACAGTTTTTCCTGTGAGCTGATGTTTTGTTTCGAAGTCATTCAGATTTTTGATGGCGTCTTTAATAACTTGCTCTGTTGTTGCATGTGTTTTTGTCATTCGGACAGCGCCTTTCAGCAGCTTCCATTCTTTTAGTTGGTCTACGGTTATTCCAAGATGGGAGCATTCGCATTTTATAATGTCAATTGCGCTTCCGCTTTGACGTCCGCAGACTTCACATGTATATGTCACAGTACGTGTCATGAATACCTTCCTTTTTGGAAATAATGGTACGAGGTGTGCTGTTACGCCAAAAAGACTCTTACCGACTGTAGGGTGTGTCGCAATAGCAGATAGATTACAGTCGCTCATTACTGCTATGCCGTGCTCGTCAGCGACGAATTGACAATGGTGATGATACCGTTTAGCGACACGTTATCGCTTTAAGTGTTCTCATCACCACCGCGTGCACGCTGTGTCGGTTTCCCCGACCTTCACTACACGCAATCCCGGCGTCTTACTCCTTAGATGATGGCTGCCTCTAAGCCTACATCCCTCGTATGTTTTTTAGGACGGAATATCCATAAACGGGAATTCCTTTTTGAGGTCTTCCAGTTTTTCAATGGCGGCTTCAAGTGCCGCTTTCAGGACGTATTGCCTGTCTTCTTCTGACAAAGGTGTTTGTGCATGTGTATCTTTGTCATAGCATTCATACAAAAGGTTTTGTACGAAGTCCTCGGCAATATTATCGAGATGGTCCCAGTAGGATATATTGGCTTTTTTGTCGTTTGATATGTTTGTGTATGTGCTTTCGGCGGTGACGGGTAAGGTCAGGAACACCTGTATGTTTTCTGCCATCAGCATGTCCGCGATGAAAGCGCAATCTTTTTCGTCTGTGAAGGTGATAGCCGCGAAATCACGCGCTTTGTCGAGTCTGCTATCGTTGGATTGCACAACATCCGTAAGGCTTGTGTATGTCCAGAAGCTATTGATAGGTTTGAGTATGGACTCGATTGTTTTTTCTGTTACGGTATTTTTTACAAATAAGACAGGCATGTTCGAGCCCTCCTTTTTTATTGTACAGAACAGCTGACGGAACGAGGAAGTGGTCCGCCAACTGTCTGACATGTTCTGTCGAGTTTTTTTATAGCCGACTTATCGGTGAAGGAGCTGACAGAAAGAGCTCCTTTGGCTGGGCAGGCGGGGTTCGAACCCACGAGATGACGGAGTCAAAGTCCGTTGCCTTACCGCTTGGCTACTACCCATAGTGTGAGGGTGATATACCGCACCCTCGACGGTTAAAACAGAAACCAATATATAGGAAGTTAGCTATTTGATATTATGTTTTTTGTTTTGCAATTTCGATACATTTATCAATGAGTCTTCCGATGTATCGTTCCTGAGCTCGACTTTCGGGCTGTTCAATTATGTTGTATATGTTTTGCCTGAACGTTTCAATCGCATATTCTTTTTTTGCTTCGCTTGCGTTTTTATCGCTCAGTATTCGGCTCAGTATTTTCATCTCTTGTTTTACGATTATGTATTGTGTTATTTCTGTTATGGGTTTGTTGATTAATAATATAATCAGCGTCATCAAGGCGATTTGGGTTAATGGGCTGTTCATTAATGTTTCAAGCATTTCTGAGTCCCCCTTTTAGTGTACGTTGAGTTCACGCCAACCATAAATACCGCAACCGGGACCGAGAGAGTACACAAGAACCTCTTTGTACACCTTGCGAGCTTTGTGACGACGCACTGTTTTGTGGTGGTCATCGCAGAAACTTAATTTTCCGGTGCGACGTGTCGCTTTGCGTCCGCAAATCGGACATTTTCTTACGTATTTCATGCGTATGACCTCCTTGCACGTTTTACCTTTTCAGGAAACCGTTTTTGTCGTATTCAACGGTTGAACGATACCATGAGGGGTGTCTTTTCAGTAGAGCTTTTTCTTCAGAAGGGCTCATCCCTACAGGACATTCGCAAATAGCATTGTTTTTTTCACGGTCACGAAAGCAGTGTTCAAATTCGTGGTCGTTTTTCGCCATATCGGCACCTCTTTTTTTAATTGTGTGTCCGCCCAGACCTTAAACTGGGCGGCGCTTGTAAGTGATTACCGTGTCTGTTACGTTTGTGGTCTGTCAATCCGAAATATTACTTAAGCGTCTGTCATTATTCGAGGCTTGTCACAGATATTTTTTCTGTACAGCATGGTGTGGCGCTTATGGGATTGTTCAGAGAACAGGTTGTTTCTGTGTGCGGGGCTGCTTACGGTTTGTGATACATTAAGGATTTCGGTCGAAATATTTTTCCGCCGTTTGTGTTATTGTTACGGTGTATCATCAGGTTTTGATATGTACGGTACGGACTGCCGGATTCGAACCGCCAAACCTTTGTGTCGGTGAGAGAGACTCATCCAATTACTAAATATCGTAGAGCCATGGTTGCGATACCTTTCATCATGCCGTTTTTACTTCTCACTTCTCCAAAGGAAGCTGAACCTTGCTTTCAGAGCCCGCATATATATTTTTTTGGTTGTAGGCGGGACGGTTGCCGTTGTTGTTCGTGACGCGTGTTGGACAACAAGGCGTGACCGCCCCTGTCAAAGCTTAAGCCTACGTGGTGCAGGTGGCGGGACTTGAACCCGCACGGATTTCTCCGAAGGTTTTTGAGACCTTTGTGTCTGCCTGTTCCACCACACCTGCATACTCAACATATGAGCTTTACTGGGATGGTTTGCGCAGCATATTTGCCCACTTACCTTCTTTTCAAGCTCATAGTATTTCTTTGTTTAACTGTAGCATTCGCATTCAAACACGACATATGGTATGTTGCCGAGATTTTCGGGAATCTTTTCAGATGCTTGTAATGTATCGATGTCAAACGCGGTTTTATATGGCGTAGGTTTCACGTTTGTGATTCCGAATCTGGGGTTTCGTTTATATGCGAAGCCAACCAGTTTATGATATCTCTGTACTTCTATGTCAAAGTAGTCTGTCCAGAGTTGTTCATCGTCTTTGAAGTATGCAGTCGCGTTTGTGCTGCTGCCGTAAAATGCGATTTGTTTTATCATACCATCAGACCTCTTTGATGTCAAGCGGGTCGAAGCCGAAAGTTTTGATGACTGCGTTTCTGTATGCCTGCCGTTTGCAGTAGTCCATGAAAAACCCTTCGCAGAAAGGGAAGTTCAGAATGAGCTTTGTGTTTGCCCCGAGCTTTTCTGCATAGGCCTTCAGACGGAGCTGACAGCGTTTGTCCCATTCGTGTGCCGCTGTTTCTTTGTTTGCAAACAGGTCGTTCGGTGATAAGAATTCTTTCCTGAAATTGAGACCTGTTAAATCTACAAAGCAGACAACGGTTTCGTCTTCGAAGTCGATTCTTTCGACCTTGACCTCTTTGATATACGACTGCGTTGTTGCGGCGAGGTAATATGTTTTGCCGACTTCGATGGGAACGTCGTCAAATGTCATGATTTTCTTGTTCTCGGTCATATTGTTGCCTCTTTTCTTTGCTGTGTTTTGAATATATGTCGGATAGTATTGGTAGAATACTATTTACATTAGATATCTCCCGTTCTGTTCACGAGTGCCAACATCCATACCTCATCATGGTTATACCGGGTGTCTCTCACTCACTTTTTGATGATGGTTTTGATTTGAGTTGTGAGCTCTCAAACTACCGTTATGTGGGATTTGAACCCGACACTTTTCCGTTTTGCGGATTATGCTGCCTTTTACATTAATAACGGAAATATAAAGCTACGAAAGAACTTTTCGTAGCTTTTACGTTTACATTAATACAACTCTCCAGATGTTTTGTCCTTATTTTTTAGCGCCATGTGACGATGAATCTATCGTCGAGTATGTTCGCTATAACAGGTTTTACGTCTAACCATGATAGTCTTCCGCAACCAAAGCCCGGTCTCGGCAGATAAATACAAGTCCAGTTGTTTTTGTCTGCGAGGGCTTTGAGTTCTTCAGCTGATTGTTTTATCAGTGCAATATCGGAATCGTTTTTCCAGTGATGTTTTGTCGGGAAACTTACGATGTGTTGCTCTTTGTATGTGTTTGTGGTTGTTGTGATGTCGTGTACGTGGTTTCCTTCGGTTCGCAGTTTTTCTCCGAGTATTTTCGGTAACGACGGATACTTTTCAGCGAAACTTCTCGCAATACCTGCGCCCATCACAGCATCACCATTGTTTTTTGTCATACCGTTTGTTGTTACGCATACTGCGTCTGCGCTCGGTGGTATGATTGTCAGGTCTTTGTAGTACCGTTCTATCATATTATATATCCTCCTTTTTATAGATGTGTCGCTGTTATCGGAATCGGACAACAGCGACTTTCATTTTCTTTTTATTGGCGGTATCAATCATGTGCTTTGTGCCTTTTGATTCACCGTCCCAAAACGCAATCAAGCAGCCAATACCGTTTCGACGTGTTGCCTGTTGCGCCATTGCCGTGTTTCGGATATACCCTGCGCTTTTTCCGAATCTGTTCCAATCGGCAGGCATGATTTCGTTTTTGTAGCCTTTTGCGAGCGCATATTTCTCAGCGAGTTTGTCAGCTCCGCGAGCACCGCCTGAGATGATGACGACTTCGGCGTCTTTGTCATCGGTTGTGAAACCGCCGATGATACTGTCACACGATTTCGCCAGTTTGTCGATATCGTTGAAGTCTCTGCTTCCTGCGATAATAACTCTATACAACATTATAAAATCCTCCTTTTTTGTGCGGGTTTTATTGATAAGTTTGTTGTTTTACCGTTTATATTGGCAAACGCGCTATATCTCCCATAGTTGATTTCAACTTGATTTTGTTCTTCTATTAAAATCGAGATGCGAAAACGTGTCTTCTTTTCCGCGAACTTCAGAAGCGTTGTCAACAGTTGAATTTGCTCCTTTTTATTTTTAGGAGTACCTTTGTGTTTTAGTTTCTGTTGGCGTTCGATTTTTGATATGATGGTTGTCAAATCGTCCTCAGGTAATTTTCTCATGGCGGCGATAATCAATTTTCGCATTTCTTTACGACAATTTTCATTCGTCGTTTGTTTGACGAGCTTGCTGTTTCTGTATAACAGCAGTCTTTGTTTTCCTGTGGAGACAATGTCTTTCGGGACAACAAAGCTTTTTCGCATACCCAACACACCTCTCGTTCTAACAATATTTTATTACAGTATTCCAACTTTCCATATGTCTTTTTGCGGTTGCTTTTCTTTTCTTTGTGTGCTATATTATAGGTATATTCAATTCGGAGGTTTTTGCTTTGAGAGGAAAAAATCATATTGCGATGAATTGTTGCACAGCTGTATGTTTGGCGGAACTGGGTGCCGTTTTGCGTGATGTTTACACAGGTCCCGGTCATGCCGCTGTTTCGTCTTGCGTCGATTCTGTCGCTTCGTATTTCCACGATAACGGTGCCCTGAATCCTTATCTTTTTTCGGGATTGTGCGTTTCATTTTTCGTTTTGGGGAGCTTGCTGCCGGATATCGATTCGCCGTATTCGACGATCGGTCGTGTCGTTCATATACCCGTGGAGCACCGAACGTGGACACATACGATTTGGTTTGTCATTGCTTTCGGTATAGGGAGTATTTGGTTTCGACCGTTGATATGGCTTGCTTTCGCTTTCTTTTTTCATTTGTTTTGGGATAATTTCAGTAAGTCCGGTATTTGTTTTATTTATCCTATTATTAAGAAACGGAAGCATCATTTCTTGAAATTGTATACAACATCGTCAACGAGTGAGTTGATTGTTGTCATTGTTGTTTTATTATTTACCGTTTGTTTGACTGTTTTAACGGTCCATTTGAAAGAAATTGTTCCCGCGACGAAATTGCTTTTAGGGAATCTTGTTTCTTGGATGAAGTGAGAATTATATGAGCTGCGAGATTTCTCGTGGCTTTTTTTTTTTGTGAAAATATCTTGGTAACAACTTTTGCTAATCGGGAACAAAAGTGACGGGATTGCGTTGTGCCAAAAAGTGACCAGAAAATGACACAGGTGACTTTGTCTCCTGTGCCTGACGGAATAGGATATTCTGTCAGGAGGGCATCCGAAAAATGTGCCGGTGGCACGTTTTGCGGCGACGAGGGTGACCCGCGTCGAAGGACTTTTGCGTGTGTCTGATACTTGTATCGGCACAAAGCAAAAGCGGCTGAAAATGCAGGTGTAGCCTGTATTTCAGACGGTCGTGTCGGCTATGCCGACCACAAAAGCGAGTATCGTATGATGCGAGTGTTGTGTCACGACTCCTTATGCCCTTTTACTTTACTCACGTCGCATAGCGTCGGGAGTGGGTTTGTGTGTGAGAAATTTGGTACATATGGTTTCTCGCAACACAACACCCTGAGGACTATGGCGGTGTAAGCCGACATATCCGAAACGCGCATAGTCGGCATTCTTATGCCGTTTTTGGGGATACCTATTATGCGCGCACGGATGCGCTTGTCGCTCCGCTATCATGCTTGCGGCATGATTACACTCAAAACCCCTTTGGGGTGTATTTTTGAAAAAAGTAGGAGTGTAAAAATTACATCGAGTGTAATCGGTGTGATTTTTATGCGGTTATTGAGGGTTATAAAGTGTAATTTGAAAACACCACGGTGACACGCAGTGTAAGAGTGTATTTTCGTGTGTACCGAAGAGTGTATCTTTACACTATAGAGTGTAAAAATACACTATTGCGCATAGCGCAGCGTGCGGTATCTTCTGTACGCTGTCACTTTATCGAGGATTCCTATAGCCGAGATTGCGTTTGGCGCAACGCGTCGCTTTTGTTATATATTATATAAGGCGGTGCGTGTCGGCTTTTTTATATAAGAAACAATGGTTATAATATGGTTACTTTCTGGTTATATTTGTTAACATTATTTGTTGTGTTTTTGTTCATTTTGTTGCCCTATGTTCTTTTTATGGTCTTTTATTGTTATCAGATTGTCCCTTATTTGGTCTCGTTTTGTCCGTGCTCTCTTTGTTTTGAGACTATTTGGTTCGATATTGGTCCGAAAATGGGTTTCTATGTTGCGCTGTTTGTTATTTTCTGTCCCGTTTTGTGTTATGTTACTGGTCTGTTTTTGTCCCTTGCTTGACTTTTTGTTATGAATCGTTTGTGTTTTGTATACGAATGTCTTTTTATTTTGATTGTAATATATTAAAGTAATAAATGTAATATAAATAAACATATTTATATATCTGGTATGATTTTATTTAATTGTGAATATTTTTATTGCAATAAGGGTTGACTTTCGATAGTGTTTTGTGGTAAAATTTTGTTTGAAAGAATATCGCTTTGACTACGATGTACGCGCTTTGGGGTTCATTTGAACCTTTCGTAGATTGGAGCATATGTATTTCAAAATATGCATATTTTTGAATTTGTCGCTACTGCGACAAGAAAGGAGGACTTAGTTTGTCTAAATTTTCTAAGTTCACTAAAGCAGGTATTGCGTTGGCACTTGTTGTTTTGACGCTGCTGTCGACGTTTACCGTAGCGTTGGCTGTTACAGAATGGCCGACACCCGATAACCAGAATTCTGGCACGTTAACGTTTAAGTATACTGGCTATCAGGGTTCCAATGTAGTTCGTACGGGTAATTTGAGTTACGATTATATCATTTCACCTGACCAAGGTTCTTGGAGTTTTTATAAAGGGTCAGGTGCTTTGTCTTCTGTTTACAATACCGGTGTTGGTAGAGGAAACGTGAACCGTACAGATAACCGTACCAATTCGTTTTCTAAAGATGTACGACAAACAAATGCTCGTAATGATTATAAGGCTAATGATGGTACTGTGAGTAATCCTGACTGGATTCCTGATTCTATACCGGGAACTAACACCACACCAGCGAAATTTTCTTATTGGGGTGCTCTTAAAAAGTCTTTTCGTACTATTAACGCTAAAGGCGAAGAAGAGTGGCATTGGATATGGGAGCCTAATGATTATGGTGCTCATGGTATCGTTGTCCCGGGTTTCCATTCTGATGGTACAGCAAATTCTGTTTTTGGCGAAGCGTTCGGTAGTTTTACGAATGTTGCACAGTGTGTTGTAGCTCCTGCTAAAGCTGACCCTTTCACTTCTGCAAGCGATTTCAAACAAAAGGGTTTGGACCCGAATTTGTATGGTATAAATAATGATGCTTTGCGCTCCAGACTTTTTTATTATTTTACCCCTCGTATGTACAAACATCGTGACGGAAACGATTTGTTTGATTATCAGGAAGTTACTACGCCGAGTTTGCTTGCTGATGGTGAGAACAGGACAATTCGTTCTATTGGTTCAGAAAACTATTTGACTGACCAACAGATTGAGTATTTTAAAAATTGTCTTTATGAATGGGCCAAATATTGGTATGATACTGATGGTCCGGGTCCCGATGCCGCTAATGTTTCTTATGGCGATTACAGTACAGTAAATGATGAGCATAGACCTTTTAATCGTTTCTCTTATATCAAGGAAGCATTCGATCCTGAGACCGCTGACCTCAGAAGAGAACAAAATGAACCCGACGAAGCTGGTCGTTTTGACTATTGCACAACGCCTGGTACGAATAAGAAGTTCCACTTGCTGGGTCGTATTGTTGACGAAATTGACGAAAACGGGAAAAAACAGAAAAAGTTCCGTGTCACTTATGAAGATGTCTTTTACGCTATGGCATTTTGCGGTTATTTGACAAATGATATTGTTGATAATTCAGCGTTAAGTGAATTGAAAAACGAATCCTGTTATTATGATTCAAATGGTTCTAAGAAGTCTGGTTGGGGTTGGGTTTATGATGACAAGGAAAAGGTTGTCGTCAGAGAATATACGACCAACAGCAGCGGTAATAATCTTGAATGGGATGAGCGATGGGAATCTCGTTGGGGTTGGTCAGCACATACTGTTGACAGAACATTAAGACGATGCGTTTTTAATAAAAATGTTATCTTTGATTTGGAGCATGCTTATCTTTCGAAAGTTAATCTTCAGGATGACCCTGATGGTTGGGGTATTTCATTTATGGCTGCGCAAAATGGTGGCTATTTTGATTATAAGTTTTTACATGGCAACCATACTGTTGACGATAAGGACGCGTATGAACAAGAGACTGAGCAATATGGGTATTCCTACAGACGTACGGCATTGGGTTGCTCATGGCAGCTCGGCGTTGCCAATAAGACACGTCGTTGTTGGACGTTGTCCGTTCAGGAGCTTTTGAAGGTTTGTTTTGAGGCAGGTAAGAGCAGCGATGGCAAAATAAAAAATTATTACACGGTAAAGAATGGTGTGACATCACCTACAGGTTATAAACTTTATCTTTATGGTGAATATGATCTTGATGATGGCAATAGCAGTATGGCTCGTATCCCGAGTGTTCCTGCTGAGGTATCGTGTTTTTATATGTATCCTCGTAATCCTGATTATTATAAAAACAAGAATAATAATGATTATTATCAGGTTTATATGAGTTCTGCCATTATCCGTACACCAATTTGCATTCAGAAGTATCCTGATATGACAGGTATGACAGGTGTCGGCGATAATGTTGACCTTCGTAGTCACCCTGACCACACTGAGTATTACGGTAAGTTGTCTCAGGTTCGTTTTAAAGTTCAGGAAAAGGTAGGCAGTACTTGGAAGGATGTCCGTCTCGGCGATATGAATGGTAACGGCGCGAACGGCGGAACAGGCGTTTGGGATGTAAATGTTCCGAGTAAGTGGTTAGATAAGAGTGGGAGTACGTGGACATTGAAGCTTGATGATGAATGGAAGGCAGGTCTTTATGTAACCAGACCGAACGTTCAGTATCGTATTCAAGAAATCTCTGCATCTAATAATAATTACGGTAACATTCTTGATTTGAAGGATTATAGTAGCATTCATACAGATGAACATGGCGCTCAAACGGACCAGTCGGGCAAAGACGCTCAAACGGACCAGTTGGACAAAGACAATGTTTTTTATGTGGCTATGGATAAAAATCATAACGCCGTAACGTTTGTTTGCAATGAAAATGCTCTTTCGAATGTTAACAATATTGATTTGACGAACAGTCCTGTCGCTTCTGCGTCTTTAAAGATAAAGAAAACTTCGAGTTTTAATCCCGATACTGTTATCGAAGACGCTAAGTTTAAGCTTTATAGAAGTCATGATTTCTATGAGATGAAGACCGCTGCTACACCTGTTCTCGATACGGATGTATTGACAACAAACAGTCGTGGTGAGATTTCTGTTGATAAGCTTCCTTACGGTGATTATGTTCTTGTTGAAGATGAGGTTCCTGAGCCTTATGATGTGCATAGTTCAGGTTTTGCTGTTTCTGATGTTGTCACTGCTGCAAATGATGCAGGTTCGTATGACAACTTCAAAACGAACGGTTCATCTACGTATTTTATTTCGTTGAATCCTGATAATACACAAAACGGTACTGTCGCGTATACAAAGAATGTAACAAACATACCTTATGGTAGCGTTTCTATCGAGAAAACAGGTGGCGGTAACCCTAATAATCATTTGAAGGACGCAAAGTTTACACTTCTTGATACAAATGGGGGTATGGTTCGCAACAAGAACGGTAAATTGTGTACCGGTCGTACCGACGAAAACGGTCATCTTGAATTTAGTGATATTCCTTATGGTGAGTATTATCTTGTTGAGAATCGTGCTCCTGTCGGTTATTCAATAGTACCAACTTATAGAAGTTCATATGTAAGCAAACATAAGCCGAATGTCACTGTTGATGAAACGCAACGTACTGTATTGGTTAAGGTTGATGACCCTGTACAAAAAACAGGTATCAATCTTACTAAGAAGTTAGTTTCTTCTGATTATAACAATAATCCGAATAAGACACCGACCAAAGATGATTTGTACGAGGTTCCCGACGGTCTTGTCACGTTTGTACACAACGAGGAGATAAAGGATTTGTATTCGTATAGTTCAGTGAGTTTCACTTTCTATACGTCCGAGGAAGCCGCTGTTAAAAAAGATGAAAAACATGTTTTGGAATGTTTGTCTGTTAACGGTGATACGTCGAAGACGAAGGCTGAAAATATAAGTCTCGACGAGGATGGTTTATTGAACGTGACGCTGCAAGCTTCAGAGGAATCTAAGACTTATTATTATCGTGAATTCTTTAAGGATGATTCTCATTTACATCCAATGAATGATGATGGAACGTATAAGGATGATAATAATAAAAACAAGGTTTATTCTGTAACAGTTCCTGGTGGTAACAGTAGTAAATCAGTGGATGTTGAGCATGTGAACTATGTTGACAGAGGTTCCTTTATCGCTTTTGATAAGATTAACGCTGAAACAAAAGCCCATCGAAGCGGTGCTGTTTTTAAGTTGGAGTTCTTTGATAAGCAGTTTGCTTCTGAGTCTGAGATAGGTGATACCGAGCCTGCTCGTGTTTATTATCTCGGTTCAGGTGCGGATATCGATAAGCTTTCGCTTTATGATAATAATGGTACTTTGATTGGTTACAACGGTTCCGGTGTGACCACATTAGGTAGGATTTACGCGGACAATAATGATTTGCGTAACGATTTGCCTGGTTCTAAAACGGATTCTTCTTGTCCTGGTTCCGCTATTGATAATCATTACGGTGATTACTTCCCTGAAGGTTCTTATCGTTTGACCGAGGTTTCTGCGCCTGCAGGTTACAATCCTATTGATAAAGTTTACTTCGGTAACTTGACAGGTGATGAGACTGGTGTGATTTACGTCGGTGAAGATGATGCTACTATCGGTCATAAGGTCATCCCTAATGAGCAGTATGTTCCTATATATATTAAGAAAACAGATGCGAACACAGGCGCAAAGCTTCGCGGCGCTGTTTTTAAGCTTGAGTACTTCGAGGATGCCTATTCAAGTGTTTCCGCAATCCCTGAGACTTCTGAGTATACTTATTATTTGAGAACGAATTCGAGCGGATTCGCTTATACCGGAGCTGCTTCGCATTATGTTAATGCTGACGGTTCCGCGACAGATGTAGTGCGCGCCACTGATTTGGAGCAGGCAGGACTCCCTGTTTACAAAGGTCGTTTCAAGAGAGGCGGTACATATCGTGTGACGGAAGTTAAAGCTCCTAATGGCTATAAGCTTTCGCAGAATCCTGTTCAATGGGGCATCATTAGTGATAATACGCTAACCAAAGAAACAGTTAGTAAGTCGGAGGTTACTGTTGTTTCTTTGAGCTATAGTAACGAGAAGATTCCTTCTATTACTGTCGAAGGTTCTAAGATTTGGGACGATTTGCATAATGTTGCTAATACGCGTGCCGACGGTATTCGTGTCGAGCTGTACAGAGACGGCGATTCGTTCGGCTCTCGGCTGTTAGGCGTGACCGAGGACCGTGATGGTGTTACGTTCTATAATGCTGAAGCATTTAGAACAGGCGAGAATGGTTCCTCTCAGTATAATTATTCGTTTACCGGATTACCTGAAGGTCATTATAATGCCGATGGTGATTATGTCCGTTATGAGTATTCGATTCGAGAAGTGTTATTGAAGGCTTCTTCTTCTGACGCATTTGTTCCTGTGAGTGAGTTGACAGAATACATCGATGATTCTTATACTACTCTTTATAATAACGATAGAGCAAAGGTTCAATACGGGCAGATGATGTTGTACAATCAGGAGATTGGTCATGTTGCGACGAAGCAAGCAACAGGAACTGTAAACGGCAGTTCTGTTAATTGGACGGTATCCGATGTGCCTCTGGGTGTATCACCTTTACGTGTTGATATTGAAAACTCGTATCGTCCCGATACACGATCGGTTCATGTGACAAAAGCTTGGGTCGATGAGAGTAACAAGTATCAGACTCGTCCCGTATCTATCAAGGTAGATTTGTATCGTCGTTGGGATGCTTCCGATTTCGTTAAGAATAAAGATACGCATCCGACGAAAGGTATTTTGTCAGAGAAGGTTCTTTCTGGTTTGACATTATCTGATGAGTCAAATTGGTCCACTAAGGTTTCTCATTTGCCGACATATGTTTCTGAAGCAGAAAACCATACACCTTCTGCTGACTTAGGTCAGTATTTCGATTCTTCTCGCGGTAATTATTATCGTGGTATTCAGTATGAGTATTACGTAGAAGAGGTTCCTGTAGGTAACGGTTACGTTACCGAGCAGACCGGTGATTTGTCCTTGACAAACTACGAAACCAAGAATATTGTCCTTGAGAAGCGTTGGAATGACAGAAACAATGCGGCGAACAAGCGTCCTGCATCCGTTGATTTTACGCTGTATCGTGAGTACGTCGTTCCGGGATACTATACGACAAACGGCGAGTCCGCGACCATTACCAAAACAGTTGGCACGTATACCATTAATAACTTTACAGGAGACACTGGTTCTGTTAAAGTGACAGGTCAGCCTGTCGTAGCTTCGGCGTTTTTCGATGATAAGATTGCTGAGGACCTTGGTTCTCGTTTGGGTACCGATAGTAACGGTAAAAAGTTTACGGCTTATGAAACCGTGGGTGAGCATGCGATTCCTTGTCGTTATTATGTGACAGAGTCGACTGTTACAGGTTATGACGAGCCTGAGTATCTCAATCATACACAGACCACTGTTCAGGGCGTTCTCACTGAGACGATTCCTGTTCAGAATACCTATAAGGTATTTGACGTCGTCGTTAAGAAATACTACCGCTCGTCTTTGCCCGACAACACTTCGTCTCTTGAGGCGCAGTTGCAAGGTACTAAGCCACAAGCAAACGTAGGCTTTGTTCTTGGTGCAGGCACAAACGGCAGAAATGGTGTTATCAAGGCAACAGGCACCAATGGTGTTTATAAGAAACAGGGCGCCGAAATCATTGATGGTATTCAGGATTATTTCCGTGCCAAAGGCTCTGGCGCTAATAAGAAGATTAAGAATACGTTTGCTGCTGATTCGGAATATATTATGAGAACGGGTAGTACTGGTTCCAATAAGGGTAAGCTGACAATTAAGAATCTTGAGCCGGGTACTTATGTGATTCTTGAATCAACACCTTTGGCGAATTACTCTACGTCGAATGTTCCTGTCACGTTTACACTGACAGATGAGGGTAAGGTTCGTGTCATGAACGGTGGTCAGACGTATGATATGGATGAACTTGTGTTCGTTAACGACAAGATTTTCGCGCCGAAAACAGGCGGTACAGGTAATATGATTTATTATGTTGCCGCGTTGCTTGCTTTGTCTCTCGGTGTATTCGGTGTTCTGTTCTTCAGACGCCGCAGGATTCGCTCGACTATCGTTAAGTGATATTTTTGATAATGGACGCCGTGTCTTGTATACGGCACGGCGTCTGTTTCAATGTCGAATGGGGATTTTTACAATTTTATTTACTTTTTTGTGAATAAACTATTGCATTTTCTTTTTCGATGTGTTATATTGTTAGAGAACCGTTAGGTTTGTGAAAAATTTATATCCCGCGTTCGGGAAGAAAGGTTTTGGTGATTTTTACATGAAAACAACGAAAAGACTTCTTGCTCTTTTCCTCGCAGTAATGCTCGTCGCCATGCTTGGCGCCATGTCTGTTACTGCTGCGACAGGTTCATTTGACCCTAATGCAAAGGTCAGTTTCACAATGAACTGCGATAAGCCCGGTTACACATTTACAGTTTATCGTGTAGCTGATACCGAAGAGAAGCTGCTGAACCCGTATGAGGTCAGTTATAAGCCTCTTATGACTGATATTGCGGCCGCCTTGCCTTATGGCGCTGCAACTACTACACTCAGAACTCTCGATAATATTGCTACTTCTGAGCTTGAGACTAAGGGTGCTGTTGTTGTCGGTACTTATTCGTCTGACACAGACGGCGCGACCAAGACTCTGTCTAATCTGACACAGGGCCTCTTCTATGTTCGCGCGACAGGTACTCCTAATACTGTTAAGTCCGTAAGAAACTCGATCTTCGCTCTGCCTTATTACGCTGCTGAGAATGGTTGGACTTACAGCATTGACCCCGTTGAGCTCGCTACTAAGGTTGAGAGTGATACTGTTACTGTTGATAAGACTATCACTAATTCTACTATCGAAGGTCAGACTGAGTATACCGAGGTTCCTATGGGTGGTTCGGTTCGTTTCTGTGTTGACGCTGATACCGTCGGCGCTTATAACGAAACTGACCCCACAAAGGATTTCAGACTGAAGGCTTATTCTTTTGTTGATACCATGAGCAAAGGTCTTACTTATCTCGACGGTTCCGTTCAGGTACGTTTGCTGAATTCGGAGAAGACTAAATCATCCGTTATTGACCCCGCTAACTACACTATCGATGTTACCGGCGGCAATGGTGAGGCAACAACAATCAGAGTTTCTCTGAAGCCTGAGTATCTGCAATCTACGGAGCTGTTCTATCAGGCTGCTTATGTTCGTCTTTATTATAGCGGTGTTTTGAATGAGCATGCTGTTATCGGCTATGAGGGTAACCCGAATGAGGTTAAGCTTGAGTGGACAAACTACGCTGATAATACAAGCGAGACTGAGCCCGATGACGCTTGGGTTTATACTTACAGTCTGATGATCGGTAAGCTGCGCGGTCAAGATAATAAGGCTCTCGAAGGCGCCAAGTTCCAGCTGTTTAAGACAGAAGCTAATGCTGAGGCGCTGACAAATCCTATTGCTGAGGGTACTTCTAATACTCAGGGTGAAGTTTTCTTCACTTATCTCGACGGTCAGACTGCTAATAATCGTGATATCTCCGGTAAGCCTGTTGCTCTGAGAGCAGGTACCTATTATGTGAGAGAGACTGAAGCTCCTGCGAGTTATTCTGCTTTTACTAAGGTAATCCCGATTACCATTACCACAGCATATAAGGAGTCCTTTACTAACAACACATGGGCTGATGAGACCAAGGTTCAGGAATATACTGAGGACGGTAAGTTCACTGTTGACGGTAATGCTGCTGCTGCTTATCCTGCGAACTACAAGTTCCGCGGTCGTGACCATATTGGTTACGTAGGCGCTCGTGTTACCAATGACAAAGTATTCCTGCCGCAGACCGGTGGTATCGGTTCCGTTATGTTCTACGGCGCAGGCGCAGTTCTTCTGCTCGCCGGTATTGTTGTCGTTGCGATGAATCTGAAGAAGAGAAGCAAGGCTTCTAAGTAATAACGCCATCGACGCTTGAATCGATTTGTCGGTTCTTTGTTTCGCGACACCCCCTTTTTAGGGGGTGTCCTTTTTTGTGAACAATTTGTTGCAATAAAAGTATTGCATTTTGGTTTTCAATGTGGTATACTGGCTTTATAAGGATGTGCGTTTTTTATGAAGAAGAAAACAGATAATGTCCCCTCTCGTTCGACACGTGTCGCCAAAGGAATACCTTTGGATGACACGGTTGTTCAGAAAAAGAAAAAGCCTGTCGGGTTGATTGTTTTTATCTCTATTTGGCTTCTTCTCGCTGCGGGTTTGTTTCTTTATCCTACGGTATCCGAGTTTGTCAATAATTTGGTGGCTGCGTCGCACACAAACGAGTACAGCGACGCTGTAAAGAACTTATCAGATGATGAATATGACGGTTATCTTGCGAAGGTCAAAGAGTACAATGATACGATGGTTGTCGGTTCAACATTGATTGATACGTTTGCGGGAGAAGAAGGTTTGACGGAAAAGTCTGATATTTATGAAGAGATTGCGGGTGTTGGCCGTAACGGTCATTTAGCGAATATTGAGATTCCGTCAATCAATTGCAAGCTGCCTGTATATAAAGGTACGGATGATTCTAAATTGGAAGAGGGCGCGCAGCATATGTTTCGCACTTCTTTGCCAATGGAAGGTGACGGCGTGCATGTCGTTATTTCAGGACATACGGCGTTGCCGACAAAAGAGCTTTTCAATCGTTTGACAGAGTTAAAAAGGGGCGATACTTTTTTTGTTGAGTTTTTCGGCGATACTTATTATTATCGTGTATGCGAGATCAATGTTGTGCGTCCGGCGGATTCCGAAAAGCTGCATGTGCAGCCTGACAGGAATCTGTGTACACTTGTGACGTGTACGCCATATGCTGTCAATACGCATCGTTTACTCGTGATGGGTGAGTTATATGACGTCGTCAAAAGGTCGAACAGTTCACGTGAGATACAAAATATCAATGATGAAGGTGACAGAGGTTTGGTTGCGATGTTCGTAATAGGCGGAATATTGTTGTGTGTGACTATTGTTACGATTATTGTGACTGTTCGTCATCGACGCAAACAAAGTGCCGTAATGTAAAGAAGGTGTTTTTTGTTGGGTTATTTTGCGAGACGCCGACGAAGGCGGCGTTTTATCATCGCCGGTATTTTGTTTTTCGCGGCGATTGTTACGTTCATCACCCCGTCGATTATGAAGATGGCAAATAAGGCGCATATGGATTCCATTGTTTACAACTTCGAGGAGACAGCGCAAGAAATGCGTGAGGATGGTTCCTATAAAGACGCTCTCGAAAACGGTGAAATCGATGACGAGGGATATCCGATTGACGAAGAGGGTAATCGAACGGATGATAAGCCTGTCGTTTATAAGTACGACGTTGACAGGCTCTATAAAGATTCTCTTGCGTATAATACGGAAGTTGTTGCGGGACAGCATTTGTCAGAATGGCAGTTTACGCAGCCTGCTTTGAATTTAGGGGACTATGGAATATGGAACGGTGTTTACGCGTATGTGACGATACCCGCTCTCGGTCTTGATGTCCCTATATATCTCGGCGCGACGAATTATAACATGTCTATCGGCGTCACCCATTTAGGCGGAACGTCTTTGCCGATTGGCGGCGAAACGTCAAATTGTGTCATCGCCGGTCACAACGGTTATACAGGTCGTACGTTTTTTGATTATATTTCTGAGCTTGATGTCGGTGATTCTGTTTCTGTGACGAATTACTTTTATACGTTGGAGTATGAAGTGATTGAGTCGAAGCAGATATTGTCGACGGATGTCAGCGGTGTTTATTTGGCGCCGCATAAGGATAGATTGACGCTGCTTACATGCGCGGACAGAGGAAGGGAAAGGTGGCAGGTTACCTGTGAAAGAAAAAACCAAAGTAATAGTTAAGGATATCGTGTGTTTTGTCGTTATTCTCGGTGTTGTATTTGCTTTGACGAATTTCGTGTTTTTAAACGGTTACGTTCCGTCGGAGTCGATGGAGCCGACGTTGATGACTAACGGCATTTTCGTCGCTGACAGACTGGCATACAATCATTCGAACCCGGAGCGATATGATATCATTACGTTTCATGCTCCTGATACAGGCGAAGCGTATGTGAAACGAATCGTCGCTTTGCCGGGGGAGCATGTGATTGTCGAAGACAATTCGGTATTCGTTAACGGTTCCATTATCGATGCTTCATATTGCAAAGAAACGATGGTTTCTGAGGATAAGGATTACGGTGTGGTTCCCGAGAATTCTTATTTCGTAATGGGCGATAATCGGAACAATAGTTTTGATTCCCGTTTTTGGCAAAATCCGTTTGTGTCTAAAGATAAGATAATCGGCAAAGTCGCCTTTTCTGTATACCCCGAGTTCAGGCGATTTGACGTGAAGGAGGGTTGAGTTGTGTGGTATTCCTATACTGCGAGATTGCATAAGGACTTTTTTTCGAAGAGTTCTGTTTTGTTTGTCGGCATTTCATCCTTGTTTCTTTTCGTGTCCGCAATCATAGCATTCTTTTTCTTTCCCGACAACTTCGTGATTTTGTCAAGAGGCTTTAAGTATTTATATATAGCGGTTGCCGCGTTGTTTTTGTACACAGGTATTTGTTTCCTGTGTTTGTATTTTATATCTAAGTCCGAGTTTGAAACATATGCCGTGAATCCGCTTACGTTCATTCTTACCCATAGTGTCATTGTTGCAGCGCTTGGTTTATTTTTATTAGTCCTGTTCGTTCCTTTATTCTTTTTTGGAACGTCGCCTCTTCGCTTTTCAGTTTCAGGAACAGTTATGGGCGCAATATGTTTTTTGTACGGTCTTTTTGAGTATCATTTCTATCGTCGAATTATTTTGAACATTTCGTCGTCGTCGGTATCTGCTGAACGGATGATTCCTTATTCCGTAATGACTATTCTGCTGTTCTTTTTGTCTGTCGGGCTTTTGGCATGGTTGTTTTTAACACAAAACATGTCACGGTTGTTATTATCTGTCGTCGTGCCGATTGTTTTGTATATTGCTGTATTGGCGTTTCGTATCATTGTCATTACGCAGTATATGTCGGAGCTTGACGTTATCAATGAGTATGGTTTCGATATTGCTTATTCTCCTCGATTACACGCTAATATTTGTTCGAACTGCGGCAAAGCGTTATCGGCGAAAGACAGTTTTTGTAAACATTGCGGCGCGCATGTAAAATGAAAAAAAAAAAGGAACCCGTATTTGAAATACAGGTTCCTTTTTCTTATTCCGGTCGGCAGGCGTTTTTGAGCCTGTCTACCCAGTCTTCGTCCTTTAGGACATTCGCGACATAGATGTCGTCGATGTCATTGTACGCATAATCGCAGTCAGTGAGAACATCGCCGTCTACGGTGAGTGTTACGGATTCATCGTAAATGTATGTCTCGTTTTCACTTTCACTAATGATAGGAGCGTAGCGTTGCGGTCTTATCAAGTATTGCGGATTGACGTATTCGAGCGCTCTTCCTTTTGCTTGTACGGTGATGTCGTGACGGTCACCTCTGTTATGAGCTTCTGCGTTGAACGCTCTGAATATTTTGAGCTTGTTGATGTTTTCCGCAGGAATACTTTCATGGTAACAGTCATGCGATACGCAAATCCCGTTAAGCTCTGATGCGGTGTCGTCATCGCAGCTGTGGGTATATTCGAACCAAGCGGCGAGAGCGATGATGAAGTCTTTGCTGACATCTTTTGCGTTGGTCACAACGTAGCATGAACGGATTTCTACGTTATGCTTTTTCGCGATATCGAGCATTGCCATCATGATATCAGGCCGAAGCGACGGTTCTCCGCCGGTGAGATTGATGCTGTCGATTTCATCAATGCTTTCACACATCTTTTCCCATGCTGTGAGATTGAGCGTTTTCTTTTGCGCGTCGCCTCGCATGCAATGAAGACAAGCCATATTGCATTCTCGTGTGATTTCGACAGATACTCTGTCGATTGATAAAGGTTTCATGATACTTCCTCCTTACTTGATAATTTTGAGGAAGGGTTCGTTGATGGCTTTGTCGATTCTTGTCGCGGCGACTTTGTTATGCGCTTTGATGTATCGACGCACGCTTTGTTCTTTCTTCTTTGTGTTCTTCAAGAGAAGAAGAGTCAGCGCGCCGATGATACATATTGTGATAGTCTCGATGATGATGGTCTTGGTGCTGATATTCATCATATCAGCACCTCCCGCGATACCGAATACACTGACAGCTAAAAGACAGATAAGTCCCATCAGGGCTTTTCTTGTCGTTTCAAGCTTTCTGACCTTTTTGTACTTCTTAGACATTTGGTACCTCCTTATGTTTTGATATTTTTAATGGGCGGATATATCTCGGAGAAATTCCCTCGGCATCACGCTCTTTGTTACAGCGAGTACGCATTCAGCGATGCGATCTTTTTTTTCCGCGCACATAGTCGGCTGCGAGCCGTCCTTGGCGTAGCTGTTGTTGCAGAGTTCGTCGATATAGTTGCGTGTGATATCCATGAGTGTATTCTGATAAGAGGCGTTTGCTTGCTCATCAGTTTTAAGGATATCGAGTACCCTTTTGGAGTATTGTATCGGAGCAAAGTATGACGGGATGTTGTTTTTGCTCAGCTCTTCGATGATGGACGGCATATCATCACCGTCGGTCACAGTGATGACATGGAAGCCTTTGTTGAAATCAAAGTCTTCTTTGTTGTTCCATACGCCGTCGATATGGAGCTGCCAGACGCAGTTGATGTGCTTGCTGTTTTCGAGTATGCTTTTCATTACAGCTGCGTTGATAATATTGGGAATGTAGATTACCGTGTTTTCCATAATAGTCCTCCTATTTGTTGTAGTATTCAACGAGTGTTTCGTTGTCGATGACGTCGCCGATATTAAACCTGTCCATGAGTTCTCGCTCATTTGCTATTAAGCTGAGTGTGACAGTGTCGTATGTTTCGTAGTCTTTGAGCATTTCTTTGATGTCGCGCTTTTGGATTTTTGTGATACGCTTGCTTGTGACATCAAAGTCATTGACGTTGATGACACTCTTGCCTCTATCGATAAAGAAGCTGTGGAGCGGAACGCATACTGGACCGGTGCGCCATCTTACGAAATTCTCTTTGAATAAAGGTCTGTTGTATTTCTTTAAGAATTCGATTTGTAAGAAATAACAGAGCTTGTGCAGTCGCTGTGTGTTGAGCTTGCAGTTAAGCTCCAACAGATACTTCGCGACTTCGAAGATGGATAAGTCTTCGATACCGTCGTATCTTTCCAGTTCATGGATGATGACGGGTTCTGCTCCGTTTTTGATGTTTTTGTACTTTTTGTACACATAGATGTTGATGACGGTCATGACGATCGCATACATTGTTACGATAAGTAATGCAATGTATATTATTGTTTCGTTTGCAAAACGCATTTTAGTTTCCTCCTTTACAGGTACATGTTTTTGATATCGATGGGATTGTATTCGATTTCGCTGTCAGGTACAACGGTACGTCCCGTTCCGTTGTTGGTTGCCATTTTGGTTGAAATGATGATTTTTGTGTTTCTGTTCAGACTTTCGATGATGTTATAGGTGTCGGGGTTATCGTAGTCATAGCATACCTGCGATGGCTTTACCATGAAGCTACGCCACATTTTTGTGCCGCCCCACGGCAGGCAAACTTCAACGAATTCTTCGCCGAGCTTTGATTTGTAAAGATGGCAAAGTTGTTGCGGAACTCTTATGGTCAAGTGGTCATCGCGCTGTCCTTTATACATGTTTTGTTTCTCCTTTTTGATATCTGAATTGATGTAAAAAAGAAGCCCCGCCCCGTTTTTCGGAGCAGGGCTGATATGTTTAATCTTCGTTGAAGAGATAGGCTCTCATCTCAGCTTTGATGCGAGCCTTTTCAACGAGCATTTCTGTATTCTCGACGGCTTCGTCATATTCGACGGAGTCTTCGTCCGTATATGATACGGTGATATCTCTGATATTGTCGAGGTACAGTGTGCCTTTTTCGAGATTGACGGCGACTGTGCCGGAGATTTTCTCTTCTCTGATCTCTTCACCTGTGATAGTGATGAGGGTGTTGTCACTGAAAGTGACCGTGTACAGGTTCTTTTTCATTTTTGTACGTCCTTTCGTTTTTTTGTTAAATGCTGTAGGTGAACTTGCAGCTGAATGTCTTTTTCGCGTAACCGAAGTCGTGTTTGAGAACGAACGGCTTTTTCCCGCTGTCCATCAAAGGCGCGAGCTGAATCGCTTCATCATGCGGGACGTATCCCAGTGTGAAGTGCAGGTTTCTCGAAGGACAATGCGCGATAACGCAGATGGCGCTTGCGTCATACTTGTTCTTCTTTTCTCTTCTGAGCGAGAGGTAGACCTTCTCGCCGCGTCTCTCACAGCTGTGGATTGCTGCTGAGTATTTTTGTCGGTCGCCGAAGGTGATTCCGGCGATTTTGCTTTTCTTATACATAGTGAACCTCCTTGATTTTTTAATGCTATTCTTTCATATGTCCAATTCCGCAAATGTATGTATACTTGTTGTTCGCGAAGCTGAACTAAAATTCTCATAGGTACAACACGTCAAGTGTCGCCGCAACGCGGCTCATCCAACGGATTCCCTTATCCACGTAAGTCCAGTACCCACGTCGTATTTGTTCTGATAGTAATGATGCGAGTAAAAGGTGATGTCCAAAAAGTGTCCAAAAAATAATGCAAAAATGTCCGTAAAGGTATTGACATCTGGTCAAAATTAGGTTATAATGAGTTTACGAAATGACCAAACAATAAAAAGGAGATGGTTCTATTTGGTAAAACGATATAGAATATCGGTGCCTGAAGAAGACAAGGTTTTCAGTCGTTTCGCTGAAGCGCAGAATAATTTTTCGTTTTCGATGCGTGCTGTCGTAAAAGCGTTTGTTGCGAAATATGGTTATGTCGATGCCACGTGTATCGATACAACAGCGCAAGCAACAACGCCTCGGGCACCTGTTCCCGAAGCACAATCGCCCGCACAGCCTGCGGCGCCTCCCGCACCTTCTCGTCCCGTGTCGCCGCGAGTGCAGCCTGTTTCGCCGTCTGTTTCGCAGACTTCCGTTAAAACCGATTCCGACGGTTTTGTAGACCCCAGTGATTTATTATAACAGAAGAGGAGAGAGTTTTATATGAGCAAAATGAAATTGGTAGCCGGTCTTGATATCGGCAACGGTTATGTTAAAGGCGCCGTTAACACCTTTGAGAATCTCGGTCAGAAGCCGCATGGCGTTGATTTTCCGTCAGGCGTTGCGCGCATTATTTATTCGCATGATATCCAAACAGAGCCCGCTGACGCAAAGCCTGTTATCGATGATATCTTCAATCAGATGGACGTTTCATTCGGTTCCAATCTTGTGTCCGATACGACACGTCGTCTTTTCGGAAAAAGAGGTCTGGCGTCCGGCGCTATCATCGAGGAATTCGATGTCGATTCTGTTCTTTCCAAAGCGGAACAGGATTTATCCGCTGTTCTTGTTCTCGGTTCACTCGCGGGACAGGCTTTGAAAGAATATTACGCAAAGACCGGTGCTTTGCCTACCGAGACAATTTCAGTGACCGCGCGTGTCGCTCTCGCGTTGCCTATTACGGAGTATATGCGTCACAGAAAAGCATACGCCGAAGGCTTTAAGAACGGCAATCACATCGTGACGTTCCACAACTTTACGGTTCCCGTGAATGTTGAAATTCGTTTCGAGGACGTTCAGGTGCTTGCGGAAGGCGCTTCCGCTCAGTACGCTATCAACGCAAAAGGTTCGGCTTTTATGGAAGCGATGCTTTCCGACGTCAGACGTCTCGGCGAGCCGCTTGAGGGTATTACCGCGCAGGACGTTCTCGCTGCCACTAATACTGTTGGCATCGATATCGGCGAGGGTACTGTCAATTTTCCTGTTTTCCAGAACGGTAAATTCAATCCTGACGCGTCGAGCACCTTTGACAGGGGTTATTCGTCTGTTATCAATAACGCTCTGGATATTCTCGGTCCGAGATATATGTTCAAGAACCGTAAGCAGCTTGTTGATTTCCTGCAGACGCCTGTGACGAACATTACACGCAATAAGCATATTGCTTGCGAAACAGAGGTCGCAAAGCACGCTAACGGTTTTGCAATGGAGATTGCCGAGCAATTCTCCCGTGTGATGCGTAAGGTCGGCGCATTTACCGAAGTCGTATATATTTACGGCGGCGGTGCGACTGCCGTAAAGGAGTATCTGCATCCGCTTCTTTTGAAGGAAGTCAAAGGCTTCGGCGGTGAGGGTACGATGTTCCCGGTTCTTTATCTTGATTCGAGGTACAGCCGTTATTTGAACCGTGAAGGTCTTTATATTATCGCCGAGCTTGTTGCGAAAAAGAAATAAACTTTTATAGAAAGGCTTGCAAAATACAAATAAGTGTGCTATACTTTGGGTGTTATAAAAAACGAGAGGGGGCTGAGTGATTGAAGCGTTTGGCAAGATTACTCTTGGCCGGTTGTGCCTTTTGTATGGTTGTGACATCCGCCGCGTGTGGTAATGTTTCCGATTCGTTTGCCACACGTGATTTTGCAACGCCTGATGAGGTTATTTCTCCTACGACTGTATATGAGAAATCACAGCTTATTGTTCCTGCCGCGAATTCTTCGGAGAATACAGAGGGCGGTGATACGCTTGAGGAGACAGTCGAGCCGACTGTTGCCGCGACAGAAAACGAAGCTGCTGATGAAGTGAGTGATAGTTCTTCTGCTTCCCGTAAGTCTGTCGGTTCTTTTGACGTTAATCCGAACGCGTCCGATGAAGAGTATGTCGGCGTGTCGTCTGTTGAGAATCGTAAGGAACACTTAAAAGAAGTATCTCCGTCGCAGACAGATATACGTATCGTCAATATGGAAGATAATATCGTTGCTGTTTCTTATATATTGACAGATGATTCGGAGAACAAAGACAGCGCTTATTGGGAGAAATATATAGAAGACCATTGGCAGGAGTATCAAGCTCTGGCTGAAGATATGAAAGCGACAGCGAAAGCTGATGCCTTTGCTGTTTATATTAACGTGTATGATTCGAGTCATTATTTGATTGTCGGACGCACGTTGATGTGCTAATAAAAAAATATGTGAGGTATTGTTATGAAGAAAATTATTGCATTTCTGTTGGCTGTTTTCATGATTACCTGTTTGGGTACAATGGTTGCGTTTGCTGATGAAACGTCTACTACACCCATTACAGTCGTTTCAGGCTCCGATAAGTTGGAGCTGAAGCTTTTGACCAAAACAAAGGATGCCGGTTATCATTTCTCCGCTGAGATAAATGAAGACGGCGAGAACCTTATGAAGGACTTCGACGTCGTTAAGGCGGAAGACCTTGCCGGTTATTTGATTGACGGCGAGGGCCGCACCGTAGGCGCGTTCTTTGTCGGCGAGAAGGGAAGCTATGACCCGACGGGCTTTAATGATTCTCAGGCAGGTTTCAACACATTCGCTGTTGAGGTATCTTATAATAATAAGATTTATACCGTAACGCTCTTCTCCGCAAAAGCCGACACCGCTTTGACCGGTCTCGCAAGCGAGTCTACCGCCGCTCCCGAAGCAGGTCAGCCTGCTGATGATTACGAGAAGACAGATGGTCAGACCGCAGGTGACGTTGTCGTCGCTCCGACAACTGACGGTACCACTTCGTCTGCTATTCAATCCGCAACACAGAACGCTACTGTCGCTTCTTCTGAAGCCGCGTCAAAGGGTGCTACCGGTGATTCCGCGGATAAGCTTTCCAGTGAGGTTGCTACCGCCGCAGGCGCTCCCGTTGCTACTTATGTTGTCATCGGTGCGGCTGTTATTCTGGCGATCGTCGGCGTCGTTGTTTACAAGAAACGCACAACACGCATCTAATTGATTTGAAAAAAAAAAAAGAAGCCGTAGGCATGATAACCTACGGCTTCTCTTTTTTCATAAGGAGGTAACGAATGAGCTGTACACGGAACAACACCGCAACTATTGCTGCGGTGTCGTTTTGCCAATAAATCAATCAGAAAGGAAAAATGAATATGTCCGATATAAGCGGTGTTCTTCCGTACACAGTTTGGTATTACGCACAAGGGGGCTCGGGAGAGCCCCCTATTCGCGTATTCTTACATTGCGAGATTGCCGTCTGCAGGAGCAGCGGTCACAGGAGCCTGCTCTACAGGCGCCTCGCTCGCAGCAGCTTCAGCGTCACCCTCGACGCCGCCCGCGCGCTTCTTATAGCGCAGCTGGGGATAGCCGACCATATCCTTGGTCTCTTCGTAGTGCGCTACGCCGTCCTTATCGGTGTAGTTGTTGTTGGTAACGGTGTACTCAACGGCAACGCCATCGCCCTTTGCGAGCTGCGGCAGGATGCCCGCGCTCTGACCGGCGCCTACGAACTTGGTGATGGTAACGAAATCAGCGCCATACTGACCGTCCTTGCCCTTGTAGTTCTTCTGGCAGGCGACGACGATACGGAACTTGGTAGAACCATCGCTGTTCTGGAAGACCTCAGGGTCTCTTGCGAGACGACCGTTTACCACGCCGAAGTTGTTCAGATTTGTAGCCATAAAAACCTCTTTCCTCCCGTATTTCGGGATATAGAATTTTTTTTTATCATCACGCAGCACTATGTATTAGCACTGTTGATATCGATTTTACAACCCCTCAAATGTCCAATTCGTAGAATTGTTCTTTTCAAGGTATTTCAGATTTTCAACTCTTCGAAGCAATCTCTAAAAGCTTTAGCTTCAGAATTTTGTAAAAAATCCAAGGTTCCAACTCTCCAAAAACAATGACTCTCTATCTTGTATAAAAATTGCAATAATAGTATTGCAATTTTAAAAAAGGTATGTTATAATGTAAGGCGTAAAAAATGATTATGTAAGGACGAGTGTTGTATGCAGCGTAGAGGTAATTTCTCTAATTTTATTTTAATGACTATTTGTATTCTGTTGACGTTTGCTGTTTCTGTCGGTGGATATATGGGTTATGATTATTATTCCCAGTCAAATGACGCGAATAAAAGCAATCTTCTTTCCGCAGAGCTTCCGGCTTCTCCTGATTCCGTTGCGGCGACAGGAGATGACGAGTCTACTACAGCCCAAACAGTCGACGAAAAAGCAATGGCTCGTCGATTTGATTTTGATGAACTCAAATCAAAGGTTCCCGATTTTTATTGTTGGTTATACATTCCCGATACTGAAATTGATTACTGTGTTGTTCATACAGAAGTCAGCAGTCAGAAATATGTTTGGTCAGACGTTTACGGTGAGTCTTCCTCGGTTGGATGTATTTTCACTTATGATACGACGGAAGATGATATGCTTCGTTTGATTTACGGACATCATTTGTCCGGTCCCGCTAAAATGTTTACGGAGCTGACGAACTACGAAAACAAAGAGTGGGCGGAAAATCATCCCTATGTTTATTTGTATTTCCCCGACCATGTTGAGAGGTGGTGTGTTTGGGCGCCGCAATATGTGACGAAGACACACAATGTTTATCAGTATCCGTATCTTGACGGTGAGACTGATTACGATTCGCTTCTGTCGAATCTGGATACAGCGTTCGGCGAGAAGTTTACAACGAAACCGTCTGTTCATGACAAAGTTGTTGTATTGTCCACCTGTGATTCGGCAATCGACGGAACATCAGGTCGTTACATTGTTCCTTTGAAAAAGGATACATCTGTTTTATATAGCGAGTAAGAGGTGTAGTATGGCAAGAGACCCGTCTCATAAGAGAGTGACAGTGACTTTGACGCCTGACGAGTACGAACGCTTGAAATATTGGGCGGACCGAAGGGGAATGAGTATCAACGAATACATGTATCATGCTCTGGAGCATATGATAGGTTGGGAGAACCAAGATTTCGATGTACCTGTCGCTGTAGTACAGCGTGTCAATCAGCTTGTTGATATGATCGCAGGTTTACGTTCCGATACGTCAAATTTGTCCGATGAGCTTCACTCTATGGCTGACAGTTTGCTGAATTTGACAAGAGGGGACAATTATCTTCTTGAGGATGAGGATGGTGAATTATAATTGGATAACTTAGATTATGACCTTTATAAGTACGGCGGAGGCTCTCAGCAAGTATCCGTTCCGAAGCCTTCCTTACGTCGTAATTCTTCTGACGGTAAACCTGCCGGTACACAGGTATCGCCTTCACCTGCACAAAGTAAACCTGAGTTGCCTGAAAAAGAGAAGGCGCCATTATCAAATACAGGTAAAAATACAGGCAAAGGTGTTGCCGAACAGGAGAAGCCCGTTTATCGGGATTCGCAAAAGGTTCGCCATACAACATCTTCTTCCGATAAGAAAAGAAAAAAGCAGCCTCAGTCGGACACGATACAAATACGCAACTTTCCACTTGATGTATATGCCATTGTGGCAAAGGAGTTCCCGAAAGCTTCATCGCGAACCGCTGCTTTAACGGCTTATTGTATTGTCCATTCGGATGCTATCGTTGATATGTCAGCGTTGTCTGATGATGTGAGAACGCTTGTTGAAGAGTATAACGGCGCTGACAGAAGTTTTGCTTTGGCGTCAAAGCTTGATGTAATATTAAGACGGTTGTCGTCTTTGTCATCCATGCTTGACGGTACGAAAGCGGAAAATGAAATCGCTTTGGCTTATCTTCTTTTTGATAAACTCGGTTTCAGACAGAATTCACCGTTATCGCCTTCGAAGGTTCAGTTTCTTGAACACGGTGTTTCTGATATGATAGAGCAGTTACGTTCGCAATCTCAAACATTCCGTAAAGACGAACGCATTCGTGACGGTCGTCCTATTCGATAAAAAGGAAAGGTTGTTATGGAAAAGGTTAAAAAGAAAAAGGAAGCGGCGCGTGTTAAGAAATCCGTCGCCGCGACTTATCGTATCGACGAAGGGGTGCTGTCTTCTTTGTCTGAGTATTCGTCGGCAACACGTCGGTGTAAGTCAACGATAGTTGAGTTGGCTATCGAAGAGTACATCCGGCGACATTCTAAGGATGAGGTGAATCTATGATTGGTATTCTTTGTGAAAAGAAAAGCGCCGCTGATAATTTCGCGAAAGCGCTTGGCGGAAATAGAGGCACATATAACGGTGAGCAATATGTGATTGTTCATGCGCGTGGTCATTTGTATGAGTACAAGGACCCCGATGAAATGGTTGCGCCTGCGCTTCGTGATAAATACAAGATATGGAAGCTTGAGAATTTGCCGTGGGTTGAGTCTGACTTTAAATGGGAACGTAAGGCTGTGGCCGGTGTATCTTCGATGCTTCAGAATATCCAAACGACGCTTTCTCGTTGTGACGAGATTTGTATTGGTACAGATATCGACCCGACTGGCGAGGGTGAATTGCTCGCTTGGGAGATTCTCGAAGGCTTGCGTTTGATGCCGCGTAAATGGAGCCGTATGGTGTTTTATGACGAAGCACCTGCTTCGATTCAAAAGGCATTCAAGACACGCAAGCCCATTAAGTCGATGTTGACGGACAGTGATTATCTGAAAGCGGAATATCGTTGTAAGTGGGATAAGCTGTCGATGCAGTTCACGCGTATCGCATACTGTCTTACACCGACACATCCTGTTTTACGCCAAGGGCGTTTGAAAAGCGCGATGATTCGTATTGTCGGCGACGGTCTTGCCGCTGTTAAGGCGTATAAAAAGATTCCGTATTATCAGAATCGTTTCCGTGACGAAAACGGCGTCGTTTATACGAATGCTGAGGAGCCTTGTTTTAGAACGAAAAACGAGGTGCCGCAGAAGTATGAGCAGAGTGAAGTTGTTGTCGATTCGAAGGAAATGAAGCGGTCTTCGCCTCCAAAACTGCTCGACCTTGCCGCATTGTCTTCCTTGATGTCGCAGAAAGGTTTCAAGGCAGAACACGTTCTTCGTGTATATCAGACAATGTATGAAAAGCAAGTCGTTTCGTATCCGAGAACAGAAGATAAGGTCGTTACGCCCGAGCAATTTAACGAGTTGCTTCCTTTGACAGATAAAATCGCGAGGGTGGTTGGTGTCGATTCACGCTTGTTGACGCATCGTACACCTCGTAAGACACATGTCAAAAACGGCGGCGCGCATGGCGCTAATCGTCCCGGTCCGAATGTACCGTCGTCTCTTGCTGATTTAGCATTGTTATTTCCTTCATCAGCACCTGACGCTAAATGCGCCGCTTTGATTTATGAGATTTTGGCAAAGAACTGGCTGTCGATTCTCGGCGAGGATTATGAGTACGAGCTGCAGAAAGGTCATGTGAAGCGTTATCCCGCTTTTAAAGGAACGGCGTCCGTTCCGAAGAAGATGGGTTATAAGGCGATTTTCAGCGTTGATGACGAGCCTGATGATTTGAACGCGAAAGGTCTCGGTACATTGGCGAAGCCTTTTGTTCATGAGGGTTTTCCCCCGAAGCCTCCGACACCTACGATGAAGTGGCTGATGAAACAGCTCGAAAAGCATGACGTTGGAACAGGCGCGACACGCACAAGCACGTATGCCGATGTGACACGTCCGCAGGGTGAGAAAAATAAATATCCGCTTCTTACGGATACACGTGGTAAAATCGGCATGACGCAGTTCGGCGAAATGAGCTATGTGCTCCTTGAGAATACGCATATCGGTGATTTGAAAATCACTGAGGAGCTGATGGCGCAGATGCGTGGTATCGCCGACGGTACGTTTAAAGACACAGTGGGCTTTCAAAAGTTCGCGGAATATGTTCGTGAGGATATGGATACAATGAAAAAGAACGCAGAAAATCTCGGTGTCAAAGAAAAAGAAAAGGTTTCCGGTACGTGGAACGGCAGGGAAGTCACCTTCAGCCGTGAATACGGCGGTCATCGTTTTACAGACGATGAGGTTACAGAGTTGTTAGCAGGTCATGAAATCCGAGTATTTAACTTGACTAACAGCAAGGGTTCATGTTATAATGTAAAAGGAGCTCTTGCTGAGCAGGAGATAAATTCCCATAAGTTTGTCGGGTTCAAGCCGCTTGGTTATATCGAAGACGACGGTTCTGATAAACAGCCCCGTCAGGTTGATATGAGCGAGTACGCGACAGGTAAGTGGCATGGCAAGGATATCAAGTTTAAGCGGAAATGGAGTAACCATGAGTTTACCGATGATGAGATCACGATGCTTCTTTCGGGTAAGTCGATTACCTTTGAGGCAACGTCTCAGAAAACGGGGAGACCGTATTCCGTAACAGGTAAGCTTGCCAATCAGACCTTTAAGGGTATAAAGTTTGTCGGCTTTAAACCCGATTTTAAATAAAAGGAGCTTTATTTATTATGTCAGATGCAGTAAGAAAAGAGCGCTATTCCGGTAAATTTAACGGGCAGCGCGTTTCGTTTAATCGTATTTTCAGGAAAAGACGTTTGTCTGATGACGACTGCGAGGCTTTGCTTCGCGGTGAGTCCATCCGTGTATATGACCTCATCAATAAAGAGGGGAAGCATTATGCGGTAAAGGCGACGCTTCAGCATAAAACGGGTATTGACGCGCAGTCGGGCAATACATATACGTTTTTTGCCCCTGATATGACGGAATTTATTCCGAACATCCCGAGACGCTTTTGTCAGCATGATTTCACCGATGAAGAGTACGCGCAGCTTATGGCGGGTAAGTCCGTTCATTGTGACGATTTCGTCAATAAGAAGGGCGAGACGTTTTCTTCTTCGATTCATTGGGGTTACAATGCCGAGAGAGAAAGCGATGGCTTTATTTTTGAGCGATAAAATATATTCGATGGTCGTCTGCTCTGTTTTACAGGCAGACGACTATGGTTGTTTTCTTCAATAAAAACGGTAAGAAGGGAGAGATTTGATTGGCTGTTAAATCCAGTTATAAGATACCGGCAACTTTGGCGGACGGTTATACTTCAATGGACATCGCTATGTCAACGAAGGACGGTTCTGTTGCTCGTATCTTTTCCATTAAGGTCGTTTTGGCGATTTTGGTTGCTTTTATCGGATACTTTTTCGTTCTGACGCAGACGTTCATTAAGGGCGGTACGCTTGTACAAAAAATATTGTTTACGCTTTTATGGATTGCGTGGTCTGTTCTTTTAATCAAAACAGACAAGACGAATCGTATGAACTTCCAAAAGATTGTGACGTTGCTTGCTTACATACCGAGAAAAGCGCGTTATGTTTTTACACGTAAGTCGTCAAAGGTAAACGCCTTTTATTCTATTTCCAATATTTCGGAAATCGATGATAAAGGTATGATTACATTCAATGATGATACATATGCTTATTTGTATCGCGTTGTCGGTTCTGCGTCCATTCTTTTGTTCCAGTCCGACCAAGAGGCGATTATATCTCGTGTCGATAGTTTTTATCGTAAGCAGGAGGCAAATGTTGAGCTTATCTTCGTAACGTCGAAGGAGTCGCAAAAGGTATATCGTCAGATCGCGAATTTGCAGAAGACGTATGACAATCTTGCTGTTGACAACGACGAACTGAAGATGCTTCTTGAGGAGCAATTTAAGATTCTCAAGGACGAAGTCGGCGGTACATTCAAATCAGTCCATCAATATCTTGTTTTGAAGGCTGATAATAAAGAAGCGTTGTTGAGAGCGCGTAATATTTTGCAGTCAGAGGTTGAGAACTCAGCGTTGATGATTAAGCAGTGCGTTCCTTTGAAGCGCAGAGATGATATTCATGAGTTCTTTGCCGCTGTATATACGAGCAATGGTTAGGGATGAGGTGATGTTTTTTGGGTTTATTTAATCGAAAAGAGACGAAGGAACAAAAGGCGAGAGCGAAAAAGATGACCGGCTCTTTGCGTGACTATCCCGATTTGCTTGCCATTAAGCCCGTTGAGCGCTATGTGTTTCACAGCGATTATTTCCAAATCGACGATAGTTTCGCGACTATCATGTCGTTTTTCCACCAAGACGGCGCAAACGACGGTTACGGTCCTTTTTGGGGCGTTAATAAGATTCCGTCGGGCCTCGGTGATGACGTTTCGATATTGCTCTTTGAGCAAACCCGTCGTATGACAGAGGGTTGGTTATTGGAGCATCAGAATAAAGCTGAGGGCGTTGCCAAGATGAATGAGAACGAGCAGCAGCGCGCGGGTTCGAATACAACAAAGGGTAAAGCGTCCCGTCGTAGTGAGGATTTGTACGAAGTTGCTCAGGAGCTGCAGGACGGCGCCGTTTATTTGTCGGCGCATTGGCGGTTGCTCATCAAAGCTCCGACGCTCGACGCGCTCGATGATGCTGTTTCCAAGATAGAACGTTTATATATCGACCGTTTCGCTACGCTGTCAGCAGCGGCGTATCACGGGGAACAGCGTAATGAGCTTTCTCATTTGTTCGCTAAGAACGAAAAGAAGCTCGGCAAAGGCTTTTATTTTACGTCTACGGAGTATGCGGGCTCGTATAACCTTGTCACACATGGTCTGGAAGACCCTGCGGGTGAGTATGTCGGTTATATGGTCGGTGATGTGAATAACTCCGCTGTTCTGTTTGATGTTAATCGATATAAGCATCATATCGTTGTCGCGAATGAGAGTTTTGAAAAGAAATTAGGGCGTACCTATGTTTCTGATGTATGGGGTTCTAAGATATCCCAGTCAGTTCTCGTTCGCAACGGCAAGGTCGTTCATTTGATTTTGAACGGCGCAAATCTGGATAATCTCGGTCCGAAGTTTACCGATTTGACATATCGTATCGATATGGGACAGGGCGACGTCAATATGTTTGAGATGTTCGGCGACGCCGATGACGAGCTTTCTGTTTTCCCGTCACAGATGCAAAAGCTGATATTGATGGCGGAGCAGGCGTATGAGACAACAGACTCCGATCGTTCTATTATTCGAGGCGAGTTGGAGCAAATCGCTACGAAGTTTTATATTGACCAACGTATGTGGTACGAGAACGCGATTGCGAACCGAAAGCGTCTGCGTATTGTCGGAATTCCGCATGAGCAGGTTCCGAAGCTTGAGGTTTTCGTATCCTATCTTGATACGGAATACAAAGCGCTGTTGAATGCGGCGGCAAAGGACAGTGAAGCGATTCACGCTCTGAAGGTTCTTTCTGTTACGTTCCGTAACCTGTTGTCGAATAACGGCGATTTGTTCAATACTATTACTACGGATGTGATTGACGGCGCGAAGGACGGTCGCCGTGTTATTTATGATTTCTCCGGTTTGATGCTCAGAGGTAAGGGCGTCGCGATGGCGCAGCTTGTTAATGTTATCGGTTTTGCTGTCGGCAACCTCGGTGAGGGTGATACAGTTATCATTCACGGCGCCGAACAAATCGATGACGGTATCAAAGAGTATATCAATTTGCAGTTTGAACGATTGCATAATAAAGGCGGTCGTGTATGTTATCTTTACAATAATGTCGATAAGATGCTGAGCGATAACGCTTTCTGTCTTTTGGAAAAGGCGGATTATTCGATTTTGGGTAATATGACGCCGAATTCCGTAAAGGATTATCAAAAAATAATGGGGCAGAGCATTCCGCCTGATTTGGCGGGTTTGGTAACAAACAAGTCTTCGTCGGTTTGTTATATTCGCCGTGGTTTTGATAATGTTGTGTTTCATCAAGACTTGGCATTGGGTTTACCCGAAAGGACGGGGTGATGTTTTATGCTTAATACAATAAAACGGCATTCGTTCAAGCTGTTATGTCTGTTTTTCATTTTGATGATTGCGGCAGGCTCCGTTTTTACTGTCAGTCTTGTGAAAACGCATGCTCGTGTCGACGGTTACTTAGAGGGTGATGAAATCAATGATGCCGCTAAGGACTATTCCGAAAGTCATAAGGATGATGATGATTCCGGTTCTCTGGATTTCGCGCACGTAGCTGTCGCCGCCGCTCAGTTTTTTAACTATCGTGTTGTAAAATCGATGGATGAAAATAAGAGCTCGTATTCTGAAATGTTTCAGGGAACCAACAATACCTATATTGGTTCTCCCGGAGACGCGGGTTCTTATCTGGCATACAGTCCTGAGAATGACGAAAATAAGTATAACTTCCTGATTTCGGCATTTACGAAGGCGTCTGCGTCTTATTCTTATAATATGACGTATAGTTTCGGAGAGACGCAGTCTGATTTTTATGGCTATACTGCTTATGGCAGTTTGCTTTCTTCTCTCGGCTTGGATAAATATGGCAAAGAGGGTTCAACTGAATTCGGTCGTATTATCGGCGGTTCCATGTTGGTGCTGTGGTATATGGCAGCGTCATCTGTCCCGCGTGTGTTTGCATGGATAATCGATGTTTTGAACACATTGAATCCGTTTGGTCTGTTGATTAATACGGACATGAAAGGAACAGGTACGGTTTCGTTGACCAATAGCGCTGTGTCGAGCAGCGCCACAGCGTCGAGCGGAACATTTGCCGCGCTTCGTGATTGGTATACAAGGTTGATTAACTGGATGACGAAGTTCTCATGGCAAATCATGATACCGCTTTGTATCGCTCTTTTGATTGCGGGCTTTCTTCTTTTTAAGAACATGGGCTCGACAAAAAACCGCGCAAAGAAACTGTTGATACGTATTGTCTTTTTGGCAATCGGTATTCCTTTATTGGGAACGATGTATACAACTGTTTTGACTGATATGAAAACAGTTGTTGAAGCTCCTGCTACAGCGCCTGATGTGGCCGTTGCCTCAACGGTCGTTGATTTCGGCGCGTGGGTTTCTTCTTCTAATCTATTACCGCCATATAGTGGTACTGGAAATGTTCTCGCCGGTCAAATCGTTGATAGAGATACGCATAAAATTGAGCCGACAACAGAGTCTTATTGGGCTTTGAAGAATCATTGCCTCAGTCTTAATAGGGAGTATGCCGATTATATCGGTAATATTACGCTCTTGGCAGATGATTCAAATGATATCGAAAGTTCGATGACAGAGTGGTCGACGGCGGTTCTTGAGCGAGGTTCCGATTCGTCATCTATCGTTAATACGGGTATTATGAAGATGCTTGCCAACTATCTTACGGGCGATGTTGTAACGTCCGGTTCATACGCGTCTACGATTGCGGCTTCACATTCTTCCTCGTCAGATAAAGCAATCGTCATCATGTTTCGTAACATGAATACGTTTACAAAGTGGAAGGATAATTGGAAAGACGACGGTAATCCGAATGAACAGCAAATCAATCAGCTCTGTACTGATTCGCAATGGGGTTCCTTTATGACAAACGGTGCTCTTTCAGTCAGCGCTTCGGGTTCGCATCAAGCCGGTATCAAATGGTATGATGAAACATGGAGCTTTACGAATGGACAACAGGGATGGGGTGCTGAGCGATATATCAAAGGACGCGGCAATGTAACGCTTGGTTTGTCTGATATGGCGATGTATAACTATTTGAACACGCAATTCAAATCGACTGAGGCAGTTGTTTATTCTCCGCTTGATACCGTCAGTGTTCTTTCTCAAATTTATCATAAATCCGTTAACAGTATTGGTACGGGTTTCCTTGGTTTCCTTTTCGTGTTCCATACGTTGGTTACATTGGCTGTTTACGCTATCATCGGTTGGTGTTACGCGATAGGTCTGCTGTTCCAAAATCTTAAGCGTATGGTTACACTTTTGATTAAGATACCGGCTGCCGCTCTCGGCGTTATGCGTTCAATGGCACAGGTTGTCGCATATATCGTAGCTATGATTGTCGAGGTTATAGCGACGATTCTTCTTTATTCTATTGTCATGCGAATGATGGACGCTATTACGTCCGTTATTATGCAAGGCGCGAGCTCGCTGTTTGCGTCTGATAACAGCACTTCACCCGCAACGTTGATGTTGATGTTGGTTGTCGTGTCTATTGCGCTTATTGTTTTCGGTGTTGCGGCAATCAAGGCGCGCAAGACAATCATCAAAGCAATCGATGAAGGTCTGAACGGTCTTATCGGTCGTGTATTTGGTACCGATAATTTGATGCCTACACCTGAGCCTAAGAATCATCCGATAGCGAACGGTCTTATGACAGGCGCTGCTATGGCTGCGGGTAATCGTCTGATGGGCGGTCTTGGCGGCGGCGCAGGCTTCACGGATACTGCGGGAGGCGGTGATAGTGCCGACGGTAGTGAACGTGATGATGGTGGTTATGATACACCTGATAATGGCGGTAACATGGAAGCGTTGCCTGACGATGATTCTGATGCTGTATCTGAGGATGCTGAAGGTCGTGATATCGCTGAGAACGCAAGTCTTGCGGATGGCGCTCGTGCGGCATTGCCCGGTGGTTCTCACTCTTCCGATTCAGATTCACATGACAATGTGAACAGTACAAATAATATTGACGCGAGAGGTGCGGCTGATTCGGATAGTACGGATTCAGGCACCAATCATGATAATTCTACAGCGGGTTATGATAATTCCATAGTGGGTCATGATAGTTCTACAGCGGGTCATAGTTCTACAGCGGGTCATAGTTCTACAGCTGGTTATGACAATTCTACAGCGGGTGCTCGTGCTCGTGCGGCTTATGATAATGCTATCAATAATGGCGCTTCGCCTAAGGAAGCGTTGAACGCCGCGTATACCGCCGCAGGTGGTAGTAGGGGCGGAGAGGCTGCTATTCGCGCAGCACGTTCCGCTGAAGCGTCTCATGGTTCTCGTGTTTCTGCTTACAATAACGCTGTTGCTCAGGTTGATAAAGAAGCCGCGACTGCTTATAACGATGTTATTGCTCATGGTGGTTCGGCAGAATCTGCTCAGGCGATGGCTGATTCCGTTCGCAGTAACGGTTTACGTCAGGCGAAAGCTGTTGATTCGTCTCGTTCCGTATATGACCGTGTACGTGCGAATGGTGGTACTCATGAGCAGGCACAGCGTGCTGCCGATGCGTCATATGCTAACGCGACAGGCGCTTATATGACGCCCGCTCAGGCGAGAACGGCAGGTTTGACAGGTGATGCTCGTATGGAGAATGCTGTTCGTGGCGTTAACGCGTCCGGCGATATTGCTTATCAGCGTAAGCTTAAGTCCGGTGGTACTGTGAAAGCCGCTGAAAGGGCGCGCGCATCCGCTATGAAAGACGCCGCATCGGCATATGGCGTAACCACGAAGGCTGTGAATGAGTACAGTAGTAATCAGCAGAGAGTCGTTAAGGTTCAAACGAACGCGAAAGCGGCTGCCGATACTGTTTATTATCAAGCTGTCGGACAGGGACAATCGCAGCAACAAGCTCGCGCGGCTGCTAAGACCGTATATGCGCAGCAAATGCGCAGCGGCGGTGTGACACCGCAGCAGGTCAAGCAGTATAATGATGCGAGAAATTCTGTCAGCAACGCTGTTGTGACACAGCGTGAGGTTGTGAATGTCAATCGTGACGTTGAGATTCGCACAAATACGAACGTGAGACAAGTAGGCGGCGGACAAGTAAGCGGCGGTTCAGGTAATGTAGGACATATCGTTTCCGGTTCGGGCAGCGGCTTCTCACAGCCCTTACAGTCGATGCCTTCAGCGCCTTCAGCGGCACCGTCGGCGGCGCATTCGGCACCTCCGCAGAGAAGTGTGCGTAATTTGAATTCGTTGTCCGGCGGCGCGGGACGTGATGTGAGAACAGAAGGTCCCGGTTGGTCGGAGTCCGGCTTCGATGATTGATTGTTTTGATTGATGAAAAGCCCTTTTCGGTGTTTGTTTATTGAATATCGAAAAGGGTTGACAATCAAAAGATTTGTGTTATAATTGAGTTTGTAAGAACGTGTGTTGTTCGTACATATATTTTATTGCTGTTATTTCCGTAAATGGAAGAGAAGGAGTGTATTTATTATGATGAGTGCAGTTTTAAATGTACCTGTTTTTGCGGCAAACGGTTGGACGCTTGAGAACTTTCTCAAAAACGCTTTCCAAAAGCTTGGTAACTGGGGTAGTATTCTCATTACTATCATCGGTATCGTTATGCTCGTCGCCGGTATTTATCAGGTTGCGAAGGGTTTGATTTCCCACGGTAAAACACAGGTCAGCTGGCCTATCGCCATTCTTCTGATTTTGCTCGGCGCTGCCCTTGCTTTTGCAGGTGTATGGGGTATTTTCGAAGCTGTCGGTACAGGTACAAAGGGTACAATCGAAGCGCTCGGCGAAGGCTAATCTTCGTACCGATGTGTTTGGTTAAAGCCGAACGTTGATTTCGTTGGGGGTACGACAGGGGTTTTCCCCTATCGCACCCCTTGCTATTTATGAAAAAAAAAAAGAAAGAGGGCGTTTATTTTTGAAAAAGAAACTGTCAGTATTGCATTTTGATTCACATCATGCGATTGAACGTTTCGGTATGCTCGTATCGGTTTTATTGATTCTATCGATTATTTTGAGCGTTACGACGATTGCGCATGTTGTCAAAACAAAAGCGGATACGTTGAATAATAAGGCAATTTATACGGAAAAGTTCACATCGTCGTTGTCGAGTACAAAAGGTGAAGTTCGAAAGATATATTCCAATAAGAACAAAACAGACTGTTTTGTATTGCTGAAGTTCGAGAGTACTGATAATATCAGTACCGACGCAAAGGATTATAAGTTGTTTTTGACAGGTTCGAATACAAAGGCGAAGAAGGAAGAACTGAAATCTCATCCCGGCGCGACGATTTATATGTTCGGTACGACCGGTTTTATGGGTATCCATTTGTTCTCTGAGAGTGGTTTTCCGCAGCAGGTGTTGTCGTTGACGGTTCGCTGTACGAATCAGTTGACAGTTGAATCCGGCAATCATGTCAAGGATGACGATAAAGATAATAAAAATAATTCATCTGACTCGAATACATCTGAGTACGCGGATGCGTCTTTCGCGAAGCATGACCAGTTCCGTATTTATTTCAATCCTGCCGCGACAGAGGCTGAGTTAACGGACTTCCTTGACGCTCCTAAAATGGACGTGAAGCGTATTTATTATAATATTGCTGTCACAGACCGTGAGTATGAGATTGACACTAAGCTCGACGAGCAGTTGGCTCAAATGGTGACGCAGTTGAATTTGATCGATGAGTATGCTCGTCGTTTGGATATCGATGATAATATGCAGATTCCCGAGTTGCCTCCTGAAATCAAAGGCGATAGCTTTGTTGTCAAGAACGTTCAGGGTAAGATTTTGACAAAGAAGTCGGATGTATGGAAGGACGACGAGGGTAATACGGTTCCGAATGATGAGGTTCTGTATTACTTTAAGCCCGGTAAGGTATTGGACGGCGGTGTTGATTTTACGTGGCAGGATAATAATGTTTTTGACGGCTATTTTAAACAGATATACAAAGGTGAGAATTATGCCGCGTATCTGGATTCTATTACGGCGGCAACGAAGTCGACGTTATCGACGAAAGAGTTTCGTTGGTTTAAGAAGGATGGCTCGGAGTTTAAATATTCCGCTTCGGGCGGTACGTCTCGTGACGGTAATGTGAAAGACGTCCAAAATGATATCTCAAAGTACGTGAAGGCTCTCGAAGACTATTTCGGTTTGAAACAAACATATGAATCGGAGTTGCTGATTGACCTTCTCGATTTGGAGCTTGAATGTCATAACGCTTATGAACGTCGTACGTCGAATGATGCGCTTGATGTCATTACGTTATATTAATCGCACATCTCGTTTAATCGAGAGGGGTTGGTGATAGATGGCGAAGAAACAACTAAATAAAAATAATAAAGAGGCGGCGATGAAGGCGGGCTCTGCAGCCCTCCAAATCGCTGCCCGAAAGACAAAGAATCCTTATGTTATCGGCGGCGCGGCTGCCGCTAAGGCGATGACCACCAAAGGCGGTCTCGGTAAGAAAGCGGGCGCCGCAGTTAAGTCGTTGCGACGTAGTGTCGCAGGTACAGGTAAGGATGACGCGCAGGACGCAAAGGAGATAGCTGATACCGCTTCCGATATGAAGGAAGCGGCTGACGCCGCCTCTGAGGCAAAAGAAGCTGCCGCTGATGTGAAAGACGCAAAGGATGCTGCTTCTGACGCAAAGGATGTTGCTGAAAGCGCGGGTGACGTAAAGGAAGCAAAGGAAGCAAAGAATGCGTCGAAGGACCTTATCGAAGATAAAGACAAGACGGATGATAAGAAGGATAAGGATGACGATAAGGATAAAGACAAAGATGACAAGAAAGCAAATGACGCCAAGGACCCCGACCCGCTGAAGAACGATAATAAGAATAATAATAATCTTATCGAGCCGGAAGATGACGGGACAAAGCCTGTCGGCAATAAGAAAGACGAAAGTCTCGGTCAGAAGATGGTGAAGGGCGCTGCTGTAAACGCAGGTGTGGCTGCCGCTAAACATGTTGCGATGGCGGCTGCTCTTAAGATGGCAATGGCAAAGTTGCTTGCTTTTTTGTCTGCCGCCGTACAGGCTGTTACATCTGCTGTTGCCGCGTTTTTTTCTGCGGTTTGGAGCGGTATCGTTCATGCCGCGACTTTTATTGCCAATGTTTTCGTTAGTTTGTGGGCAACATCAGCGGTTTTAGCAATCGCGATTGCAGCTTCTCCTATTCTTGTTGTCGGCGGCGGTACATATGCTATTGTGAAATCTGTTCAGGATAATCAATATCGTCAGGTGGATTCTGAGGATGATAATTGCGATGAGATTATCAAAGACAACACAACGGACGCGGGGGATGGTTCTGCCCTTGATTTGAGTGAGTTGATGGAAGCTAACGCTAAATTATGCTATTCAGCATTTAAAGCATATGGTATGGACGATGACCATATTGCCGGACTGTTTGGTAATATACAATCTGAAAGTTCTTTTATTCCGTCGCGTCTTGAATCTGATTGGACGTCTTCATGTGGTGTTTCGGATGAGGTGAATATGAATGACCTTGGTCCGAAAAAGAAAAAAGCATTGTATGGAAACGCAACTACGTTCACTCGTGATACGATGGATTATGACGGTGTTGAGTCATATTGGCAGAAGATGTATGCGTCATACGGCTATTCGAATATTTATACTGACGCTTATTATATAGAGTCTCCCAGCGGCCGCCGTGTACATGCGCCGGGTGTTGGTTTGCATGGTTTTACAGGCGGCGCTTTTCAGGAACTGATGGAATTTGCCGACAGACCTGAGAATAACGGTCGCAATTGGTGGGATTTAGACCTTCAGTTGGAGCATTTGTTGAGAGAACCTGATAATGGCGGTTATGCGCGTAGCTTAAAGCCGTATAAAGAGATGTCTGTTCCCGATGCGGCGACGGCTTCTTCTTATGTATTTTCTTCTTGGGAATACGGTTATAGTTGGGGTACATTGTATTCTAATTACGCGATAAGCGGCAGAGCCGATAATGCGACATCATGGCGAACAAAAATCGTTAATTGGAAAGCCGGTCAGGATTATGACGAGGCTTATGGCAAAAGTATTATTGATAAGGCACAAGTGACATTGTCCGATGCGTCGACAGGCGCCGGTGCTGCTAACGCAAAGAAGGATTGTACCGATAAGTTGTCGTTTGATAACAGTTCCATTGCTGCCGCAGCTGCTTCTTTTGCGTGGGACAGTGAGAGTCAGTCTTATAATAATGGTACACCGTTATATCAGAAAGTCAATAAAGCGGTTATCGGTGACGGTCTGTACAGGTCATGTGACCGTGTCGCGTGTTCGGCTGTTCGGTGGTCGGGTTCTGATGATAATTTCCCTCCGGGCGCTGTTCCTAATCAGATTTCGTATTGTTCGACGTCTGATAAATGGAAAAAGGTGACGTGGTCTAAGTTATCGGATTTGCAGCCGGGTGATATATTGTTTAATAACAAGGCGGCGGATAAATCATCAGCCGGTCATATCATGGTTTATGTGGGTAAAGACGAGATACTTGCAAAACATCCGTCGGTAGACGGTAATTTGGTAGAGGGTTCTTATGATACACAATCGGCGCATTGTGATAAGCTTCCCGAAGACCTGACGCCGTCTTCACCGGGATATCACGGCGGTGGTTATACGGCTTACCGTAACGTTAAGAGAGAAACAGATTCTAAGTATGTGAATGCTGTTGCGGGTTATTCTTTCAGTAATGTGAGCATGACAGGTGTTTTTTGGCCGACACCTGGTTGTAATGTGATTACGGAACGTTTCGGCGCTCATCGTGATTGGGATTCTTATAGTAGTACGCATAATGCTGTTGATATCGGTTGCGGTTACGGTGCCGAAGTCCATGCGGCCCATTCCGGTACGGTAATTGAGGCGAATCACGGTTATAATAATGGATGGGGAAATTCTGTTGTGATTGACCACGGTGACGGTAATGTGACACGTTATTCTCATTTGAGTTTCATAGAAGTGAGTGAGGGCGCTACCGTTAGCGGTAATCAGTTGATAGGTTTGTCCGGCAGTACGGGATATTCGTTTGGCGCGCATTTGGATTTCAAATGGATACAGAATGGTGAATCGATAGACCCGTTACAATTTTATCCGAGTATAACATTTACTTTCGCTGATTAGCACTGTATCAAAAAATGTAATAAAAATATTGCACAGACGCTTGCATTTTGCAGGCGTCTGTGTTATACTATCTGTGTGCTTAAAGTTTTGACTAAAGAAAAGAAGGGAGCGTTGTTCTTTTTGCGTGATTTTTTCAGTAAGAATTTTGTTACACGCATTTTGCCCGTTATTATTGTTATCGCGGGACTTATTCCGATAATTGTTTATTTCGCAAATTCTTCGTCTTTCGATACGTCGTATCATGATAATGAGCAAAAAATTGCCGAATTGGAAAAGCAGCTTGAAGACTTGTCAGACGTCGCGACAAATGACGAAGTCATCTCGCAGACGATGGAAAGCGGTTTGAATTCAGCTTCGAGCCTCGGCACGAAAGTCGCTTCGCTGCAGAATGATTATCGTAAGTTTATCAAGGATACATCTGATGAGGAGAGGGACAAAGGTCTGAAGGAAACAGCTGACGCTTTGCGTGAATGTTTCGCCGAAGGGTTAGACGCTCAGGCGATTTGGTGCGCAACAGATAAAGAGTATACTTGGCAGTTCAAGACGACTTATAGTGTGGCGGCTTCAAATATCGATTGTCTGTTTTTATGCTATGCAAAAACAGACGACCCGTTAACACTTTTGATGTGCGTTAAAGCAAAGTATGACGCGAATAAAAACAAGTTTGTTTCTTTTGAGAAGCAAGTAACCTCCGTCGGTAATGAATATCTTTCTGTTCCGACGGTAGAGTAAGGCGGTGATTCGATGAAGAAACAATATGCAAAAGAAGCGTTTGCTCGTTATTTATTGGTGATAATCGCAATCGCGTTTGCTACTCTTTCTGTCACGTTAGGTAATGCCATGACGAACAGTCGCCGTACACAGTTGCGTGAGCAACAGGCGAAAATCGAAGAGTTGAATAACCGTATTACGATTATACAGCGCACGCAGCAACAGGCGCAAGAGAAAGCCGTATCTGTTGTCACCGGTCTTGATTCCGCGCGTATGACAAAGGATAAAAACGCTATAGAGTCGTTTTTGACGAAGGTTATGTCTTGGAAATCTTGGGATGAGTATAACGACGTTCGTGCTATGTTAATGGAGGATTATAAGGTAGCGAAGGACAGTTCTATATTGACTGAGTTCATGCCTGAGGTTCCGAATGAGGTTTCCAATGACGGTAAGACGAACTATAATGATATTGACACGAATGGTCTGAGTGTAACTTATGATTCCATGGATTTGTATTTGACAGATACAATCGGTGATACGTGTTATTATACGGCGTTCGTCAAATGGCATACAAGCGATAAGAAAGGTCGTACATCTTCAGCGCAAACTATTTTTACGTTGAGCGTTGCAAACGACGGCACTGTCGGCGACTTGTACGCGTTCGCTTAATGATTGATACAGAGGAGAGAGCAAAAAATGAAAACCCCTAAAACCCCCGACCGTAAGGTCAAGCTTTGGTCTGAGAGCCGGAAAAACGCGCAGCGTTTTTTCCTGAGAGCTCTTCAGTACATATTTGAAGCGTTTGTTTTTTATGTATTCACGTTTCTTATCGGCTGTTATTTCTTGCCGGTCATATCGACGTCGATAGGCGCTGTTGTATCGCAAACGGCGACGGATGGTTCCTTGATGCAGAGTTTTTCTTTGTTTATGCTGCCGTCTGTTTTTGTTATGTTGATGCTTTGTGTTTTGACATGCTTGATTATTTATAAAATCCATAAGAAATTGAGTGATATCGTCGGTAGAGTTTTGGCATACGGTATTCGTCGAAATGAGAAGATGTATCGTGAATCGAAGGAAAAATGATTTTAGTCTCCGTCTGTTTGCGGAGAAGAAAGGAACGATATAATTATGTCCGATAAAGTTGTTCGTGAGTTATGTGTTTTCCCTATTAACTCCCCGAAGGCTCGTAACATATTAGCGAATTGTTCAGGCTTCGAGGAGAAGAAAAATGTCGCTTGTTCTTGTGACTTGTTTTCTCAGCAGGTATATAAGCATAACCATAGTGTTCTTCAGAACTGCCGTCCGTATTTCGAAATCAAAGGCGCCATTAAGCGTCTGCGTTTAACAGACGCGGGTAAAGAAACACTCGGTCTTCCTGATATTGATTTCGTAGCCTTTCCTGACGACGAGGATATTTGGCCGAGCGCCAATTATCATTATGAGTTGTCTGATAAGGAGCTTGCGGATTTGATTCCGTATGGTCTGTTTGCTCAGGACGGTCCGTTTGTTCTCCCTGATTTCTTTACACATAATGATTATGAGGATATGCCCCTGCAGCAGGGTGTTACGATGTTCGTGATTTATCCGCGCGATAATACGGAAACCCCGATCATCGTTGTTGATACGAGCTGTTTCCATGATCTTCAGATTGACAGTACTACAGCTCCGTATGAGCTTGGTACGGAAGCTGTGAACTTCTATAAAGAAGAGGCCGCGTCTCCCGAAGCTCAGACCGTTTACATCGACGAGAACGAATTTGATGATATGGAAGACGATGATACCGAGTATACAGAGAACCCCGCGCTTGATGAGCCTGAGTCTGAGGAGAAAGAGGACGAGGAAGAGGATTCTTCCGAGAAACGTTTGCCTGACATCATCAGAGAGCAGTTTGAGCGCGTCGAAGCGAACGTTGACAGCAAGATGGTCGAGCGCGCTGAGAGCGTAGCGAAGCCTGAAGAGTATTCGCCTGAGGATGAGTATCCTGAGCTTGAGTCTGAGTACGCGAACAAGCAAGGCGACGAAGGTCGTGATGAGATGTCTCAGGAGATGCGTGATGTCGTTCATGAGAATGAGATTTACGAGAGCGAGCAGGACGAGTTCGACGAAGACGATATGGACGGTTACGATAATTATTAATACAGGGAAAGGGAGCGACGATTGTGGCACAAAGAAGATTGGAAGACAACAGAAAAGCATATGTGAGATTCAAGATTCAGGTCTTGAAGGATTGTTGTCTGCCGCTTCCTCCTAAAGAAGACATCGAACGTCTCATTGATAAGGAACGAACACCTTTATTGTGCGATGTTGACGCATATTTTCATCAAAGATTGATTAATTGGAAATAAGAATCCCGGTCGTATTATACGGCTGTTTGGAGATATATTTCAGACAGGAGAAATCACCGTCATTGCGGTGGTTTCTTCTTTTGTATGATTTGCAATAAAGTTATTGCAATTCTGCTTTATGTATGCTATAATGGTTTTAGTCTGAAATATATACTTAAAGGAGAGCTTTATGATTAAAGAATGCGGATTAAATTATTATTCTTTCAGTAAATTTCGTAACGCGATGTTCGGTTTTGCTGCTTTATGGATTGTTTTGTTCCATGGCGCTCAGCTTGATACTGTTCATTTTGAAGGCGGCAGTAAGTTTTTATATGATATTCTTATATGCGGAAATATCGGTGTTGATATTTTTGTTTTTTTATCCGGAGTCGGTTTGTATTTCGCGTATTCTAAGAAGCCGCCGCTTTTGAAATTCTATGGAAAACGGATATTGCGTGTTTATTTGCCGTATGTCATGTTGGTAGCGCCTTATATCGTTGACATTTATCTTAAGAGTAAAATCAAAACGGACGGTTTGATACACGCTCTTTTGACATTGAACTTCTGGACAGGCACAGCGCCGTCTGTTGATTTCTGGTATATCAGCGTTATTCTTGTTTTTTATTTATTATACCCGTTCATACATAAATTCATTTATCGTGAGCCATTAGGTAAGCACGCAGAACAAAAATCACGGTTTTCGCAGTCAACACACGAGTGTTTTCGTATGTTATTTCTCGTTGCTTTATCTATTGCTTTTGCCTTATTTTTGTTTTATTGTTTTCCTGATTTTTATAATACTGTTGACCGCGCCGTATCTCGTTTGACGATTTTCATTTTCGGTTGCTATATCGGTGGGCGAGTTAAAAGTAAGAAAAGATTCTCTGCTCTTTCGTTGCTGCTTTCGGTTATTATTATCCTTGGTATGTTGCCTGTGTATCGATATCGTGATGTTTATGATATTATTTATCGGTACTATGGTTCTTTTGTCGGTGTGGCTCTCACGTATTTGCTATCGCAGTTGTTTATGCTGTTGTCTTATGTCAGTCTCGATAAGGTATTTGCGTTCTTCGGAGCCTTTTCTTTGGAGATTTATTTGCTCACGATATTGGCGAGAAAGATTTTTTACGAAACATCATTGTGCCAAGGCGAGTGTTTTGGCAGCTATTGTTTGTTCATGCTTCCTGCAATCATATTGGCGTTCTTTTTCAGTAAGGCTTTTAATGCTTTGTTTTTTCCGAGTAAATTGGACAAGACGTCTTTGCAGAAAACTAATCGTTGATTTTTATTCGATTGTATATTATAATGAAAATATGATGGTTAAGGAGATTATGTATTATGGAATTGAAATTTGATGAATGTAACGGCGCAGGTACAAGTTTGTTTGAGGATTTTGTACAATACAAAAGAGTTGATAAATATGTAGAAACCGTTATTAAAGTTTTTAATAACGAGTTAGATAGGTTTGATGATACTGCACCGTCCTTTCTTCCGTTAAATTTGCGTTTGACTAATGCTATATCAAAAAAAGAATTTTGGGTTATTCAGGGTGGACGCGTGAATGATAAAGAAGCTTCTGAGGCTCTTTCTTGGCTGAGACGTCAGCCTGCCGCATCTAAAGAATTTATGCAGGATACTATATATATTGAGGGAGATTATTTTGAGCGAGAGCTTTATATTTCATTATAATGATGTAAAGGGGTTGTGTTGTTGTGAATGGGTTGAAGCAACATATCGTTATTGTTAACGAGTTTACAACAAAGACGGCGAAAGGCGGTTCTCGCGGCGGAACACCCGGCGGCTATATAGAACGCTACATGGCTCGGGAAAAAGCAACGGAAATTTTAGCGCCTATTCGGCGCAATGATATTGACAATTTCGTTACGCGCTATATGGCGAGAGATTCAGCCGTTGACGATACAATGAGCGTTCCTTCCTTAAAACGAAAAATGAAAGACAAGCAAGGGCACGGCGGCGTAGCTTTCGGTTACGGCGACGTGTCTTTGTCGCACGCAAAGTTGAAATCAGCGTCCAAGGATATTCAGCGTTGTTTCGACGCGGGGAAGACTGTCATGAAGACAGTCATCTCGTTTGATGAGGATTATCTGCGTGAGTATGGTCTTGTGTCTGATGATTTCGCGTTTTCCTATCGAGGGGATTACCGTGGGCATATTGACCAAATGAAGCTTCGTATGGCGATTATGCACGGAATCAAGGGTTTGTCTCGTTTTTATGATGATTTGCAATACGTCGGTGTCATTCAGGTCGATACAGCACATGTACATTGCCATTTGGCAATGGTTGACCGTGGCGATGGAAAACATAAGGTGAACGGTGTGCAGCGAGGAAAAATCAATGAAACGGGCAAACGCGCTATTCGCCGTGGCATCGACTTGTATCTTGATGAGCAGAAATCCTTGCATATGATGGCGGCGTCAGTCGGTTATGATAAACAGAATGTTATCGGTTTTGTAAAACGCTTTACGCATAAGTTAATGGCGGAGCATGGAACACCTCAGTTCTTATTATCATGCCTTCCGTCGGATAAGAGATTGTGGAGAGCGTCCACTAATCGAAAAGAGATGAAGAAGCCAAATACAATCGTGCGTGAGTTGGTGACCGAGATTCTTTCCGCTGATGATTCGGGTTATGAAACGGTACAGCGTAATATCGATGAATACGCAAAAAGTCGTGTCGATAATGAGAATCTCAGCAATAGGGATTATCGTATGATGACCAGACAGGCTCATCGTCGGTTTATGAATGACTGTATTAACGCTGTGTATTCCGTATTGGCGCAGGTTGATGAGGCGGATAAGCGTGTATGGACGCCTATGCTTTCCGCGATGTCGTTATCATATGAAGAAATGGCGGCGCAAACGAGCGACCCTATGGTCGAATTCGGATTTCGTTTGCGTTCGTATTCATCAAGGTTGAAGTATCACAAAAAAGAAACAGAGAAATATCATGACCTTGTAAAAGAATATGAGAATACGCCGAACGTAGCAAAGGCGTCTGAGCCGTTATACAATTTCTTTCGATTTGAAGAAGAATACAACGCGCAGTTGATGGCGAAGTATCAGCATTTCTTGTCATTTCTTCCTCCCGATGAGGATTATGAAGAGGGCTTTCAGCAGTTGATGGATTATCGGCGTCGCGTCCGTAATATGGAGTTGATGCTTTCCGATAAGTCTATGCCGCGTATGCTTTCCGACAGAGCGGAGCGTTACGGTCGGCAGACTTATGATATGCACGGTGGTTCTTATATGGTGACAGCGCCTCATGTTTTGGAGCTGCGATTGGACGCTATGCGCGATAGATATCAAACGATGGAGGACGATTTTCGGTATCGTTTGTCGTTGTCAGGCTATTCGCTTGACGACAGAGGTGTAAAAAAGGAATCTCCTCGTGATTTCGATGACGTAAAGGCGCTTGATATCCACCATCTCGGTTTTGATTGGTCATATGATACGATCGTCGCCAATGATAATGTCTTGACGTTCGTTGAAACAGCGAACCGTCGTTATGAGCTCTATGAGCAAGCAAAGTCGTATTTGGTTCGTTCCGGTCAGAGTGAGTCGATTCTTTCTTTGCCTGAAAGGGATATATATTATATGAAAGAGGTTGCCGATAAAATGTCGGTTCAGCCTGTGTTACATACCAGCGTTGGTGCTTCCGGGGAAAAACGCCGCAACAGAACAGTAAGTCTTGATGCTGATTATATGACTGAGATACGTTCCGCTGTCCATGATGTGGTAGTAAGAGAAACAGGTATATAACAAGAGCACGGCATGACATCCATCAGCAAAGCTGAAGGAGGTCTCTTTATGTGAATTTGTTTTTCGGTTTTCGATTGAGGTCGTTTTGTTACATGCGCGTAGACAAAGCGCATGCGTCCTCAATCGGAAAGGTCGTGCTCGATCTCTCTGAAAGAGCGGCGTTTTTGCTTTTTTTGTGTCTGAAGCCTTTTGAAAAAAAAATCTTGACAAATATGCGATTTGTAGTATTATAAGATTGACGAAAGGATAAGTCAGTTCTATCGTTACAGATATAAAGCCATATGTCTGTCAAATTTATTATTGTTACGCTTCGTTTGATGACGAAGAAGAAAGGAGATACTATTATGGCTAAAAAGGATTTAAACGGACGTTTCGGTTTCGTTGTCGGCAAGCAGGTCGATAAGAACGGCGCAAAGAATTTCGGCGGTCATTTCATTCGTTTCGGTACGGAGCCTGATGAGAACGGTAAGGTTCCTGCTGATACCCGATTCAATGCTTTTCTCTCCGAGCAGATGCTCACTAAGATGAGAGAGATCGCGTTTGTGTGTCCCGCTAAGGGTGATTCCCCCGAGCTTCTCGCATTTCCGCCCGGCTTTAATGTCGGCGTCGGCAAGAACGACAAAGGTCGTGTTTATGCGGCTCCGTCCAACAAGACTCTCGACGGTCTGAAAGAGAAGTATGGCATCGCGAAAGAGAATTACGGTAACGGCGGTCCTTTCGACGGCATCAAGCAGTCTGATGTTCGTTCCGCTTACAGCGACGTTGTTTCTTATCGTGAAGCACAGCGTGCTGAGAAGGCGGCGGGTACGGAACGCCCCGCTATTGAGGTTCCCGAGCAGCCTGCAGAGCAGGCCGAGGCTCAGCCTGAGATGTAATCTCGTTTGAACAGAATTGTTCTCGTAACCCCGTGATTTATCACGGGGTTACTTTTTTTGCTCTTTTTTAAAAGTTTTTACTTGAAACACTTGCTATTTCTTTTTGTTTATGGTATGCTATATCTATAGAATTGTTTATACAAAGGAAGGAGCTGGTATTTATGTCCGACGTCGACCTGAGAACGTGGCCGTATCTTGGGAAGTATACGCATCCCATGCAGAAACCGACACGAGAAATATTAGGTCGTGAACATGAGATGGATACCATAAATGCCGCGCTGCATCGCCCTGAGCTGTGCAATGTTATGTTGATAGCGGAAGCCGGTGCCGGTAAAGCGCTTGCGAATGATACTCCGATTCCTGTTTTGGATAGCGACAGGTTGTATAAGCCGATAAGCGAAATCAAGGTTGGTGATACCGTTTTTGATGAACGAGGTTTGTCCTGTCGTGTAAAGGGCGTGTATCCGCAAGGTCGCATTGCCGCTTATCGTGTCATATTTGAGGATGGAAGTATTATTGTTTGTAACGACAGTCATATTTGGCGTGTACGTTATGAAACGGATGCTGATTTCCGTGATATGACATTATCTGAAATGCTTCGCAAATCAGCACGTCGCGGCGTTTTTTATGTGCCTGTTAACGGCGCTTTGCAAAAACCGTTCACGGGTATTTTTTGTGATATCCGTCAGCAGGGTTATGATTGTATCGATGTGTTCAAAGGTACATTGATGACAGAGGAAAGTATCGAATCGGAATATTTCGATATCCTTAACGGTTCAATTCAGCAGCGACAGGCGTTTTTGCATGGTATTTTGATGCGCCTCGGCTATTATGGAAATAAAGAGCCATGGCCCCCCTATTATGTTGATTGCAGTACGATGTTCCTTTTTGCTCGTTTCGTCAAAGAGTTGATGGACTCATTGGGCATTCGTACGCGTCTGGTAAAAACGGCTGACGATACCTATTCGCTTTATGTGTTGAATATAGCGGATTTGCGTATTTGTTTGCCGCTGCCCGGTGTTCCGATCGGCGCGGTGATGTCTCACAGACCGACAGAGCAGTTACGCATTGATAAAATCGAGCGGCTCGACGAGGATGTCGATATGACATGTATTTATGTTGATTCCCCGTCGCATTTGTTCCAAGCGGGTAAGTGTCACATCGTCACGCATAACACGGCGGTCGTTCAGGGTTTGATGATGAAAGACAAAGAGCGTCTGTACCTCGAAGTTGATCTCGCGAAGATGATTGCCGATTTGCGTGATTCAAATGAAATGGCAAATCGTTTGAAGCAATTATTCGATGAAGCGCAGTCGTACCGTGAACAAACAGGCAGGGAGCTTGTATTGTTTATTGACGAGTTCCATCAGATTGTTCAGTTGTCCGCTGCCGCAGTCGAAGCGTTGAAGCCGATTTTGGCTGATTCCGGTGTTCGTGGTATCCGTGTTATTGCGGCGACGACTACAGAAGAGTTCATTCAGTGGATTAGACCTAATCTGCCGTTACAAGAACGTTTGCAGCGTATCAATCTGCCTGTTGTCGATGAAGAGACGACGATTGCTATTCTGAGGAAAATGTCCGAGACTTACGGAGTTGATGACCAATTCTATAACGATTATATGTTCCATAAGATTTATGAGTATACGAATCGTTATATTCCGGCGTCAGTGCAGCCGCGTAAATCGTTGAAGGTACTTGACGCTATGATAGGTTGGTATCGTTCTCAGAACAAACCGCTTGATGAAAAGCTTCTGGCCGAGGTTATTCAAGAGTCGGAGAATGTCAAGGTTGATTTCGTTGTTGACGCTGTCAACATTAAGAAGCGTCTTGATGAAAAGGTTCTCGCGCAGGATTACGCGACGGAGGTTCTTTCCCGTCGCCTGCAGGTCTGTTCCGCAGGCTTGAATGAGCCGAATCGTCCGATGGGTACGTTCCTGTTTACAGGCTCTACGGGCGTTGGTAAGGATTTGTGGGATGAGACTCCGATTCCTGTTTATAATCAGGCTGAACCTGTGAAGCGAAACGGCGATTTGATGGTCGGCGATTACGTCTTTAATCGTGAGGGTAAGCCTGTTCAGGTAACAGGTGTATTCAAGCAAGGTAAGAAGCGTTTGTATTGTGTGACGCTTGCTGATGGCAGGACACTTTATACAGGACGGGAGCACCTTTGGTCTTATTCGAATGTCGGCGGCAAGGGCGGTACGTATTGGCGGACTGCTACGACCGAGGATTTGATGCTGAAGCTTCAAAGCAATAAAGGTCGTTACGTGATTCCGATGAACAAACCTGTTCAATATGATAAGCGTAAGTATCGTATTTCTCCGTACAATCGAGGCATGGAATTGGCTGCGAAGAACAGCCGTGAGATTCCTGCCGAGTATATGTATGGTTCGATTGAACAGCGTTGGGATTTGATTCGCGGTATTTTCGACGTCGGCGGCGTTGTCGCCAAGCCTGATAGATTGAATTTGACGTTTACGTCTTCGTCTGAGACGTTCATCAAGAATTTGGCGTCCGTCATTTATTCGTTGGGTGTTTCTTGTACAATAAAGAGCGCTGTGAAAGGTGTGTCGTCCGGCGATAATAAAGTATCTAATGCGTATAAGCATACCGTCGAAGTGAAATGTTCCGCAGCGGATAAGCTTCGGTTCTTCACAAGACAGGATGCGTTGCAAACGATATCCGAAGGTGTTAAGCGTGATAACGCTCGTATCAATAAGAAGCATTACGATGTTATTATGATAAAGTCTATCAGGGAGCTTGACTTCGAATACGATACGACTTGTATCATGGTTGATGACGAAGAGCATTTGTATCAAGCCGGTGATTATGTCGTAACGCATAATACGGAAATGACGAAACAGTTGGCTAAGATTCTCTTTGATGATGAACGTGCTTTGATTCGTTTCGATATGACGGAGTACGCCAATGCCGATTCGATGGAGCGTTTCCGTAAGGAGCTCACAGATAGGGTTTGGGCACGTCCTTATTCCATCGTTCTTCTGGACGAAATCGAGAAAGCCAATGGCGCTGTTACACGTATTCTTCTTCCTGTTATTGATGACGGTCGTCTGATTGACTCTAATAACAGAGAGGTTACATTCAAAAATTCATATTTGATATTCACAACGAATGCCGGTAATGAGATTTATAAAACAATATCTCAATACAATGCGAGTGACGAGGGTTCGGCGGCGATTATTAATCGCTATATCAAGCTGATTCGTCGTTCACTTTCCGACGCGACAGGTGAGAACAAGTTCCCGCCTGAGCTGCTCGGTCGTATCGGTGATAATATCGTTCCGTTTCAACCGTTGTCCGAGGCGACGCAAAAGCAGATTGTTCGTAACAGGATTGCTGATATGCAGAATCGTATCATGAATTTGCATGGCGTTCGTGTCGCAATAGATAAGAAGGTTGTTCAATATCTTGTTGAGGATATGTTGGATACGCAGGCTGACTCGGGCGGCGCGCGTGCGGTTCTTTCCAAGCTCAACACTGAGATTCTTCCCGAGATAGCAGGTTATATTCTCGCCCATCCTAATACCCGTAAAATCGGTGTTAAGGTTATGGGAGAGATGATGTCGGACAACAAGAATAAGCTTGAGTCTGACGCATATATCAAAATTGTTCCGTTGTCGAGTGTACACGGACAGCAAATGTAACTTCTGTTGTATCAACAGAGGGAGAAAGGATGCGATTTAATAATGTCGAAAAGAAAAAAGGCGTCAGACGATAATGTAGTTAAGACGCCGAAGAAGAAGCGCGGCGGCATGTCCGACGTACTTCATGAAAGTGTCGCGAGCGCCGCTTTGGACATTTTTAAGAACAACACTGATTTTGTTGTTCCGTCCGATGAGCCTCGTTATGTCGGTTTGTTATTAAACGTTGACGATATCGGAGGTTTGTCTAAGAAGGACAGACGTAACGAGGATAAAGGTCAAATCATCGAGGCGATTACTGCCGGTCATATCGCTGTTTATATCTCGGAAGAGATGCTGCAGCAGGAGAGGATTGTATTTATTCCTACATCCGATACCGTTGACCGTATGAATGAGTATGCGCCGTTACGCTCGGCTGAGTATCGTGTTGTTCTTGTGAACGATGACGCCGAGATTGAGGAAACAGAGAAGATGGTTTCCTTGTCTGATATTATTGAGCTGTACGAAGATAATACAGGTACAAAGTTCCCTGAGTTCGTCGGTCAGTTCGATTCGTCTGATGATGAGTTCGAGGATATTTCCGATGATACCGGAATTATTCCCGAGTCCGATGATATTCCTGTTACCGCAGAGCCGGTCGAAGTACCTGTTGAGACGGTGCCTGAGTCTACATATGAAGGTCCCGCGTTTGGCGATGACGCTTCTCTGGGCGGCGACGTTTCGCCTTATGCGCCGCCTGTTATGTCTCCGGAGCCGCCTGTCGGCGTGCCGTCTGACGATGCGGGTTTTGTGCCTGGTTTCGATGACAGTGGTTACGGCGACCCGTTGTCTGAATATCCTGATTATGAGGGTGAGCCTATTACGGATGAAAACGAAGAGGGCGAACCTGATGTTGAGGTCGTCGGTGACGAGAATGCTGTTCTCGATACGATCACTCGTCGTTTTTATTCCGATGACCTCGGTCTTGAGGTTTCGACAGAGCCGTTCGATATTCAGTTTATTAAGAACGATACTGTCGTTCCGTTTGACGAGAATCGTCCGTCAAACTGGCTGAATGATTATCTCAATCAGCGTTCTGTTGAGGCAAACGCTGAGTTAAAGCATCTGCACGCGCAGAACCTGCAGGCGTTGCGTGAGCGTTATCTGACGCTCGTCGCTCTTCATTGTGAGCGTATCGAGAAGGACCTCGACTTAGAGTCCGAGGACAGTCGTTACGGCAGACAGGTTCGTCGTATTATGACAGAAGCACTGAAAGAGCAGAAGAGCATCGGCAATCTTGTTTCTGCTAAGAGAGACGAGCTTGTCGCTGAATGGAACGCGAAGCTTGACGAGACAGCCGCTCGCGCTGCGGAAGACGCTCGTCGTGAGTATAGTAATCGTTACGGCGAGAGCCATCAGGCGCAGTTGCTTCGTATCGAACCTGATATGAAGCAGGAAATCGATCAGAAGGCAACAGAGCGTAAGCGCGGTCTGTATGAGGACCGTCGCCGCGAAGCCGCTCGTCTGCTTGACGCCGGTATCAATGAGATTCTCGTTGAGCTGTCCGGGATGCACGCCGATATGGTTCTGCAGGAGAATGAGCGCCGTAAGGAGCTGCAACAGAGTATTCAGGCATTCGCCGATGAGCATCGTAAGGACGATATCGCCCGCACACATGCTCTCGCGGAAGAGCTTGCTCAGGCTGAGAAGGCTGACAAGGTCGCTAAGGAATACAGCGAGAAGATGAGAGCTCAGACCGTTGAGTTCAAGGCGAAGCGCGAGGCTGACCTTGCTGATATCGCAAGGATTCGTGAGAAGTCCGAAGCAGCTTTGGCTGATAAGGATGCTGAGCATCAGAAGACCGTCGCCGCTATGAGAGCGCAGATTGAAGAGCTGAAAGCCGATAATGCGAAGCTGATGGATAATTATGTCAATCTCGACAAGAAGAATCAGCAGGAGTATGAAGGCCGTATCAATCAGCTGCAGAACGATAAGGCGGCTGTCGAGGACAGCTTGGAGCATGTTCGCTCTACGCATAAGCGTTCGAGCCGTATGGCGATTATCGCCGCTATTGTGGCTGCTATCGCGACACTCGCTGTCGGTCTTGTTATCGGCTATTACGGCGGAACTCATGTGGCTGATGATGTTGTGAGCAAGGTCGATGAGCAATATCGTTCGCAGATTCCGACGGAAGCCGCGACGATAGCGTTAGAGGCACAGCCTCAGGCGCAGCAGGCAACACAGCCGAAGGTTCAGGCAAGAGGTTGATATCTCTTTTGAGATTTGATATGTATGGGGTCGTGTATATTGTTGACATGGCCCCTTCATATATATTTTTTTGTGTCCCGTGATTCTGTTAAGGCGTTACGGGCATACGCTTCTTTTGTGTATCATGGGATACAGGAAAGGAGACGTACAGTTTGGCAAAAAAGTCCAATTGGGACCGACTGAGTAAAAGGTCCCCCGGTGAAACTATGAAAAACCGTGATGTGTATGAGCAGCAGCAGTTGGAACGTAGTGAAATCGGCAACAAACAATCCCCTTGGGTGAATATCATATTCTTCGGTATTATCGCTTTGCTGATTACCGCTATGTTTTATGGTATTCTCTGTGTGGGAGAGTTTGGTTACTCACGGTTTGATATGTTCAGGCAAAGTCATTCCGAAAATGCCAATATGACGGAAGTCGAAGCGCTGTATCAAAATAATGTCGTCAAAATCAGTAAAACAGACTCACAGGGTAATTTTTCTGATTTCTGGATTATCGATGAGAACAGCGACAAGAAACCTGATGATGGCAACGGGTACCGTGAAAAGAAGAAGGCATATGAGGTTTATACTGATATGTTGACGAAGCGCGGCGACCTTGACGGAGAGCGACTGGCTGAAGCACAGACCGTAATTAAAGGTCTTGAGAAGGAAAGCTTTTTCTATTATCTCAGACCGAATTGGTGGAAGTTACTTCTCTCGCTTTTGTGTCTTTTGATTGCGGGTTCTGCTTTGTTGACGAAGGCAACAAGATTGACCAAAGCTATTAATATTCTTGAGACGACGGATGATATCTTAGTTGAGAAGAATGACCAACACATCGCGCTTCCTGAGGAAGTGATGCGCAAGTTCGACTGGTTTCCCGATGTCGGCGCGCATTCCGATGTGCAGTTTTCTTCGATGATATCCCATGTTGCTTTGAAGAACAAAGGCTTGAAGTCAATCAAAGTCGCGAAGCGTGCGAAGCACGATATTGTTAATGAAGACGGCGAGATTGAGATTTACGAGGGTGAGGTTCTTCGTGACGAGGACGGCAATATTTTGTATGAAACAAAGCCGTTGATTGATACGGAGTTCATGGATGCTTTGTTTGAGGCGTCTGGCAATCCCTCGGATGACAAGAAGTACAATAAGAAGTACGACGCCACCACTATCCCGTACAATCCTGATGGAAAAGACCGAGACAAACTTGGTAAGTATAAGACCGTCGCTGACCTTATCAACGAGGATTGGGATTTTCCGTATTATGAGCCACAAAGACCGGGCGGGGCGTTTCTTGTTGATACCGCACCGGTAAATACGATGGTTCTCGCGATTATTAATTATTGATAGTCATACACATATATCAATATTTTTAGAATGGTCGTCCGTGACGAATTCGTCATGTAGGTCACGGAGTATGAGCGAAGAAGTAAGCTGGAACACGGGTTGTGTCCGTAATCAGAATGTGAAGGCTGATATTAAAGCATCAGTCAACGGCAACGCGTAGACGGTGAACCTATGTTTGAGATAACATAGAATATAATCTGTCCAAGAGTCTTCGCTACCGGACGAAACAAGATGCAAAATCTTGTGGTAAAAAGTTACGCTGAACTGTGTTGTAATGATGCAGATGTAAAGAGTAAATAATTCTTTATACTAACGAATGCACGAGAGCTGGTAAAGGTCAAACCGTAATCGAGTGAAAGGCTCTGTTCATTCTCATTGTAAAATGAGATGAATACTCATTTTTTATTGCTTTGAAACCCTAAAGCTGTTCCGCTGAAACAGGAGTCGGAAACGACAAACTGGAATGTAATATTCAGGCCGTGAAAGCAGAAAAAAGTGAACAGATGATATCGTGGTGTGAACCGTTGGTATCGATACAATGGGTGTTTAGCAGCGAACGCGCTAAGTGTGAAAGCATATGCGTGACGTTCAACGACTATCTCCTTGGGGGAGAGTAAAACCGCAAGCTAATGGCGGAAGAAAAATAAATGGTTTGAAATATATACTGGTATGATAAAACGAGATTTAACAAATCAAAGATTTGGTTTTTTAACTGTGGTGAGAGAAGCCCCGATGTATATTAGTCCTAAGGGCTATCGTAAAACAATGTGGCACTGTATTTGTGATTGCGGAAATGAATGCGATATTATGGGTTCACATTTATTGTCGCGTCATACACAGTCGTGCGGTTGCCATAAGTTTGATAGTTTAATCCCTCCGCAAGTGACAGATTTAGTTGGGCAAAAGTTTGGTCAACTAACAGTTTTATATCGTATGCCTAATCGAATGGTTGGCAAAAATTCGAGGGTTGTATGGCATTGTGTCTGTGACTGTGGCAGAGAAACTGATGTTTTGGCATTATTGCTTACAGGTGGACAAACTAAATCTTGTGGTTGTCGGTCTGTTTCTCACGCAGAGAGAACATTCGCGGAATATTTAACAAAAAGTGGTTTTCGTTTTGATACACAATATCATCCTGATGGTTTGATTGGTTGTAACAAAGGTAATTTGAAATATGATTTTGTTATTTATGACGTTCATGGTCTGCCTGTTTTGTTGATTGAGTTAGACGGTATTCAACATTATAAGTCTATTCATTATTTCGGTGGCGATACTAAATATCGACAAGTTCGTGAGAACGATAAGATAAAGTGTGTATGGGCGAAAGCTCATCATATTGATTTGTTAAGGATAAACGTATCGAAGTGTACAACAGATAAGTCGTTTTATGAGTTGTATGATAAATATTTAGGTCCATATATATTTCAAATTGACAAATAGTCTCAACATCAGGGGAAAGCCCTGAGCGTGGTCTTTACGACCGGGAAATGAAGTTGCGTTCATTTTTGAAGATTTTTGCCTACCCTCGATATGTGGACAAGAGAACGCCGTCCTAACAATATGGTTATCAATGACCCTAAGGGCGAGCTTCTGGTTAAGTTCTACGTAAGAGGTACGGTTCGTGGGTTCGAGATTGTACAATTTAATCTCATTAATGCGATGAAAACCGATATTTACAATCCGTTAGGATTGGCGGCACAGAGTGCCCGGGAAGGCGATTTTACCAAGACCGCCGCATACATTGAAAACATTGCAGATGTGTTCTTTCCGTTAGACGGAGCCGATGACCCTGTCTGGCGTGCGAGACGTTATATTTGTAAGTATAGTTGCGATACTATACGGAGAAAATATGAAGTGTATCTTATATACACTTTAACTTTGTTCATGACATCGAGGCTCATAGTATTCTGAGTAAGATGCAGCGTATCCCTAAACGTGCAGCATGACGCCAATCGTGTTGTGTGGACAATAGCATGGGTGGGCTGTCGATGGTATATGGTCAGAATCACGGGATAGCTTCCCGTTAGACGAATTTGCGAATGAAAGCTTCGTGAGGGTCGAAAGTTATTTCGGCACGAGACGGTGTGATTGCCGGACTGATGACATCGTTTTATATGATTTATCATATAGTTGCCGACGGAGCAGAGCAAAGACCTACGTATCATCTATGATAATGAACAAGGAACGTCGAAAGCCGTGAACGTTGTCAATGTGATATCTTTCATATTGACCGGGTGGCGCCGAAGTGATACAGGAATTCATAACTGTATTTAGTCACGGTGAGGGTAGAGGCACGAGTGATGAAGCGCTTGCAATGAGCGTGGAGCAACAGCCTCAAGTCGACGTCAATAAAGATTGCTTTATTTGTGTCGACGGATTTCGATTTTGATGATTTCACTTCGTTTCTCAAAAGCGCGTGAGACGGAGTGCGATTTGATAAATTGAATGATGTTGGTATGAATAAAACGGTCTTTGGCGATGTTGATGGAGCGCCGTGTGAGTTGGAAACTCTCACGCACGGTGTGGGGGCACGGTGAGAGGGATATTCCTCGAACCAATGTCCACCGAACGCTGCGAATAACGCGTTTAAGCGTGCAGCTTACGGCTTGATCGACTACTATCTTGAGGAAGAGCGCGAATTGAGATTGAAGGCTGAACGAATGAATATGGACGAGAAGATTCTCGAAACGAAGCTCGACGAAATGTGGGGCCATGTGACGCTTTACAATGCTTATCAGTTATTTGTACAGCTCACATCGAAGAAGATGAAGAATCCGTCTATTGAGTTCAGTAAAAAAGCGGAAGCGGGAGCTTTTGATAAAATCTCTGACGCTGAGTACAACCGTCTGTTGCATGAGACGGAAGCAAAAGCCGCTTTATGGGAAAATACGACGGAAATGGATTTGTTGTCGCTGTTCTTCAGCGCAACCGACGTGTTGCCGCGTAACTCGATGCGTAATCTCGTATCGAATACGAACAACGCGTTGAAGTCCATGAGTGGCGCAGGTGCGACCTGTTGCGTATTCAAAATAAAACAAAGATACGCCGCCTGAGAATATCAGGCGAACTGATGATTTGAGACGTGAAATGACGGGGTAACGCCCGAAAGCGCGTCCACTGATACTCCGATATGCGAGGTGTCAAAACGCATCTTGTATAAAGCTCGGTGAAGTCGGCAGAAGGATTGTTAAATCTGATATGCCGGGTGTCCGAAAGATGACTATGGTTAGAATGTTTTATTTTATTGGACGAAAGTAAAACTGACGAAATCGCGAATGTACGTCCGTTTAATCGTTGCGGTTGAGTAAATCTCTGCGCTATGAAAGACCGTGTCGGTTCATGGGACCGTCATGATGGTTGCGGGCATAGTGATGACCTAAGGTCATGTATGTAACGGATAGAATCATCGGAACAGGGAAAGGTCATGTCATATGACTGAAAAGCGGTGCTCGAAGCGATGATGGTGACTGTAATAGTCATCGTAGCAATGGGTGCCAGTCAACTGTATGTGTCTGTTGTATGAGAACGGAGCAGGCTCTTTTTGGAGCCTGTTCACGTCTGTTAATAAAAGAAAGCCTTTGACAATATTCGACATTGCATGGAGCTTGCTCCTGTCTTGTGTAGATACCCGGCCCAAAGACAAAAAGGTTTGATTGCGTCCTCAGACGCATTTTGGGCAATGTGGAATGTTGTCAATTGTAAAACGAGGAATTAAAGGTTTGCGTTTTCACGAGCTTCCGTTTGACGGGGCGAAATAAAAACGCAAACAGATGTACGAAGAGAGGTTTTTATGACGTATAACAAATTGCTTGATGTACCTTGTGCCTTTTATTGTAATGATTGTTTTGATATACTGAAAACAATGGAAAAAAACAGCGTTGATATGGTCATAACATCTCCGCCATATGATAATTTACGTGTATACGGTGACAGTAACGCTGTTTTGACATGGGACAAATTTACAGCTATCGCAAAAGAGTTATACCGTGTTATCAAGAAAGGCGGCGTTTTGGTGTGGGTTGTCGGGGACGCTACGAAGAATGGCTCAGAAACAGGCACAAGTTTCAAACAGGCTTTGTTTTTCAAGGAATGCGGTTTTGCTATTTATGATACGATGATATATCGCAAGCAAAATTATATGCCGTTGACGCATCGTCGTTATGAGCAAGAGTTTGAGTACATGTTCGTTTTGTCGAAAGGTCGTCCTAAAACCTTCAATCCCATTATGGTACCGTGCAAGTACGCAGGGACAAAAACATGGGGTTCGGCTACTTACCATAAGAGTAATGACAGTGGTTTAGTTTCCTGCGGTGAGCATACTGTTTCTGATTACAAGCAACATGGTAATATTTTTACGTATTTGACAAATAAAAGCAAGAAGACCAAACAACATCCCGCGCCGTTCCCTGAACAATTGGCGATTGACCAGATATCTACATGGAGCAATGAGGGTGACGTTGTTTTAGATATTTTTATGGGCAGCGGCACGTCCGGCGTCGCCGCTCGTAAGTTGAACCGTAATTACATTGGTATCGAGATAGAGAAATCTTATTGTGATATCGCGAGAAAGAGAATTGTGGAGTGTGTTTCATGTTGAGAGCTGTTTCTTTGTGTGTTTCCGTTGTACTATTGTTGTCGTTGGCTGCGTGTTCCTTTGGGGAGAGACCGGAGGATGTTCAGGGTTATTTAACAGATAAGTATGGTGGTACGTGGACTTCTTTTCATGAGCCTGTTATGTCTCTTCGAAGAGGTGAGACAACTTATTTTTTTGAGAACGCGACTGAAAATAAACAGGTTCATGTGGTGGAGAAAAATAACTCTTTTAAAGACGATTATGATAGGTGTGATACAAAGTCGTCTATCAGAGATACTCTTGTCGGGAGTTTTCGTGTCAAAGCTGTTGAGTCGTTCGTTGATGTTAAGGAAGTTGAGACGACATATACGCATGGCGTTGATTCCTATAACGCGAATATCGTTATCAAGAGTCCATCTTTTGATGTGACGAGCGATATGTTTGATTTATGTTTGACGCCGTTGTCGGTTAACGCGTCCGTGAAAGCGTATGCTTTTGTTTTTACGAAAGATGATTATGATAATTGTATGGCAAAATATGAAAAGTACATGACGCTTGATTCTCGGTTATTGAATAAATATAAGGCTTTGTGTGTTTTTGAGCTGCAATATGAAAATGGTGTGTGGTCGGTAAGTCAATGTTCTTAAGTTTTACGTCGCTCCGCGCGTCAAGATTCGGGGAAGGTTGACGCGCGTTTATGTATGTATCGTGTTTTTTGTCAGGCGACGTAAAACAACTGTTTTCTTGTTATGTATGAGAAAAAGCTTGACATTTTTATTATTTTGGGTATACTTAATATTGTGATGATTTGAATAAATATGTTTTGGGGTTTTAGACATGTTTGTTCACTTCCACGAAAAATTGTTGTTGGGGTGGAAAACTGCCTTGTATATATCAAGGATGTGATAATTACAGCTCGGCAACGAGAGGACTTGCTCTCTTCCTCTGTTTTTCTTCCGTCGGACACTCGTTTGTTCGGCGGAAGTTTTTTGTATAAATATAAATAAAGTTATTGCAATTTCAAAAAGATTATGTTATACTTTATTTTGTTGATGTAACGTGTCAAGTTAAAAAAAAATATCTCTGTCGTAATACAGGCAGGGGGAAGAGAGGTTTTTACAGTGTTACGAAAAAATTACTATGACAGCGGCATTGCTATCGACGCGTATGTTTTTTCAGAGAAAACAAAAACGAAGCTTACGTTGCGTGATTATTTTCTGAAGTGTCTGTTCATCGCAAGCCGGAATCATACAACGTTTGATAATTCTGTTGTCGATTATGTCGTAAATTCTATTTGCGATCTGGCGAAGGTCACGATGTTGTCGCAGATGTCGCCGCCTGTCGGCGCGGATTTCGATAATGACCTGACATATGAGGTCGATGAAACTGTGTTTTCCGGCATGGACTTTGATATTACGGCAAATGATTCCCGTGTTGTAACTGATACAAAAACGGGTATGAAGATTCTCTTTTTTGTGACAAATAACATGTCCAATCATATGTCGTCTGATTCGTCGAATATGGGAAATCAGTTATATGATGCTGTTTATACGTGGTTCGGCGGTAAAAGTGAAATGCCGCTCATTGACTGGTTACGTCATATGACTCTGTGGGACATTTCTATTTATAATTATCCTTTTTCGGCGGCGGTCAATAAGCAAATTGACGCGGCGGTTGCAGCTTTGAAGAATCGTTTGCTGCAGACATCAGATGCGTGTTACCATATCGGAAGAACCCGGTAATTGAATTACGAGTGAAGCGGAACTTTTTGTTCCGCTTTTTTTTTTGTTTTTTTCCCTTTACAATATGAGAGAATATGGTATAATGTTGGTATAAGTAGGTAAAATTGAAAGGATTGTTGTTCAAATGCCGCAAAGGGAGTTAAAAAGGTTGTCGAAGTGTCATTTGTCTAAAAATGATTTTATGTATTTACAGGATGGCACTCAGGTATTTCGGGGTATTGCCGATTGTGATTTTGTATCACAAGCTGGTGACGTCAAAAAAGGCGATGTCTGTGGTTATTTCTCAAAGGCGGCGTTTGCTAAATTGGATAAGAGTGTTCCTAAAAAGGGTGAGCTTTCTTGGTGGACGGATATTGACGCCGTTCTGACAAGCGAAGGACATGGTAATAAGGGTTGTATCTCCGACAGCGCTTATGTCGAGAATTCTCATATTATGGACCATGCGGTTGTCGACGGTTCTTGCTTTATCAAAGATTCTGAAATATCGGATAACGCCCATGTCGGCGGTAACGCCCATGTTTATCATTGCGATGTTTTGGGCAACGCTTCGTTGATCGGTTCATCATCAGCGGAATACGAAAACATTGATTCGGGAGAGTATTCGAACGGAGATATCGTTGTGTCTGTTTCCCGCGCGAATGAGCAAATTGAAAAAGCTGACGGCAATTTCGATGTAGGCTCTGTGATGGATGACGCTATGTCAGACGTGTTATACACGAGAGACGAAAACGGTGATAATCCGTATGAAAGACGACCTTTACCTGTGCTTCCGTCTAATGAGTTTGATGATTTTGAGGACGACGGCTTCTTGTATTAAAATAATGAAAAGGATACTTTTATTATGAGCAATAAACTCGGGCGTAAGATATACGCTGTCAAAAAGGGAATACAGACAGGTATTTTTCATACATGGGAAGAATGTGAAAAACAGGTCAAGGGTGTTTCCGGCGCTGAATATAAGAGTTTTACCGATATGCAAGACGCCCTTTCTTATTTGCAAAGTCCATCTGCCAAAAGGCAGGCTCGTCTTGATAAGGATTTAGCTGCTATAATGAATTCATCTGAGCGTAGAAAACCGTCGTCATTTTACGGAGCGACGCAGGGTGTTCCGTTCGCGTTTGTTGACGGTTCGTTCAATCCCGATACGGGTGTTTACGGTTACGGCGGCTTTTTGTGTGCGGGTGATTCTGTTTATAAGCTACAGGGTTCCGGTAATGATGCGATTTATGCTTCAATGCGTAATGTCGCGGGTGAGATTCTCGGCGCCAGAGCGGCTGTGATGGTCGCTTGTGATAAAGGGCTATCTCAGCTTATTATTCATCATGATTATGAGGGCTTGAGCAAATGGGTGTCCGGGGAATGGAAAGCAAAGACCGGTCCATCTGTTGACTATGTCAACTTTATGAGCAAAGCCGCTTCATTAGGTTTAGATATCACGTTCACGAAGGAGGATGCGCATACGATAAGCGATGCTTCGTTGACGTGGGGTAAAATCAATAATGAAAGGGCTGACATTTTAGCAAAAAGAGCTGTCGGTTTATATGATTTGGCGGATACAGCGGAGAGGCGATTGAATCGTCTTTTGAGAGCGCGTGATATGACCGTCGAATCGTTATCCTCGTTTGATGAGGTTTACGACTGCTCACTTTGACATTTTTGTGGAAAGGGGTACTTTTAATGAAGAAACTTATTTCTGTGATGTTGGTTGTTGTCTGTTTGTTGTCTTGTCTGTTGGCGGCGCCCGTTTCTATATCCGCGAGCTCTTATCCCACGGGATTAGACGCTTATCAAACCAGTCGAGGTATCAAAATCACATGGAATTCTTGTCCGGGTGTTAACAGATATCGTGTGTATTGGCAAACCTCCGACGGTGGTTGGGCGGCACAGGGTGATGTTTATGAGAATTATTTCATTGACACCAACCCCAAGAAGGATTGGTGGAATGTTTATACGGTGAGAGGTATTGATTCTCGCGGCAACTGGGTTACTGATTACAACCCTTATTTCTGTCAGTGTTGGCAAGGCGGACCCGGTAATACAAAATATGTCGTCACTGATATCATGCGTCGTATTCATCATTTTGACAGTTATTATAGGGGGAGCGAGCCTTATTGCGAATATAGTGATGTTCCTATGGGTTCCGAGTGGTGTACGGCTTTCGCGAATTATGTCATCGGTAAGTCTTGTGGCTCTTGGCGTTTTGGCGGTGAGTATCATCGTAATGCGTATTGGGACTCCACCAGTGAGGAAGTGATTGACCCTGACCCCTATGAGGATTATGGTAGTTATAATAATCCCGCGTGTTGGCATCCTATCGTAAGAGTTTGGGCGAAGAACGCAAGGGACCATGGTATTTTCCGTCAACCGTTTGAATATGAGCCGGAGATAGGTGATATTGTTTTCTTTACACCTGACGGTCAAGCTGATACATTTGATAATGTTACACATGTCGGTATTGTTTACATGGCCGCAAATAATAATTCGGTTTGGACAGTAGAAGGCAATACCGGTGATATAGATACATCTGAATCGACTGTTAATCCTTGTGTTTATATGGAAATCAACGGTAAGCTTCGGAATACGAATCCGGGAGCAAGGTTAACGGGGAAGAGCCGTTATATTGCCGGTTATATCAGCATGCGTGATATTTATTACAGAACAGCTTATGAACACGAAGGTACTTATGGTTACGAGGGACCTTTGGAATGGTAAAGGAGAGGTGTTCGTTTCTATGAAGAAGAGATTTGTTTGTATTTTAATGGTTTTGGCTGTTCTTTTATCAAGTGTTGTTGCCGTGACTGCGTCAAGCAGGGACGATATTGAAGATAATATAGGTACGGGAAAGATTGATTTGGCGTCGTATTATGATAAGGCGTTGCATGAAGCCTATGATGGCGGCCCGATGACGTCGCCGCTGCCGCTCACATTGACGCATTTGTCAAAATCAATTCGCCTTGATACAGGTTTGATGGTATCGAAATTCTATCAGTTTCGTTATTACGTGAAAACATCTAAGAACGGCAGTTGGACAAGACTGACAGAAACGAGTAACACTTCTTATGTGTATAACACAAGTGTTGGCGGTAAGACTTATTATTTTACCGTTCGTGCTGTCAGTAATGACGGTCGGTTTTTGTCCGATTATAAGACATATAGCATTTATTATTGTAATGTTCCCGGTAGTCTGAAAGCCGAGCAACTGAGTCGCGGTGTCAAAGTTACATGGGATAAATGCGCAGGCGTAAGCAAGTATCGTTTGTATCGCAAGCTCCGTAATGGTTGGACAAAGCTTGTGGATACGCCGAATAATTATTACGTTGACACGAATCCGTTGCTTGACCAAAATACGACTTATACTGTAAGAGGTCTTGACGGTAGGGGTAACTGGTGTACTTATTTCAAGACGGCAGGTGTGTCTTGCTTTACCGGCGGGCCTCGGACGACAAGTAAGCTTGTCGACAGGTTAGTCGTGTCAGCAAAGGCGCAATCACCCGCAAGCGACGTTATGCCGCAGATGTATTGGGGTTATAGCGCAATTCCCGCAGGCGCTGACTGGTGTACGGGTTTTGCGAATTATGTTATCGGTAAGTCCTGCGGTTCTTGGCGTTTCGGCGGCGAGTGGCATTCAAGCTTCGAAATCAATCGCAGCTGTGAGGAAGAATTAGGTAATATTTATAGTACCTATAACAATCCTGCGGACTGGCATCCTTATACGAGTACATGGTCAAGATGGGCTTATAATGATGATATCTTCTATCAGCCGTGGGAATTGAATCCGAAGAAAGGCGACGTTATATTCTTCAGAAAAGAGGGAGACGCCGATACGTTTGCCAATGTCGGTCATGTTGGTATTGTCGTATCTTCTAACGGCGATACGTTGACAACAATCGAAGGCAACGCTGACGGCAAGTCGCAGATGGATTCAAGAGTTCGTCTTTATACTTATAAGAAGTGTACGGTAAACGGTAGACAGACATGGCGCAGCTATTCTGTTACACCGAGACCATCCGGTTATTCTTCAAAGACAAGGCTTGTGTCAGGCTTTATCAGAATGAGCGATATATACAATCGCAAGGTTTATAAATAATTTTACGAAAGAACCCTCATTTTCGAGGGTTTTTTTTCTTGCAATTTCGAGAATCGTATGTTATAATTTGTACAAATATTTTTGTGAGATTATAACAGAAAGGTGTGTGTTTATGCAAAAAGAGTGTTTGCGGAAAGAAACGATTGTTTTTATCGATTCGGCAGAAAAGCAGTCCGCGATGCAGGTGATGGATATGCGGTACGCGTTATACAGTGCGATTCCGTCACGTTTACGTTCTCGTGTTGTTTTTAATTCGGGTGAGATTTTGAAGTCAAATGAATTCAGTGTTTCTGCGGATGGTATCATGTTTCGGTTTCTTTGTTGTGACGCCGGTTCTGATATTGAGTTTCTTATCGAGCCTGATGTTCTTTCAGGAGCGCATGTGACTTTGCTTTTTGATGTCGATTCAATCGGTTTGTTGAGAACACATCGTTTGTGGAATGCTGTACGTCAGCGTTTTGACAAGGATATCGATGTTTTGTTATCGTTTTCAAAGAAAGAGAACGTCGATATGAACATCGTCAGAAGACTCTGGCAGTCGGAGACCTTGCTTTTGGATGTCCCTCGTGTTTTCTTTATTGACGGTATTATCAACGACGCGCGGTTTGTTTCGAAGTTGTCGAAACATTTACCTGTTGTTTTGCGTAATAAGCCGGTGTCTTTGTTTCCGAAAATTTTTCTTTCGATGTTTTTGTCATCGAATGCCGCCGTGCGTTATTACGGTGATATTTTGTATAAAGTTTATTACCGATTTTATTGACAAATGTTTCTTGTCATGCTATTATAAAGTAGAAGAGTATGAGAGCGCTTTTCGTAAATTTTTATCTACGAAAGGATAGTGTTGTTATTGTGAAATTCAAAAGGTTAGCAAGTGTTGCACTTGCCGCTGTTATGGCGGTGTCCGCTTTTGTCACAACCGGTGTGCTGACTTCAACAGCAACAGCGACTGCCGCCGCGACGTTGAAGGATGCCCCTGAGAGTAAATTTGTTTCTGCGGTTGACAGCGGCGTGAATGTCAAGTTCAAGCCCGTAAGCGGAGTTACAAAGTATCGTATTTACTATCGTTGGGCAAAGAATGCAAAGATTACTCGCGTCGCAACGGTGACGGCGTCTGACGTAAATAAGTGGAAGAGTGCTTATATTCCGCTCGATGGTATCAGTCCTTTTGCTGACTTGGAAGAGCTTTCTCGTTCGAAAGGGCAATCTGAAAGCGATCAGCTTTTTGCGGCTGAGCCTGAGAGCACAGGTATTCGTTTTTATTTCGCCGTAAGAGGCTTTGATTCTGCTGACAAAACCGCGTTGACAAATTATAAATGGGTACAGGCGACATGGAATCGTCCTTATGATGTTCATGTCTCAAATGAAGTTTCGACGAATGATTACAGAGATTGCGGCGGTGATAGGGGCAGAGTGACGCTCGCTTATTCCGCGCGAGTTGGCGATTCTTATAAAGGTTCCACTGAATCGGGCGGTAACCCCCAAATGTATGTGCGTGATTTCACGAAAAACGATTGGGTGGCTGTTCCGAGTCTGGATAGCGGTACAGCAACAGTAGGTTCGAGTTATCGTCTTCTTGATTTGACCGCTATCGCGGACAAATATGACTGTATCGATGATTCAGGCAGGTCTTATTTCACTTGCCGTCCTACTGATAAGACACATACTTACTGGGATTGTTGTTTTATCGCGTCAGGTCTGAGTAACGCTAAGACTGAGAATTACAGCAAATCGCCTTTCGGTGTCAACAGGATAAATGTTGTTTCTCTCAACGTCAACGGCACGTTTTTCCGTTAATCGAGAATATTGATCGAGGATGAAGCCGCAGGGTGTAACAGCCCTGCGGCTGTTTTTTTTTCTGTGTCGGGTAATTTTTCTCTTGTAAAATTTTGATTTTGTGATATACTGTATGTGTAAATTATAGAACAATATGATATTTTGTGAAGGATGTGTTTTTTACCATGCGAAGTAAGCGAGTTTTGTCTTTGCTTTTGTCGGTTGTCTTGTTGGTATCCGTCGTTTCATGTTTATCATTCGTTTCTCCCGTATCGGCCGCAAGTTATAAATGCGCTACGCCGACGTTCAAAACGATTGAGACATTGGAGCACGGTATTCGGTTTACGTGGGACCCTGTCCCCGGTGCTGAGCTTTATCGAGTTTATTATAAAGGCTCAGACGGATGGAATCGCATGGTGACGACAGCAAGAACATCTTTTATGGAGATGGATGTCCATCACAATACGTCGTATATTTATACGATTCGTATTGTGAATTATGATGAAGACACTTTTTTGTCTGATTTTAATTCGTCCGGTTGGCGTGCTTATTATTATAATACACCGACAATGGGAACAAGCGCTTGTTTGTCTGTGGACGCGAATATTGTTGATAATCAGGGTTATTTCACACTGGTGTGGAAGAACGTAAACGCTCCGAAATATAACGTTGAGATGCGTTATGAGGGTGAAACGAACTGGCAGACAGTCGCTAAGAATTGTACAGGTACACGTTATGTTCATTATATTAATCCATCGACAAAGGTCGGTAAGGATTTGACACGAGCAAGAGCGTATCGTGTTTACGCTGTTGATGAAAACGGACACAAGGCGAGCGGAGCTGCGGTTTCTCCTTATAAATTGAGAAAGTCGAGTTCTGTATACGGTCGTGGCACATGGCTGAAATGGCTGATGGACGCTGCGGGTTATGAAGTTGATTTCAGTTGGAGTACCGCTCAGACATATGATAAGGCTGTTGAATATGGTATTTTGACAGGTTGGCGCGATTCCGATGTATATGAAGGCTTACGCCGTCAATATGTGGCGGATACTATGATGCGCGCGTTTAAATATAAAGTCCATCCAATCAGTTGTGTATATGATGTTGGTCGTGATTTTATGAATTCGAACCACGCTTCCCGTTTAACAAAGGTGGGAAATAATTATTATGCGAACGATACGCAGAATAAGAACCTGAATACGGTCGCTTATTACGGTTGGTTCACGCCTGATTATTACGGTAAGCTTTTCCCAAATGGTCATATTTCCGCCGATGATTTCGATGAATTGAAAACATCGTTGGCTGTTTATAAGAAATGGCGAGGCAAAACGCTTGTTTCTTTCGGTGATAGCGTCATGCATGGTTCCGGTAATATTTTATATGCGAAGAACTATGCCGATACGTTGCCTGATTCGATGCGTTTGGATAAAGTAAATCATCGATTCGCTCGTTATGATAACGTGACGATTGAAGGTCTTGCCGAAATGTTTGGTGAGAAATATGGTATGAAGCATAAGGATTATTCGTTCCCCGGCGCAACGATGGGCGTCCGTGTCACATGGAACAGCGATTCAAAAAATCGCGCGGAGTATGAGTTCCACGGGGATACTTCTTATAAGTACCATGTCGCTAATCAGGTAAGGACGGCAATAAAGGAAGGACAAAAGGCTGACTTGATTTTCGTTAACGGCGACAATGATTTACATATGAGTTCCATTGATCTCGATGATATCCTTTTCAAGGGTAATGTTTGGGACTACGGTTATTCGACCGTTAATCAATTTTCCGGTAGGAAACGGACGACAGCTCCCGACGGAAGCGGTGCTTACAGTTATTACGGACCGAAACAGAGAACGTTGATGAATTACGACAAAGAGAGTTCGTTTACAAAGGGCATGCAAATGGCAATCAATTTGATTCGTAACAGGGCTCCTTATTCCGATTCGGTTGTTCAGGGTAATTCTGTTATAAATAGTCAGATGGAGAAAGCGCCTATTGTAATGGTTCGCGCGCATGAATCCGGTCTCGGTTCTTTGAAAAACCAATGTGATTACGGTGAAAGAATTATCGAAACCGCAGAGAAGAACGGTAACTGTTACGGTTTTGACGCCTATAATTGGGGCGATTTTACCGGCGCGTATAAGTGGGCTGATTATATTTTTGTTAAAGGCAGCGTGAGTAACGGAGTTGAGGACCATCGAGGCGTCCACAATAACGGTCGAGGCGAAGCGTTCCATTACTTGCCCGGTCTTGAATATACAGTACGAACAATTAAATGATGAGAGTTCTATGAAGAGGTGTTTGTGTTATGAAAAAGGGAATTTCTTTGTTATTGGCGATGATTCTCGCAATTTCTTGCGTGGTTTCGCTTTCGGTATCTGCTTCGGCATATAGCTTGTCTACGCCTTCTTTTTCTTCGATAGAGGTGATTGACGGCGGTGTACAGTTCTCATGGAATAGCATGGGTTCAGATGTATTATATCGTGTTTATTATAAGGACGGTAAGGATTGGCGCCGTCTGACGACAACCGCGAATACATCATTTGTAGACCGTGATGTACAATCGGGTTCTGGTTATACGTATACGATTCGTTGTGTGAATAAAACACAATCGACTTTCATTTCCGATTTTAACCATACAGGCTGGTATATAAAATATTATGACACACCGCAGGTTAATGCCGTGAAAAGCACTTCGGTGGGCGACGATCATTATAAGTATGGCATTTCATGGAAGCGCGTTACCGGCGCTCCGAAATACGCGATTGAGATGCGTTATGAGGGCGAGACGACATGGCGTCCGCTCAGGTCTGATGTAAAAGGTACTTCTACTTCTGTTTCACATACAATGGAAAAGGATTCAGTGAACGCTGACCATACCAGACCTCGTGCTTACCGTGTTTATGTGACAGACGGTAAATATAAGCTCAGCGGCGCGGGCGTAACGCCTTATTATATGCCGAGTGCCGAGTATGAGAAGCTTGAGAATCGTCCGAATACGATGGACGCGACAGGTTGGTACAACGCGTTGTTGTCCTCTATGAATACAGATGGTTTTGATTGGGACGATTGCCCCGGCGTTGATCGTTATTCTTCCAACGGCAAAACTGATACCGATTTGATGACTTTGGTAAAGGAACTTAAGCTGTATGGCGGTACTAAAGAGCGTTTGCTGACGCTGAGACGCTGTGCTTGTACCCGTCAGTTCGTCGCAAACAGTTTGGTCGCCGCCTACGGTTATTCCGCTAAGCCTTTGTGTACGACATATGACAGACCTATGGATATCTCAATGCTGAAAAAGTCGGGAAACAAATATTACGCAAAGGATACAACGAATTCGAACATGAATACGGTTGCTCATTACGGTTGGTTCACACCTGATTATTACGGCAAGCTGTATCCGAACCGTTTGGTTTCCGCCGATGAGATGGACCGTCTGATGGAAGAGCTGAAGCTCTATGAGACTTGGCACGGTAAGACTGTTGTTTCTTTCGGCGACAGTATTATGCACGGCAGAGGTGTTCCGACAAATACAGCGTCTTATAATTCGTCTAATTCTAATTATTATACCGATACGTTAGCCGACAGCTCGCGTAATGATTATGTCAACAAAAGATATCCGAGATACGACCATGCCCGTTATTACGGTGTTTGTGAGTTTATCGGCGAGAAGTACGGTATGAAGCATAGGGATTATTCTTATCCCGGCGCGACAATGGGTGTTGAGCTTGCGAAGAATACAAGCACAGCATCTTCCGCTAAGTGGCAGTTCGCTAAAGACGCTCCTTATAAATCTCATATCGCCAATCAGGTAAGAGCCGCGATAAAAGAAGGTCAAAAGGCTGATTTGATTCTTTTGAACGGCGGTACAAATGATATGCACCTGTCGTCTATCAACCCGTATTCCAATAAACCCGGCGATGTATATGAGTACGGTTATTATCCCCCGAATGAGTTTTCGGGTTGGACTTCGTCATCTGTCCATCAGCAGTATGGTCACAAGAGAACGATTCAACCGTCGTATTACGCAACTGAGAATTCTTACAACGCTGCTTTTATCAAAACGATGAACCTGTTGACAGGTAACGATTCTGAGGCGGCTAATAGCAAGATGAAAAATGCGCCGATCGTTTACGTTCAGTCGCAGGAGATGAATATGTTCTTCTGGTGTAAGGATTATCTTACTGAGCAAAAATGGTATGGCGATAAGGCTGTTATGTGGGCAAAGGATTACGGTCAGGGCAAGACATATGTCGCTGATACACGCAGGTTCGGTTTTGACGGTAATTGCAGCACTTGCTTCATGCGCTATATCCATGAGGACGGCGACGACAGCTCGAACGGTATCCATCCGAATAGCTTGGGCTACAGTAAGTTCTATGTTCCCGCTATCGAGCGTCAGTTGCTTGAAATCGATAGATGATATCAAATATTATTATAAGAACCGAGGGTTTATCCCTCGGTTTTTTGTTGTTGTGCTCTCTTTTTGCGAGATTTGAGCCATGTTGCACGTTTTATATAAAATGGTATTCTGATATTATTTTAAATAAAGCCCGCTGTGACGCAAATCTGAGCGTTTTAGAGCATGTGTTGATAATTTGATATGAGACGATTGCCTCGATGTTGACATTGTGTTGTTTTCGTGTTAATATCATAGTACCCTACGGTATTAGTTATAATAAATAATATGTAATACAATGAAGGTGAGTTTGCGTATGAGAAGACGATGTTATGTACGCTGTTGTCTGCTATTGATAAGTCTCGCGCTTTTATTTGCAGGTTGTTCCGACAACGTGCAGGCTGAACAGCCCGCCCCAACGACAACGACAGAATCCGCTCAGGAGTGGTCAACAGGAGATGACGTGATGAAGAACAGCGCAGTATTGCTGCAAGAGGAGCTTCATATCAGCGAATCCCGCGCGCAGGGCGCTATGGAGACCATGACGCAGGCGGGCGTCGACCCTGATTTGAAAAAAGTCGAACCAGTATCGAAAACACCGGGCATCAAAGCTTTGGTGACAGACAGTAAAGGAAACACCTACTATCTGTCGTTCGGCGGTCTGGACTTTTTAGAGCTGATTCGCAGGGATTCTGCTGACGGTGAGATCATATATGGGATGATTCAATAGACGGTCACAAGAAGCGAGAGTTTGAGTCGCTGATTATTTTGAAAAAGAGGATTTGAGGAAATTTTTAGACGGTTTTTCGACGCCCCTATGGTGATTATAGGGGCGTTTTGTGTCATTTTGTGGCATTTTAGGACAAAATAGAGTGTGGTTGAGTTAAGATAACTCCTCGGAATCGAATATTTTTTGCATCTTGAAATTTGATTTTGGATATGTTATAATCGTAATATCAAATACATTGGAGGTGGAAGCCTATGATTGTCGGGTAATCTTTGTTTTGAGGTTCCTTTGGCAAATTCATAGACTTGTTTTTATATTCATACAACAGACACGATATTTTTGATGGAACGCCGTGTGAGGTGAAAGTCTCATGCACGGTGTGGGGCGGGGGAAAAGCCGGAGATGGTATCAAACGCTTACCTATCGCCATAAAAGATGATGTCCAGTGTCTATGGAATTGCTATCACGGCAATGTCATTTTTCGTCGACCCCACGATTTCCACATTGACGTCAGGTCGTTTGTCGCAAAATGTTGATTTTGCGTCATTGTCGTTCCCCCGCTGTTTCGGCGTGAGGTTCGACCCTGATTTCTTGAAACGTTATCATTTGACGGGTATGCAGGCGAAGTGGGATTCTTTCTCAGATGCTCAGTTCAAGGAACCGATGGGCAAGGATTTCGAACATGAGGATTTGGTGACACGTGAAGGTTGGGCAAAGTATTATTTCAAAGGGAAGTATCCCTCTGATATCGCTTATGTCCGTCTGCGCTTGGTCAATCCTCAAACGGGAATGTTGTCAAAGACATTCTATTTTAAGTTCAAGAAGTCGTATCAGACTTCCTTGGACGGTCGGTATTATATGACCGACCCTGTTCTGGGCGATAAAATCGTCAAGAACGGCATCTTGACTGAGCTGCAGCCGGTCAAGAAGCGAGATTCTGAAGAAGTGGTTTTCAGAAAACGTAAATCGACGTTCAAGATTAAGAAGATACAAGATGTTATGAGTGAGAATCCTGTGAAGAAGGAATTTAACAGTAATGTTATTATCCAAACACAGGTTCGCTATAGTGAGAAACCGAAGATGGTGTTCCTTGTAACGGGGAGTTCCGTGTGAACCTTATTGCTCAGGGGTGTTTGTGTAATATTTACGCAAGCTAACGGTATCAGTTGAATAAGACGGTCGTTCGAGCCTCACAAGGAGATAACGACAATGTCATGTGTTATGACGACGAAGCAGCTGACTAAGAGAGCCTACGGTCTATTTGGTAGATAGCAGGTGATACCGTGCCAAGCCAGTAAATTTATTATTGGAAGGTGTAACGACTACGGTCTGTTGACCGGTAGAACGGAAGATGAGCTACCGTTCGAAGCGCCGGATGTGTGAGTTTTGTCTTACGCAAAGAGATAGTCTATTCCCGCCCTTGGAAGGGCATTAAATATGGCGAAAGTCAGGGTGTATATGCGTAACACCTCCGCATCTCATGAAATATGCGAAATTGATATTGATTCTCATCAAGCAGTTGGTAGCACATTTGTTCGATGTTTTATTGATGTTAGAAATGCGTTTGTCAATAAAATGCTGCCGTTCATATCGAATCTATCGTGTAGATATGAAGAATAAATGAAGGATTAAACTGGAATTCGGTTAGCAACCGATATCAGAGTACGAAGGCTGTTTGTAAAATAACAGTCAGTCGCAACGCATAGACGGTGAACCTATGTCTGAGACGACATAGAATATAATCTGTCCACGAGCCTTCATCACCGGATAGAGTAATATGCAGAATATTATGGTGAAAAGTTATGCTGGACTATGGTTAATAGCCATAGAAATACGAATAAAAAGTCGTATGATAACAAAATATTTATAAAGAAAGATTGGTTATTTATGAATAATTCACACAGTAATGTCCATATCGGCGATAGATACAATCATTTAGTTGTAGTCGGTAGAGCTGAGAATCATAAGACACCTTCTGGTGCTTTGTTTTCAGCTTGGTTTTGTAAGTGTGATTGTGGTAGAACGGTTGTCGTTTTAGGGTCGAGTTTGAGATCGGGTCACACAAAATCTTGTGGTTGTTTGTCTAAACAGCCCAAAACCGACGATTCTGTAATGCTTAATAAAAAGTTTGGTAAGTTGCTCGTTGTGTCTCGTGCGCCGAGTCATAGAATACCGAGCGGTTCTGTTTACGATATGTGGCATTGTGTTTGTGATTGTGGAAATAAGACTGTTAGTTTCGGTAGGAATCTGAGGAAAGGAACGACAGTTAGTTGTGGTTGTGATCGTTCGTTGCACATGTTGCAGGCGGATAGGAAACCTAAAGCTGAAATTTGGTCGGAGGAGTATTTTAGTAAACAGAATATTGAGTATGTTTGCGAGAAAACTTTTCCCGGCTTATGCAGTGAATCGGGGCGTTCTTTGGCCTTTGATTTTTATTTGCCTGATATGAATGTTCTTATTGAGCTGAATGGTTTACAACATTATCAACCTGTTGAGTGGTTCGGCGGAGCCGATGGGTTTGCTAAACAAGTAAAACATGATTCACAAAAACAAGATTTTGCATCGGAACATGGTTATCGGTTGTTGAGTATTCCTACCAATCATATTTCTAAGAAGAGGTTAATTTCTATAATTCAATCTTTGTTATAAGTATATCGAGACCTTAATTTTGACAAATCTTATATGACGAAGAGTAACCAAAAACCGTTGTATAAGACAAGATTAACATGGCATATAATGTATTCAATGCGAAGTTATATGTTTTGGTCGTTCATGCCGAAACTGTCATGTAGGTATGAAGTATTAATGGACAATGAAACGGGAACGCGGTTTGCAACCGTAATCCGACAGCGAAGGTTGGTATTAAAATACCAGTCAGCGGCAACGCATAGATGGTGAAACTGTATTTGAGATAATACAGAATATAATCTATCCAAGAGTGTCCATTATCGGACAGTACAACACGCAGAGTGTTGTGGTAAAGAGTTATGCTGAGTTATGTTGTAATGACATAAAAGTACGAATAAAAAGTCGTATGGTAACAGAACTGTTATGTTAGATGAATTGGGAAACCTCCAGAGCGAGGGACACGGTATTCAGAACTTTGCGACAATGCTTTCTATCGGGTGACTTAGCCCTGCGCATATGTAATGTGTGCGTATCTTTACATCAGTTAAAACTGGGAAGAACCTTAAGAGCGTATTGTACCACAACATAGTTGGAAACGACAGGTGTGATGGTTGCGAAAGCAGAAAGAAACAATACGATGATGATATGGTGAAACAAAAGCTATTTTACAATGGTCCTAAGTCATTATTTATAAGGGTTTGTTCAGTTACGAATATCCGCAGCGTGTTATGACGGTGGATAACGTCTATCGACTAAGGAATGAGGTTCCTGTTAGCGGCACAAGCTTATGGTGTGCGCGAAAAATAGATGGGCCTATGTATTATTAATACAGGCTTGACATATAGTCAGTAACATTCTGTAATGGGGTGTTCCGATATATCGGAGCCGATGTTGCGAATCGGTGCAGAATTGCACGTTTTTGTGCGATTTGTATAAAAATAGTTAGGTCAAGAACAACAATTTACACTAATCTTACAGACGCTCCAGCAGCTTAGGGACGTCTATGGCGTGAAAATCTTATCTATAGATTGAGTCGCTGCTTATACGTAATGTGTAAGTACTATTACGGGAGTTAAATACTGAGAAGAACCTTAAGAGCTGTGCGAGCTACAGCGTAATCAGTAATGATAGGCGCGATACGCAGCGAAAGCAGAAAAAATCGCACAGATGATGATATGGTTAAATCCTAAGTCATTATTTACAAGGGTTTGTTCAGTTACGAATCTTCTCTATGAGAAGAACGTTCAGAGACTGGGGGATTGCGTCCCCGTAGGATGGTAAGTCTTTTAATGACCGTTCGAAAAATACCCGGGGGAATCGCATGAAAAATCATGTAGACCTTGACGTATAGTCCAATATTTTGTTGTAATGACAAATGAAATAATATATGGAAGACGATATATTATTCAGTTGCATTTAATTGTGACTATGTTGACAAAATAATTACTTTATGGTACAATAGTTATACAAAAAAATAATTTTTTGGAGACTGTTGTATGCGAAAAATTGATATAAATGATATAGTTGGTCAGAGATTTGGAAAGCTTGTTGTCAAGTCTTATATTGGGAAACAATTATGTGGTAAGAGCACAATGACACATGTGTATGACTGTGCATGTGACTGTGGTCGAATGCATGTGAACGCTACACGTAGTGCTTTGTTATCAGGCGACAAGATTTCGTGTGGATGCTCATATAAAGATGCAGGGCTGCGTGTTAAGGAAAATTTGATTGGTCAACGGTTTGGTAGATGGTTAGTTGTTAATGAGGCTCCCAATCGTGTTTCTTTGACTGGTAAAACTCGGAGTATTATGTGGAAATGTCGTTGTGATTGTGGAACTGTGAAAGACGTCAGAGCGAGAGCATTGAAAACGGGTACGAGTACGTCATGCGGTTGTTTACAAAGGGAACATGTTTCGAAAGCTTTGACTGATGATTTGACTGGCAGACGATTTTCGTATTTGACAGTATTGTATCGCAATGGTTCACATGCCCATAGTAAGAAGCGTAATGGTAGCAAAAGTGCTGTTTGGCATTGCAGATGCGATTGTGGCAACGAGCTTGATGTTATGGGAATGTCTTTGAAGAATGGGGATTGCACGTCTTGCGGATGCAAGAAGCGTTCTCGTTTAGAATTAGACACACAGAAATATCTCGAATCAATCGGCTTCGTTTTAAAAAGGGATTTCTGGATAGAGAAATCATTTAAAGATTTGCGAAGTGTTGTTGGTGGGAAATTACGTTTTGATTTTTATATTAAAACCAAAGATTTTTCTTGTTTTATTGAGTGCCAAGGTGAACAGCATTATAAACCGATTGAATGGTTCGGGGGTCAAGAATATTATAATCGTCTCACAAAGAATAGTGAGATAAAGAGACAATATGCTTTAGAATATGGCATTGATATGATTGAGGTTCCATATACATTGTGTACATTCGAAGATGTTTCTGATTTTTTAAGTAATTATTTTGTCGATAAAACCAAAAAACTCAGTTGATAAGATAGTCCAAGGTGTGCTTTAAATCGTAGTATTGCCTTGTTACATCCTTTTTCCATTATCGATGGGGTATGATACAGCCAAACAAATGAGTATCATGCTAACGGGGGTTAAATCCCGTGGGAAGCTTGTGGTTTTGAATCACAGGAACCTGTATCGACTATGGCAGGTCAAGCTGCCAGTAGGGCTGCTATTGATACGCAGTTGGGTTTTAGGTAACGAAGCCCACGTAAGCCGAAACGGGGATGGGCGGACTTTGTGTCCGTTTAAGAGATAGTCAGCGTGAAAACGTGAATACTTCAAATATAGTCTTTTTGAAGAGTACCGATGATTCGATGCTCGACACCCTTGAAAAAATGTCGGGTAAAACGCATGTCGCAAGAAAAAACAGTAAGCAAGTTACGCGTGATATTGAAAAGCTATTTTTACCGAACGAAGGTAAGGTCGCCTATACGATGTCGGCGGAAGAACGTCCTGTTATCTCGTATAACGATATGGCGTTCATTTCGGAAAGGAACTCTATTGTTTTCCGTGCCGGTGACAGTCCTATCTGGAACCGTAACGAAACGATTCTTCCGATGTCGTGGCGTTTGTTTAAGAATACGATTGTCCATCCCGGACATGATTATTCGCTGCAAACCATTCCGACGTTATCCTCGGCGCTCGATTTTGACGTAAGACAAAATCAGCCCGATTTCGTTAAGATGCTTGAGAAACGTATGGCGCAGGCTTGCTTGTCCAAAGATGTACAGGAAGCATATAAAGAGGCTTACGGTTATTCTGATTACGATATCTCTCAGTTGGATATCGATAATTATTCCGCCGAAGTCATGGAAAACATCAATGCCCGGATGTTGGAGAAAGACAATGACGCTCAGAACGTCAGTCCGGAGGATGAGGATGATATCGATGAGCTTCTCAATGATGACTTCTATGAGAACATCGAGGACAACACAGAAGAAATGCAGCAGGCGGTTCAGGATGCTGAGAGTAAATATAAGGTTTCCTCACAGAAGATTTTCGCGAGAGGAAAGCTTGCTCCGAACGATTTGATTCGTGAGGGCGGTTATCCTGACCATTCACTTGATAAGATTTTGACAGCGGCGTATGCCGAATGTCGCGGCGATATGGAGCAAGACCATGGGTATTTTGTATACCGTAACGGCGACCTTTACGGCGTCGACGGCGCTCTGTATATCAAGCGATTGACGGAGACAGAGTCGCTGCAAAGGCTTAATCAGGCGGCGAGCGATAAAAACAGTAACGTATATGCCGAAAATAATATCAGCGAAGCTGAATTGAATCAGTTTGGCTCTTATCTGTTGACGGATGACTTTTATCGCTTCTTGGCGAATCTCCCGTCATGGGATTTCGCAAAAGGTCGTTTTGACCAAGCTGTTTATATGAATTTGGCGAAAGCCGAATGATTCTTCTTTAACACGAGTCCGTGAGGAGAAATCCTCACGGGCTTTTTGTTGACAAAAAAGTTGAACATTTTTATTTTGTTCGCTTGCAATTTCTTTGCCGATGTGCTATAATACATTTGTTCAAAGGTTTTTGTTAAATTTTGTCTCGGTTTCGAGTATAAATTTTGTAAAAAAAAAAAAAAAAATAATCTCCGCGATTGCGGAGAAAGGAGAGCGTTGTTTTACATGAGAAAGTTGTTTGCTTTGTTATTGGTTTGTTTTATGGTATGTATTTTGATGGCGTCGTGTCAAACAGAAAAGAAAGACGCGACACCTGACGAATCTGATGAGATTGTCGAGGAAACAGTTTCGACTGAATCTGAAGGTTCATCAGTTGATGAAACCGTTTCCGCTGATGAAGAGTCGCAGGGTTATTTGTGGGACGGTGATTATTCCGATGTTGTTGATATGCAGGAGTTTTACGATCGCTCTCAAATCGCCAAATATTACGCGAACATCACTGATGAGGATTTCAAGGCAAATTATAAAGAAGCCAAGGTTACTGTTGTTGATGAATCTACGTTGTGTATTGAGTATGTATTCAATGAAACGTATGATGATGCCGGTGTGAAGAGTATGAAATCAACGTTCAGCACGAAAGAAAGTGTTAATGCGATGAAAACTTCAGCCGCTGATGCTGTGTCCTATTTCGAGAACAGCACACAGATTTTAAATCCTAAAATCGAGTTCAAATATACTGATTTGGATGGCACCGTTTTATATGATGAGACATTTGCGAAAGAGGATACTATTATCGAGGATGAGACAACCGTGAATGCTACGGAATAAGAAAGGGGTGTTTTGTTGATGTTTATTCAAGCGGCGAAGATAGGTTCGTTGGGTATTTTGGCAGCAATCCCTTTGTATGTCATTTTGTATATTTATTTGAAGAAAAGCAAAGGTAAGTTGCATGATGTCGTGACTAAAAAAGGCGAGGTTTTTAACCATACGGTAAAGTCATATCTTTTAATGGCGGCGCCGTTGGTTTTATGCGTTTCGATTTTCTTCATTGTCGGCTTTATCAAAGTGTCCGCGTCAAATGCCGATAGTGCTGATAAGAGTGTCGCGACACGGGATAGCGTGTCGTCGACTGTTTCCCCAACAGTCGGTGAAACTGTTTCAGAGACAACAAGCACGTATGATATTTCTTTTCCTCACGGTCGATTGGTATTCCAGTCAACAGAGCCTGCCGAGGTTATGAATGATGATGTTTCTATTATTCGTGTCGAGGATGGTTTCATGCTTGTTTCAGGCTTTGGTTATGACGGCGATACAGACGGCGTATATGAAGCGACACGTAATCACGTCTTGTCGAATTTACCGGAGGGGTATTCCGTCACGTCGGATGTGTTGTCAAAGGAAAGCGGTTCTTACAGTTTTCCGACGTCGAATGGTTCTGAGAAATTATCCGTTCCCGGTTGGCAAATCAAAGGTCTTGTTTCCGTTGAAAATAAAGACGCGCCGATGGGTGTTGCCGGAGCTTGTGTTTTTGACAAAGACAATCATATGATTTACAGTGTTGTCGGTTTTGTTGACAATGGTTCTAATGATGTTAACATGACGGCAATGGGTTATTTGGTTAACCAAGCGATGGTCACGTCCAAAATTAAAGTTGACTGATAATAAAAAGGAGAGTGTTTTTTATGAAAGCTAAGCGATTCGTTTGTGTTTTATTGTTCGCATGTGTTTTTGCTGTTTTGCTGACAGGCTGTATCGGCGACGGTTCGGTAACACGGACGCTTGCGAATGCACGAAATGTCAGTGTTGTTGACGTCACCGAAGCGCCTTTGCCCGATGATGTTTTGTCGAATACATATACTATGTCGTTTACGACAAAGGACGATGTTTCAAAGAGGTTGTCGATGAAAACCCTTCCGTTCGACAGTGATGATGCCGGTATATCAGTCAAAGCGACAGATTCGGCTGTTTACGCCGTTATTGTTCGTGACGTCAAAGATGGTGTGAAATCTGTGAGCGATTTATCGAATTATACCGTCAAGATGGTTTCCGATAAATTGTCTGAGTATACAAAAAATGGTACGTTCGAAGCAAAAACGTCTGCTGTTTATGAGTATGCGAAACAGGATGTGCTCGTTCAAAATTGCGTCGTATCATATGATTCCGACGATGATGATTGCGATTCTGTTTTGTATTCATTCATTGTCGGCGATAAGTTGATTACCGTATGCGGTGTATCACTTTCTGGAGACGGACAGTTGCAAGGACATACGGTTTCTGAAATCGCATATGCGACAGTCAATACTGCGGCGATCAGTGCGGAGTGATATTACGTAAAAAAAAAAGCCGAAAGGGGATTTCCTTTCGGCTTTTTAGTTTTCGTTGAGCTGTCGCAGTATGTTGTCGATTTCGGTTTCGAGGAGTTCTGCGCTGTTATATGCGCTTCGGTAATCAAGCATCAGCGCTTCGCATTCAAGCAGACTATCTTCGAATAAATCTTGTTCGACTATCGACGCGATTTTTTCTTTTTCGAGGCTCATGCGACGGTATTCTTCTTTTTTCGCATCATATAATGCGAGCATACTTTTTGTGAGTTTTGCCGCGGCGTCTTTGACTGCTTCGAGCTCTTTGATTTCTTTATCGGTAGAGTGTTCAATCCGCCCATCGACGATACGACGTGGGCGGAAATTTTCCTTTTGTTTATTTATAGTATACATTTTTCTATTTCACAAATCAAGATACAGCGGTGTTATAGGGAGGTTGTTGCTGCGTGGTTTAATCCTCGTAACGATATTTCAGCTCCGGTATGGGTTCTGCATCTCTGTCGAAGTTAATCAAGATGCAGTTGTTTTTTCTTGCGTATCTGATTGCTTCCCGTAAGTCTCCCGGCAAGGAGGATTCATCTCCATCATTAGATGTGATCGTAGGCACAGTCACATAATATCCGATGGTTTCGATCGAAACACCCTTCTCTTTTTCGTAGACATCCGTTTTCACTTGGACATCTATCCCGCATAACTCAAGTTCGCGGGCAGCAGGGGACATTTTCCTTCTTTGGATTTTATTCAGGACGAAATGTTCATCCAGAAGAGTCAGTGTATCCTTAGACAGATGACACGTCGAGAGAGTCAACATAGAGGAGATATTCACAGACACAGGTATCACCTTTCTCACTTTTGTATTTTTTCTTTTTATGGGGGTGCATTTTTTGATATGGTGAACAAGGGATGCTGAGATTATCTCGAACACCCCTTGTCTGTCAATTTATGCTTTTTATAAGGGCGAAGACCGTTAGAGCGGCCATCGCGATTATTTTGATGAACAGTGTTCCCATAGTTTATGACTTTTTGAACATCGTCTTTCTTTGTTCGTCGACGAAGATATCATAGATATCTTCATTGATATTCGTACTGTGCCAGTGTTCCACTTTCGGGTACAGGCGCATATGCGTCATGTCGTTAGGCATATTTGTTTTATGGTACTCGACGACACGTTCGATGAAAGATAACCATTTAGGTATCATGGTCGCGGGAAGCAAGTTGATGGTGAAAACGATTTCAGGATTGTTCGTATTCGTCTTCGCCCAAATATGGATGTTTGTGTCAGGGACGGTTGCTTTTCTGCCGTTCAATCCGCTGATTTCGACGTCGTAACCATCTGCGAATTCTTTGTATAAGCAGCGTTCGCCGTCAATGTTTTTTACGATATAATCTTCACCGAGAGCGTGTTGTTGAACTCGTCTGAGGATATATTTGAGCCAGTTTTCCATTGTGTCCTCTCCTTTTACAGCTGTGTGTTGAACAGGTTACGAAGCTGGTTGATAAGATTCTCTGAATCTGCGTTAATCATAGCCGCTTCATTGATGTTGGACATACGGGTAAGCTCTTTTTCGGCACCGGAGTTTTTGCTCAAATTATAGCCGATAGAATAGACAGGAATCTTGAGACCGCCGATGATGGGCGCCACTCTGTTTAAGTTGTAGCCGTAGTTTTGGTCACCGTCAGACAGTACGAATAACATCATTTTGGCATTCGGAACTTCTTCTTTCTTGTCCATCATCAGCTTCATGGCGACAAGAACGGCGTCATAGGTAGCCGTAGAATCCTCTGTGTTGAGGTTTTTGACTGCTCCTGAGAAGTAAGCCTTCTGTGTCGCGTCGAAACGTTCAATGGGCAAATTAACGTGTACCTTGGACGCGTATGAGACGAGTCCGACGTAGTTGTTTTCGCTGATGTAGCCCTTGGTTGCGAGCAGTGATTCCTTTAACTGATTTAACGGCAGACCGTCCATGGAGCCGGAGATGTCGGCGACGAAACAGGCAATGATGGGCTGACCGCCGTCCTTGGACTGTTTCCAGATAGTTTGGGCGGACAAATATTGCTGTCCCGTAAAATCAGTATTCTGGGACTTGTAATCATCATGTCTGTTGAAGCCTTTTTCTGTTCCTAACTCCTGTGCTTTCTCGGAAAGACAGTATTCGGTGAACAGCTCGGCGGCTTCTCTCTTTTCGGCTGATACCCAGTCGAACGTGTACATGGGATGGTCATGTCTGATGCCGAAGGGCTCATAAACGTAGTTCTTGAGTTCGGGCTTATTTACATAAGCCTGTTCCTCCATGACCATGGCTTTGATGATGCCCTTGGACGCCTGATTGACCAGTACACCTGTTGTGTACGCTACAGGCGGTGACTGTTTTTGATAGTCAAGCAGTTTCTGCTGTGCGGCGTCAGATAACGGGTCTTTAGCGTCAAAAGCCGTTAATGTAGACGCGAGAGCATTCAGTCCCGTTGCGGACGTATACGGATTGGTATATGCGAACGTTAAGTCACCGGCGAGAGACGCTTCGATGACTTTGTCGAGACTGAGCGTTTCGTATTTGTCAATAAACGTATCGTAGGTGTCTTTTTCCATTAAGATACCTGCTGTATTGCCAAGAGTTCTTTCGGCAAGAGTAGTTGTCTTGACACCTTTGGCTGTCAGCATTTCGCCCCATGCGTAGGATGAGGGGATATACAAGTCAGGCTTGTAGTTGCCGTCGGCAATGTAAGTGACAGCTTCACCGGAAGCGATTTTTCTGACTGTAACGGAAACGGTCTTGCCGTCAATTGTTTTTCTTTCTTTGTTGAAGTCGTCGGCAATGATATTGAGCCAGTTGTCGGGCGCTGCGCCGGAAAGCTCTGACGGTGCCGCGATTTCGAGATTGATGTCTCCTGAGCCTTCTGTTGTGAGCTCGAAAACGGAAATATCAGCAAGGGCTGTTTTCTCGGAATCGTCGTCATAGATATCCATGACAGGGTCGATGGTATCTGTTTTGATTTTCTGGTTAAAGGCATTCAGTTCGGTAACAGCCTCATCGTAGCTGTATACCTTCTCGTTGCCTTCATTATGCTGCGTGCAGCCGGTGATGATAAACGTTATCATCATGACTGCAAGTAACAGGCTTAAGATTCTTGTTGTTTTGTGCATACTCTGCCTTCTTTCTTTTTTAGCAAGGATTTTTTTTTTGGGTGTTTTTGGGACTCTGCTATAGCAGAGATTTTTAACTGTAAATATTAACGAGAGTTCGGTCTGACAAGAAGCAATCTCCGATGCGGCTTGTGTATCTTGAGATGTCTCGTTGTGTCAATTTTCTCTCATAAATCTTTGTCAGGAAGTTTTCCTGTTGTGTGTCTGTGATACGGGGTTTGAATGAACGGTACAAATAGTAGTTTGTGCCGTCATGATGCCGGTCGACACATACAATGTCTTTGTTGGCTGTGAGGCCCCATGTCGTGAAGTCACCCTGAGCTGTTTCGAAAACTTTTCCGATGTCGGATGAATCGAGGTATTTGTAACCGAGCTTTTGCCCGTTCCAGAGGTTTAGGGTTCCAATCGCGACAATATCGTCTGCCGCATAGGGCGTTTCTTCTTTGAATTCTGACAGCATTCTGCTTAATTCGTCGTCGATTTCTTGTGCCATGAGATAGCCAAGCGCGTCGTCATCGGTTTCGTTGACATGTGAATATGAGTTTATGATACGGCTGATACGGGGGATTTTAGCAAAATCGTCCATATAGTTTGACCATAAAATGATTTTGGGTTCTCGTATTGTAATTTGAGTGGACATCGTTCTTCCTTTTCTTTTCTACTTTTTTAGTTGTAATCGTGAATGCGGATGTTAACAAGAGTTTGATCTGATAGGAAGCAATCTCCGATGCGATGGGTATATTTCGAGATGTCGGACTGTTTCAATGTCCCTTCATAAATTTTTGCCATGAAGTTATTTCTTTGAGTATCTGTGATATAAGGTCTGAATGCACGATACAAATAATAGTTTGTGCCATCATGATGGCGATCGACACACACAACGTCTTTGTTTGAGGCGATTCCCCATGTTGAGAAATCACCTTGCGCTGTATCGAAGATTTCTCCTATGTCGGATGATTTGAGATGTTTGTAACCGAGTTTTTGTACGTTCCAAAGGTTCAGTACGCCGATTGCGATGATATGGTCATCGGCGCAGGGCGTTTTGTCTTTGAGTTCGGACATCATGCGTTGTAACTCTCTGTCAATATCCTGTGCGACATGGCGTTTGTAATATTCTTCGCCGACACATTCCCTATAAACTTTGTCTAAAGGAGACAGATGGTATTTGTATCTGTCTATAATGTTTTCGATACGTGTGATTTTTGAGAAATCATCCGGATAATTTGACCATAAGATTTCTTTTGGCATTCGAATTTTGATTTGCGTTGACATTGTTTGATTCCTTTTTGCCGAAAGTTTTTTTGTGACTTAGACAAGACGATATCCGATGGCGTCTGTGTATCTGGATATATCTTGTTGTGTGAGATAGTCATTCGTGCAATACTCAACAAGATTGTCATACTGTCTCGGTGTGATATTTTCTTTCAAAGCTCGGAACAGATAACGTATCGTTACTGTTTCGTTTGTTGTGAAGAACTTTCTGTATTCTTTCGCAACAAGGTTTTTGTACGAATCTACACCGTAGACGATATTCGGTATGTTGCCTGTGGGTGTGAGCAGCGTGAACGCGTTGCTGATGTCTTTTGAACTGAAGTCGGTGAAGTGAACGACGTCAGGGTTGTTGTCCCACACTTCGAACATGACAACATTGTTGTAGGCGTACATGTAGGAATTGATATTGCTTCTGATACGTCGCATGATGTCGTCAAGCTTTGATTGTTTGATGCTTTCAAACAGTTGCCTGTCAGTCTTTGCTTCAGGCGTTTCGGCATAGATTCCCGGGATGTCAATGACGAACCGGATATAGTCCGACAAATTTGACCAGAGGATTTTTCGCGGTTCGTGGATTTTGACAGTGTGTTTGTTTTTAGTATCCATCGTATTCGTCGTACTCCTCGTCATAATATTCGTCGTCATAGTCGTCATAATCATCATAGTCGTCAGGATGGTTGGCTTCTTCAAAGTCATGCATGGCCATGTCGAAGCCGGGGTCGTCACCATAGGGCATAGTTATCCTCCTTTTTGTTGTCAGGCGATGGTTTTGTGTATATTTGCGCTTGCGCAAATGTCGTGCGGAATGGAAATAATGTTGTTGTCTCCGTCAAACAGATTAGGGATTTTGATTTCCATGGATTTTACAGCAACAGGCTCGTTTTCTGTATGATTAGGAACAAGAAGTTCGATTCTTTCAATTCCGATGATCTGATTGAGACTGATGACAGGTTCAACGGGTGTTCTTTGTTCGGATGTGTTCTTTGTGACATCATATGTCATACCGGTTAACGCGAGAGCCGTTGTGATTTCGACGGTATCGTCGAGAATGCGATTATTTGTCCCGAACGCGGCAATGTCGATATATCGATTGTTGCTGAGTCGGAACTTGATATTCGCAATTCTGCAGTTGATGAACAGTTTGTTATCGAGTGTTACGCATAGCGTGAGATTGTGGTTGTCCATTTTTCCTCCTGTTTTTGTACGATTTTATAGATGTTGTGGTTTTTTGGTGTTTGTTATATGGCGAGGTCATCTTTTTTGTCGACCTCAGACATAATTTTCAGCCATGAATCCAACTCGCTTCTGTCTTCTATACCATTTTGTTCATAGTTGTTGATATAGTTGACAGCATATCTTATGAGTTTTCCTACAGTATCGAGCTCATTATCGTTCGCCTTGATAGCGTTTGCAATAATGTTTTCGTCGAAATCGGTCATAGTTTCGTTGCCGTCTTCAAACAACATCAGGCAGTTGATGACGCTTCTGTAGTTTTTGCACATGCGCTTTTCAGCGTTGTCGAGTGCTGATATGGTATCGTTGAGATAAATAGCCTCGTTTGCGTCAATCAATGTTTGGAGCTTTTCTTGGTATCTGTCCATTTTGTCCATTTGATTGATGCAGGAATCAACAGTTTCGCTTATGTCAGCATTGTGTTCTTTCAGACTCAGCAGTCTTTTTCTCGCTAAAGCAGGATTTAAACTGTCTTTTGCATAATCGTCAAACGCTTGCTTGTCACTTTTTATTTTATCATCGAGCATTTGTCGGTGTTTTCCGTTAATCTGTTTGAGCTTGATGGTCTTTCTTGTGTACGGAACAAGGGATAAAATTGTTGCCGCGCCTGCGAGAGCTGTTGTTGTGATGGCAATTGTGTGCCATGTTTCAACGGTTCTTATACCGATGGTTACAATCATTTCGGGGTTGCTTACAGAGGTAATGCCGATTCCGATCGCGCCGAGTATGGCGATGATTAGTGTGAATATGGGTAATTTGGGGAATTTCACTTATCTTTCCCTTTCTTTCTTTTTCGTGGTTGGTATGAGAATGGAGTAACCGCCCCTTGTGCAGGGGCGGTTTTGCTTGTTAGACCAATTCTAAGTCGGATACACGAGTGGTATGGTCTTCTCTTTCGTGAACGAAAGAACCGCCTTCGTGTTCGATTCTCCCGTCTTTTTCCTTGCGGAATCTGTCAATAGGCATAGAGGTATATCTCCTTTCTTCTCTGTTAAGACAGAGGTTCTTCTTCTGTTAAGTCGACGCCTGTGGTGTCGACAACATTGTCAGCTTTAGGCTTCGCCGCGTTGAGGATACCCGATACGAGTTTCTTCTCGGAGTCGGCAAGAACCTGTACGGCGGCAGCACGCTGACGGCGTCCTTCTTCTTCGATGGACATAACGTCGGATACAGCGGCGATGACTTCGTTGTAAACGAAGTCGATGGTTTCTGTGTCGATAGAGCTTCTCTGGGAAGCTTTAGCGGATTCGACAACCGCTGTATGGAACTGCTTGGCTCCTTCACGAAGCATTTTGTTGGTCATTTCGTCAACGGCGTTGGCTGCTTCGGCGGCCTTGATGGTATGCTCCTGCGCAATGGACTGCGCGAGCTGATTGCGCCATAACGGCAGCATATCCATAATGGATGTCTGAAGCTTGCGCGTAAGAGCGGTGTCCATACGTTGAACGGACTTGATACGCGGCGCCGACTGTAAGCATACGGCGCGCGTGCGACGGAGAGCGTCAATCTGCTTGTCGAATTCATCGATTTGAGCAGAGAAGTCGTCAGCCTTGACAGCGTCTTCGGGACGACCGGAGCTCCTTGCGGCCGAGTACATCTCGGTGAGGTCTGCCTTCGCCTTTTCGATGGCGATTTCGCCCGCTTTGATGTATAAGGTAAGCCCTTTGTAGATTTCCCAGTTCTCATCATAAAGGTCATCAAGCATGTTGATGTCCTTCTGGAGAATGAGCTTGTGGCCTTCGAGCTGTTTCTCGATACGTTCCAGCGTATGTTCTACGCTCTCGTTTTTGGTGCGAAATACGGTGACCTCACCCTTGACTTTCTTGAGAAATTTCTCAAGGATGCCGGAAGCTTTTTCGTCACTCTTGTTGGTGCCGTTCATAACAGCGACCATTTCGACCAGAAGGTCGGAAACGGCTCCTGTATCCTTCGTTTTGACGTTAGCCAACGTCTTGGAGGACACGGCAGCAGACTGTTTACGGACGGTAGAGCCATAATTCGTGGTTATCTCGGTCTTGTGCAGGTCAATCTTATTGGCAAAAGCTTCTACTTTTGCCTGCTCCTCGGGGGTGAGGTCTTCGACCTTAGCAAGAAGAGCGGTTTCGTTCGCTTCGGAAGAAGCTGTTGCCGCAGGCGTTTCATCTGCGGTATCGAGCACTAAATCAATAGCCATAATTACATGTTTCCTTTCTGTTTTTAATATGTGTATTCCACTGACGCATTATCGCCGAGGAATTCTTTTATCGTAGTGTTGATGATTCCGTCGAGAGACATATATTTCATGTTATCGCGTGTTGCGATAATGGTTGAGCCGCTGATATAGCGGAGTTTTTCATGGCCGGATTCGATATAGACGAAGGCATCATCGGGATGGAGAAGCTTTTGAAGCTTCGAGATAAAGCCGTTTTCGGCGTCGAGGTCAGCGATATCGTCCCATCTTTCATAGATACACTTTCCGTTTTCATCATAGAGTTCGTCAAAATCGGAATCTATTTTAGCAAGCTCCTCGGGCGTCAGCGGTAATAAATCATACGCTGCTTTCGCGCCATACGGGGTGCCTTTGCGGTATCGAATCTTATAGACGGGTTTGTTTTCTTTCAAATGTTTTATGATTTCGTCGTTTTGGCTCGGCGGTGCGGAATATTGTGCCGGTTGGAAACCGCCAAACCCGTGATATAATCCGTTAGGTTTTTCTTCGGAGAAGAATTCGTCCACTCCGACAAGACCTTTGCATAGCTTTTCATAAGCGTCTTCGTCTGTCACACGGAAATAACTTGTTCTGTGCGCGGATACATAGTCTGCCATATTTGTTCTCCTTTGATTTTACTATTTTTATGCTGTGCTTGTCAAGAGGTTTCGTTATTTGATTCTAAAGAAACGCGCCCTCGGTATCGAGGGCGTTGTTTTTATTTCTTTTTCTTTTTCCAGAAGTAGAACCCGACGCCGCCGCTGACGAGTACAACCACACAGGGAATTATCCATACGAGAGGGGATGTTTTCATTCCGTTTTGCGCTTCAGTTGGTGTGGATACATGCTCTGTGGCAGTTGTCGCAATAGTTGTTACGGCAGATGTTTCATTTGTTGTCTCGTTTTTTGTGGGCGTTGTTTCTTTTATTGCGCTTTCTTTTTCGGAAGCTTCTGTTTTGTCTTCCGCTTTTGATGATGAGCTGCTTGTGTTTTCATTCGGCTTGTCATCATTGTTATCATTAGTTGTGTTTTCGTTTGTCTTATTTTCGGGATGGACTTCGTAGCTTTCGTTGTTTGTATTCTTGTAGTTTTTCTTACGCTCTTCGATGTTTCCTACGGTGCCTTTTATGCTCGTATCAGCGTCAGCACTGTCACCTGTCGGTGAGTTAACGAAGGTTCCCTGTTTTTGTTCTGTTTTGGTTTCAAGCTCAGGATTGCCGTTTTCAATAACCGGTGTTCCGTTTACGGAAACGTCGCATTTGAAGGTATATTTTTCGATTTGTTTTTTACCGGCGTTAAAGACGTTTTCGTCATACAGATAGCGAATGAAGTATCGAATGTTTGTTGTTGTATCTTTTTTTGCGGTGAAGTTGACTGTAAGCATATTTCTTTCTTTGCTGAAGTCAACACCCCTGATAATACTCCAGTTACCTATGATTTCATTATCTGCTTCTGTGTTAACGAGGCATTCCCAGTCGTCTTCATTCGTGCTGTTGGTGAAGTCAGCGAACGAATCGATGCTCATTGCGGATTTGTCGTAATATACTGAGAAGTCACAGCCTAAGACAGGTTTTTCAATGTCTCCGAGCTTGAGCGTATATTTGACTTTATCGCCTTCGTTTAATTTGAGTTCCGTGACGCCCTTTTTTTCGGCGTTTGCCGTTATTGTTGCGAACGAAGCAATCAACGTCAACGCGCACAGGATTGATATGAATCTTTTCATAGTGAAACCTCTTTTTTTCTTTTTTGTTGTTTTGATTTTATCACACAAGTCATATTGCAGTCAACGATTTGCTTTCATATTAACAAAAAGTTTAATTTTTGAAGTCGATGAATTTGAACGGATGTTTGTTGATGTTATCCGCAAGGTCCTGCATTGTCATATTTGTGTTTTGTGACCACTTTGACAACACGTTCATCAGGTCGTTGACAACGTAGGATAGCATTTTTGCGGCTTCTTTTTCGTCAGGCACATTTCTTCTTATGAATTGTACCAGACCGACTAAGGTGACGCCGACGGCTCTTTCAGGTGAGTCGCTCAATGTTCGGAATTCGATATTTCCGTCGAATGATACGCATTGAAGGGCGGCGTCGATTTTTGTTCCGTTGTTTTCATAGTTTCTGACATCATTTGCGAATCGCTTCATGATGTCGCTTGCGTTGTGTGAGATGTTGTTAGCGTCATTGCCGCTGTTATAGGTTGTTTCCCCCATGTGTGGTTTTCTCCTTTTAGGGTTCTATTTTTGTAAAGGCTTCGACAAATTTCGGCATTTGTTCTACAAACGAATCGAGCAAATCATCGATTTGTGTCAATGCTTTGCATTTGTCGTCAAGTGTTTGTTTTGCGGACAGTGTGTTATAGTTGACGGAAAATATGTTTTCGGGCGTGAGCCGGAAAGTGACAATGTCTTCTGTGTCATTCATCGCGGTGACAGTTCTTTTTACGAAGTCAAAACGCAGAGCGCTGATATCATGAGCGTCTGTATTGTTTTCTTTTGTCAGAATAATCGGTATCGAGGAACTGTCATCAGGGCGTCGCCCGTCGAATCTTATGCTGCATTTTGCGGCGGTGTTCGTGTGTCTGAGTGTTTGGAATGCTTTCCATTTTTCAGGCGTTGTTTCTGTCAAAGCTTTATTGATGTGCTCCATAGCGCTGACGAGTCCGCTGTATTTGTTGAACGCTTTGTCGATTTTGCCGCAAACCTTGTTTTCGTATTTAAGACGCGTATCTTCTTTTTCTTCGATATCGTTTTTGATGTCTGTGATTTTCTTATCAAGAAGAATTTCCAGTTTTGCGATTTCGTCGTACGGGCTGACCGGTTTTGGTTTCTCTTCGTATCCGAACAAGATGCCATCTTCGTTGAGGTCTGATAAAATAACATCGCTCGTTCTGTAAGTGTCAATGTTTTCTTTTGACATATTATTATAGAATCGAATAACAGCGTCTTTTTCGGCAAGCCATAATCCGTATCGGATACTTTTGCCGGTAACGTATCTGATGAGGCTCATGACGGAATCTATAAATTCCTTTTTTGCGGTATTTTTTCCGATATCATCAGCTACCCTTTCGAGTGATTCTACGCTTTCAGGATCGCTGTCGCCGCTCATTTCGCGCATTGTTTGCAGTGTGTTGAGAAATCCGCTTTGGAGATTATATTTTTCGAAATCATAATGTTTCAGCATATAATCGAAAATATCGGTGTTGCCGAGCTCGAATACTTCGTATTCGATAATGGCTCTTAAGTCGCGCTCACCGCTTCCGTAAGCATTTTCGGTTCGATATAAATATTTCGGAATTTTGTTGCGGTGATGACCGTTTTGTGTGTCAATCATGTGTTTGATTCCTCACTTTTTGCGTAGATTGTTTTCGGTCGAGGTTTCGCTACGTCTTTTTCAATGGATACTTGAGTAAAATGCTGTTTGCATGTTTTTATCAATCTTTGAAAACCATTGTCAAGATGCGGCGCCGACCACATGTCAGAACGACATAAGAATATCGTGTCGAACGTTATTGTTTTTATGGCGTCGAGTGTGTCGTAGTAAACGTCGGTTGGTTTTTTTGATAGTGTATCGTCGATGGGGCAAAGCTCTTTACTTGCTTTTCTTCCGAACCATATGATGTCATCAACGTACCCTTCTTCTTTCGCGAATAATAGCCAGTTACCACAGTCGACTTTTTCGTGGAACGGCTCTTCATTAAAGAGGTCATGGTGCATATCAACGTGATATACATCGACAGGTTTGTTTAGCTCATCAGACAGTTGCATAACTGTTTGGTAGGCGAATACATGGCTGTTTTTGATGGTGACAGGCGTGTCGGGTTTTTGTTCTTGCAAGATAGAGATGAGCTCTTTGAGCAAGGACTTGTTTAAGGTGATGTCACGGAGCGCAGGTGTCGTTTGGTATCTGGCTCTCCATATGAGGTTTCTCAGATTTATATTTGCGAAATCATGTCCGTCAGGATAAAGCACTGCTTGCTCTGCCGCATTTGCGTTTTGGAAGAAGTCGTAGTCGATGGACAAAACTTTACCTTTTCTTTTGTTGAGGCGAGACGTATTTTGTGTGTTTGCTTTGTTGACTGAAGTCATGTTTCTTTTCCCTTTTTCTTTTTTGATTGTCTAACGCTGTTATTTAACGCGTGAAATAACTAATGCGACTTTTTCCGACGTCTGTATCGGTTTTCGCATTTATGAGATATTGCTGTATCAGCGTTGCGTCTAATAGGTTGACGGTATTGTCGCTGTTTACATCAGCGAGATAATCGGCAATCATATCGTTTTGCGTGATATGTTTTCGAATCGCTGTTACATCGGTGATATCGACGATATTGTCATTGTTGGCGTCCCCTGAATAGAATTCACTTTCGTCTACGATGACGTTGAACTGTATTTCGGCGCCTGTTACGGACACCTTTAGTGTTGTTCGCCCTTTTGCTTTTCCGTAGAAACCGAGTTTTTCGGAGTGGGGGTAATAATAGATGTCTGTGACATTTTCATCTTCAGACTCCCATTTCAGTTGCGGCGGTTCAGTCGCGAATAGTGTTTTCGCTGTGACGTTGAAGTCTGCGCCGTGTCCGGGCTGAAGCAGAATGGTTGTATTTGGTGTGCTCAATTCTGTTACGGAAAACAGATGAATGTGATGATTGATTGGTGCGTCTTTTCCGTTTTTGGTGATGCCTGTGATATGGATATCGATTTCATCAGGCTGCGTAAAGTCGTCAACTTTGAATATGATGCATTTTGGCATACAATAGTTTTCGTTGTTGACATAAAACGGAAGCTCGCTTGCGTTATCTATATGCCATGTTTTATTTTGTGTTTTTGATGTGACTGTGATTTTTACGTCTGTATCATGCGGTTTGTCATACTCTTTGTTGAGGGTGAAGGTGAATACCGACCCCGAAAACATTTCAACGGGTGTGTTTTCGGCAGGCCACGCGATATAATCATTTGTGATTTCGATATTTTTCGTATTGTCTGACGCATACATTGTTCCGTATGCACCTACGCTGCCAAATCCTGTATATTGCATATTGGGATTGAGTACCCATCGTCGATGTCCCATTTTTGGGATATTGTGTTCATTTGAATCATCCATCCAACCGTTGACCATCGCATGCGGTAAGCTGCCGTGGTTTTGAGCGAGGTTGGAATTGGCACACGCGTTGCGTCCTATTTCATACATTTCGTCGCTCATTCCTTCCGGTTTGTTCGGATGGTGTGTCATTTCATCGACAGCGGCGTTTAGCAGTGCTCCTGTTTGCGCGGCTTCGATGTATTCTTCCTTCAGCTGAATGTCGTAAGGAAGACCTGCGACGTAGCGATAGAGGTTGAGGATATTCAATGACGCCTGTTGGGTGTCATTTGTTAATCTCCCTGCCACATATCCATCTTCGCTAATGTTGTAGTTTTCCTCAAACGCATCCTTTTTGCTGAAATCAATATTCAGTTCTTTTGCTTTGGCGATGATTTCGTTTTCCGTATGATGTTCAAGGGAAACGGGTTGCGGCAAACTGTCGATTGTCATTTTGATACCGATACCAAACAAAGTTCCGCCTGTCAGTATTGTCAAAACGGCAATGATTGTTGCGATTCGTTTATATGACATGTTAATCCTCTATCGGTTGCAGAATAGCCCACGTATAGGCGTCATCTGTTCTGATGGTTTGTGTTTCTGTAGATACGACGCTGTATCGTTTGTCATCGCAGGTGATGATGCTTTGTGTTGTGATGGGTACGTTGGCGTTTCCGATATAAAGCTTGAGCTTACGTGCTTCTTCGTTTTCGAAAAGTCGTTTTTCTATATTTGATGTGTACAGCGCGTGTCTTCTTTTTAAGGGATTGATGAATGCTTTTGTTTTTATAACGGTGTCGTTTTTCACTTCGACTGTTGTGCCGAATTTTTTGAGTGTTTGCTCAATATACATTTTTTTACTTTATTCCTTTTTTACGTCCTTTTTGTTGTAACAAAAGGTTATTTTGTTATTTGAAGGGCGGATAGTGGTACTTTTTGTCGTCCTCTATGATATGGATGATTTCCATATCAATGTCTTCTGCCGCGCCGAAGTCGGCATCCTGATAAGCAAGTATTGCTTTTTTCTCAGCTTCGGCAAGAGATTCAGCGCTAACGAGGACATGGAAACGTCCTTCGATACGACAGGATACATCATACTCTTTTATCTGGTTTGTTGTGTCAGGGTTTGTGTTTTTCGTCATTTTGTCGGCTCCTTTTTAGATAAGCAGGTCTTCGAAAAGAGTGTCGATTTCCGTTTCACGCAGACCTGTCGCTTTCAGTTTTTCGCGCAACGACATTGTGTCGGTTGTTTTTTCGATATCGTGTTCGATATATTTTCTGAAAGCGTATAATATTTTTTCGCACGAAATTGTATTTTCGGTCTTGAATGTGTTATCTTCTTTATCGAAATATAGTTTCGTAGCCGCGTTGTTTTCGATGAATATGTTTGTTTTTCCCATAACGATTGTTTCTGAGAGTCCATTGAGGATTTCGCAGACTTCCGATGTGTCGCGACTTGTTTCGATGACAACGGTGACGCATAATTTGTCGCCGCGTTTCCGTAAGACCATCGCGCTTTCGTTTATGTTTATTTTATTCAAACAGCGCTCCATGACAAATAACGTCAGTACTGCATTGACGTTTATTTTTTGTCCTTCTGGTATTGTAATGAGTTTATCGTTACAAAGGTCATTTACTGTCAGACCAAAACCGTAGGCTTTCTTGAGATGCGCTCTTATGTCACACCATTTTTGATTGTCAATATCGTTTTGTCGTTTGTCGCCGAGTATTGCGCTTTTGATCTTTAATTTCAATGTGAATGTTGTCACGATAACTCTCCTTTACGGAACGTAATTCCAAATCAGCTCGTCTAAGCTCGCGTCGATACTATCTCTGATTTCGGTGTTCTTGTTGTCGGTCATTCCGGCGTTGGTGAACGCTTTTCGAACGAAGGTGTGCATATTGCTCAGTGCGTTCTCACCTTTTTCTGTGAGATATGTGCTGATTTCTTCGTTCACGATTTCAGAATACACGGTTCTCGGTTCATTTGAGAACATTTCATCGCTCTCGTCATCGCTGAAGCAACGCAGAAGCTCATCGATATTGAGGCGGTCCGTATCGATTTCTGTCTGGTCGACAGGGAGTAATGTTGCGAGCAATTCGTTTATCGTTTCTCTGGACGCGCCCGCTGTTGCCAAAACGTTGAGCAACAAGGCGCTTTCTGTATTATTGAACTCCCAATCGCAGATTGTGTGGTTCGCAAGGCTTTCAGCAATACAGCCGCGAGGTTCAATTCCGTGCAAACGCAGGTAGATGACGTCGATGGTTTTGTCGACAATGCTGCAGCACATGTCATAGATATCGTCCGTGTGAACGGACGGTCTTTGTCTGTTTTCATTTGACATAACAGACAAGATATCCGTCATCAGTCTGTCGGCGTCTTTCATAATAACCGTTGACCATTTGTCAGCGGTTCGCTCGTCATGCTCTAAGCGATTGATGAATTCCTTTTCCTCATGTGGGTTGGTTCCGTATACAGGAAAGTTGTTTTCTAAAAGATTGTCGATGAGCTTGAATCGAACGGAAGGTTCATCGTCAACGTATATTTGTACATATCCTCCGACATCTTCTCTCTCGACGGAACCGTCGGGCATCTCGGAGAGGATTTCGTTGAGGAGGCTGTTATATGCAATACCGGATGAAATCGGTACATAGATTGTTTTTCTGTTCATTGTTGTGTTCCTTTTTTGTTGAATTAGGTTTTGTTTATTTGAGTATCCATATGCGGATAACTTCATCGTTTTCGTTGTCGAAAAACGAATGATATGTTTCTCGGTCAAGGTATAAATAATGTCCAAGAACACAAACGATAGCCTGTCCGTCAAGATGGAGCTCTTTCAGCTTCGGTCGATTACCTCTACGGTATTCGATTGATTTTTTGACAGAGAGGTTTTTCCGAATTAGTCTGTTAGCAGCATCCAGACGTGTATAGCCTGTTGGGTTTATACTGTCCGGTATGATTTCGATTTGTGATAACGGTTTAACCGTCCCGATAGCGGCGAGAATACACGGAATCCTGTCGCAAGCAGCGGGCGGATTTTTTCTCAGCATGTTATTATGCTCCTTTATCTGAGTTTTTCTTTGAAAGCGTCGATGAATCTGTCCCAATGTGTCGACCAGTCTAAAAGCCCGCATTTCCACATAGTGAACCATCTGGCGCTGTAGGGCTTTTTCAGGTTTACGGTGTAGCTGTATTGGGATGATTGTTCGTCAGTGAATTGAATTACATCGATAACAGCGAAGTCTGTATTCGGCCATGTATTGTCAACTCGTGTGTCGTAGCCTTTGGCGCGTAATGTAAACCCTTCTTTTGTAACGGTTATCAGTTGTGAAAACTGGTGAGGGAAAGCGTTGAATATGAATTCGATGTCTCCGTTGTTTTTGAAACTGATTTCAGCAAAAGGGTCTCTGATATTAGCGTAAAAGGTGTCGCAGGTATTAAGAAGGTATTCTTTATGTTCTGTGATACAGTCGAATACTTCGCGATGCAATCTAATCATATCGTCTGCGATGGATACGATATTGTTGATTTCACAGTTGATGGTTTGTTGTTCCGGTGATGTTTTTTGTTGGGTTGCCTTTTTCGCTAACACAGTGATGAATTCTTGGTCTTTTTCTTCGGTTTTGTTTAACGGCATTTTTTACCTCATTTTTCTGTTTTGTCGTGCGTGTTTTCCGAGGTTATCAGTATAACGAGAAATTTCCGCGTCTGTCAACGTTCCTTCATAAAATGCTTTTTTGAAGATTTGTTTACGTTTGTCGTCGACGCCTGTTTTGAATACACGATAAGTCGCGCGATAATGTGTGTTTCCGTCGTCAATCAGTCCGATTAGGTTTTGGTGACGATTGGCGCCCCATGTGATGGTGCGGTGTTCCTCACATTTAGCGACATCGGTTCCGATAATGGGGTGAAGTACCGTCTCAATGTTTCTGGACGGTAGTTCATGATAGCTTGTCGTTTCATTTCCGTTTTCGTCTACGACGGTGAGGAAACATATTATATCGTTATCTGCGACAGGCATTTCTTTTCTGATTTCGCTTAACTTTGTATACAATACGATATCAGAATAACGTTGAAACTCGATTTCGCTTGCGTCGGGGCGCTTTTCGTCGAATCCCTTTTTGTTTACGATTTTTTGGATGTATTTTGGGAACTTTTTTGCGTTATTTGACCATAAGAGATAGCTGATTTGCTCTACTCTTGGCGTTTTGTTGTTTTGTCCGGGCATGATTGCGCGGTCTCCTTTTCAAATTAAGATATCACGCATATATTGACTCAGGTTTTCCGTATATACGGAAATATCGTAGTTTGTTACACGTCCGCTTTTAACTTTGTTTTCAAAGTTCTTTATCTGTCTGTCAGATAACAGGGGCTTGTATGCGCGATAGAGTTGATGGACGGTGATTCCTTTGTTTTTGATGACAGCAACGAGGTTTTTGTATTCGTCAATGCCAAATGTGATTTCGTCGTTATGTTTAAAATCATTAAGCGAGAAACAGTTGCGAATCGCATTGTTTCTGATTTCTTTGATTCCGATGAATCGACCGTTATGGTCATTGATGATTCCGATACAAACGATTTCGTTACACGCATATCCTGCGTTGTCTGTGATGAATCGCATAGCGTCATTCAGCATATCACTTTGAATTTGATTGAATGTGACGCTGTCAGCTGCAGCCTCGGGACAACAGTCGATGACGTCCTTATGAGATACGACATGTCGTATCTCATTGGCGTCATTTGACCACAGAATGCGTTTTGTCGGTAAATGTATCGTGATACCTTTGAGGGATACGCGGTTTGTTTTGTTACTCATTGTTTACGTCCTTTTCCTGTGCAAAATGCTTCGGTGCGTTGTTGTCGTTTGTGTCCGGGAGTTCTTCGAGTGTTTCATCCACGGACTCGTCATCATTTTCGTCTGTCTTGTTGTCGTATTTGTCTATGATTTCAGACGGTACATCATCCTCTAAGGAATACGCGTTACGCAATTTGATATAAGAGAGCAGATGTCCGTCTTCCGTATTTATAAATACGGGATTTTCCTTAATCAAGATGTTTGTATCTGAGCGCATGTGACGATGAATCGTCAGTTCGATGTCAACTTTTTCCGCCTCAGGCAAATTGTCGAAATGACAGTTTGCCATGATATATTCCTTTACGTTTGCGTCTTTCGGTATGTTTTCGAGGAATTCCGTAAAGTCGAGATCGCAGCAGACGATTTTGTCATCCTTTTTGATGAAGTAGGCAGGAAATAGTACGGTGTTGAGCCATGCAAGGTGGTGAATTTGGCAGAGTAACAGCATGTTTAAGATATTCTCAACCGTTACGTATTTGTCCTCCATCTGAGAGGCGATATAGCAGGCAACGGCGTAAATACCATAGGGTTCGTTGTTGTCGATAATCGGACGGTTGGGTTTTCTGTAGTGAGGGTCGTCGTTTTCGTTTTGTCTGTGAGAGGCGGTGAGCAGACACATGATAGCGATGCCGATACATCCACCGAAAATAAGGCAAAGAATGGGTAATAATACTGACATAAGTAATCGTTCTCCTTTTTTCTGCCGAAGCAGAGATTATTTTGTGATATTTTGTATTATAGGCTGTGTGTTATATCTTTTTTATGAATTTTGTGTATACCGCGTACGTTCCTGTGGAAATGAGAGCTTTGTCTTTGTGGTCAAGCTGTTTGGTGACACGGATTTTGGATGTTTCGTTATGTGTGTGTTGCAGGAATACTCCTTCTACTTCGACAAATATAAGAGGTTTTCCTATTTTGTGTCTTACGGGTATGATTGCTGTTATGGCGTCGCCTTCTTTTAGTGTTTCGGTCATTTGTTGTCGTCTCCTTTGTCAGGTTCGGTTATGGGTATTACGTAACTGTAGCCATCAAAGCGTACCTGTTCTATGAGTTTGCCGCCGATTTCTTTTTGAGCTTTGATTGTTTCGGTGTATTCTTCGATTTGTGCCTCTGACGGTACAAAGGGAAGTGTCATTTCGACTTTGATGTCAAATGCGTCGGGGATAATGATGTGGTCCCGAGACAAGAGCTCAGTCACATTATTCAATGTGATATCGCTGACTGACAGCTTGAAAATGAGCTCCATTTTGTAGAATTGTGTGCTGTAAGCGTATAAGACGCAGGACTCTTTTCGTTCATCTATGTCGGGGCAATCACGGAACGCAAGCGGTGAACGTTTGTCAAAATCATCATCTGTTTGTATATCAGCATATACGCTCATGATGTCAAAGTCGGGGTTTGTGTGCAGCAAGTGAGCGCTCCATTCTGACGCGCTGTCACAATTACTGTGAGGTTCGTCATACATATAGAAACGCTTCGTTGCGGGGTTGTATTTTAACTTTGTTTGATTTCGTATTACGTATATGCAGTTACCGTTGAGGTTGTCTTTTTTATATAAAGGTGAGTGCATGTTGTGTCCTCCTGTTTAACTCATGAGAATTTCGGGGATTTTGATATGAACGTCGAATTTGGTGATGGCTTCCCATATTGTGTTCTTCTGAGCGCTTGTGATTCTGTTGTCGTCAGGGAACCTGATACTTTTTCCTGTTCCCCATACGTCACGGAGAGCGCACCAATGATATTTGTTGATTAATATATCGAGCGCTCTGGTGAGAAGATAAATATTGCTTTCGTTTTCGGGAAATTTTTCAGGAGAGCCTACGATGATTTTGTACGCGAGCGTTTCATGCTCCGCAAACTCGCAGCTGTAGAAATTCCCCATGGTATCTACAAGACCAATCCACGACTTTAAGCCGCTCGGCTTGACGGGTTTACCGATGGGCTTGTCTACAGCGCGGTCTTCAACAGGCTGTGCGTTGATATCATTCGGCGAGATGCGCGTTGCCGCAAGATATCTCATGTTTCTTTCGTGGAACTCAGGTCTTTCTTTTGTATACTCGTAAATACCTTCCCAGAATTCAGGTGTTCCCGGTCGTGTGTCTTTTTCCTCGCAGACGTCGATGATGAGTTTGGGATTTTCCCATAACCAAAGTCCGCAGCGGGATGGTTTATCGATGCCCGACAAAGGCATATCATACATGGGTTCTTCCGTTATGCCGTTGGCGTGATAACAAAAGTAATCTTGTAAGGTTTCTTTTGTGTTATAATCGTTTCTGTAACGTGTAAGACCTTCCGTTAAGGCGCGTATGGACTTTGATGTTGCGTATGGGTCTACGTAAATAATCGGATTGCTTTCAATGCAGCGTTCCGTTTCGTAGATTTTGTTCTTGCGTGTCAGCTCTTTGATTTTCAGTTGGAGCGGACGGATGTTTTCGCCGTCGTCTTCGACAGTGAGTTCATTGACGCCTGTTATTTTCTTACGACCTTCAATAATATCTCGCGCAAGACGTTTTCTGTCTTCGAGCGTTACGTTCGGGTTGACGAGACAATTGATTAGGAGTTCTTCGCAGACTTCATACGGTTTGTTTTCTGACCAAAACCAGTTACGTGCTGTTTCGGTTATAAACTCGCCGGAAATTGACCAATGCAATGTTGTTGTCGGCATGATTTATCCTTTCTTTGTTGGAATTAAAGGAGTTCCCTTAATTTTAGTTCATGTAGTATTCTTGGAGAACGTAAATCCCTTAACGCCTCATCATGTATGTATTTTGCGCGCTGTAGTGTAACATGGAGTTCTTTTCCTATTTGGTTGAATGTTTTGGGTTTGTTTTCGTTTAAGCCATAGTAAGCATTTATGACTCTTTGTTTTCTCGGCGTCAATAGGGAAACTGCGTGTTTTATTGTTTCGCGCCTTACTTTTTCAGTAATTTGTTTTTCAATATCGTGTACGTTTTGTTCTTGTTTCTCGCGCAATATTGTTTTGGCGTTAACGAGAACAGTATTTCGCTTACATATATATTGTTTTCTGAAAAGTATAATGTAGGTTTGTCTCAGCCTTTGTTTTATCAACAGTCGTCTATAATATCGTTTCATATATGCGTTTGTTTTTGTTACGGCATATAGATATTGAACATATAGATTTTGTTGCATATCTTCATCGTTGATATGTCTTTCTTGGATGAAGTTTTCGATGATATCGATATTGGTTATCGCGTAAGTTCTATCCTCTTCGTCTAATCTTAAGAAATTAGGTAAAGGTGCGATATTGTCGATTTGTTTTTGTTTGCATGTTACCGGTGTGTTTGATTTTGTTTGTTCAATGGCTTTTTCTATCGGTCGTGTTTCAGCGAGATGCATAACGGTCTTATAGTCTTTATAGAACGTTTTGCATATTTCACTTACGCTTCCGTAAAAGCCTTTGTAGGACAACATGGGTTATTTCTTTTCCTTTCTTCCGTGGAGTGGTTGTCCCACGGAACGTCGTTAAAAAAAAAATAATTTTGTTTAATTTTCTAAGAATTCAACTCTCCTGAATATCAGCCGTGAGTGTAGCCTCACAGCTGATATTCTGTATTTTATAATTTATAAGCACTGAGTTCTTTTTCGAACTGGTTTACGGCATTTTGTAGGCATTCTGTCCATGACATTGCAATATCGCCGAAATCAGCGTTTTCGCGGTTTGCCGTGTAGGCATTGAGAATGTCGTCAAGCAATGTGACGTCTTTGTTTAGTCTTTCGATGTCGTATATCGATTCACGCTCTTTGAAGTAGTTGGTGACGTCTTCTTTATAGTAGAGCTTGTTTGACAGTCTTTCAACAACATTGACGCCTTCTTTGGAGAGGGTGATTGTATGACCGTTTTGGTTGATAAAAATCGTATGATTGCTATCAATCGAGATTTCGGTCGGCGTGGGTGTCCCTGTCGTATCATATACGATGGTGGTGTATTCGATTAATTGATAATCAAATGATTTCACGATGTTATTATATTCTTTTGCGAGATGATTGGCAAGGCTGTCTTTTTCAAGAACTTTATCGTCGCCGATGATAACATCGTCAGGCACGCCTAATATTTTGACGGTTTCGGGCATATTGTTGCCGTGCAGTTTCCATTTGATGTTAGTGCATATGATTTTCATTTTTTTCTCCTTTAATCAAGGTCAGTCAATGATTTCCGGTTTGAAGCCTTTTATACAATAACCGTATTTGTCAGAAAGGTAGTTGACGATTGTATCGTTTCCGTATTTGACGTCATCGAGCATATCCTGTGTAGGGTTGACGATGGTTACACTGTCAGGAAGACTGTCGATATTGGTATCGTCGTCTTCGATGTCCCATATGATGTTTTTGCAAAGGATTTTTGCATTTTGTTTCTTTTCGAGTTGTTCGGTGAGATCGGCAACTCCGTCGATGAGCTCTTCGATTGCGTCATCCCAACTATCGGTTTCGCAAATCCATTCAGGATTGTAGAAGCGTCCTTTTGAATCGAGGACTTCGATTTCCCACCAGTTATTGTTGATAATGACAAGCTCATAGGGCCTCGCTTCGATTTGTCCCGTGAGCGGATTTTCCACGGGAATGTGTAAGGTGCCGCCTTCTTGTAATGACCGTAATGTTGTGTCATTATCGATATGAGGGGACATGATATCGAAGAATTCACCTCTGTTATCTGTATCACTGACACGTTCATAGATATCTGTATCAGCTGTTTCCCCTATACTTGATAAATTGGCGACGACATTTCCTTCCGCGTTGAGTATGAAAGAATAGCCCTTGTAATTTACACGGGCGACTTCTCCGCCATACCAGAGAACATCGCGTCTGTTGGTGTGAAGCTTTTCGGGGTTGTTGATTTTCAGTTCGGCTCCGATGTTTTTGGCTTTTTCGTAAAGTTTGTTTAAGACTTCGTTTTTGTCAAAAGTATTATTCATATTAAACGTCCTTTTTATTGACTTCTTTTTATTTTTATGTTATCTTTTTTATTATGCGTGGATTGTGAAAGAGAGGTGTGTTTTGTTATGTATAATTCTGCGTCAAATCGACGTCAGCCTGATTCCCATGACCAGACTGAGCGTCGAAATGAGAAAATAGCCTTGATGTACCGTACAGGTCGCATTGTCAGTAATCAAGGTAAATCAGCAAAGAAGCCTTTGGTTCTTCTTCACTGATTTTGTTAGCCGGAGACAGCTTTTCAAAGCGTCTTCGGTTTTTTTTTTAGTTGAGGCTTTTGCCTGTTAATACGGCAATCTTTTCTTCTACAGGGTAGAGGTGATTGTCGTCTGTTGTCAATGCGTTTGCTACTTTTGTTTCTTCTGTCAACAGCAAACGCTGCAACGCTTTCACGGCGTCTTCTGCTTTTAACGCGCATATTGTAAAAGTGTTGTTTTTCTTGTTGAATACAACACGTTGCATGTTGTTGCTATCAATCACGATATCAGACCATCCGCCACAAGCAAATTTGTGAAACGGTCCGATGCGCTTATATATCTCATATATTGTCAATTGTTTATTGACGTCGAACGCTACAGCATAGTGTCCGATTGTGCTTGTATTGATATACATAGGTGATATATGGACTTTTTGGTCTGTGTCATATACGTAGCCGAAGATGAAACGGGCAAAAATGATGAAATCTATGATGGTGCTGCGTGGAATGTTTGGATACATAGAACCAATAGAATCAGCTTCGGTTTCTATGGCTTTTCTCGTGTATGATTGTAAGTCATATATATTTTGTTTGACTATACCGAGCGAGTTGAATTTGTCAATGCTTGTTTTTACAAGTTCGTGGAACTCTTTTCGTTCAGCAGCGTCGAACAGTTTAAACTCAATCAGCATGGCTGTTCCTTTCATTTTGCAGGATTCGTTCGATAGTTGAGCTTAAAAGCAGGATATAACACCCATCGGGTGTATTTTCGTTGACGGCGTTGACATTGATGAGCGTAGGAGCTTTTCCGTTATCATATTCGCAGTAGGTTTTGAGCATTTCTTCAGCAGTACATTCACTGATGTACTGTTTATAGTCACTACTCTCTTCATTTTCGTATCCGTAAATGTCGGGGAGTACTGTTCTGATAGGAACCTCAAAGAAGCTGTATTCTACGAAACGGTAAGGTTTGTCACCGTCTTCATCGGTACGATAACCGTAGCCGAGGAATTTGATATATTTGACACCGTTTTCGGTTGATAAACGGATGATGCTTTTTTCTGTGATTGTCTCAATGTCGAGAGCGGATGCGGGGATATTTGAGATGTCGTTTTGGTTGTCAGTGTTCGGTGATGTTTTCATTTCTTCCTCCGTTAGTCTGTCAGTTCGATATATACATGCTCGATTTTAACGACGTCAGGCGGAAAGCCGTGTTCTTTCAGATATCGCCCGATTTTGTCTGTCCAGCATTTGTGAGCGACGTTGGCCATTGTGTCGCTCGTATCGTATGAGTTGCTTGAGAACCATTGCGTTGCGCTCGGCTCTTTTCTCATTCTGTATGTCGTGTAGTATGATTCGTCTTTGAGAATGGTGTTCATGAAATCCTCAAATTGGCGAGATGTCATAGATATGTTTTGCACATGAGTATAGGATACTTTTCTCGGTCGAGGCTTTTTCATTTTCTCTCCTTAGATAAAATGTTTGTATGTCCATTCCGCGAATAATTTGACAATGTATCCGGCAAACGGTGCACCGAGCGGTTTTATCGAATTCGGCTTTATTAATCCACGGTTAAGCTGACATTGATACAAAATTCCATATTTGTCCATTACGAGGAGTTTGTACGGTCTGTGTTTTCCTATGGCAAATCGTTGTATGACAAGGTAGCCTTCAGGGAGACCGTGTGATTGCTCGTACTTCGTGACTTGAATAATCATGGGTGTTTCTGCATTGTTTGAGTTAACGGGACTGTCAAATCCGAGAATGTGATTTTCTCCTATGATAATATCACCGTATTTGGATAGGATTTTCAGTGTGTTTTCGTCAGGATGGAAATTAACACTTTCGCAGTATTTGAGTACGTCAAGCCTGAGTTTTGTACAGCGTGAAATGCTTGTTCCGTATTTTGTTTCACTCAAGATTTAGCCTCCTCTATTTTGATATAATGGTATGATTTTTGTTCGAAATTGCCGAGTGTGTTGAGACGCCGTGATAAACGGCATCTCAACTTATATTTTTAGGTGTTTTGAGCCGGAAAATAGTATTTTTCCTGCGTTTCAGGTCGCTTTGCGACCACATAACAGTCTTTTCCGTTTAGTATGATGATTTCTTTTTTGATATCATGGCTTTTCTCATAGCCTTCATAGATACATTGTTGTTTTTTGCTTATTTTGTGAACCTTTTGGGTTTCTTCATCTATGAGACATTGATATTCGCGTATGGTATCATCATCATAATACGTCAACAGCTTTGCTTTCGTGAGCCCGTTCTTTGCGTCTTCGCACTCATCTTTTCTGGACGTTTTTTCTTTCAGATGTGTCGTTAAACGCAATTCTATGGCATTGATTTTCGGGTTCTCTGTGTCAATGCTGTTTGACCATATGTATAAACTCCAATTGTCGGACGTGTCTATCGCTCTATGGTAATGATATACGAAGTTTTCGTCGGTCATTGTTGTTTCAACTATTCCGATTTTGAGCATGGAGTTATGGTAAGAATAACTGTTCCATTTTGTTTCGGTCAGTGTGTCGGCGGAAACGAGTTGGATGAGTACAACTTCGTCTGAAATTGCTTGTTTGTATGTAACAACATGCCATATACCTTCTTGGAGTCGACAGAGGTATTGGTCTTTGTGGAGATAATCTCGGATTTGATATGTATTCAAGCTTTTGTCTCGTCTTACGGTTTCTGTTGTGTAGACAGGGCGTATATCAACGAGACGCGGTTTGGTCGGACAAAAGCTCAGCAAATCGGACAACGCAATGCATGATTGTGTGATGTCGTTGTTCAGATGTTCGTTTTGTATCAGCACGCGACCTGTTATGTCATAGCGAATCGGCGACGGTATGTAGATGGGTATCTGTTTTGCATTGGAGACGGTTGCCAACATGCGTTTATTTTCGTCATGTCTCTTTTGCATTGCTGCGAGCAAAAACATTGTATCTATCGTAATGATTCTGAACATCTTGTAATCACGCCTTGATTCCCAGTTCCGTATTTCCTGAATATGACGTCGTGCTTCCTCTTTTGAGTAAAAGATTTTTGCCTGTTTTACGCTGATCGGGAAATATTTTCTCAGGACTTCCTTTTTGCTTCGAGGATAATATTTCGCAACAGAATTTACGATAAGCGTATCAGTGTTGAATTGAGCGAATAGCAATATATAGATATTCTCGATATCGTTTTTTATAATGTATTCTTTCGTTTCATCATCTATTTGCAGGCTTTGTTTTACGCTCGATTCCTCTTTGTCGAGAAGCGCTTTTACTCTCTTTATGGTCTTGACCGCACATTGGCGGTTGTATTCATCTTCTTTTCTTACGGTTTCAAGAAAGTCAGCCTTTTCTTTTTGCAGTGCTTCCTGTTTCCTCTTTTCCATATTGAAGATGATTCTGTATTGTTTTTCCGATTCGCTTTTGAGAACGTCGGTGTTGTTGCCATAATCGGTGTTTTGATACAGCGAACGTATTGTTTTTGTCAAGCAGTTTTTTTCATTGTCGTTCAGATTCTCCCAGTTGCGATGGGATGTCGCGTTTAGAAGGTCGTCACAGAAATCAAGCGTCAGAATGTCTTTTTGGATGAGATACAGCGGCGTAGCCATCAAAAGAACAGGAAACGTATCGGCTAATTTTTCAAGATGTGCTTTTGTGCTTCGTATCGGGTATGAGATGATATATTCCCATTCTTCTGTCATTTCTTCCTTTTCGATACGTTTAAGTATTCGTATGAGTTTTATCCATTTTTCGAGAAGATGGTTTCTCATACCTTGGAAGCGCTGTATGATTGCCTTTTGTGTTATTTCATAGTTCGCGTGGTCATTTTGGAACTGCTTTATGATTTCTTTGTATTCTTTCGTGATGAATTTTCCATCGGTGAAAGCGTCCGTTATCATATATTCACACAATGCCATCAGACAACAAAATTGCTGTTCTCTTTTTATGATTTTCGCGAGCTTTACAGATAAAAGCAAGCACCTGTTGTTGGGCTTTGTCATTGTCCTTTTTGGTTTGGTGAATAGGTAGTCTAACAAACGGTCCATTCGAGCCCAATCTCCGGGTCCTTTTTTCTTTTTTCTGATAAACAGCATATCATTTGCTGAAAGGTCGGGTAACATTCACAACACCTTTCTTTTTTGGATTTGACATATTTGTAGCAGCGTTTTTTAGGTTTACACTAATACAACTCTGTCATTTTTTTGGGGATGTCGTGAATGCGGCATCCCCATTGTACAATATTTATTGTCGAGCGTCAAGCCAGTCTGCGTTGGAAATATACATATCCACGGGTTCTCCGGGGATTGTGTTTTTGATACGGTCAATGACCATGTTGCATTTCAGAGCGAGGCTGTAAGCGCCGTTCGCGTCTGTATTGCAGGGAAGAAGGCTTTCTTCATTGTAGTCACGGCTGTCATAGAACCAGTTCGTATCTTCGTTGATAACAGGGGAGATGATATAATCGTCTTCCTGTTCAGTGGACGAAGGAGACGTGTTTCGCAATTGGACAATCAGTTTTAAGATATACAACAGCTTCTTGTAGAAATCAAGCTTGTCGATTTGGATGATGTCATCTTTGATACTGATTGAGGTACTTTTTGCCGAGGCGGGTGCGTAAGGAATGTTGTACTCGTCGAACAGGTCTTTGAGCATCTGTGTCGGATAGACTGTCATCGCGTCTTCCGCGTAGTTCTTGTCGGGATTACGGAAACGACGCAGACGTGTTCCGTATGAGCAGATGTTCCATCTGGTTCTCTTACCGGCTTTTTCCTTATCACGGAAATAGGTGTAGTCTGTGTCGAACTCGAACCAACCCTGTGCTTCGTTGTAGCGGATATCCTTGAACTTCGCGAAGAAATCCTTATATTCGTTTTTCGTTCTGAAACAGGTCTGGAACAAGTCGACAAAGCCTGTTGTCGGGTCGATTTCCGTGATGTTCCACGGATTGAGGAAGAATACAAAGCCGTTTTGTTTCGGTGTCTTGGTACGACTTGCGGGGATATACGTTAACTGGTACGGATTGAGCGTGCCGCCGGGGGCGGTACGAGCGATGTGCAGGTCGATGTCCTTGTTGACATACATGGATAGCTTTTGGATGATTGCGTTCTGGAACTGTGCGTAAACGTTCTTTTCAATCTTCTGTCGGCTGCGCTTCATCTCGATGTCGAGATTTTCCATAACGAGCACGGCGTTGTATTCAAACATCATGTCAGTGATGGTTTTGACTACGTAGGATAAGTATCCTTTCTTGAGGTCTTTGATACACTCAATAGACTTCCAGCTTTTACGAGCCGTGTCACGCTCTTTCTCGCGTGCATGGAGCTTTTTCCAATAGTCTGTTTCTTTGACGGTTTTGTTGGGAAGCTCCGATTTGATGATATTGAACGATTTCTGTTCGAGAATGGTACCATCCTGGTCCATGACAACAGCGTATAAGAGATTTCTCTCTCCTCTGTTGATAGCAAGGATGTTGTATCTATCAGCTTTGCGGATTTCTTCGTTCACCCTGTTGTTGAAATACTTTTCAACAGTTGCGTTGCAGTTGATTTCAAGGGTGATATGGAAGAAGAACTTGTCGAGAGCATATCTTTTGTCTTTGATGATAGGGAACTTGAACTTGTTTTTGAGTTGCTCGTAATGATGTCCTTTTCTCCACTTTTCATCTGTGTAGAAGATGCTTGCCGGACGGAAGTACGCTGTGGCGTTGCCTTTGAGGCGAATATCCTTTGTCTCCAGATTGACGTCGGAGAATAACGCTCTGAACCATAATGTGTGCGGAGAAGGCTTGCCGTGGCTTGCGGGCGAGAAATCCTGATTGTAGATTTGGAAGAAAAAGATATCTCCGTTTTCAACGGCGTCGTCCACGAAGTCACGAGAGACGAAACGGAACGATGTCTGATACGCCTGTTTGGATACGTCGTCGAAGAACTCGTTGAGAGATTCGTATTCGTCGGGGTTCTTGAATTTCCATGAGAAGTAAGGATTACCGTTCTTGTCGTGAATAGGCGGATAGGTGGGCAGGAATTCGTTGACGATGTAGTCAATGAACCGTGTCTCATCGTCATGTGACCATTTGGCCCCGTTCTTTCTGTCTTCGAGAAGCTGACGGATATCATCCGGCGGGTCTTGCGGCAGAATGTTCTTCAGGCTGAAATACTTGATGGGGGACGGAATCTGTTTGTATACCATATATTCGTATCCGTCATTATCGTTGTGGTCGTAGAGCTTATCAATCAGCTTGTTGTTGTCGATAACAGCAAGATAGTAACATCCTTTATCCCTCATGATGATTGTGTGGGATACAGGGAGCTTTGTTACGTCAAAGCCTGAGCCGAAGTTCGACGCGCCGAAATACAGAGACGTCTTTTTGGTGGAGTACGGTTTCTTTGTGATATAATTGCGGACTTTGTTGTATAAAGGCGTCAGTGTGTCGACATAGTTCATCAGCGGTTCGAAATCAGAGTAGAACATAGCATCTCTGTTAGGCTCAGTTCCTTCTCCGAGGAGAGGTGTGAGCATGCGCTGCATATCTTTGAGGCTGTCGAGTACGCGTTTGATGTCTTCGACAAGTTTCGTGTCGCTGCTGATGGATTTTAGAAGCATCAGCGGGTCGAGTCTCATGTCAAGCGTTTTATCAGCAATCATTTGCTGTACGTTTTGGATATGCACACTGATTCGTGTCTTGAATTGCGCAACGAAATTCGCGTATTGATTGTCGTATTGCGACAGAATGTTCGCGAGATACGACAGAGAGAAGCTGTTGATTTTCTTGAACGCCTTGTCTCTCTTTTCCGCGTAACGCTCCGGCTTTTGACGGGATTTTGCTTTTGCGTTTACGATGTCGTAGTCGTAGTCCCATGCGTCACGGATTACATGGTGGTTCTTGAAGAGTGCCTGAGACAGGTCGCTGATGTTCTTGCCCTGATTGTCGTTTTTGAAGTGAATCTCATCGAGATTGTAATGGACATCGAGTGTCCAGATGAGTAGGTTGAGAGCATCAAATTGACAGTTCTTGAGCCAATAGCGGATGGCGTTGGCAAGGTCTACGTCGTTTTCGAACTTATCGATGATGAACGACATGGAGTTTTCTTCACTCAGAATCATCTTCTGAAGTTTGTTGAGCTTCGGCAGACGCTTGTTTCTGGGAACGGTCTGGTTATATTCGTTGATATAATTATTCAGACCTTTGTGGTGGATACCGTTATCGTCAGACCAACCGCCGAGCAGAATATTATATCGTGTGATGGCATTCTGGGAAAGACAATAGTCAAAGCCGTAGCTTGTAAAGAAGATGGAAATGTCCATTGAAAAAGTGGGATACAAATCATGGAACATTTCTTTTACGGTTTCGAGTTTGCCGTTTACGGCTGTCTGCATGAGCTTTTCGTAAGCGAGGATGTTTTCAAGATAAATCTTGAGATTCTCATTGACAACACGATAAGCAATCGTGTTGTGCTTACAGAGGTCGGTATAAATGAATGAACGAACCTCTGTGTAGCTGTCAAGGTATGAGCTTCTGCCTTTGAAGCGGTCAAGACACTGACGTTCCTTATCACTTGCGTTGGGATATAAGGCTTCGTCAATCAGCCTTTTACCGGAGCTTGTCGCAGCAAATGACGGGTGCTGCTTGAGCGCTGAGGATAATTCTTTTCGAAGCTTTGCTTCCATTTTTCTGAGCTTCGGCGTGTCTTCGTTTGTGCGGACAGGACTAAGCCATAAGTCGAAATAGTCCTTCAACGTATCGCTGAAAGTGAAGGTCGCTAAGCTTTCTTCGATGAGGTTCTTGTGGAAATTATCCGCGATTTCCTTGAAGGTTTTGTAGCTCTCGGCTCTGTCGATGTCATCGGCGAGATAACCTTTTCTGTCCAGATGTTCGGTGGTTCGGCCGATAGGCTTTAATTCAAACATCAAGGTCTTGCTTTGTTTTCCGTTGTTGTGAAAACCTGTATACGATAACTTGTTTGTTGTTGTAATGGAGCTTGTTTTGTTTGACATTTTTTGTCTCCTTTTTATTTTTTGATACCTAACCATTTACACTCTGCTTTGCTCCGCTTTGCGTTTTCTTTATGAGTGCGGACATTTGGCGATACTATTTAGCAGAGATTGTTTTGTGTTGCATTTTTACTATATGATTGACTGAAGTTTGTGAGCGCTGGTGTTTGACAGTATTGTTCAGTATCAGACTTGCGCAACTATCCACGAGCTCTCTGCACTTTGCGAGTACCGATATTTGACGGTACTGTTTAGCAGAGATTATTTTATACCGTACTTTAACTATATGATTGACTGAAATTCGTGTGATAATTTTTTTTCTTTTTGTAAGTGCTGATGTTACTATTCAGCAAATTGCCAGATCGGGTCGTTCTTTG